GAACGTTTAAAGTAAAAGAAAAATAAGAGATAGGATTTTATTTCCTATCTCTTTTTCACACTCTCCGAAATAACCTCTTCTAATTCACCTTCTGTAATATAATCCATTAAAGTTTCTTCGAATTCTACATTTATCCAAGCCTGTAACATAGCTGTATTTTCAAAATCTTCATAACTCAGATTTCTTAACTTAACTATCTGATCTACGGCATGTCTTGTTTTGTGATAAAATGTAGTTTTGATATTCTTAACCAAACTTTTATAATCCTTTTTGGCAATAAAAGGTCTATTTCTTCTAGAGTCAATGTTTACTATTACTACTACTTGATCGAATCCTGTTGTTTTATTAATAATTCTATAAGTAGATGTTCCGGATGTTGAACTTATTGTTTCTATAAGTTCTTCTGCTCTTGAATTTTTCTTTACCGGAATTTCCATTTTATGATTCTTTACAAACTTAGTAGTAAACCACCTCGTCATTTCTTTCTGTGTTCCAATTCCAAAATTAATTTCTACTCTATAAGAATCATGTTTTAATTTACTTATTTTCATATTCTTAAAAATTTAAACTCCTTAAGCTTTTTATTATTGCTTAAGGAGTATTGTTTTACATTATTTATTTTCTCTCATGTATAAGGCTTTAAAGCTCTCTGAAAACGACTATACAAATAAATATATAGTTCATCAGCTAAATTAAATCTACTTAAGTCAGCTTCTATATTCTCTTGAATCTGAACTAAATAATAGATCAGATCAAGCCGAGTACGAGTTTCCTGAAGTTGAAATCTAAGTATATCTCTAAAAGTGAAGATACTTATATAATCGATCTTAATTCCATATAAATCTTTAAACTTATCAACAGTCATAGTTCCTCTTTTTATTCCAGAGTTATTAATAAAATCAACTACTTCTGGGATATAATAAGAAATTACAAAGTTTGATAAATTATCTATAGGAAGTTTCGAAGTAAATGCTATAAATGTATGAAGAACTAAACCTCTTAGACTTATAGTATTATATATTACCTTATCTTCATAATCCATCTTAACTTACTGTAGTATGTTTTGTTTTTATTACTTTAGTTTTCACTATTTCATTAAGAAGTTTCGGCATTTCCTCTAAGTTATATCCGATATCTATATAAGTATCAAACATATCTTCAACACTGTAAACAGCATCTATACTAATCTGAATTATTCCGAATCCAAGTTTTTCTGCTTCCTTTACTTTTGCGGCAGTATCTTTTATTGCTGAAATTCCTCCATACCCACTTGCACAAGGACTACCATCAGATATCACAAACATAATACAATCTTCTTTTGTGAACTTTCTAACTCTCTTTGCTACTTCTAGAATTGCATCTCCATCTCGATTTTGGGATTTTGCATAACTCTTAGATAATGAAAACTTAGGATTATAATGATTTCCTTCTCGATACACACTCAGATTTATATATCCGACTGAACCAATATCTGCAGTATGTCCATAAATATATAAATCAACTCCCAAACTTTTTCCGAAGGTTTCATTTAGAAGTATTGCAGCCTGTCTTGCTAGGATTTCCTTTTTTCCACCCATAGATCCAGACTCATCAATAAGAACACATATAGTTGATTTATTGGTTCTAACATGTCCCTGTCTTAGGTAAACTTGTGGAACTCCTTGATACGCTTCTGCAAGTTTTGTCGTATCTAAAATTCCAGACCTACAACCTTGGATATTAAAATCATAGTTCTTATCTGTTCCTGTCAATATCTTTTTTAATCTAGGAACATATTTTTGAACTGCTCTCACATCACGTAAATAATCATTCCTATCCCCTTTTGGTTTTTCAAAGAATACCTTATCAGAATCACCACGTTCTACTGTTCCCTCTAAGATTTTCATTGTTAGACTATCCTTTGATGATAATAGCCTAGATACTTTAGACTTATCTATCTTTCTTCCAGAATCTAAGTCAACTCCATACATTATACTAGTTATAGATTCAGTATCATTAATTAAGAATAATATTTTTTTTAATTCCGCCGGATCTATATCAGATAATTTCTTCTCCTTAATTATCTTAAATATACTTTCAGAAACACTACAAATATCTTTAAGATTTTCTGGATATGGAGTTATCTTTTCTTGAACTTCTTTGTATACCTCAGAATACTCCTCAAGAACCTCCTCTTCTATTAATCCAGGAAATCTAAGTATTCCTATTAATGTTTTAAAGAAAAGAATCAACTTCCTCTCCCTCATTATATTAAGTTTTTCCTCTAGAGTCTTGGAATTATAACTTTTTGCACAATCAATAAAATCTTGAAATCCCGGTCGTTCTGTTAGTAATAAATCCTCAACTCTATTATCCTCAAGAAGATTTATGAAAATTTTAATAATCTCTCCTTCTTCAAAAGTATATTTTCCACTTATAAAACTAAGAAAATTCAAATAAACTCTTAAGTAGGTATATCTTAAGTGTGCAGCCTCATGAAGACCAAATCCACAGAAGGCATTTATTTTTGTTTCATTATCTTCGGTGGAGTCAAATATCTTAGAAGGGACTGCTATTCTTCTTTCGGAATTATCTCTCTTCTCTTCTGAAAAATAATCTGAATACGAACTACTTTCATCACTACCCTCATTCAAATTTACTCTAATCAGGAAAGGAAAATCCATTATAGTTATCATATCTTTTACAGAACTATAAGCCTTTTCAATTAACTTAGATAATTGTGCATCCTCTTCCTTTCCAACAGATGAATATGAATAATAACTTTCTCCATACCAAGAGCTTCTATTTATAGTTCTACTTAGCTCTCCAGAATTTCCGACAGATGATTTATAGGATTTTCTAAATATACTCCTACCCCATCTACCATCATCTTCGTCATCATAGTAATCATCATAATCCTTTCTTTTCCACCAAGGATAATATGAGGTTGAAAAATGTTTACTCATAGTCTATTAATAAGATAATATTGTTTTATATACTGTACTTCTTTCTCCTTCCAAATTAGTTCCTTCATAGATTGGAAGATATACCATTTCCATAGCACTTTTCACACTCCAACCATCTGATACTAACTCTGAGATCATTAGTGTTTCTCGAATTGATATAGAAGTTGAGATCTCCTGTTTCTTTGAGAGTGATCTAATATTATTCGCTATCTTCACAATTGATCTAGCTACTTCTTCATCAATTCCCGTTCTATTAACCAAAACATTTACTTCTTCTGTATCTGGTATAATATTAAGTTCAAGAGGAAAAAATCGATTAAGAAGTGCTCGGTCTATCATATTAGTTCCAGTATATTCAGAACCTATATTAGCTGTTGCAATAAATGTTACCTCTGGATGAATTTTAATACTTCTAACTCCTTTCCCACAAGCTATTTCAACATTCAATTCCCGTCTATCATCTAAACAAGGAAACAATACATTATTAGCCCCAAGAGAAGAACGATTTAACTCATCTAAGAGAATTACACACGGTTCTTGAATTACTTTAGTGAACTTAGCATAATCAAATATACTTTTTCCATCTTCTAAGCGATGAACTCCAAGTAAATTTGAAATAGGATCAATCATAGAACCCATATCAAACACATGAAGAGGTATACCCATTCTAGAACAAACTTCTTTTACGCAACTTGTCTTTCCAGAACCTGTAGGCCCTATAATCATCGTATTAACATGTTTTTTTATATTTCTTACTAAAATTCTCCAATTATCAGGGGTCATATAAAATCCATCCTTTGTAGAACTTGGAGAAATTAGTGATGCATCTTTAAGAATTGTTTCGAGAATCGTATCTTTCTTTAAGGGATCTACGAAATCAATTCCAGTCAGAGTTTTATATTCTTTTTTAGCTTCTTCATCTTTGTATGTTAATCTTTGAAATCCCTTTTGTGTATAAAATTTTCCACCTGAAGGACTAAGATTAAGAGAAGTTGAGATAAATATTGTACCTTCTGAATAAACTTCTCTTATTTTCTTAGGGCATTGTACATAAAGACTTGTAGATACACTAGAACCATCCTTCAATTTTTGTCCAGGGAGTGCTTTTACTTTCAAATTTCCTTTAACTAATACTGTCTCTAAAAAATAATACTTACTCATAATAATTTTTTCTTATAATAAATTAATATTTCTTTTATAATGAGATCAAGAACTACACAATAAAAATTCTTGATCATTAATAAGGATTATAGGGTTCGAAATATTCTCTTGAGGACTAAGGAACCTGGATTGAACAAGAGAATATATTGAGAAAACCTATAGGAAGTATAAATAGAAAAAATAAAATAAGGATTGAATAAAGAGATATTAGGATTTTTTAAGAAGGATTGAAAGAAAAGATAGTGGTTCTTAAAAAGTATCTAGTCCTAGCTCTTCCGAGTGTAAACGAGGTAAAGAGCGTTATGGACGATATCTTTTTAAGGTTCACGATAAGTATGAATAATATAGTATTAGGTTTAAATTTTAATCTATCGTGAACCTCCTATAAGAGACGGCTTTTACGCCTTTCCCTAGCGGGAGGCGAAGCCTCTCACTATGTTCGCTCTTATAGAAGAACCACTACTATGCAATTTTTTTTAATAGAATAATATATATAGTGTATGTATGTTTATTTATAAATTTAAATTGCTATTTTGCTCTTCTTATCCTTTCAAACTCTAATTAATGAAGTTAAGGTATCCTTAGTCTTCGATTTTATGTAACTGGATTCTGTATTAAAAAGAATCTATTATTAATTAGATAATAAATTAAAAATTAAATAATATGCAAAAAGAAAAGATTAAAGTACCGTCTGGAATTAGATATATTTCAGAATGGAATGAATTTAATTTTAGTAAATTTCCAAGTAAATGTATAATAAATAAACAATTACCTGGTTGTGGATTTACTGAATACTGTATTAGAAGTAATGAAAATATTATTCTATGTAGTCCTAGAAAGATGTTACTTAAAAATAAAAAGGATCAACATGAATTTGAAGTCTATTTAGTGGTAAATGAGTTAGAGAAAGAAGTCAATATTGATAAAGATCTTTCCAAAGTAGATAAAACAATAATAAAAGACACTATAGAAACTTCAGAGGAGAAAAATAAAAATATTTATAAGAAAATATATCATGAGATAGAAGAATATTGTATATTTAGATCTGTTAATGGTTTACCTTGTAAAATATTAGTAACCTATGATTCATATAGAATTGTTAAAGAAATTCTTGAGAAATTGGAACGTTTTCAATATTTTTATACTATTATAGATGAGTTTCAAAGTATTTTACATGATTCTAGATTTAAATCAGATACTGAATTAAGTTTCCTAGAGTATCTTAAACAATCACCTACTGCATACTTTGTATCAGCTACTCCTATGATGGATGAGTACTTAGAAATGTTAGATGAATTTAAAGATCTCCCTTATTATGAATTAGATTGGGAAACAGAAGATCCATCTAGACTTATAAAACCCGATCTTAATTCATATGTAATGAGGACAGTTGGTGAAAAAGCATCTGAAATTATTCAAAAATATCTAAATAATGATTTCGAAGAGATAGTAGTTCTTAGAAATGGTATACCTACTAGAGTAATATCAGATGAGGCAGTATTTTATGTAAATTCAGTTAATCACATTACATCTATTATAAAGAAAAATAATCTTACTTCTGAACAATGTAATATATTATGTAGTGATACTCCTGATAATCTTAAAAAAATTCAAAAAAGATTAGGGAAGAAGTTTGTTATAGGAAAGGTGCCATTAAAAGGGGTAAAACCTAAGATGTTTACGTTTTGTACCAGAACGGTTTACCTAGGTGCTGATTTCTATTCACTATGTGCTAGATCTTTTATCTTTAGTGATAGTAATATTGATAGTCTTGCAGTTGATATTAGTGAAGATTTACCTCAAATCCTAGGAAGGCAAAGATTATTCGAAAATCCATGGAAAAATTCAGCTAATTTTTATTATCGTTCTATTTGTGATTATAGAAAAGTTAGTCAGGAGGAGTTTGATAAAGAAATTGAAAGAAAAAAACGTGAAACTGAAAGCTTATTAAGATCATACTCAACTTCTTTGGATGAAGATAAATTAACGTTAGCAGAAAGATATCAAACACTTGCAAAAACTCAAAATTATAAAGATGATTATGTAGCTGTGAATGAGTATCAAGGAGGAGTTTTAATACCTGTACTTAATAATTTAGTATTAGTAAATGAGATTAGAGCTTTTCAGATTCAACAATATGATTATGCAGATAGATGTTCTGTATTTAGCACAGTTCATAATAAATTGACTCCTGATGATATATCAAATCAAAAAGTTGTAGAGTTTTTAAGAATATATAAAAATTTAAAAACAATATATGATAAACTTAAAATGCTATGCGAATATGGATTATCTGAAGTGGAGATTGATATTGTTTTGGGACAGTTGAATGATAGCGATGAAGTTAAATCTTATTATACAATTTTAAAACCAGAAAAATTAAAAAATTTATATTATAATAGTACTAATATTAAAAAATATCTTGGAATAGTAACATTTAGTCCTGAACTTTTAGTTAATACTATTCATCAAAATTTTAATCCAGGGGAGAAATATAGTTTATCTAATCTCAAGGTTAAATTAGGAGACTTATATTCTAGTATTTCTTATACTGCAGTACCAAAAGCTAATGATATTCTTAATTATTTTGAAGTAAAAGAGTATATGACTACTGAGGTTGTAGATGGAAAAAAGAAGAGAGTAAGAGGTTATGAATTGTTAAAAAGAAAGGATAATTAATTATGATATATTTGATTAAGAGTGCAGGTTATGATGAGAATGAAAATTTAATTCATCTTCTCAAAATAGGTTATACAGAAGATTCTAGAAAAGATATTAGATTTATGGCTTACAAACTTCATAATCCTACTTGTAAAATTTTATATGAAGTTCCCAATCTTTCAGAGGATATAGAAAAGAGAGTCCAATATAAGTTTAGGGATTTATTATATTCAGAGTATGGTAGAGAGTGGTTTTATTATAGTGATGATATAATAAATTTCTTTAGGGATATAGATAAAGTAGACTTGGAATCTCTTCCAAAGAATCCAATTAGAGGCAGTAAAGAGTTTAAAAAGATTAAGAATGAATGTAGGGAGGTATTATCCTATTTCTTCAATACTAGGAATACAGAGGAGTATTTAGAGAATATAATATCTGAGGTAAAAGATCAATTATCTAAAGACTATGTAATAGAGTATCTTAGGAAGGATCCTAATGTGGGGAATGAGAGGGTAGATAAGTATTTTGAGGTATTAAGGTGTAGAGAGACTGGTATATATTGTGAGGATAACGATATAGTAAATCAAGAGGTATCAGAATTTCTTAGAATATATATTAGTTTAAATACAATGAAAGATAAGCTTAAGTTATTATGTGAATATGGATTATCTAGTGATGCAATTGATATAGTTCTTGGACAAATAGCTGATTCTGATGAAATTAAGTCTTATTACACCACTCTAGGTCCAGATAGATTGAGAGCATTAAGTTATAGTAAAACTTTTATTAAAAAAGAATTGAATATAGTAACATTTAGTCAGGATTTACTAGAAAAATCTATGTATTTAGAATTTAAAGAAGGTGATAAGTTATCATTAGTTGATATAAAGACAAAGTTAACAAATATTTATGATTCTATTAGTTATGATAGAAAAGCTAAAGCAACAGATTTAGAGAATTATTTTGAGGTTAAGAAGTGTACGATTAATTTTCCCGATAAGAGGGTTAATGGATTAGAGATTATTAAAAAGAAAGAATAATTAATTAATGAAATATATAAAAATATTCAATTATTTTTCACTTAAAACTCTAATAAATGAATAAAAAATAAATAATTATGGAGAATATAATAAATAGCTTTTTTATTAAGCAGAGCAAGATTACGGAACTTACTTTTGAATTTACAGAGAGATTATGGATTCAGTCAGTTCAATATGAAGTTAGTACGGTAGAGCATATTCCTTACATAGTAACAACAGGAGGACGAAATAAACTTTACAAACTAGAAGAAAATCCGGATGTTACAAAATATGGAGAGGATTTATATCATATTAGAAGTATTATGAAAGATTCTATAACGGCCGAAGATGTAGAGATAAACGTTATGTACCAGATTGATAAAGCAACGAGAAATGTTTTTAAGGTTTCTCACTTATACGTTGCTTTTGAAGATGGTACAAAGAAAATACTCTACAATGAAACGGCCGAAACTTATATGTGTATCTTGAGAACTCTTCAAACTAGATTTCCAGAGTTAGTTTCAGGATTATTTGTTAAGATTGGAAATGATTATAAGTATTTCTTAGATATTGAACTATGAAAGTAATATTATCTAGTCATCTTCCTGGAGTTATTGATATCCTAATTCCGATTGCATTGCCTTTTAGAAATGTAGTAGAATTAGCAGGAGATTTACAGACAACCATGAAATATATAGAAGAGAGGGATTGGTTAGCTCAAGGATATTATCTTAGTTTATCAGATAAGACTTGGAAGTGTTCTGATAGAGATAGAGTACTATTTGTTCAGAATAATAAACTTCCTGATATAGCTTGTAAGAAGATAGGAATTAAACGATTATCAGATCTATTGTATGATAAATTTCTAGATAAACGTGGTCTTGATATTACTACAGTTGATAATCCTATGACTATTGAAAGTCTCTCTAAAAAAGAATATCACATCGGAAAATATAACCTCAAGAATGCAGATATAATGAGAGATTATCGTAGTGATATTTCCAGAGCAGAATTCGAAACTAGATCTATAACTGATAAACTTATTATAACTATAATATTAAAGGTTATAGATAAACATGGAGTAGATAAGTTCTTTGTAGGGTAGAAAAACGATGGGTTTGAAAAGACGTTAAATTCTTATATATGAGAAAATAAATTCTTTAAGATCAAAATTCATACACAAATACAACTATACAAAAACAAAGAAAATAATGAATTTTGATCATTAATTTTTCGCCGTTAAAAATCGAATGGTTTAGAAAACGGTAAAAGCCTTATAAGAGATAAGATAACAAAAATATTAACAAATTATTTTTCTAAAGAACAAGAATTATGGAAAAAGAAGAAACTAAAAAAGAAAAAAAATCTGGTTGGTTTAGTAGAAATAAATACACAATCGGAGGAGTTGCCGTTGGAATGGTACTTGGTGGAATAATAGTTAAATACCACAAACCAATAATATCCACTGGCAAGGGTATAGGAAATGCAGCTATAGGTCTTTTAAAGAGAAAGAAATCAGTTGCAACAACAGTTACCGGTATAGGAGAATCGGATATGATTCCTGAAGTAAAGCCGGAAATAACATCAGCCCCTACAAATGGAGGCAATGGTGGTTACAAGAACGGTGGTTACAGAAGTCTCAACAGCCACCAAAGAGTAAATAATGTTAACTTATAGGAAGGAGAATAAGAAAATGAAAAATTTATTATATTTTGTAGCAGGATTTGGAGCTGGAATAGCAGCAATTAAATTAGAACAGAAATACGGTTACTGTGAAAAATTGATTGGAAATGTCAAAAAGAAGATCACAGGTGACGGTATTGAAGAAGTCAAAGAAATTCCTGCTGAAGAGAAGAACTAAATTTTCCTTCTTTTAAGTTTAGAGTATAGAGGTATTAAGTGCTTCTATACTCTTTTTTCTTTATTTAGGTTATGAAAAACACAATGATGAAAGTAGAAGATGATGAAGAAAAAGAAGTAGAAATAGAACAAAAACATAATTCTTGTTTATTGTTATCTCAGGGGAGGGTTCTGGAGTCCATCCAGTTCCCTTCTTATAAAGAGATATTAAACAAGATAGATGAGTCAGCATCTATAAATAGCATATTAAGCTGACTGCGTTAAATAAAGAATTATAAACTTAAAAGAAAAAATGGACATTAGAAAAAGAGAAAAAATAGCAACGAGAAGTTACTCAGTAGCTAATGTATGTCTCCGTACTATAGGATTAGGTTGTAAAGTTTTAGCTCTTGTATTTGCAATAGGGTGCGGAGCTTCACTTGCAGGAGACTATCAAATAAAGAAGATTAGAAAAATTAATTCAAAAAATAAAAAGATATGATAAATATTGGTTCGTTACTTGGTGTACAGAAAACAAGTACTACATTTTTAAAAGATAATTGCAATGATAGAACAATAACATCTGAATATTTAGATAAAGGTTCTAAACCAATTATAGCAGTTGCAATGTTTTCTTTAGCGGGAATAATGTTATATGGTGTAGGAAAATCATTATTTTCTAAGAACGGATCTATCAGTAAACCTCAAAAAGGGATGGGAAATAATAGACCCCCCAAAAAAGGAGGAATGGTTCGTGGGATTAGCAGTGAACAAAGGGGAATATTATAAAAATAAAAAGAAGAAACAAACTTAAAAGAAAAGAAAAATGAAATATAAAAAACTAATACTAATTGGTTTAGGATTAGCCCTTGGTGGTTATCTGCTAGCCAGAGAAACAAAAAAAGAAATAAAAAAATTAGAAAAACAAAAGAAACAGATCGATGATGCACTAGAAGGTCTTGGAATTTCTTCAGACATATTAAGAGAAAAGTCTAATGAAATTGTCAATTCCTTCGAAAATGATAGTGACGAAGTCGACGAAGAAAATGACGAAAGTGATAACTTAGTACTAGCAATGTATAATGTTATCCAATTCGGCGATAGAAAGGGAAAGATCAATCCGTGGGACCTAGATCTTATTCGCATTCGTAATATAGTAGATGAAGATAGATGGGGTAATAAATCGATAATTAAGCGCGGATTATTGGATTGCGAGAACATCATTCACGTAAGTCAATCTGACACTAGGTTTGGAAAAAGGAAATTAGAATTTATTTTCGAAATTCCAACAACCGCTTATAACAGGAATCTATCTGGTTATCCAAAAATAAATGATTATAAAGATACGCTCAATGAATTAGGAGATACCTTAAATCGAGAATTTATAGGTACGGAGGATGAAAATATTGATCGTTTCTTTATTGGATATTATATACTTTCTTATAAAATAAAGGGAGTAACCTATACGAAGGAAGTAAATGGTGAAACTCGTACTTATGAAAAAGTATTTCAAGCAGCAGTAGAGATTCCGAAAAGAGATTATGAATCTTATAATGTTTTTTGGCCTGATGGAAGACTTAAGTATAATGGTTTTTCAGAGTTTATGCAGGACTTATTCGATTATACAAATGGACGTAAGAGTTTAAGTAAAAAACTTACAGGTCATATTTTCGAGAATATTGCATTTTTCAGTAAGGAATTAAATGATCTTGGGAAAACTCAAGATGATGTATATGATGTGAAAATAGCATCTACATTCTTAGGATATAAACTAAGATTTCCGATGAAGGATGAAATAGATGATGAACCTGGAGTAGATTTATATACAGCTCTTGATATGCTTCATTATGTAACTATTCCTGAAAACTTGACAATCTACAAGAAAAGGAGTAATTTATATGGAACATACTCAACAGAATATAATCACATAATGTTTCAGGCAAGAGATGTAAATCCAATGTATAAAGATCTTGGATTTGACATCATGCTTTATTATACGGTAGATATAGAAGATGAGGATAAGAAGGACTTTGCAAATCGAAAGATAGATATTGAATCCATGGAATATGAACTTGGAGAAGAAAAGTCCCTGGAAGAAAAAGCCGAAGATGAGAAGAAGAAAAATTAAAACAAAAAATTAAACTAGATAGAATTTTACTCTATCTAGTTTTTTATTTTATAGCTAAGAAAATCAATTATCAAAAGAAATTTCATTTATTTTGCTATCACTTTCTTCTTTTAGTCTTTCCCCTGGATCTTTCAATTCCTCTTTCGTATACTGATTATCTATAAAAGAGAATACATCAAGAGGATATTTTCCAACAGATCCGCTATCTTTATACTCTTTAATAGCATTACTTAAAGAATAAAGCGGATCTTTTTTCTTTTTGTTCCTAATATTTTCAAAAAATTTAGATATAATTTTCCTTAGAGTTCTTACTTCTTTATGAAATCTAAAATCTTGTTTCTTCTCTTGGACTATTATTTCTATGATTTTATTAATAATTACTATAACAGAATCTCCTGCAGTTAACTTTTTATTTCTAAGTCTTTTGAATTCTTTCTTAAGAAATGGTTTATAAAGGTATAATATTCTTCCATAAATTTCTATATCTTCAGGTCGAACAGATTGATCTATCCTTTCAATAGTTAACTTAACAGTATGAATATAGGATTTAGTAATACCTATATATCGATGTTCATTTTCTAGAAATTGTGTTAACTCACTAAATAAAAATCCAGTTATATCAAGTAATCCTTCTAAGTACATATCCTCAGGAACTTGGATATTCTCAGCTATTCTTTTTTCAATATCTTTCATATTAGTATAATTTTAGTTTTACATAATTAAGATTTAGGACCTTTTATAATGGCAAAATCCTTATTAATGTAAGTAATGTAAAAAAGTAAAACGATTATGGCATTAACTAGAAATCAGAGAGATAAGATAATTAATGAAGTTAAAAAATTGTATATCAAAGAGTTCGATGAGAGTAAGAACCTACGTAATGAACTAGTAGATTTTATTTTTGATGCGATCTTGGAATGTTTAACTCCAGAAGAAAAAGAATTTACAATGAAGTATCAGGATTATTTAAATAGTGTTCAAGTATTTGATTTTACAGGAGATGGAGTATTAAAAAAAAAATTTCCTGAAGAAAATATAAACTGTTTAAATTGGGGGGATAATCTTTATTATTTTTCTAAAGGAATAAGAATTGAAAAACGAATAGATGGGAATTTGATTTCTGCTCCTAGTCTATTTAAAGGTAATGAGTGGAGTAGTTTTAAACATCAAAGTCCTGAATTATATAAAGAAGCTTTGGAAAAACTTAGAGAATATGTAGTAGTTTCTAAAAGAGCATGTAATAAGTTATTCGAGTTAGAAGAAACTTTGGAAAATAAAAACTTAACTCTAACTGCTTTGAAAACTAATTTTATAGAACTTTATAATATATTAAAATCATGATTCTAGATAAAGACAAAAGTAAATTAATTTCGAGAGATATCTTATTATCAACTTATAAAGAACTTTTAGATAACTCAGGTCTTAAGAAAAAATTAGCAAGATTAGAAAAACTAATTAAAGAATTAGTAGTTGAACTTTATAGAAAGTATGTATTTTCCGACGAGTTCTTACAGTTATTTGATAAATCTAAGAAAATTGCAAAAACTATGAGATCTATTGATGTAAATTTTCAAGTTCTAGGATTATGTGACTCTCCTCAAGGTTACTATCCTAATAAGATATTAACATTAGATTCTGGAACACCTATTGGATTTGTTGTAAGTATAAACAGGTGGGTAAATATAGAAGATGATTATTTAGAGAGTTTGCCTGATTGTGGTGATGGTACTTATAAATTAATGAATGTTATAGATAAGTTTACACCAGAAGAAGTAGATGTTCTTAAAAATGCTTATATAGATCTCTTTAAAACAACTTATGCAATAAGAAACTTTAAAGGTGGGCAAGATAAATACCTTCCAGAAAATATAAAAACTTATGGACAACTACATGATTATGATCTAGAAATTTTTGAAATAGCTTATAATAAATTCATACAACAAAGGGATGAATTAAAAGTAAAAAATAATGAATCACACTTAGATAGAAATGATATTCCTGGAAGTTTACAACGACTTAAAAGAATACTTGAACTCTAAGAAGAAAATAAAAAGAGAGAAACCTATTAAGGCCTCTCTTTATTTTTTTTTAATCTAGACTATTACTACTAAGTATGACTCTAGTAATCGCTTCATCATCTACATCTCTATCAATTCTTGGATAATGAATTACTTCTACTGCATAAAAGTACATAGTCCCTGAGTTTTTGTCTAATGACATGGATATAATATCTGCATATTCTTCTGCATTCTCCACATCATTTGTCATATTTTCTCTTACATACTCTGCAATGTTTCTGCTGAGTACTACCTTATCCCCTTTTCTTGGGATGTTTTCAAATTCTAGGGTGATGTGGATAAAACATTCTCCACTAATTCCCATAAATGAACAGTCTATTCTTTTCATAATTTCTTGTTTTTCTCAATAATAAGGCTTTGAAGGTAAAACTCTTATAGATGTAATAAAAATTAAAGAATATGAATGAAAACTATGTATTAGTAAGATGGCCAGAATCACAAGAATTTATGGAATGTGATTGGTTTAGAGATGAAGCAATTTTAGCTTTGGGACATGAAGATCAGACTGGAAGTAGTGCATATTTTATTCCAGAATCTAGAATCTTAACTAAAGAGTATGTTCAACAAAGAGTAGCAGAACTTTGTAGAGATTATGAAGTTACACCAGAAGAAGAGGATTATTCTAGTAAACAATGGTGTGATGAGGCTTTCCCATATGAAGGTGGAATGTCTTTAAAAGAATTAATTGTAGAAATTGCTCTATTAGTAAGAAAAAGATCAACTCTTCAAGACGATAAAAAATACGACGGAGAGATGTAAAAAAATTGAGAGGAACCTATTTGAATGGTATCCTCTCTTTATTTTTATCCTACTTTTCCAGTTCTAAATGCTCTGGACTTTAAAATTTTACAACCTTTCTCTCCATGATAAACAATTAAATCGAATTTATCAAGATCCGGTCCAGTAAAATTTGTATGACTCAGGTTCATCATAGACAAAGTTACTTCACCTGTCTTACAATGTAGGTCATCATCTCCTAAAATTAATGTGTTAAGTACAAATTTATTCATTTCCTGATTCTGATATTAGTAAATCTAGATTTTCTCTAATTGTTTTCTCTGGATGTGAACCTACTAATCGATTCTGAAGTACTCCATCTTTAAAGAATAGTAGTGTTGGAATGTTTCTTATACAAAATTCTGATGTAAGTTCTGCACATTCATCAACATCACATCCATAAATATTAACTTTTCCTTCATATTCGGTTGCTAATTTTTCAACAATTGGTTTAATTACTTGGCAACCACCACACCATTCAGCAGAATAGTCTACCATTACAAGTCCTTCATTAATCAGGTTTCTTTCACTGTCTTTTAATTCTTTCATAATTCTAATTTATATAATAAATCTAATTGTATTCTAGTCAATACAAATACTTTTGTTTCATTTTCTACCTCTCTACATATTAAGTCTTTTTTTGAACCTAACCTAATAAGAGGAGATGTACCTGTAGAGTCTATAATCTCTACTCCACCTGTACTAGTATCATGAGTTTCTAAAGTTACATTTCCAAGACCATCTATAAACGTAACTTTGCTCTTATCTGAAATCCAATCAGGTACAGATCCAACTCCATACTCCCAAACTTCTATGTATTCTGGATAAGCTGAGTTTCTTCCTGATTGTTTATATCTTTTAGTCATAATTTTCCAATATCTAAATCCTCTATATTATAATCTAAACAATCTATTCCATTTTTCTTAACTAATCCAGCAAAAAGATATCTAGGATCCGGATCAGTAAAAGTATCAATAAATTCTTTATCTACTTTTTCCAAGAATATTCCGATTGTTGTGTTTCTGAAATAAAGTACTGAAGAGTTAGATCCCCAAGTACAATATCTACAATCTATATAATCGGCAGGATCAGGAACATCTACTCTAGTCCATGGAAAAATAACAGACTTCAGAATATGTCTATGATAAAAATATAAATATTCATCAAAAATACATTTCCATTTCTTCTTTCTTTTTTCTTCAGACGGTGTATAGTAGAAGTTATATAGTTCTGTTGATGATAATCTACGAATCTTAAACACTGGCTTAATAATTCTAGACTGATTTATTTTTTCTAGGTTTTCAAAAAGTTTAGGTGTAGATTCTTGTAAATCCTGACATCTAGATATTGTTATTCCGATGTGCTTCCCAAATATTTCTTTATCATATTGTAGAGCCTTAAAAATAGTTCTCGGTAAATTTCCAGAACTATCTATAAAAGCACAAGCCTGATAAAGAGTTGTTATCTTTTCTTTACTAATCTTAGAATTGTCGAAATGGGAATCAGAGAATATGAATACTATATCACTAATCTCAGAAAGTTTACATAATCCAGTATGTATATTATCTGGAAGAGGATAGTAATCATAATCCATTAATATAATTGATATCATAAGATGACGTGGCTGATTAACTACGTACATCTCTTCTTTTGTTGGTTTCTTAATCATAAAATACTTGTCTAACTTTTTCCCAATCTACATAAGGTCTATCACTAAAATCTGGATTATATATAAGAGGACATCCAAGAGCAGCATCATCTATATAAAGATCTGCATGTACTTTTGGAGAACTAGTCCATCTTCTTTGTCCAGGATCTTGATTAACTCCATACAAAGGGATATCATTCTCTTTAAACCATTCAACTGCATCTTCAAGTTCTTTCCCTGATCTCATAGTATTAAGGATTAACTTATGACCTTTTTCTACTAGCTCTTTAAGAACAGGTACTGCACCAATATCCTTTCCGATTTTAGGATATTCATGAGTAACACAGGTTCCGTCAAAATCAATTCCAATTTTCATAACTTTTCTATTGTTTGTTCTTCAGTATTTAATATAAAACATTCTCTACAATCCAGACATGCAAATGTTTCTTTTATTCCTGGTGATGGTCCAAAAAATTCTTTAGCCAATTGAGTATGACCAAAAATCTGAAATACTCCTGAGAATGTATTATCAAATTCTCTTACATCCGACCATACACAAGATCCATATTTTCCATACCCTCCTCTAATACCAGAAACACACCATAAATAATCATATGCTAAAGATTGATTACCTAAGAGTTCATCTAAATTTTCACACTTACATAACTCTTTCATCCAATCTTCTACAACACCTGCATGAGAAAATAAATATCTATCTTCTTTATATAATAATTGAAATAGTTCTTTATTTTCTTCAAATATTTTTTTAATCTCAGGAGCATTTCTATCATCGTATCTACTACAAGGAAATATATTTTCTGATAAATCCATATAGTTAAGATCGTGATTCCCTATTAAAAGAATAACCTTTTCTGGGAATTTCTTCTTAAGATCTATTATTTCTTTCAATTCCTCTATAGCTTCTCTCGAAGAAATTCTTTCAAATGGATATGGGTCTAAATAATCTCCTAAGAATACAATTCGATCTACTTCATTAATCTTTTCTTTTGCTAACTTCCAGAATGTCCTACCATGAACATCTGGAACAATTATTATTTTACTCATCTCAATTAATTATTTTATTATTCAATAATAAGGAAAGAAGGTCTGTAAAAGAGTAAAATAAAGACCCTAAGGATTTTCTCCCTAAGGTCTTTTTATTATCTATTAGAGACATTTAGAATATCCACAATCAAGACATTTTATACAACCACCATCTCTAATTAGTTTTCCACCACAATCAGGGCATACTTCACCCTTTACTTCTTTTGTTTCAATATATTTACTTAAAACTCTACACATTGCAGAAGAAAAACTCGAAATATTATCATTTACTTTTTTAGCTGTTTTTATAATATATTCAATATCTACTCCATGACGAAGCAACATTGATGTATATAGTGTAGCAGCTTTCTCTTCAATATCTGTGGTTAAAACTTTGAGATCTGGAATTGTAACCTTATCAGATTCAAAAGAATATTTCATTTTTTTAATCTTAGTTATCTTTCCTTTGTGATTTGGAAAATTAACAGCCATTTCAGTAGGTCTAAATACAAAGATTTCGTAAGGTCTTGTTTCAATTAGACCAACTACAATAATAAACTGTTCACCCTTAACTTTAACTTGGTAATAGTCAGCTTCTAATTCTTTTGGGCGTTTAGGAGCTTTTCTAGTTTCAATAGTAGTAGGCCTTTCTTCTTTCTTACTCAAACCTGTTAATACACCTTCTCTACATCCATCTCTATAGATGGTTATTCCTTTCAATCCCTCTTTCCAAGATTCGATGTAGATATTTGCGATTTCTTCTTCTGTAGTTTTATTATCTAAATTTACAGTACTAGAAATACTATGTGTAATATACTTCTGAACTATTCCCTGAAGTTTGACTCTTTGATGCCAATCAATCTCAGGTGCTGTGGAACCATAATACGGACTTTCTTTAAATGCTTCTTCCCATTCTTTAATTGTCCATTCATCATTTAATTCTTTTTCTGTTTTTCCATACTTCATAGAAGCCCATTCCATAAGTCCTGGATGAACAACTACAAATAATGTATATTTTTCTCCCTTAATATCGGTATAATCTACTCTATCTCCAGGAGACATACATTTTCTTTTTCTTTGGTAATATGGCATAAAAATTGGTTCAATACCAGAAGAGCATCTAGCCATTAAACTAACTGTTCCTGTAGGAGCAACTGTTGAAAATGATAAATTACGTCTTCCATATTTACTCATCCTATTTGCTCTCTCTGGATAATTAATACGAATAAATTCATACCAATCATTATTGCCTTCTTTTGCAGTGTCATTTTCTCTTAAATGCCAATCTCTATAACCATCATAAATAGGGAATGTTCCTCTCTCAATTGCCATATCTATATCTGAATCAAGTTCCCCTAAGAAAATAATTTTCATAATTTGATCTACCATTTTTAAACCTTCATCAGAATCATATTTTAACCCTAACATAGCAATAGCATCAGCAAGAGAAGTGAATCCCAAACCTGCACGACGTCCTTGAATTGCAGTATTATTTATCTTATTCCACAATTCATATTCTAATTTATTTTCTTCATCTTTAACTACATCAATTATTTTAGAAACTGCTTCAATTTCTAGCTCAACTAAATCATCCGCTAGTCTCATTGCTTCATATGCAGTTTCATAAAGTAATTCTTCGTTTAGATGTGCTTTTTCTGTAAATGGTTCCTCAATAAAACTTTTCAAATTCAAATGAATAAGACGACAGCTATCATAAGGTCCCATAGGAATTTCACCGCAAGGATTAGTCGACACCATTTTAAAATTTGGATAAACTCCATCTGGTGAATAATTATGCATAGTACTTTCGAACATAATGCCCAAATATGTTTTCTTATATTATTTATATAAGTTCAGACTATATCTTCATTATTAAATTAATGTCATAATACATAGTCGTTGAAAATTATTTATAAGTTATAATCTTATACCCTTTATATTTTCCGGTTTTTATAATCCCTTCATTATTTCGAATATAACTAAATATACTAGACTTTTTTAATCCAATATAATTAATAAAATCCTGAAATCCTTTAGATCTATATACCATATTCCCTGATACATCTATCAATTCATATGTGTGACATTGTTTTTTAGGATCGAATAATCCAATATTAATAGCATGGATATTATTTTCCTTTCCAGTCACCCATTCAAGATTTTTAACATTATTATTTGATTTATTTCCATCTATATGATTAACGAAAGGTTTATTATCTGGATTCTGAATAAATGCCTCTGCTACTAACCTATGAACTCTTTTAGTAATCTTTATATTATTTACTTGAAGAGAAACATAAACATATCCATTCTTTTTATAATTCAGTTTTAAGTATTTCTTTCTTATTTTCGAATATACTTTTCCGTCATCACTGACACTATAATAATTTTCAAAACCTTTAATATCTCTTAACATATATTTTATAACTTATTATAATTCTGCTAGTTTTATACTAAATAGTTCTAGCAATTGCTTACGATTTTAAATATAATTTATATCTAAACTATATTAACCCCGTCGAGGTTCTGCCGTGTTCCAAGCACAGTGCATAAGGAGTTTCCAGAGTTTCATTGCATTTACTTTTTTTACATAAACTCTGGGATAATTTGGATCTTTTATTTCTACTAATTCTCCAATATTATAATCATCAAGATTAAGATCTTTTGTATCATAAGTTATTGGAAAGCGGAGTAAGTAATCTTTTTCACTCTCCATAGCTTTCATAAATTCATCAGTTACTTTTACACTAATATTAGCCCCTGTAACTTTTGTAAGATCTTGTTTCTTTGTAATAAATTCTTCAATATCTGGATGATTGATATTCATTGATAGCATAAGTGCTCCTCTACGACCATTTTGTGCTACTTCATTTGTAACATCTGAACATACATCCATAAAACTTGCTGCACCTGTTGAACTCCTAGCAGCATTTTTAACACTAGCTCCTTTAGGTCTAAGCTCTGATAAGTCATATCCTACTCCGCCACGTCTTTTCATAAGTTGCGCTTGTTCAGCTCTAGTACTCATGATATCTGCATAGGAATCACTTGGTGAACCTATAACAAAACAATTACTAAGACTAACTAATCCATCCGTTCCAGCACCAGACATTACAGAGCCTCCAGGAATTATATATTTATAATTTCGAAATAATTCCATGATTTTATCTTCTGTCAATGGCTCTCTAGAATACCCATACATAGATAATTTTAAACTTGAATCAGAGTCTTTTTTCCAATCAAATTTCTCTTCTATCCTGGCAAATTCACGAGCTAGTCGTTTATGAGTATCTTCTGGTGTTTCTTCTCCTATTGCTGCATATTTGTTTTTCCATGTTGACGCAGCTAATTCATCTCCATTGAAGTAATTTAATACTTTATTTTCCATTTGTTATATTGTTTTTTGTTATTATTAAAATTTATTAGGATCAAATTCAAATCCCAAGTCATTTACATATTTTTCTGCATCTTTAATATTAATAACTTCATCAATTTTATTATACTTTTGTGTAAATTCAACATATGCATCTTGATGTTCCATATATTCTTGAACCCCTCCTGGAAATTCTTTTGCTCGGGTAGGTTCTCTAAGAATAACATCTCTAACAAAATCAAAATCTTTCTGAACTAATAATATTCTCCTTGGTGTATAGTACGAATTTTGCTCACATAAGATATCTTCTTCATGAACTACATCCTTAATCCATTTCGAATTTTCACCGATTTCTCTATTATTCTTGTAGTAATAATAAAGCATATCGGATACTCCCCTTTCTACTAAGAGGTTATTCACTCCAGGAGGCCAGTTATTTTTTATAGCATTCCTCAAGTTACAAAGATGAAGAATAGCATAATTTCGATCATCTTGCTGTGTTCCTAAGATATTTTCCCAACGTTTCCAAGGTTTAATATCAGACCACATAACATTATACAGTCCAGGGCATCTTGTTAATATTGATTCTATGGTTGTTGCTTTAAATGTACCAGAACATCCATAATACATAGTTATAAATCTAAACATAACGTAAATTTTCTTAAAAAATCTTTCTTTTCTCTTACAAATATTTTTCTTTCACTCTCAGGAACTTCTACATAACCTTCAGGAGTACAGTGTTTATACTCTTGATAGATAATACAGTTTTCCCATTCTCTTGTTTCTGGATTTTTCATTATCGCATTTTCTTGAAGTACTATATAATGATTCTTAGTACCTTCATATTCTACTATTTTTTCCATATTTACTATTTGTTTTAGAAATAAATTGGGAACCCACACAACACGAATCCCCTTTGCATAAATAAGGAAGTCACGGGTCGAGAGATCACTTTTCATCGATTTGGAGGAAAGATAAAAAAGAGACTGGATTTTCTCCAATCTCTTAATGTATAGTATATATTAACTTTCATATTTAAGAATATAATAACCTCTTATAGATTTCGCGCCGTACAATTTAGCTCCCGATCTGGATAGCTTTTGTGTTACGTGAAAATATGTGCTACCTCCTCCCGAACTAACTCTTACTTTCTTAGGTTGATTCGGCGCGGGAGTCACAAGGTCTTTTTTCTGATACCCTGGCGCTACTACATTCCAAGGTCCATTCTTAAATACATTATAGTAACCTTTATTATGATTTTCATTTTTGAATTCATAGACACCTGGAACTGGTACATTTAGTTCAGTTCTCTTGCCTTTCATCATATTCCCAACAAATTTACTGTCTGGGAGTGAATTATAAGCTTTATCTCTTCTTCGGTATATTGCATATCCTGCTGCAACACCAAGAGATAATACTGTTATGATTTTTAATCCAAAAATCAATCTATCTTTTGTTTTCTTTTTCATTCATTTATTATTTATTATCATTTATAAGGCTTTCAGGGTTCTCTTTTTCCTTCTCTTCGAGATATTCTATAACTCTCCAAAGAACATAATAAGTCAATACCGCTAAAGAAAATACTATTAAGATAGCAAGAGTAATCTTTATATTTTTTATTTCACTATTTAATGAAAAGAAAGCAACTAAATCAACTGGAATTAAATAAAATAATATTGTTGCTTTTATTTCTTCTCTTACGATTTCTCTAATTTTCTTTTTCATAATTTTCTATTTAAATTTTAGTTTTACATAAATAAGGTTGTCAATCCCTTATATTTGCAATGAAAATTTAATTTTATATATTATGGTAAATAGCGAAAATTTTATTATTCCAAAGAAAATTAACGTCGGATATCAAGAGAGATCTGACTGTTATACTAAAAAACTTGGATTCATTACTTACACAGACTCTTCGACAGGGATTTTGAAAAAAGAAAAATCTTGGAATTCTTGGAGAGATCATAAAATCAAAGATGATGAATTTGAGAATGTTCCGATGGAAGGTTTTATAGTGAATCGTTCTGTTGGTGGTGGAAAAGTAGGTTGGAATTATAGACAAGCTTATTGTAGAATTTGGGATCCAAGGGGGTTTGAGATTGAAATAGGAATTGATAATTTCTTATGGATATTAGATTATTGTGATAGCTTGGCTGGAAAGAAAATAATCGGAAAATGTGTTTATTCTTGGATAGGAACAGAATTAGTTCTCCTTCCGATTAATACAGAGGAATATAGAATTTCTTCTGAGATAATGAAGAAACGAGAAGTAATAACAAAAGATCTTAAACCCGCCGAACTTAAACCTGGATCTTTATACAAACTTAAAAAACTACCTTGGAAATATTCAGGAATTTCTAAAAACTATGAAGAAAGGAAAGCAATATTTATTGGAGAAGCTAAGTTTGGAAAAGAACTAGGGAAGAAATATGAAACTAAACTTTTATTTTATGATCCAGGGAGTATAGAAAAAGAGGATTTTGTATTCACTGAAAGTATTAAAAGTGTAGAATTCGAAGTTTGTCCTAGGGTATTATCAGATGGAGAGATTAAAGAAATCATGGATCGTTTTGAAATGACAGCTTATTCTTGGAAATTCTGGAATAGCCCTATAGGATTTATTGAAGAATTTTATCGTCAAGATTCAGCCTTAGAGAGTCGATTAAAGAATGATCATGAAGCTGCTGAGAAGAAATGTCATGTTTATATAGATGATCTTGGAAAAACTATTAATTTCTATAAATCATATATTCAATACTACAATGATAATTCAGGATATACCTATAGTAGTTATATCAGGACAAAGAATATTTCAGACAAATATTTATCTTATAAGTTTGATTTTTCTGGTGGTAATATAAAAGTTTCTGAAAAAATTTTAGACTTGGGAAAAATCTTTAATGAATATTGGAATTATTATGGATTTAGAACAGTTCCATTGAATAAAACAGTATATCCAGAAGCTACAGAAGAAGATTGGATTAATTTAGGTGAGAATTTAAAAAATTCGGAAGAAATTCCTAAGACTTATATATTTTATAAGACAATATCTGGATATTATTCAGAATCCCTTCAAAAAGTTCTTTCTCAAGAAGCAATAACCTCTGGAAAGTCCTTAGTTAGATCAGATCTTATTATTTATCTTCCTATTAAAAAATGAAAAAACCAAAACTATATTGTTACAGTCATACAGAATTTGATATGATGTGCAGTTCTTGTGGGTGGAATGATGATAATCTTCCGGGTAATAGTTGTTTTATATCTATCATTGGGACTCCTGAATGTCAAAAATATTATTTAGAAGAGGATGAATTACATTGGTTTAAGAAAGATAATCCCTCGGTTGTATTAAATCTAGAGTTTGATGATATACCTTCTCAAGAAATAGAATGGAAAGGTCATAAATTTTTAGGAATAACTCAAGAACAGGCAGCCGAAGTAGTAGATTTTATAGAGTCGAATCTAGGAAAAGACATATATGTTCATTGTAAAGCTGGAAAATCAAGATCTCAGGGAGTAGTTAGATTTATTCTTGATATGTACCCTGAGATTTATGATGAATCTTGTACTCGGCCGGAAAATAAATGTGTCTCCCCTAATATATATGTAGTTGGAGAACTTAAACGGGCTTATTATAAAAAACATGAATTATATGAAACAGATAATTAAAAACGTTAGAGATTGTTATAACCATATCCCCTATACTTGGAAACATTGGATTGCATTTATGAAAACAGAGAAAAAACTTCTTGGATATCATTCACACTGGTTTCATGATTGGGATAAATTGACACTATTTATATTCTTTCCATTCCTAGGCGAAAGAATTATAAATCAATTTCATCAGAGGATAAATAAACACCATCCTACATATACTACCGGAAAGGATTGGATAAAACAATTAAAATCTCCAAGAGAAATAGATTGGGTAGAAGCTGTAATTGATTGGGAATGTGCAAGAATAACAAAACCTGACAAACCACTCAATGCTAGACAAACTCTCGAGAAATATTATCCACAGTATAAAGAATTCGTTGAACCAATCTTAAAAGAACTTGATTTATGATAGCGTTTTATATTGGAATTATAGTATTAATAATATTATACTATATAATAAAACCTGATATTGATGCAAAAGGTTTTATAATAGGAACTTCTCAGTATACCCCAGAGAGAATAATAAAAATAGAAAAAATATTTCTCTCTGATCCAGGTACTAGAAAAACAGAGAGAAATTGGGATAGAAGTATTATTTTAGTAAAACCGATAGATGATAGTAAAGAAGGTAAATGGAAGAAAGATGATATTCTAATCTTCAGAAAATATATCGGACAGTCGATAAAAAAGAAATACATTATCCTACAAAATCGAAGAAAAGAAAAGAGAATAGCTTATTGTACAGCGGAATCCCCTGGTTTTCCTCCGATTTTTGATGGCTCAGAGACTTTAATAGAATACGAAATTATTGGAGTTTTAGAGTCATTCTATACACCCCAAAAGCCTTATAATTGAAGAAAAATATAGTTTTTTATAAACGGTGTTAATTTTTATGAAAACCTACTTGTTCGTGATGAATGGGTAGGTTTATTTTTCTTCTAAAAAAAGAATAATAAAAAAGGAGCGTAAAAGCTCCTTTAATTTTTTTTTTAAAACTTATTTAATATTTTTTCATACCAATTCTTATCTTCTTCAAGTTTAGATGATACATACTTATCAGTTAGTTTATTTCCGTACTTAATAACAAAATCTCTAAACTCATCAGAATTCATAGATCCATTTTCTCCAAGATATAATGCAACTACTTTTAGTAATTTTCTCTCCTCTTTAAGAATATTCACTACATCTTGTCTAAGCTCTGAAAATCTAAGAGCTACCATATCTCTTAGGTATCCACTGCTAGCTTTATAAGGATGTTTGACAAATAAACCTTCATTATCTAAAAATCCAGAAGGTATACCACTCGAATTTTCTTCTGTTAGATGATTTGTATATGAGTAAGGTTCAAAATACCCACATCTGTAAGCCATCTCAGAGAAAAAATCCCATGCGTTTTCAATATCACTTCCAGAACCCATTAAACACTTTTCTGGATATTTTCCATAAACTAACTTCTCAGCTTCATAACCAGCAAGACATATTCTAACATCTGAATCAACATCTTCTCGACTATCAATTTCTCCTTCTTTTTTTGGATCATAAGTATTACAAAATCCTCCATCTCCTGTAGAAACAGAAACTATATTAACAGGATAAATTCCAGTTTCATACAAAGCTACTATCGCATGTCCAGCTTCATGTACAGAATTTATAAATCTTGTTAACCTTCTCTCCGGATTTCTTAATTCCCCAAGTTGTAAAGGAATTTCTATATCTACTACTTTTTCTGGTTTGCCGAAGATAATACTTAGTGACGTTTTATCTATTTTTAATTTCTTTTCTGTGAGATCTGTTTCTCTAGTAAGAGTTATCGTCACTTCTTTGTCTTCGGCAGTACGATTGATTAGAATATCACTTAGAAGAGGAGTTAATAAAGTTCCGATAGTAGTATAAATAGGTCTTACACCTTGTACAGGAAACACCCCCTCTGAATACATAAGATCAACTATATTTTCAGCATAATTAATCTTTATTCCTTCAGTTTCTAAAAATTTATCTGCTATTCTAGATAATTCTTTTTTAATAATCTTAATAAAATGTTCTTTCTTTAATGTTGGATATTTTATTAAATTATTTCCAAGTCTAGCTATTTGTTCTGCTCTGAATCTTTGTTTGAGAGCCTCTTTAATATCTGAAATTGATACTTTACTTGTTTTATCATAGAAAGTATCTGCATCCATATCAGGATCTAAATCGGATTCTACTTTAAAGGCTTCATCTAAGTTTCCAAGAATAAATACTAATGATCTTGAACAATCTAATTCTTTTGGTTTAGTAATTATTCTAGCTGCATCCTCTAGAATTTTACTATATTCAATTAAAGTAGTAACATTGTTCAACTCAATTATCATTTCAAATCCAAGTCTAGCTTTAAAAGAATTTAATCTTTTTACCATAGTTCGTAGATTATCTTCTCCAATTAAGCTAAGTGGTTTAAAAATATCATCTTCTTCATCTTCTCTATCACTACTTATTACTTTCGGAGCATAAGAATTTTTTTCACCTCCTAGAAGACTACTAACATCTCTTCCATAGTAAAATAATCCTAAATTCTCAAGAACTATCTTAACTTCTTCACGGTCCAGTACTTTCCCATTATCTACGTGTATATCAGGATATTCTTTTGCAAATTCAGAAAAATCTTCTACGAAGTTACTAAAACGAGAAATATCATATCTATATTCAGAAACACTAACCTTTCCACTATCAATAATAGTCCAGATAGGTCGAAGAGGTGATTTAAGAAGTTCATGACCGTTCTCATCTAAAGTTCTTGCATACTGAAATTCATCAAATACAAATACTGCATTTCCGAACTTTTCATACCCTGAAGAGATCGAATCGCAGTCGTCATCACAATCAAAAACTTCTTCAATTTTATCTGCAATACTTCCTGAAGATGATTCATTTGCTTCAAGTCCACAATCAAAGAATACTGTTTTCCCCGATAATCCTAAGAGAGATGTTAATCGTCTAACTACACTTGTTTTTCCAGTTCCAGTTAATCCCCACAATGAAATAACAACTGGTCTCTCTATTATTTCTGGAGTTATGTACCAAGGAATTATAGACTTTTTTATACTATCTATAATATCATCTAATCCTACAAACTCTGATTTCAATATTGCTACAGCTTCATCTAATTTCTCTTGACGAAGCTCTTTTGTTTTAGGAATTGTCAGATTTTCTAAATTCTTTTTCATATTCTAAGTTTTATATAATTTACATGTATAAGGATTAGAGGTTGAAAGAGGAGAAAAATAAAGAAAGGGATTATATTTCCCTTTCTATAGTTGCTTATTAGTATTCAGGTATTACTTTAACTCCTTTTCTATTACTAATATTAGGAGTGGTAATATTATAGAACATTGTGCTTCTGTTCATCTTTTTGTAATACCTGCCCCAGTATCCATATTCTCTTATTAATATTTCCATTTCTCTTCTATTCTTTGGAGCTTTAGATAACCAATTATAATTTACTATATTAGTTATCAATCTCCAAGCAAAGGATTGGAAAAATTCATCTGGCTTTTTAATATCTGGATCTTTTAAACAATCATCCAGAATATCTACAATAATTTCCTTAATAGGCTCAACATCATTCACGATTTTTGTTCTACTTGAATCCAAAGATAACTGGGATCTTTTTTCTTCTCCTTTCCTTTCATTTTCCTTACCAGTTTTCTCACTAGATTTCAAGGACTCACTTGGACAGATTCCTATTATCCACCCAAGGACTTCTGTTAAACTCTTGAGTCTCATAGTTCAAATCCTTTTTAAGTAGTTAAACAATTTATATATAGAATATAGATATACTATAATAATTGCTGATAATCTTGATAAAATTTCTATATTATTAAATTCAGGTACATATTTTATAAATAATGCCAATCCAATAAAACTTCCTAAGATTGGTGATATATACTTACAAAATAATAATCCTGTATTGAATAATTTAACTACCCAAAGAAAATTTTCATTCTTTATTCCCCATAGTTTTCCTAGATTAAACATCACATCTTGACCATACTTATAAGTCCAGAGCATTTTTTCTATTCCTAATAAAAATGCTCCAATAAAACAAGATGCCATGTATATTCCTAGGTGTGTCATATTTCCTGGGGAGGTAACTTTGAACACGTAAATTAAGTAGATACATAAAAAGTAATAAGCAATACTTCTTATACTAAATGTTAATTCAAATTTTTCATTTAATTTATTTTTCTTTGTCATAATTCTTTTGTTATTGTCTTAAGGTTTTTCTGACACTATAGATAATAAATCATAGTGGCACCCTACTCCGAGAGAAAGCATAACATATAGGAACGCTCATCTCTCATTGCTACATTTAGTTTCACAACTTTAGTGCTAGTTGTCTTCTACACCGCGAAGAGGTAGTAGTTTCGTAGAAGAAAAATACTAGGGATATATAAAATCAAACTCTAAATTATATATTATATTTAGTTAATAAATTTTTGCTATTCTATCATAAATACATATATGCGCACTAACGTATTTAATTAAAAATTTATTAAAGTCTATTTGATTTTATATTCCCTAGTGAACTTTACCTGTTTACCTCGAGAAGATTATACTTCTCGATCTTGATACTCTGGAAATTGTTACAGTGATCAATTAATTTATACTCATAATTATAATTAGAAGTAACTAATAACATAAGCCAGTTATATCCAAATAAAATTCAATTATTTATTATTATATTAATAAGTAGTCTCCGATCAGTACCATATTTTCATCTGATCTTTACTACATATATAAGAATTTGAAGGTTTCTGAGATATCTTATTTTTTATTCATCTAATCTTTCTTGCTTAGACTTCTTAGATATCTCTTCCTCATCCAAATCTCCATAAACTTCAGGAAGCCATCTTTTAAGAATACCAGGAATTAAGTCATTTCTTACAATATCTTCAAGACCAAACTCAACAATCCCTATTTCATCCATATCTGATAACTTTTCTATAGCATATTGTAAGCCTTTTTGATTTTTTCCTGATTTTAAAGAAATAGAATCGAGTTGTAGCTCATCAGAATTAAAGATATAACGAGAGTTAGTACCTATTCTAGTTAATATTTTAAGAAAAGTATCCCTCCCGAAGTTTTGAGCTTCCGACACAATTACAATTGCATTATCAATATTATTTCCACGTAAGAATTGACTACTTTTCACTTCTATTTTACCAGCATCTACTAATTTTTGAACAACTTCCTTTCCATTTTTTCCAGAAGCATTAAATATTTTTTCCATTGTATAGAAATCTGCTTCTTTGTACGGCTCAAGTTTTTGTTGAAGATCGCCTTTTAAATATCCAATATTTTCATCAGGATTTGTAGCTACTGGATATATGAATATTATTTTTTCATATCCATTATCAGCACTATTCTTAAGTAGATCGAGGGCAGCATAAACTGAAACATATGATTTCCCAGACAGTGTTATTACTAATTATTATAGTAAACTAGAATATAATTTCAAGATATTTTATTATCTTGGTAAGTCTTTATTCGTTACATTAAAGATTACTTAGATTTATCTAAGATCCTTGACTCGGTATTGGGATTATCCTTTCACCGAATTTACTTACTAATAATCTAAAGAATTACTCCTCTAGACGGCCCTATATTGACCTGCTGGCCCTTTAACTATTGTAATTTCGTGATCATAAATAGATTTAAGAAATTCTTTTTGATGCTTAGTTTTGCATTTAAAATTAATTTTAAAATTCAAGATATTATCTCTTTCTTTTCGAATTAGATCAAGTTCTTCATCTACACTTGATTTAGTAACAGCTTTCTTTTTAGCCATAGAGTTTAATTATTTTTTATTAATACCAACACTAGATATCTCGGATACAACCTGACATCTAGAATATTTAAAGTCTTCTAGGTTATAGGAATCTGTATATGACATTGCTGATCTAAGGTAGGAATCCATGTTTTTTGCCCACCCTGCTAATGTATATTCAATTTCTAAGACCACGCTTTTTCCTTCTGAAGTTTTTAATTTTTCTCTGTCTACAGTTTCTATTGATTTTCCTAAGATTTCTGCTTGTGCTCGTTTAGTTGACATTCCATAATACTCTCGATAAAACTTTTCTCCTCTGGTTATATCTACACTTTCTGGAAGAGATTCGTAATATTCGCCGTAATATTCTCTTAGCACTGGACCGGCCGCCTCTAATGCCTTTCCAAACGTACTTCCCATCATAACATAATCTGCTCCAAGTGCTAAACATTTAATCATGGCCGAAAAAGTGCTAATTCCTCCATCGGCGATAATTTTAGTATTTCCTGAACATTCTCTCTTAACCTGAAAAGTATCATTAATTAAAGAACCCATAGGATAATGAATACCAGTCTGAGTAGAAGTAATACAACCAGCTCCACCACCTATACCTACTCTAAGATAATCAAATCCAGCTTTATCATATAACTTATAGGTCTCGGGATTAGCTATATTTCCACCCATGATTTTTATTGAGAATCCATATAATTCCTTAAGAGCCCGACCAAGTTCTATCTGACTTTTCATATGTCCATTAGCTATATCAATTAAAACATATAATTCAGATCCTGTACTTTGTTGGTGTTGTTCTATAAAATTTTCTTCAATCTCTTTCATAGAAAAAGCACAAAAAACTTCAGAACATAATTTAAGTCTTTCAGAGAGAGGTATATTTCTAGGGATAATACATGAAATTAGATTATCATGGAAAGTCTTATAATTTTCAGGACTAACCACAGATGCCATAGGTGCTGCAATAACTGGAAGGAATTCACTATCTTTCTTACCATCTATTCTAGGAACCCATGGAATACATTGAGATCTACTATTTATTTTTGTTACTACTTCTGGAATGATTGTTATCTCTTCAAGTGAATACAAAATAGTTGGTTTATTTTCTAACATAATTTTTATATAATTTGGTTTCACATATAAAGCAATTAAGGTATGAGGAGAGTAAAAAGTAAATAACCTTAAGGAAATTTCTCTTCCCTAAGGTTTATCTTATATTACTTCTTTATCTCAATGTCCCAAGAAATAAATAAATATGTACTATTCTTAAATTCTGGAACTCTTTCTTTGTCAAGATAAAAAGTTTTAAATCCTTTTTCTGTATAGTGAGTTTTTATTAAGTCGTAAAGATCTCTCTGATCATCTGGAACAATCAATGCTAGTAATCTTTCTTTATGACTGAATTGAAGTTTACTTGTTATTTGTCCTTCAATCTCCTCGATCTTTTTCTTAGCAATCTCTTCTAAGCTTGAATATCCTTGAAGATTAAATCTACTAATAATATTAGCCTGATCTGCTGTTAATTCTTTCTTTTTTCCGATTGTCATAATTTTTTCTTTAAGTCTTAATAAACTTTTAATCATCCTCACACTATCTTCATCTTGTTTTTCTAGTACTTTACTTACCGTTATTTCTTTCATAACTTTTAAGTTTTATTTGTTTTTACACCTATAAGGAATTCAATGGTTCTTAAGATCCTTATATATGATAATAAAATAAATGATTATGCAAAAATTTATAATTAGTAAAGAAGGAGAATTAATTTTAGGTAATGTAGAGTTTCACTTTGAATTACTTGGAAAAAATTATTCTATTGGATGTTGGGGAGGAGGTTTTTGGAGAGTTGATAAAGAATCTAAAACTTTAATCCTTGCCGGAAAATCAACAGACTTCGGACCTCCTAAGTGGGAATACTTCAAAGAACCTCCTGTAGGGTATGAAGATTATAAAATTACATATGAAGGAAAAGAAGTAATGATCTCTAAAAAAGAAGATCCAGTAGATAATTATACTAAACATGTAGATAATAAAATATTGGAGGAACTTAAGAAACAAAAATCTTATGATCCGACAAAAGGTTTATTTAATAATTTCAAATTTAATGATGGTTATGAAGTCAAAGCAAAAAATAAAAAAGACGCCACTAGAAAACATAACGCTTGGAAAAGAAGAAATAAAAAAGCCGAGAACTAAACAAGAACGTCTAGAGGCAGGAGAAACATTTGTAACTTCTGAAAAAGGAAATTCAATGACTCCTCTTATTATGTCTGGTCAAAAACATGTCTTAGAACCTGTCTCTGGAATAGATTCAATAAAAGTTGGAGATATAGTTTATTGTAAAGTTCATGGAAGATTTTTTACACATCTAGTTAAAACAATAGATCCAGTTAAAGGTGCTCAGATAGGAAATAATCACGGACATATAAATGGTTGGACTAAAAATATTTACGGAAAAGTAATAAAAGTTTTAAAATCAGATGAGAAATGGGAAAAATAACCAAAGAATCTATTAAGAAATTTTTAGATTACTTAACCGAAAATTCAGATTCAGGAGTTAGAATAACAGAAGGTTCAACGAATGAAATATATATAATTCATTTTCTTGGAGCAGCTATTGAACAGATTATCTTATATGAAAAATTCTATGGAGTAGAGTTAACATTTATTACTTTAGAAGATAAATCTGTATATACTCAACACAAACAGGTTACAAATCAAGAATCCCTAGAAAAAGAAGTGTTATGTTGGATTCTAGAAACTACTGAAAAAGTAAAACAAAGAAAACGCTTGAAAACCTTATATGTGAATGTAAAATAGAAACACAACAAATTTTTAAACTCATGAATTATATAGGTTCTAGTCTGTGAAGATCGGAACTTATTTTTTCTTGTGAATAAAAAAGAAAGGCCAGGATTAATTTCCTAGTCTTTCTCTTATTTTTATTTATTCAATTCTAATAATGATTTTTGAACAATATAATTATTTCTGGTTAGATCTTTTACATCATATAGTAAATCTTCTAAAGGAATATCTATGAATTGTAAAGCTTTTGGATTAGATTCATAAGCATTATGTACTTCATATTTAGATTGTTTTTTATCAACAAAGTCATCATAACCCGAATATCCATCAAAGTTATTTCTATTAAGTAATATAAAATTTTTAGTAAGTTTTTTACAAATACTTAATGGAAATTTAGCAAGGATTAATTCAGCAACTGTAATTACTTTATCATCTCCTACTAGATTATCCCAAGATTTATTATAATCGAATATATTTACATCTAATGAATTCTCTAGTCTAAAAGCTCCTTTATAGACTTTTATTAGTTTACATACTTTTAATGAATACTTAGATCGAACTACTTTAAATATCATAAGATAGTAATTAACCTAGAGAACATTTTTTCAATTCCAGCAAGATCGAGAAGTAATGGATAAGTTTTATTCACTACCTTCTGTCTTTTCCATTGAATTAGTGGTATCTCTGGAGATTCAGATGTATATAAGTCAAGTCTTTTCTGACCTGGAATATATACTAAACATCCAAAAATACTTCTTTTATTTTTCACCAACAAGGCGAGCTTATAAATTGCTTGACCTTGTGCTATACTTAAAAGAATCTGATCTGCTCCAAGTCCCCAAAGAAGTCTTGCATTATTATAAAGAGTTCGTAGAGGTATCATTTCTTTCGGATCCCCTGTTTTAAAAAAGTCTGTAGGATTCTTTACATCTGCAAACTCTAACATATTATATGTTATATCCTGTAACATAAGTATTAGTATTATTGGGATTTATATTAGTTGATATTCCTGATGCAGAAGATACAACATAATCTGAAGAACATGTAGATGTAGTTGTCTGATGAGAATATGGAACGAATGGGTTAGCTGAAGAACTATCATACCATATTCTTCCAGAATCTGTCATAATTGGATTAGTTGTCCACTTTCTATTTGCATCATTCAGTTCTTCCATAAGTTTTTGTAATGTTTCGTTGTCTATGTTAATATAGTTTTCAGCATTATAAATATCTTTAATCTTATCTATGATTTCCTCTGGCATTGTAAAGTATACCTCAGGACATTCAGGAGAAACCATAACCAAATAATCTCCTACATCCTGAACGATACCTATTTTAAATTCTTCTACCCAAGCAATGGGTTCAGTTTTAAAAATTCTTATTCCACTAGAAATAGAAGTACCATATTTTGGAAAAGATTGAAATGTTCCTAAAACTCTATATCCAAAGAAATCACTAAATTCGTTAAATCTCTCTTCTTCTAAGAAATATTCTTTTAATTTTTCTTCACTCATCGTATTAATTATTTTATTGTAATATTTGTAACTCCTGAATCATTTAATTCAAGTCTACAAGTTTTATTATTAAATGAAGTAATAGATTCCATATGACTAGAAATCATAATACATCCAATATTCATACTACTAATCATATCTATACAATTATCATGATTTTCTGGGTCTAGGTGTTTTAAGAATTCATCCATAATAAGCAGTCCCATTCTAGTTACTATCTTACTAAGAAAATTGATATCTAAAACTGTTTGTTGACCTGAACTACATGCATCATAAGAGACATAATTTCCATTATTATTAAACCTACTAGTAAGGTCAAGATGATCCTTCTTTCTGAAATTATATGTATCTACTGAATATTTAACTTGATTATCTGTAAATTGTTCAGCTAATCTTGTCATAATTTCTTCATAAATCTTTCCTGTAGGTCCTGTAAGCTTAATATACTCTTTAAGATCTACTAAAGCATTCTGAATTAATCCTAACTCAGATTGTGCCTTTAAGATATTTGCTTCTTCTACAGCTCTATCTTGGATTAATCTTTCATGATCCGTCCAAGCTTTTATTCCAGAATCGATCGAACTCATAATTTCCATAAAGTTATCAGGAAGTTCTACTTTTTCTGGTGTTCCTAAGTTATTTAATTGAGTCTTATAATTTTCTAAGAGAGACTTTGTATTTTCTATATCTTTAGCTGTCTTAGTAATTTTTTGTTTTTCAGACATCAACATAAATATTTGATTCCCTAAGGTTTTAACTTTTTCAGAGGCAATTGAAATTAACGAATCAGCCTGTTGTTTTTTCTCAGACATTCCTCTAAGTTCATCGCCGATCTTTATAGCCTCGGATCTAAGTTCTTCAAGTTTCCCTAAGATTTCTTGTTTATGACGATCTAGAGATTCTGTATTCTTCAAAGTCTGACCACAACTAGGACATACTTTACTTTTTTCGAGGCGTTCTAATTCGGCGGTTGTTTTCTTTCCTTCTACACACACCTGATTATATCTATCTAACTTTAAAGAATATTCAGACTCTATTGTTCGAAGTTGTGATATTTCTTGATTTTCATTATCTACCTCGGACTGAAGATATGCAATCTCTGAATCTATTTCTTGAAGATGTCTATAGGTAGATTGTTCTTTAATTAATCTTTCTAGAGTTTCAGTATAAAGAGAAACCTGTGCTTGAAGTTTTCCAGAATCAGCTAAGTAACTCATCCATTCTTTATTTTTTCTTTGTAATTCTAAGCCTTCCGATTTTAGTTGGGTGAGTTCTGTTTTTGTTTGTCCTGGAAGTTGGATATTAGAAAGATTAGTATCTATATACCTAAGGATTTCTTCTGATTTTTTAATTGCTTCATTCCATACACTCGAAGATTTTGTAACTTGATCTAATAGAATTCCAGCTTCTTTATTATAAGCATCAATTCTATCCATCTTATAGAACTTACTAATTATCTCCGACTTTCTTTCAGGGGTAATATTTCCAATCAGTTTATGATGGTCTGAATCAAATAAGAAAATATCCATATATCCAATAAATGGAAATCTACGATACATATCTTCCTCGAATTCTTTCTTATTATTATATTTAAGAGGTTCATCATCAATCCAGCATCCATGTTTTTTATTTCCTCTCTGAATTTTACACTTCTTTCCTTGATACATAAACTCTACTGCTAAGATACACTCTTTTTCTCCGAACTGTAGATAATCCTTAATATTTCTACACTCTAAGAAAGCATATTTAAGAGCACTAAGCAAAGAACTTTTTCCAGAACCATTTTTTCCGGTTATCAAGATCTTATCACCATCTTCGAAGTAAATATCAGCTTCGTCTATACTTCTCCAATTTTTACAATATAATCTGAGAAGAGTGAATCCAAAATCAACTTCCTCAGAATCTACGTCTCTAAGATTTCGAAGAACTTCAGAGTGAATTCCTTGAAGATTGTTTTCTATTATAATATTATCAATTAAGTTTCCGATCTCTTCCCATGCTGGAATTTTAATATCTCTTACTCCCCCAGCAATACTCAAGTTTTCCGGTTTATACACACTCCAAGTTCCAGTTCCTTGATTCCAACCTTCATCTTCTCTGATAGGTGTATAAACAAACTTCATAAGGTTATCGTCTGGATTTAGATCTACCCATTTAAATTGTTTAGATACACAATCATATACAACTCCGGTTGATTTATCATAGTCAGACATTTTACATTTCTGTGGAATACCTATACTAACATATTTTCCAATCTGAGCTGGTCTATGAATATCACCACAAATAGCTAATCCAAATTTAGACTCATCCAGAACTTGAGATTGTATTTTATCTGATCCACCATAATTAATAGTAGCATGTGTAAACAAAACATCTACTTGTCCAGAGATCCATGAAAGATCAAATTCAGGTCTCCAGTTACTAAATGCTATTCTAGAATTATCAATTATTAATTCTTTCTGATCAGCATAATATAGATTAGGAGGTAACATTACAGCAAGACATGAATCAATAAGTTCAGAATCTATCGACTTATTATCTTGATCATGATTCCCCCAAATTATATAACCCTCCTTAAAGAAACTCATTAAAGTGTCAAGGAATAACTTAACTTCTGCTTGAACATAGGGTCGGAGAACTGATTTTTCAATAACATCTCCTGCGATTACAACTCTTTCTGCTCCTTCAATAGTAGCAGCTTTTATAATATTTTGTGCTACTGTTCTTGCTTGAGTTAAACGTTGCTTATCGTAAGAATTTCTTTGTGGATAATCAAAAATGTGAATATCCGAAATTGCTAATATTTTACTCATCTCTTCAAAAATAATTAATCATATTATATTCTACAATAAATTCGCTATTTACATAAAACTGATAACTCTTATAATAACCATATTTATAAATAATATTCCAATAGTCATTATTAATCTTATAACCAATAAAACTTTGAATATTAAATCTATTTTCAAGTAATGTTGCTTTGAGTTCATCAGATTCTGAACTATGACACTTGATATTAATCGAAATAACTAAGTGATTCTTTAATCTAGTAAATGTAATATTAGATGGTAATTTAAATGAACCAGTATATTTTGCTAATATTACTTCTGTATCTCTATTATCTATAAACAACAAACTATAATGAGGTTTTAATTCTATCATTAGTTTTATATAGTTTTCATTATATTTTGGTAATTATTCACTAGATATTGTAAAGCTGCCATAGAGTGTTTACAAAGTAGAGTTGTCGGCGTTTTATCTTTGGGCGCTTGAGTTAATGCTGGACCAAGTTTTATTTTTATACGATCCGACAAAAACAGCGTATTATTCTTGCCCAAAAGATACGCCGATCTAAATTGAAAATCTTTACACTCACAATAAACTTTACACTTTGAATTCTTCCACCCACATATATCATAATCTGGGGAAGTTTGAATTATGACATTATAAGTATTACCTGTTTTAGACGTTACTTCAAATTTAAAAACTAAATAATAAATCTTAAGTATAGTCTTCCCAAAAAATACGGATCTTAGTTTATCCATGATCGATTCTTCTTTGAGAACATGATATACTTTTGTCAATCTTACTACACATTCAGAAGCTTTATCTTTTCTTCCTTGGTCGATGTTCATAATTTCTTGGATTGAGAGTTGTTTTCCAGTCAATTTTCCAAGAATTCCTCCTAATAATCCTGCCATAATTCTTTTTTAACTTATTGTATTAGGATCTGTTACTGGAGAAATTTTACCATTAAGAGTTAAGATTGAACCTATATCTTTAAGTAATATCCCTCCAAAAACCGGCTCCCCTGAACTATCTCCAAGGTAACTATAAACCGGTTCTGCTTGTGATGATGTTAAAACTTGGCCTTCCTTAAATATTCGGCCAGTTCTTTCATCATAGCTATATTTTATTCCACGTAGGGTTACAATGTCTTTCATTTTATTCACAATATAATTTTTGATCTAATCTCCCAATGAACTCTGAATAATAACTATCTGAAATTCCTGGGATATTATGAGTTCTACAAAACATTCTAAATTCAGAAACATCTCCAAGGGAACCACATACTGGAAGATAGTTATTAATCATATCCCTAGCTTCATCAATCCCTGGGTAACTGAATATATCGAAAGTTTTATATTGTTTTTCAAAAAGTTCTAGATCTGTTAAGTTCTCGTAATTTCCTGATAAAACCTCTAAGATTACTTTTTCAGACTTCATTCTAGGTTTTACAGTTTTTCTTAGATCATTATGTCCATACCCTAGACTATCTTTAAGGCTGAGATATTGATATAATCCGATTCCAGCATTTCTAATTGATTCTGGAATTGAATAATACATCTCATCATAGGTTATTATCCTAGGTTCTTCATTTTTTCCTGGGAGACGAAATAATTGAGTAGCTGGTGATAAACAATACATCCAATCTGAGTCTTTAGTAACAAAAAGACTAAGGAGATCTGTTTTTCCATAGAGCTCACAACTTAATAGATAAGCCCAATTATCAGCTTCCCAGCCACTTCTCCCAAGCATTCCGATTCCAAATCTAGGTAACTCAGAGATCATTGTATATTTAGCTGTCTGTTTTACTTGATTTTGATACAATTCCCATGCAGCTTTCTTTAGGTCGTCGGGAGAAACGGCCGGATCATTTTTCATACCCTCAAAAATCGTTTCATCCATATAATGCCTTGTGTCTTTATATTGTCCCCCTAAAAGATAAGATGTATAATAACCTCCTATAGATTCATCCCACTTATCATAAACTAGAATCACTTTCCTAGCACTAATACCATAATCCCTAAGAACTTTATTGATCGTCCATATACAGGTTCTGATTAATTCCCCGGCCGTATATTCTCCGACGTCTTTTCCTTTACTTATTATGAAGAGGGATCTAGCCAAAATTAACGACATATCAAAAATTACATACAAATACTCTCTTTTATTCATATTTCTTTAATTTTCCAAATAAAATTTTTATACTCAACAACTATTTTTTCACTATTTGTATTCTTTTTCTTCTCTTTTTTATAAATTGAATATATTCCAGAAATACTTTTTATACCTACAGAATTAACTGCTTTATAAAAAGAAGAATAAGTTCCTAAATATTGAGAATCTTTTGTATATACATCTATAATATATGATTTTCTTAGATTATCTATTTTTAAATTATTTCCATCCCAATCAGATTTATACCTCCATATATAATCGGTAGACCTAGCATTTTCAACTCCTCTATCTGCTCTAGTGCAACAAGACCTAATAGCTTCTTTATCCGTACCTGTTTGTCTTTCTGCTTCAGATAGAGAAGAATATTCTTTTATGAATATTCCATCTAGAGAAAATTGTACTACTTCTCTTCCCCAAGTTGGTATTCCTTTTCTTCTTTGGGAAATTTTCTTTTTATGCTCTTCTGAAAAAATTCTTCCTTTTAGAGCTTTAGATCTTTTTAATAAAGTTTCTTTTGATATAATTTTCCCTTTTTGAAACTTAGAAATTTTCTCTCTAGTTTCTTTAGAAATGACTTTTCCTTTATGTTTCTCTGATAATCTTTTTCTCGTTTCCTCAGTATGATGTTTTCCATACATTGCATTATTTTCTCCCCTTCTTAAAAGAGAAAATTTCTTTTTTGTTTCCTCAGATAACTTCCTTCCTTTTTTTACCAAAGATTGTTTTTGTTTAGTTTCTTCTGTTACTTTTACTCCTAAACAACCTTCTCCGCCTCGAGTCATATTATAGCCAAATTTATAACTATTAAAATATTTAATTGAAATAATCTCTTTAGAATTTAAAGTATTTATCAGATCTTGTTCATTATTACAATGAATTTTAAATAAAACTTTATATTCAAAATTCTCCCAACCATACTTTTTAATAGCTCCATGAAAACCTTTCTTATTATTCTCTAAAGAAGAATAATATTTATGTTGTTGAATTCTAGCTTTTTCATTTACAGTTTGACCTATATAGATCTTACCATTTATCTTATTAGTATATTTATATATTATTCCATCTAAATGTTCTTTTTTCTTTTTATTAGACTTCATGTTAATTATCAACTTTAAACAAATAAAGGTAGAGGAAATCTGTTAAAACCTCTTCTACCTTTTAGTTTTATTATTTTATATTATTCCTTTTCAGATCATTAAAAAGGCAAGTCACTGTCGTTATTACCTCCGAAGTTTGGTTTCTGGAAAGGTGCTTGTTGATTACCTTGTCCAAATCCTCCCCACTGTGGCTGTTGTCCACCACCAAATGGAGATCCTCCACCATTACCTGGATTTACAGGGCTGGATGTTACAGGATCACTGTGATACACGGGAGGAGTCTGAAAAACCTGATCGTTTTTACTCAGATCAACTTGAGGTGCAGAATTTCCACCTCCAGACAGAGAAGCTAACATCGGATCATTTGTCTGACGAAAACCACTTTTATCTGTCGGAACCTGTTTTGCAAGAACTTCATTATTAACTCTTGTAACAGCTTCTTTAAAATCTACACTTCCCTGAGATTTAGCGAGTCTGATGCTTGCCAAAATTTCTGACATATATTCAATGGACTCTTTAATTAACGCCGCATTGAATAAACGTTTCTGACCAACAGGAGTATCGTTATCTCTATTAGCCTGCCAAGACAAGAATGATTGCAATGGATCTGCAGCCAATTCCATATCTTCTTCTGAAATCTGAATTGACTTAAAGTTCTCATTACCAACTTCATGTGTGGCAGTAATAGCAAATCCACCACTATTATCTTTCTTCTTTCCGACACTAAACATCAAGAATCCAGAACGTCCTGTAGCATCACGATTATAAACTTCTGAAATCCAGCTATTATCTCCACCCTTCATCAAAGATTTCTCTTGAATATTATCTTCAACTACTGATGTAAACATTTTAGCTGTCGCAACGAACAATGCTGTAAAATTCTGACGACTAGGGTTACGATTTTCATTCGGATCCCATTTATTAAGACAGAATGCATGGAAGATAGTATAATTCTTCAACCGGACTAAGTTTGTTGTTAATTCGTCGCGGTTATTCTTTGCATCCAGTTCTCGATAAAGTTCATCAAAGATCATATGCGCTTGTGATAATAATTCATCATCTGCGGCGGTCAATGAAGAAACTAATCTACCTGTCATATCTTTCATTACATAAGCACTTTTCGGTAGGAGCTTAATCCACGCATTATAAGTGTTTTCAGTTCCATCCGCCGCCATGTTTTTACGAGGGATATTAATTTCACGAGTTCCGAATAAAGTAACAAACGGAAAGTCAGTTACTACACTATCCAACGGAAATACTTGATATCTACCAAAATTTCCTGGAAAGTTAAGATAAATTTTTTCTAATGATCTGTTTTTCTGCTCAAAATTGTTTTCTTTTGCTTTTGGTGCTTGCGCTGCCAATTTACTCAAAAAATCATCTACTCGATTTCCCATAATTTAAATAAAATAATAAATTAAAAATAAATGTTTGTTAAAATATAATATAAAATTTGTATATAATTCCGCGCAACACAATAATACGCGGATCTTTTTTTTGAGATTATTTTATTCCTCTCACATCTATAAGATTCTTAGTGTTTCTGAGAGGAGTATTTTTACTTTCAATTATAAGAACTTCAAGGGATGGAAGTACCTTTTTATTGATTAGAAAAGAAGAAAAATAAGACTAGGATTTTTATTTTTCCTAGTCTTAAAATATCTACAATAACTTTCCTATAGTAGAATTTTCATATCCTTTTATGGCTACTATACATCTAGCTATTACACTTTTCAGATTAATTTTAAAATCAATTGGAGTTTTATATACTACTTTATTATAATCAATATTAGTATTATTCACTAACTGATAATTATAAAGATCTTCCTCTATATTCACTTGACCTGTAATACATAAAGCAATATACTTATAATAATATAGAAAATCTTTAATTGAATATTGAATATCTGATCTAGAACTAATTGCTCTACTATACTTTACTTCTCCACTGGATCTTTCAGTAAGTAGTTGTTTTATTACATAAGATTCTATAAAATTGTCTAATGTTCTGTATTTACTTCTTATTTCATTAATTACATTACTTCCTAATACCGATTCTCCATTCTTACTCCAATCTAAAATAGAAAATGCTGATTGTGCTGTAAAATATCCTCCTCCAGTAATATTTTTCATTGCAGCAGATATTTTTTCAATCCAATGAGGAACATATTTACCATCATCAAATTCATACATCTCTAATACTTTCATTAACTCTAATAAAACTCTTCTACCATAAGGCTCATCTCCGCCATAAATTCTTAATATTGCCGCAGCTTTAGAATCTAGAGAATATAGTTTTTCTTTCAGATTATTTAATTTTCTCAATATGATCATGTTCTTTTGCTTTTTTATAGTTTACTTCATCATTAGGTAATATAAAATCTCCTAATGTTGTTCCATTTTTGTCAATTACGATAGATTTTACATTTCTCCTAAACCACTTTCTAGCTACTTTATCATATTTTAATACTCTCTTGATGATATCTTCATAATCCCAAAAAGTAGCTACTAAACAGTCCTTAGTAATTGGCATAGTTTCTCCATCCCAATTCCACTTAGAATTTTTTTTTCTTTCTGCAGTAATCCAAATACCATTATCTTCAAAATAAATGATTTCAATTCTGCTTCCTTTTCTGTTCTTAAATCTAATTGTTTTTTCTTCCATAATTTTCTTTTTAATTTACATTCATTAATAAGGCTTTTAAATTATTATTTTTCTTTATTACCCATCCCTCTAATTACTTCTGCAGCTCTATCTCCTGCAGCATCTTCTATTTTATCTCTTTGTTTCTTGAGATTATTTCCTAAACCATAAACAGCTCTTATCCCAGCTCCGATTGCTGCATACTTTCCAACTTTTTTCACTGGTTTATATAATTTCTTTCCAGATTTAACTGTCTCGTTTAATTCCTCTAAGGGTTTATCTAAAAATTTCTTTTTATTATCTAGAAATTTTAAACCTATTTCCTTAGATTGATGTTCATTTCTCTTAGTTTTCTCAATAAGATCTGATTTCTTTCCAGTAACTATATCTTTTACTGTCTGTTTAGCATTACTATATCTATGCTTCATTTTTAATTTATCAGTATCTCGGTTACTTTTCTTTCGATATAATTTCTTTATAGAATCTTCTGTTACCTCTTTTTGAGGATTAAATGCTTTTTCATAGGATAATCTCCCAGAACCTGCTATCAAAGCACCCATTCCTGCTCCAGCGGCTACATCAGAAGCTATATCAGATTTGCTTCTTTCTTGTTTCTCTTCTTTAGAGAATAATTTACGTCTTATGATCATAATAAAATTCTATGTTTAATTTTTATATTTTCAAGTTCTTCTGTTTCAGGCCCATGTAAAAAGATATCCAACACTACACAATTACTTATTTTATCTCCTAAAAGAGGATCCTTATAAATCATTGCACAGAGCTCTAAATCATTAAATAACTCATCATATCTTTTCCTATAGTTATCTAGATCTTTCATAAGTTGTTCACCTCTTTTACTAGGATCTGAAACTAATTCCGTCATGATTATAGCATCATTTTTATCTCCCTTAATGAGATTCTTAAAATCTTCAATAATTTGATATTTTTCATATGAAGTAGAATATTTCTGAGTATCATGATTATCTGTAGAAATTAATTTTAAGAATTCATAATTACTTTCATTAAAATCTGATAAATACTCATTAAAGAATTTCTTTTCATATTTTGCCATCTCATTATTCCACTTTACTATCTCTGGATCTTTTCTTGATAAAGTATTCCGAGTAGCTTTAAAAATAGCTGATTTAATTTTATCAAACATAATTAACACACCTCCTTTCTACTTATTATATTATATATCTTTACCACCTTCTTAACCCCATCTATCTCTACTCTGGCTGAAGATTCTTTTACATTAAAGTAATTTTCTAAGTCTTTTGCCTTAGGTGTAGCATCGTAATTAATAGATTTATATAACACCTCAAGTCTGGATTTTATATCAGCTAAAGTTATTTTATCCCCAACCTTAAATTCTGAATATATATTAGACTCTAGAAGTTCTTGACTAAATGTTACAATCCCTAACTCCTTTTCTATATACGTTTTATTATATCCAAGAGCTCTAAGCTTTTCGGGACCAAGTGCTAAGTAATAAGATTTAATATTATCATGTTCTCCTATCTGGTCTAATATTATATTAGTCATAGCATCATTAAAACTGTATTCACAAAGATATTTAAGTTTAGATTTAAATGTTCCAAACTTTTGGTATTGCTCTAAAAATCTAGACACTTCTTGATTCACTATATCATCAGGAGATAATGTATTATATATTGTAGAAAATACTGTAAATCTATCTTTATAATCTATTTGTTGAATTTTAAATGCTCTAATCTCATTTACTAATACTAGATTATTAAGAACTGGGACTAAATTTGATCTCTGATGTTCATTTACAGCTATATAATCATCTTTATAATTTTGAGTTCTAGCTAAAGTTTGATATCTTTCTGCAAGATCATGTTTAGCATCATCTGGTGCAGATTCGAAAGATCTTAATAAATTATTAGTGGATTTCTTTTTTCTTTCAAGTTCTTTATCAAACTCTTCCTGACTAATTTTTCTGTAGTCACAAGTAGATCTGTAATAAAAAGTAGCTTCATTTTTCCATGGATTTTCAAACAATCTTTGCCTTCCCAGTATCTGAGGTAAATCTTCACTAATATCTACAGCCAAACTATCAATATTACTATCACTAAATATAAACGATCTTGCACATAAGCTATTAAAATCAGCTCCTAAGTAAACTGTTCTAGTACAGAATGTAAACATTTTAGGTTTAACTCCTTTAAGAGGTATCTTTCCTATTGTAAATTTCTTTCCTAATTTACGCTGTATTTTCTTGAGATTTTCAGGAGTATTACTACAAAGAATATTAACCTCTTCTGGTTGGAGATCACATTTCTTTATAATACTAACTATATGATTAACTGAATTTACATAGAATACTGCTTCGTCTGATATTATTTCTCTGGGATATCCATTAACTATTCGAACTGCTCTCTCAAAGTTACCATCTTTATATGATTGAATAATTTCTGGTAATTTAGTACCTACTGATTTCATTGTTAACACCTTAAGAGATGGTTTTAATACTCTAGTAGGATCTTGCGAAGCCCAATCCATATTAATATATGGTAAACCATCAAACTCATCTAACATATTAAGATATTCCTCTAACATGGGTGTAGCACTAACAAATAGAGCTGAATGAGATTGCTTAAGAATATCTAAAAATTCTAATTCTGTATTAGACTTAAACTTAGAATCATGTAGGATAGTTTGAAATTCATCTATAATAGTATAGAATGATTGGAATATTCCTAAACTTTCTAGGATATCTTTTACAATTCTATAAGAATCATATGTTACAAGAATTTTACAAGGTTTATCTCCCAGGTATTTTCTTTCATTTAGATAATCTTTTATTTCATTCATTAGTCTATTATAAACTGTATCTTTTCCATGTACTACTTCTTTAAGAGTATCTATAAATACCTGAGATCTAGTTTTATCTACTTTATTTAAATCTTTATCAACCGTTAGTTCCTTTTCTAATTCATTTACTACTAAATAAACATCTCTACCGTGTTGATCCTTTTTATTTTCTAATAACATCTTTCTTGGAGAACAGAGTATTACATTCTCTGGTCCTCTTAAGCAATATTCAGTAAATCCACATCCAGGTAATTGTTTGTTTATAATACACTTTACTGGGAATTTATAAAATCTAAAGTTTGTTCCTAATTCTGATATAAATCTTATTCCTCTAGGAACAATGTAATCATTTAATTTTTTTATCATATTAATTATATTTTAATTTTTTTATTATCTAATTATTATAAATTCTTTTAATACAGAATCCAGTTACATAAAAGTGAAGACATAGGAGTCTCCCTTTTTCATTAATTAGAGTTTGAAGTTATTAGAAGAGCAAAATGTAGATTTAAATTCAGATCAATTTGGGAAATAGTAATATAATATAATATATAATAAAAAAGTATACATTTAGTATTTAGATTAGATTCGCCTCCTTGGAGAGGCGAAAATCAATAATATAAAATCTTTATAAATATCTTCATTTTCTGAGTTTATTCCTATATATCTTATTCAAAGTTTCTTCCTTAGACACCTCTAGCGGTAGCGGTTAGAGGTGTAATATAAGGGAAGCTCCTTTGTCTTCATAAATAAGTTACCGAATTTTCATCAATTTTAAAGATAAAAAATAAAAGTGGGTTATTTTGGCTCATTTTAGGGTAAAAAGTAGTAAAAAACATCAAAAATAACCCACCTTTTGAGGGTTAAATTTAATATAAGCCTTATACATGAAATATAAGGAGAATCTGTGTCCTTCCCTCCTTTCCAAACGTGGTAATTTTGTTTTTCATATCCATATATTACTAATAGCGATTAGTTTTCTACTAAGTAAGTTCTTTTTCATAGTTGTTAATAATTTGTTTATTTCTCACATATAAATGGACACAGATTCTTCCTTTTATACTAAGAAATCGATATTATATTTTTTAAGATAATAATTGTTTTCAGGGATTAGGTTCGGCGCTAAAGTTGCTGCGGAGATGGGTTAAGTAGGTTACTTAATTTTGTATCCCGGGACTTAGCTCCGACCTCTTCTTTTTAGTTCTTTGTAAAAATACTATGTTCATATGATAATAAAGAGAAAAACAAAAAGTGTCTCCGATCTGTTCTATATATCATCAAGACCAGACTTAGATGGAGAATATATAAAACCGAAAATTAATTTGTACCCAGATGTAGGATCAGCACTTTCAGGAATATCAGCAGTTCCGGGAGAGGATACGAACATAGAAGGAGCTACTTATTATATATACAAGCCGCTAATGGGAAGAGCCGATTCACTAGTAAAACCTGGAATAATAGAATCTCCGAAGGTATTAGTTCTCCCTGATGAATATTGGTATCTACAAGAACTCCGGCTCAGATTTATAGCGGCAGTTAAAGTCTTGGGGAGAGAAAAACTTATTGGAACTTATAGAACTGGAACTAGACAAACTCCATCTAGAGTATATTCTTGGAGTTGGGAAGAAATTTTAGGGAAATATCAGAAGAAAGGTAAGTTAATAGAGACTGATAAAACAAAGAAAACGTGAATAATTTATTTTCTAATATTTTTAAGAAGAGGGAAAAAGTTATTATTCCTTTGCAAGAAGAAATAGAGAATTTAGAGTTTTTACTTAGAATAAAAGAGAATAATTCTAATATAAGAGATGAGAAGGAATATATAGATTTATTAAAAAGATTATATAATAATATAAGTACATTTGAAAATTTTTTTAATAATGAGATATTTATTAATATAAATAATCTGACTGAAACATTAAAAATATTAGATCTAGATTCTTTAAAAGAGAAGATTATTAAAGAAAATTTAATAAGAGATAAAGTTTTAAATGAATTTAGAGTTAATAGAAAACTAATATCTTCTACTCTATTAAATGAATTAGATTTGGATTTTGGAAATAGAGTAAGAGGTATTCTAGGGTTGAATTTTTATAAAAAGAATACTGAAGATTTATTAACATACTATTCTTATGTTAATATCCATGGAGTGTTTGAATTAGAATATCATTACAGCAATAATTATAGAGATACTTGCGGATTGGATTAATAGAAAGGTAAACTATGATGGATTACTTTGAAGATGTTTTTTGGTTTACTGAAGAAATATTAACAAAGGATTTAAATAGAGAGTCAGGGAATATCTACAATCTGTTCCCTAATCTTACATCAATTAGATTATTAAAAGAACAATATTTCTCAGAAGACAAGGAAAAATACTGGGAAACTATAAACAAATTAAATCAATATGAAAATACTACGAAATAAAACATATTCTGATTCTGACAATGAAACTCCAAAGAAAGTCGGAGAAGCTATCGGAACTGCACTAGTCGGAACAGCTGGAACTGTAGGAGCAACAGACTTAATAAAACGTGGGGCTAAGAAGTATATAACTAGTCAGGAATCAAAGAAAGCAAAAAAAGCATTTAAAGAAGATATTAAGAAACTTGATTCAACCAGGAAAGCTAATAATTTTAAAGCAGAAGTAGCTCGTGGTGAAACTAATTCAGGAAGCGCTTTAGATCTAATTTTCCACAAAAGAAAAGTCAAGAAAGCAGATCAAGTATATAAAGCAGCTACCTCTAAAAATAATGAAGCCTATAAATCAGGTGTTAAAGCTCTTAAGAAAACTTTAATATCTAATAAAGATGCAAATATCGCCAAAAGAACAGGAAGAGTTGGAAAAATAGCTACGACTGCTGGTTTAATTGGAACAGGTATAGCAGCTGGAATGAAACTTAGAAAGAAAGATAAATAATAGGAACGGAGATAGTAACCTATAATGGAATAGGGACTGCCTGCTAAGCAGATCGATCGTGTTTTACGATTAGAGGTCGGAACTCTACATCTCCGCATTATAAAGAATAAAATTATAATCTATAGAGTTATTGGTTTAGCTTTATAGAACAACTTAGTGATTATTAGTTAATTTCCCCTTAGTTCAGCGGATAGAACCTGGGATTTCTAATCCCATAACGTGTGTTCGATTCACACAGGGGAAACAAATAAATATAAATTACAACTAAATTTAACTAATAAAAACTAAATTAATCATGACAACAATTTTTAAGAAAGTAATCTTTAACCCTCTTAAAAGAGCGGTTAAGTGGTATTTTACTCAGTCTGCTAAAACAGGAAATTATATCTGTATGACTGGAACTTTTCCTCAAGAGTACTATGAAATGATGTATGAAAAGAGGAAAGATCAACAAAAGTAAAAAAAATAATAGAAATTATGGGATATAGGAATTTCCTATATGCCCTTCGTCGTGGTGGAAAATAATAATACATAATATAATATCGCGCCGTAGAGAAGTAGTCATCTCGCCATGCTCATAACTTGGAAATCGGTAGTGCAAATCTATCCGGCGCAACTAAAACTAAATATAAGTTTTATGAAAATAGTAAGAAATAATATTATTCCTTTTCCAGGCTATAAAGCAGTAAATATCTTTGGAATTTTATTTGTAAGGAAGAATGCTAATATAAAACCAGAAGACTTAAATCATGAAGAAATACATACAGCACAAATGAAAGAAATGGCTTATATCGGATTTTATGTATGGTATTTCTTGGAGTGGTTATTATGTCTCCTAGTTTCAGGATTTAGCTTTGGTTATGCTTATCATGATATTAGTCTTGAGGAAGAAGCACACTTAAATGATAAAGACCTGGAATACTTAAAAACCAGAAAACATTATTCTTGGTGGTCCTATATAAAACTAGGAAGTTGGAAGAAAAATAAAAATTAACCATATATACATAAAAAGATTATGATTATACTTAGAAATAAAACCTATTCGCATGAAGAAGAAATTGCGAATATTGCGGCAGCTCCTGGAAGTCCAGAGTATAGCCATGAAAGAGCCGAAATAGAAAAGAAACCGGCTCAAGAAGCATCAGCAGTTCAAGAAGGTTATGAAAAAGCATCTCAGGAAATTGATAAAACAGTAGAAGAAGTAGAAATAGTTCCTGAAGCAGCTGAAGAAGCAATCGAAACAGAAGCACGTGAAGCTGGAGACTCTAACTTGGACTCTAGAAATGATGCATTAAAAACTCTTAATGATTTTTTAGGTAACATCCATTAATTATGATTATCCTCAGGCAAAAGAATTATTCCGGCCGAGAAAAAGTACCTCAGGCTATAGCAGAGAAGGCACGAAAATCTGGAGTAGTTCAAAAAGATTCAAATGGTGTCTGGAGAATTATTAGCCTGAAAACTTCTCCGGCCGAATATTGGGATGCACACTATGATACTCGTGAAGATGCTGAAAAAGCTCTAGCCGCTTATCATGCAAATAAACATTAAGAGATTAATTTTAGAAGCGATGAAAATCGGATATTTTGAAAATTTTTACACTAGTACTTTTATCTCAGAATAAAGGAAATTGAGTAGTTATAGTGTTAGGTTTTTAACGCTTTTACGGGAATGTTGGAATCGGTAGACAAGTAACTCTTAGAAAGTTATGCTAATTTAGCATGAGGGTTCGAGACCCTCTTCCCGTACGATAAGTTAACGATGTGAATCGATTCCTTATTAATTCATTTATATAAAATATAGAGAGCTCGACGGGGCTCTCTTTAAATAGAATTAATAAGATGTTGTTTATGATTCATGGGATGTAACTTAGATTTTATATAAATGAATGAAAGTAAATTAAGTAATGTAACAAAAGAAGAATTAGAAAAACTAATCTTTGGAGAAAAATTATCCTATGAAGAAATAGGTAGGAGATATGAAGTTTCTGGAAGTGCTATTAAAAAGAAGGCTAAAAAATTAGGTATAGAACTTCCTAAGAAAAGAGATATAAATTTTAATGAAACTTTTAATAAAGGATACTCTTTTAAGTATAATAAGAAAGATTTAGAGAAGTATTTAGGTGAAGGAAAGAGTTATAAAGAGATTGGAAATATTTATGGAGTATCTTCATCATCTATATATAGGGCAGTTAAAAGTTTTGGATTATCACCTAAGAAAAAATCTCCTAAGAAAAAAGAGTCAAAAAATTTGAATAAACCTAAAATTATAATAAATTCTGTAGATGATAGTGTTTTTTCAGATTATGTAAAGGATAGTTTATCAATAGCAGAAGTCGCTAGATCAATTGGAATAGATAATAATAAAATTAATACTAGCGTTTATAGAGAAATTCATAAAAGAATCGATTCTTTAAAGTTAGATACATCTCATTTTACAGGAGGTGCATGGAATGTAGGAGATAGATTTAGAAAAATAGATAAAGGATTTCCATTAAGTGAAGTTTTAGTAAAAAACTCATCATATAAATGTACTAATTCTTTAAGGAAAAAGCTATTTAATGAAGGTGTAAAAGAACGAAAGTGTGAATGTTGCGGTATAACTGAATGGAATGGAAAGCCTGCACCATTACAACTTCATCATATAGATGGAGATAATACTAATAATTCTTTAGAAAATCTTCAAATACTTTGTCCTAATTGTCATGCTCAAACAGATAATTATTGTAGTAAAAATAAAAACGTCTAATATCTATAATAACCTCTTTTCCTCTTAATAATTCTCTCTAAACAAGGGGGGGAGGTAAAATAATTAACACTTTAAACAATTATTATGTACATAAGAAGAAAAGTATTCTCACTACTACAAGACGGTGAGACAGGAGAAGAGAAGTATTTTTCTACGACCGATGTAACTTTGGATAATCTTGAAGAAAGAATTTTTAGTATTTCAATTCCAACTGAAGAAGAATTAGAACAAAGAGAATTCGGTGCTAGACAGAGAAAACAGAATAGAAAACTAGCTAGATCTATTCACAATGCCGAGATGCAAGCAAATAAAGCAGCTAAGGCACAAGAAAAAGCAGCTAAAATAGTTTCTAATCCAGCTAATTTAGTTGATGAGAAGAAAATGGAAGAAGCTCAGAAACTTACTAAGAAAGCACAAAAAGCAGTTGAATCTTCTAATCGTAATGCAGATCAAGCTTCTCAACAAGTAAAGAATATCTCAAAAACCAGAAAGTCAGTTGCGACAAATCCGGGAGGTCTTGAAATTAAAAATCAAGGTGCAGGAGATATAACTGTTAAGAAAGAAGGTGGTAATGTAACTGCTCATAAGATTGCTTCTAAGAAAAGTGGTCAGACAACAACTACTGTAAGAACAACGTCAACTAAGCCTGATGTTGTAGTTGATAAGATGACATCCAAAGGTTCTAAGAAAGTTTCTACAGAGGCAGTAAAGAAATCCGCTGAGAAAACTCAAAAAGTTGCAGAAGTAGCTCAAAAAACAACAAAAGACTCAAAGAAGATTCTGAATGGGGCTAAAAAATTAATGAACACAAAAGCTGGTAAAATAGCTGGAGGAGTTGCTTTAGCTAGTGGTGCGATGATCGGGGCTAAAAAGTTATATGATCATAAAAAGAAATAAAAAAGATAATCTATAGAGGTAGTGTAATCAATCTCCTCTATAGAACTTAATATAAATATTATAAAATATGAAATTTAATAAAACTCTTGAAGCTGTAAATATTATGGTTATGGCTTCTTATCCGGCCGCTAGATTCTATGAAGCGCAAGGTATACTAATTGAAGAAAATAATAATTTTATCCCTGAAGTTTCTGGAATGGTAATTGTTTATTCATTACCTCTTGGAAAAACGCTTCTTGTAAATGTTGCGGCCGAGTCGGAAGAAGCCTATGAATTTAAACTAATCAATGAAAACTGGCTTGAAGATAGATCTATAACTCCTTATGTAGGTATGACTCTAGAAGATGCTTTTCAAGAATTAGTTAAAGCAGAAAAGATTATTAAATCTAGAAATGTAGTTCTCAGACATCCATTACATCCATCTTATACTCGTCCTGTTTATATATTTGGTGATGTTCGGCGAGGAGGTAATAGTGTTGATGTAATGACTGGAGAAATAAGAGAAGAATAAAAAGATTTGCTTTAGATGATTTAATAATATTATGATGAAAGTTAAAAGATTTTCTCAAACTCAACCAGATATAGAGTGGCATAAAAACAATATAAATCCAAACTCAGGTAGCAATCTGGAAGATGGAAGTACTCTTTATAAAGCAAAATCTGGAGATTATCTTTATTTGTATAAAGATGGTGAATGGGTTATTATGAATGGTGTTAATAAATTTATGCAGGATTCTAAATTATATCAAATTTCAAAATTCGATAAAAACATTCATAATAAGATTGGAGCCGCAGGAGCAGTTATTGGTGGTTTTGTTGGGAGTTTGCCTGGATTAGCAATGGGTAATTTAAAAACAGCTGCTACAGGGGCTGTGATTGGATCAACTATATCTGGATTATATAATAGAAATAAAGCAAAGAAACGTGCTGAAAATATAGTAAAGGATTACGAGTCTAAGTATGGTAAGAATGCTTATACTACATTTATGAAAAAGAAGTAAACTATCTTTAATTTTAAATTACTTTTACTATAATTGAATACCTATTCCATTTTAAGGATGTAGTAAGGAATGATATTCAGTTTATTATATATTTCTAATAATAAAAAATGAGATACACTATTCTCACGAACTATGTATCTCTTGGCAAGTTACTACAAAAATTAATGTAGCAAGTTTAATCCTCATAAAAAATGAGAATTAATTTTTTAAATCATATATAAGGCTTTGAAGTGATAAAAATAATACTGTCTTATTTTCACAAACTGTACTGCCTTTTACGACAAATAATAATAATAAAATTACCTTACATAGGTAATTAGTATAAGTTCCAAGTTTTATTGTAGTAAAAAACTTATACTGATTTATTCTACTACATACCTTAATGATAAAAAATGAGATACACTATTCTCACGAACCATGTATCTCTGCGTAGCAAATTTAATCAACACAGATTGTGAAGATTAAATTCTTATATTAACATATATAAGGCTTTGAAGTCTTATTAAAAATGTGGTCCTATCGTCTATCGGTTAGGACGCGAGATTTTCATTCTCGAAAGAGGAGTTCGATTCTCCTTAGGACTACAAAAGTCAACGATGAGATATCGCAAAGACTTATTTAGACATGTTAATAGTGAAAAGGATAGAATTAGCTACTCTATCCTCTCACTTTAAATCTAAGTAAGGTTACGTAATAATTGATATCTCGCGAAGTGATAATTAAATAACATGTCTAAAAATGATAAATTATTACCTGTACCATTAAAGTACACCTATCCGGTTGTAATGGAAATTTCTCCAAGTAACAAACCATTTAGTAAATTAATTTATATTCCAGAAGAAGGAAAGTGGATTTTAGAATGTAATTTACTGAGATTCTTAAAATTACGAAAAATAGATCTAATAGTTTGGAAGGGTAGATGGTTATATAAAACAATTGTAGATTATGGAGAAGATGACTGGATTGATTTAAAATTAAAATTAGAATATCCTATAGTATTTAGATATACTAAAGAGTATTTAATAGATAACTTAAAGAGAGATCCCTCTTTTAAATGTAAATCTTCAATAATATTAAAAGAAGATTTTATTGAACAGTACGAAATTTCTAGAATTGGATCTAAGTATAAATTTAATTATAGTTTTGATAAATTACCAAAAATTATAAATTCTAGAACTGAGAAAGTGATAATTGACGTTTTAGAAATCAATCCAAAAACTGGGAAATATTATGGAGAATATAAAACCTCATTTGAAAAATTTATTACTTTAAAACATGATTATTGTAAATTATCTAACTCAACAAAACTCAGTGATTCTACTAAAATGAGTAATCAAGAATTTATTAATAAATCTAAAGAGAAATTTGGAGAAGATAGATTTACATACTTGACAGAGTATACAAATTTGTATAAAGAGATAGTTTTAAAGTGCAATATTTGTGGAAATATATTTAAAGTAACTCCATTTAATCATTTGTATAGTAAGTTTGGAGGATGTAATAAATGTGATAATATTAATAGAAGAACTCCTAAATCATCTATTAATGATTTTTTAGAAAGAGCAAAAGAGAAGCACGGGGATTTATATAATTATGATAAAATAATTTCAGAAAATCAATTTAAGGGAATTAAATCTCATGAAAAATTAGACATCTATTGTAATAGGTGTGGAAAGTTTTTTAAACAAACAGCCTATGATCATGTTTATGGATCTGGATGTCCTGATTGTAATAAATTAGGAGGAAAAAGCGCATTAAATGTATTAAAGTGGTTAGAAACAAATCAAATTGATTATACAAGGGAATATTCTATAAAATTAAATAATAGGAACATTAGAATAGATTATGTTTTTAATTATAATAATTGTTGTTTGTGGATAGAGTATAATGGACTACAACATTATAAGAAAGTAGATTATTTTCATAAAACAGATGAAGGTTTTCTTAAACAATTAAATAGAGATAATGAAGTTAGAAAATATTGTAAAGAGAATAATATCATCCTTATAGAAATTCCGTATACATATAACACTTATGAAAAAGTAGAACAATTATTAAATCGAGTAATTTTAAATGGAGAGGATATAAACTCTATTATAGATTATTCAAAATTATATAAAATATGAAAAAATCAGAAACAATATTTCAAAAGTTATTTTCAGGAATTAGTTTTGGAAATTCACGTATACCTTTAATTATGTAGTAGAGGCTTAAGATAGAATAAAATCTTAAGAAAATACCTTAAAATGCTGGAAAATATAAAATATAGATCAGCATCTCTATTTATCGATTAAAAATAGAGTTCAACGACTATAGTAGGTACTTAGATAATATAGTCTAAATTTAATAAAATATATTAAAATAAATTGTACGTTCAAATGTATTTAGTAAAGGTGGGGGAAGAGGGTATTCTGTTATTGGAGGAACTGGAAATGGAAGATTCTTAGATAATGAAAGAAATTCGCCCTTACTTGGTAATTCACAGCCTTCTTCTAGGTTATCCGGTTATCTTGATAGAATGGCAGAGCTTAGGTCATATTATCTTTTAGATATTACAAAGATGGCTACAAATTTCTTTTCAGATTATGTAGTTAATTTTATATCTCAAGATACCCAACAAATAGTTTCTGTATTAAATCCTGAAGATTCTACAAATAATGAAGCTGTAACTACTCGATTAAATGAGATTCTTTTAAAAGATATTAAAATAATTGATTATATACGAGACCATATAAATGACTATGTATTTTATGGAGGTTATTATAGTATGCTTCAAACTCAAAGAGATGAAAAAGGTCATCTTGTATTTAGAACAGAAGAACTTAATAATCCAAATGCAGTAGTTATAAAGAAGAAAAAGAACGAGGATGGAAATATAGAAGATATATTTTTAGCAATCGGAGATGATGGAAATCTATATGAAATTCCTAGTACTGAGGTAATATATATAAGTAATCCTAAACTTCGACTTACAAATGATCTCGAAGAAGGATGGAAAGAAAAGTCTAAACCAGAAAAGCCAAAATTAGGAAGAAATAAGGGATCAGAAAATAGAAATAAAGTTCTTAGGAAAGAATCATTTATGACTTCTGAACCGTTATTTTATTCAAGTATTTTGAAGATAAAAGAATTAGTTATAAAAGAGCTTTTGATATCTCTTATTTCGTTAAGAGATCTTTCATCGCCTCAATTATTGGGATTAAATACCGATTAAAATTTGTCGGATTAGATAAATAAAATCTAATGGAACTTTGTAAATTGCTGGAAGATCAAGTAAAGATAAATCAGCAAAAGATAGTAAAAACTACCTTCTCAACGACTAGATACAAAGAGAGAGTTTATATATAAATTCTTAAAGATATAGTCTAGTTTAACTAAATAATTGTTAATATTCGAAAAGTGTCCCTCTAGAGACAATGAACGAATTATGCGCTCGATTACAGAAACTTGCAAACAATACGAATGAGTTGTCTTCATTCATCACATCTCAGTTCGATGTCACCTCGTTCATTGAGTCTGCATTAACTCAAAATGTTAAGGTTTTTCCTGACTATAATAGTACCATTACCTCAAGGACTTCACTACTCCCACTTGATAAATTAACAGACAAACTTTTAGATCTTATACAGAATCTTGATTATGTAAGAAATAGTGTTCTTTCTCCTCTTGGATTACCATCTACTATATTAGATGGAACATCTGGCAGTAAGTGGTTAATAAATTGGCCGTCTAGAGAAGCAATTCTTTAGATTATTAGTAAGTAAATTTGGTGAAACTATTAATACTAGTAATACCAAGCCTTAGATTAATCTAATTAAGGTATAACGAATAAAGACTTACCAACTTATAAAAAGTTGAATTTATATTCTAAACTATAATAAAAAGATTATAGAGATATCATTGCAGTACTTCAACAGTCAGAAAGAGCTAATTCAAGAGTAACATCATTAATTTCAGGAATAAAAGATTCAATAGTAAATCTTGTTTGTAGTATTTATAAGGTAATATATAATGAAGATTTAGATCCAAGTTTAGTTCAAATTCATATATTCCAGAAAACAACTGTAGAGTATAACAATCAGATAAATGAAGCTGAATCAGTTAGTGGTTTAGTTCAAGGTATCTCTGGAGTTTTATCTAATGCACTCCAAACTTTAGAACAAGCAACTCCATTAATTGAACCAGAATCATATTTAAGTTATATTCAAAACTTACTTAAAGATATTGACCCAAGTACAGAATCTCTAATAAATGAAGATACGATTAAGCAGTATATAGAATTTCTTAATCAAAAACTTCAGGCACAACGAGAACAGCTTGGACTCAGTTAAAATTATTCAAAGAAGATGATAATTAAACGTAAATTATTTGCTTCTAATGATCCCACTCCAGAACAGTCTCCAGAAATTGGTCTAGCTAAACAAGAAATGACTTCTAAGGACTTGCAAATAGAACAAATGAGACTTCAACGTCAAATCCTAGAAACTCAGAGAATGCGACAGAGAATGCAAGCTGAGGAAAGAATGCAAGAAATGAAGCAAGTCAATCAAACTCAGAAACTAGAACAGAAAAAGGATGAAGCTCAAAAAGATAATCAATTAAAAGTAAAGAAAATTGACGCTCAGAATAGTAGGCAGGAAGTAAATAATATAGGATTGTACAAAACAAAATCAAAGCCTACGCCAACAGTATCAATGAAAACAAACTTGTAAGATTATGATTAAAGAAAAGACATTTACAGAAGGAGTGGAAGATTCTAAAGAACAAGAAGAGAAAGGATTTGATCCACTAAGACCGTATATAAAATGAAAATTAAAAGATTTTCCGGTTATTCAGAAGCTGCCCCTGAAGGTGTAACTTATCAAAAATCAAGTCAGGTAATTACAAGATATATTCTTGATCCTCTTGATTCTAGTGTAGATACCTTAGAAGAAACAGATAAACTTGGGGTAACTAAACGAAAGAGTGATAGAATTAAGAAGGTAATAAAACCTCTTAAAAAATATTTTAAATATAAATCAAATAAAAACAGTAATTAAGTATGTATATTAGACGTAAAGTATTCTCATTACTACAAGATGAGACAGGAGAAGAGAGATACTTCTCTACTACTGATGTAACACTGGAAAATGAGGAAGAGAGAACCTTTAGTGTTGCAGAAGATGCAGAAAGTTTGGAAGAAAAGGATTTCTCTGATAAAAAAAAAGAGGAAGATGATGAGCCAAAACTTACAACTAGTGATAAGATTAATATTAAGTTGAATAAAGCTCTGACTACTAAGAAGGATCGCGAAGCATTTGTTGAAGCTTATGAAGATGGAAAATCTCATAAATACGGAAAACAGGCAGCTAAGTATGCAGCAATTGGTAGTGGTATAGGTGGCGGTATATTAGGTGCTGTAGCTGGTGGTAAAAAGGGTGCAGCTATTGGAGCCGGAATTGGCGCTGTTTCAGGTGCAGCAGGATCTTATGCTGGTACTAGAGCAGGTGTTGCACTTAATAAGCTTGCTAGAAAACATAGTGGTAGTCTTGATACTAAAACAAAATTAGCAGTAGATCGAGTAAAAGTAGCAGATGGAAAAATGACAAAAGAAGAATTTGCTAAAAAATGGAGATCTAAGAAGTAAAAGAAATAATCTATAGAGGTAGTGTAATCAATCTCCTCTATAGAACAAACGCGCTAGATTTTTACAACCGAAGATTAATCGCACTAGGTGCAAAAAGTAAACGGTTGATAGTTGTAAAGCGCGAGAACTATAAAATAATAAATGTATGATAGGAACAGTTAACCCATTTAGTGACCCTGAATTTAAGAAACAAATTTTAGGGAAAGAAGGGAGAGCTGTTGATGACCCGGGAGATTATGAGATTTTGCAGCCGGAAGAGGATGTATCTAAAAACCTAAAAAATATTATAGGGTCAGCTCCAGTACTCCCTAAAACGGCTCGCAATATTATTATGGATGCTAGTGCTATTGCGAGTAATCAAAAAGAACAAAAAGCACTAGAATTAACTCATAAATTGAATGAAGTCTTTACTAGTTATAATAAAGAATATAATATAGATCTTCATGTTGATTTCGGAAGCCTCTCAAATACTTTAGTTAATGTGGCAGATCCAAAGTCTAGACATATATTAGAATTATATGTTTCTGAGGTATTTCAGAGTATAAGACCTATTCTAATTCTCAATATGATTTCTAAACTTTGTCTTTGTATTGATTATATACTCGATCCAATGAGACTCTTTGATAGTTCACAAATGACTTTACAAGATTCATTTATTGCTGTGGAAAAGATTATGCAATTTATTCAACAATTAGAAGATATGAAAAATCAAATAATCGTTAAAGGCTCTGATCTTGAGTTGAAAAAAATTGCAGAAGAGACTGGAAATCATGAAATGGAGAGTGAAGAATCAAAAAAAATAGTGGCAGATTTTATGAGATTATTCCAAAAAGAACATGGAATAGAATAAAAATATTTTCCTATACTAATCTTGAAATATGAGATTTTACATTCAATTGTAGTATAGGAACGATAGGTTAACGATGTGAATCGATTCCTTATTAATTCATTTTGTGAAAACATGAGTTAGGGTCTCGACGGGGATCCTACTCTTAATAAAAATCTGAGAATTAATAAGATGTTGTTTATGATTCATTGGATGTAACCTAGAATTCACAAAATGAACGAAGGTAAGTTAAGTAATGTAACAAAGGAAGAATTAAAAAAGTTAATCTTTGAAGAAAAGCTATCTTATGAAGAGATAGGTAGAATGTATGAAGTCTCAGGAGGTGCTATTAAAAAGAGAGCCAAAAAGTTAGGTATAGAGCTTCCTAAGAAAAGAGATATAAATTCTAGTGAAACTTTTAATAAAGGAATTTCTAAAAAGGAAAAATTTATTTGTAAAAATTGTGGTAAAGAATTTACTCCAAAGCAAAAAACACAAAAATATTGTTGTAATGATTGTTGTATTAATGATAAGTCTCATAAAAAATATGAAGACTATTTAAGGGATCCAGAGCCCTATCAAGGTCAAGAAAATATGAGATGGGTTAGAAAACATATTTTAGAAGAACAAGATCATAAATGTGCTATATGTGGAATGGAAGACTCTTGGAATGATAAACCCATTACATTCATACTAGATCATGTAGATGGACATGCAAATAACAATTGTAGAGAGAATCTTAGATTAATATGTCCTAATTGTGATTCTCAATTAGATACTTATAAGTCTAAGAATAAAAATAGTGATAGATCTTATAGAAACAAATACTATAAAAATAAGAAATAAATTAAATTTATAGTTTTAATATTAGGTAAGAATTTTAAATCTTAATAGTATTAGAACTATATTCTCCGTTAGCTCAGAGGCAGAGCGTCTGGCTGTTAACCAGAAAGTCGGTATATCGTAATTACCACGGAGAGCTATATAAGTTTTTAAAGATAAGAAAAATAAAAAAACAATTAATTATGGGAAAAGAAAAATATGACAGAGAAGAATTAATAAGATTATTAATCCATGAAGGAAAATCTTATAAAGAAGTTGCAGCTATATATGCTAATGGGTGCACTGGAGAAGCTATACGTAAAGCAGCAAATAGATACGGGATAAAAGTATCAGATAGAAAGAAACTAAGAAAATGTGAATATTGTGGTAAAGAGCATGATGGTTCTTTTGGTTCTGGAAGATTTTGTTGTTCAGATTGTGCAAAGAAATATTCACTTAGTTTCAGCAAAGGTAAAAAACCAGAAGATAAATCTACTAAAGAAGAAAAAGTAGAAGAGTCTGTAAAGATAGCTCCTCCTAAGGAATGTACCACTGAATTGTCTAGATTTGATGGAAAATTAACTTCAGATTTATTAGGATATGTAGGTGAATGTGCGACAATGTTTCAATTAGCAAGAGTTGGAATTATGTCATCTAAACCTTGTGGAGTAGATAGATATGATGTAATTGCAGATATAGGAGGAATACTTTATAAAATTCAGGTTAAATCTACTGCTGGCTATATTGATAAAGATGGAGCATTATCGTACAATCTTCAAAATAAATCTGGATTATATAAAAAAGGTGAAGTAGATTTCTTTGCCTTGTATAATTATGTACTTGATATTATACTATTAGTTCCCTTTAGTATACTTGAAGGTAAATATAAGGTGCGTATTCATTTTGGAAAAGAAAAAGATGAATCAGATTTATTCTTTTGGAAAGATTATATTTTATTTGATGTAGCGAAATCTTTATTATCCAGTTAATTAATAATAAGTTTGTGTGATACTCAAGTGGTTAACGAGGATAGACTGTAAATCTATTAGCTTTGCTTTCGGGAGTTCGAATCTCTCTCACACAACATAAAATAAAATTATAAATATGAAAGTAAAAAGATTTAGTAAATTAGATACTCTACAAGATTCTATAAAAATTGTAAGTAAGAAAACAGGAGAATCTCTCACAATAAATAGATTTAAATCTTTTGTAGATATTCTTGGAAAATTTATTAAGAGACTTAGAGAATGGAGTAATAAGAGACCGTCATTTGATATTTACTTAGGTTCTGAGAAAGTAGCAGAATTAAATCTTATAGAAAAGTCCAAAGAAGAATTAAATATAATGTGGATTGAAACTTATGAAGATTATAGAGGTAAAGGATATTCTCAGGCTATTCTAACAGAGTTGATTAGATTTGCTAAGTCTCAAGGTTATAAATATGTTACTCTTGAAGTGCCTGGTAGATCTCCTGATGCTAGACATATTTATGAGAAGCTTGGATTTAAGGATGATGGAGTCTTGACAACCCCAGAAGAAGATTTTTATTGGGGAGGTCTTACTAGAATGAAACTTAAATTGTTTGCAAATATTACTAATGTAACAAGTTTAACTCCATTGAAAAATATAATAACAACTACTACTAGAAAAGCTACCGGACTATCTAATTCTAAAATAGCAACACAAGCAAAGAATGCAGCATTAGATTTACACTCTGTAACTAAAGATGCTCAAAATTCTTTTATATCTCCTAATGGTAATGGATATGTAACTAAAAGTTATTTTACTAAAAGACGTCCTAAAGGAAAGAAAGTTGAGTTTGTAGGAGATTTATTTGGGAATCCTAATCAATTACAGAAACCGAAAGTTATTAATAGCAGCAGTAGTAATAAAGGAGGAAATTCTTCAATTAGTAGTTTAGATGCTAAAAGAATGAATTTAAAACGGTATAATTCTCATAAAACAAGATCTTTGGAAGTAACACCTACTGCACCTGGACAAAATGAGTGGGTTAAACGTGTAAAAACTAATGGACAAGCTAGGTGGGAAAATAATGGGTTATATATTCCTGGTTTTGAGAAATTATAAAAAGAGAAAGGATCAAAATTATGATTAATTTCACAGACCATTTTGATCCCACTAAAAATATAGAAAAAGATTTAGCAAAAGTAGATCTTAGGGATCAATACACATCATTAACAGAAGATGAAAAGATAATGGTATTTCTTCGTCTCAAAGGATTTACACACAGACCTCCAACGATAGAAAGATTATATTCTGATGATTATTATTTAGGTAGTCAGGAATTTTTTGATCATGGAGATGTAATATTTCCTTTTTGGAAAGATGGATTGAAGAGAATTTTTCCAAATGAAGTTACAACAGCAAAACCATTACTCTGTTTGTCAGGAGCTATTGGTATAGGTAAGTCTACGGTATCTAAATTAGCTATGACAAATACACTAGCTAGGTTAAGTTGTATGGCTAATCCGTGGAGAACATTTAAATTAGGTAAAAAACCACTTAGTTTTATCATCTTTCATAGAGATGAAGATGTAGCAAATGCTGAATTTCGAAGATGGATGCTAGATGATGTATTAAAGCAGAGTCCATTTTTTAGAAATTTACCACACAGACATAATATAAGAATATTAACTTCTGGTCCTAGGGGTAATGTAGTATAAAAAGTTGCCCTCCATATTAAGAAATTATATGGTAATAAAGTAAGTAAATTCGGTGAAAGGATAATCCCAATACCGAGTCAAGGATCTTAGATAAATCTAAGTAATCTTTGATGTAACGAATAAAGACTTACTAACTTATATAATTATATAAGTTAAATTTATATTCTAAACTATAATAGAGTATTATAGAAATAGATTGGCAGGTGGACTAGGAACTGACTTGATTTTTGCAATCATGTCTGAGGTCAATTTTTGGCCTAACGAAGAAAAAGCCATGGAACGTGTAAATAGTACGTATATTCGTATTACATCTCGTTTTGATGTAAAAGAAAGTTTAACATTAGCCGGAAATCTAATAATTGATAGTTCTAGTAGAGGTGCAGGTGGTCCAACTGAAATATTTCTTGAGAATGCAGAACCTCAATTTACTTGGGATTGTAGACCTTCTCATTATGAAGTTAGAAAAAATCTGTACGAACGTTCAAGGGGAATAACTTTCTCAGTTTATACTGGAGATGGTAAATATCCTCCAAGAATATTAAATAAAAATGATAAAGAAGAGAACTATAAATTAGAAGATGATCAAGACCCTGATAGAGTGGAACATGTACCTATTCAATTATTTGGAGAATTTAAATCTGATTTGATTAAAGCTCTTCAAGATAAATCTGGTATTAATACAGGATCATCAGATAGTTTTTTTGGAGGTACTATAGAACACTTATCTAAATGTTCAACAATAAAGAATAGAATTCCTGAAATTATTACAGTTGATTTTTATGATAAAGAAGATAGGATTATTAATCATGTAGAAAAAATGATTAATCTTATTCCAAGAGGTACTCCTATATGGCTAGGTCTTGACTTAGGTGTAGTAGATGATACAACTGGAATAGCAGCAGTTAGTTTTGATCATTGGGAAAATATAAATGGTACTTTAGTTCCTAAAATTAAGTGTCATTTTGTTTTAGGTGTATCTAGGTTAGAAGGACAAGAGACGAGTTTATTTCACATAGAGCAGTTTATAGAAGATCTTAACAAGAAATTTAATATTATAGTTAGTGCTGACCAAGCTTTTTCTAAACAAATACTTCAATATTGTGAAAGAGAAGGAATTAGAAATAATGGGAGAATTTCTACAGATAATACTCCTTGTGAACCGGCTCTTTATTTGAAGTATATAATAAACAATGAACTTCTTGAAATTCCTGAATATAAAAGATTACAAAGAGAGGCATATGATTTAAGATATGTTGGTCCAAAACGTAAAGTAGATCATCCTAAAAAAGCATCAATATCTCCATTATTTGATAATCCTGATGGTTCTAAGCCAGGAAGCAAGGATTTATGGGATGCTTTAGCTTCTAGTGTTTATTCTTTAAAATTATCTATTGATGAAGGAGAAGAGATGGGATATTCTTCAGGAATAGCTAAACAACTCGAATCTCTTACTAAAATAACAGCGGATCCAAGAGAAGAGTCACAAAAAGAACTTCAAAACATGTTGGAAAATATATTTTAAGATTCTTTTTCCATAATATATAATCAATTCCTAGGATGGCCAGAGGAAAGTGGTCTATTGTTCGATCAAGTCCTAGGAACAGAAAAAAAAGAAAAGAGATATATTTCAATCTCTTTCTTCCATACGTTTTACAAATTCCCATTCTTCTGGAGTAACATAATCCAGAACGCTTTTTGGAATTTCTACTTCTCTATCGTTTAACATTAATTTAACTTTAACAAATAATTTATTAGGAGTAATATCTACATCAGTTACTACTCCATAAAATCCTGTTTTACGAGATTTAACTTTATCTCCTACTTTTAAATTTTTCATAATTTTCTATATTTATTATTACACATATAAGGTTTTTAGAGCTTATGATAATACTACGAAAACAAAAATATAAAGAACTTCCCTGGACCAAAGAAAATATAGAAAAATATAAGTCACAGGAGAATATGTTAAAGCACGCAAGAAATACACCAGGAAAAACGGCTGGAAAATTATTAATAAACCCAGCCAAAGATGAGTTGGTGGGATATATAGCGTGCGAAGAAGATACTATTATTGCTCTAGAAGTTTCTCCGGGGTATAGAGGAAAAGGAATAGCAACTGATTTGATAAATTCTTCTGGGGCTAATAAACTTACAGTATCAAAGAAAAATATAAATGCGATAAATTTATATAAGAAACTTGGATTTGAAATTATATCAGAAACTCCAAAAATATATTTTATGGAGAAATGATTGAACTATAGTATAATTGGCAATACACCAGATTTTGGTTCTGGGATTTCCTGTTCGAGTCAGGATAGTTCAACGAAAGAAAATAATAATAACTAATAAAAACTATGTTGAGAGTTAAAAGATTTAGTAAAGTTACTGATAAAGTTAAAGAAATAGGAAAATCTATTGAACATACAGTAACTCATCCTAAAGAAACTGGTAAGAAGGTGGTGGAGTATGTAAAGAAACACCCAGATGAAGCTATAATTCTTGGAACATCTGATATTGTTCCTGGAGTTGTTGCTGCCAAACTTGCAAAAGCTGGAAAAACAAAACAAGCAGCTATCGCAGGAACTATTGCAGCACTTCCTATTGGTGGTGCATATGTATCAGGGAAAATAGCTATTCGAAAATGGAATGAAAAAAGAAAGAAGAATAAATAGAATAGATTCGAGATGTAGTTCAGTAGATAGAACGCTTGGTTTGGGACCAAGAAGTCGCACGTTTGAGCCGTGTCATCTCGACCTAGATAAATAGACGATGAGATATCGTGGAATTTATATTTAATTTTCATTTATTCAAAATCACTAAGGAAGAGTAAAAGTCGCGAGTTACTCTTCCACTAATGAAAATTAAATAAATTTAAAGTTTGATATCTTGGGAAGCTATAAGTAGAATAAATGAAAAGAAAGATTGATTGGAACAAAGAAGAACTGGAGTATTTATTATTTGATAAGAAACTAACATATAAAGAGATAGCTAATCATTATGGAATTACAAGTGAAAGTGCTGTTCATAAAGCTATAAAAAGATTTGGAATTGATATCTCAGAAAGAAAAACTATAATATCTAAAGAAGATATAGAAATACTTCTTTTTGATAAAAAACTAACTATTTCTGAAATTTCTAAATTATATAACTTAACAGAAGGTGCAACTAGACTTAGAATAAAAAGATTAGGCATTGAATATGAAAAGAAAAATATATCTTTAGTTGATAGAAATATTAGCAAAGAAGATATTGAAAATCTTATCAAAAAACATTTAACCTATAAAGAAATCGGAAATATTTATAAAGTTTCTGCTAATACTATACAAAATTTAGTAAAACTTTATAAAATTAATAGACCTAAGAGAGGGAATGAATTTATTGTAGAACGGATAGATTCATTTGAATATGTAGATAATGTGATAACTAATGAGTCAATTGATAATAAATTTTTACCAGTTCCAATAGAATTATCAGAAAATTATAAGATAGTATTAACAATAAAAGAAGGAAATAAGTTAGTTAAATTATTTTATGTTCCTGAACTAGGAATTTGGTATAATAATTTTTCAAAATTAAAACACTCTATTGAAAATAGATTAGGGATTAATTTTCTAGAATGGGAGTGTAGATGGATTTTAAAACTGCCAATAAGTAAATTATATACTGAATATTGGATAGATAAGAAAATAGAGTACTATTATTCAGATAAGTATTTTCATACTACTGAATACATAAAGAATAGATTAAGAGAAGATCCTAATTATGTTTGTGATTTTCTCATGATAAAAAGTGATTTAATTGAACAGTTTAATTTATCAAGGGAATATTCAGAATATAAATATGAATATGATTTTACGAATACATGTGAATTTATTAAAAATAAAACTAGTAAGTTTTCTGTATTTGTAAATGAAATAAATCCTTTTACTGGAGATACAATAGGAAATTGGGAAACTAATTTTTTACATTTTATTGTAGAAAAGAAAGATAATTTTATATTAGGAGCTTATAAAAGAGCTATTAAACATAAAAAGACAGATAGTCAATTTTTGGTAGAAGCAAGAAAAGTACATGGAGATAGATATACATATTTAGATGATTATATCAATTACGTAACTCCAATAACTATTTTAGATAATTGTACTGGAGATGTATTTAAAATGTCCCCAGTAGATCATATACATAGAAAAATGGGAAATCCTATAATCAATAAATCTACTGGAGAATTATTAATTATAACCTGGTTAAAAAATTTTCAAATAAGTTATTTAGATGAAGTAGTTGTAAATAATATTAGAAAAGATAAAACTAAATCTGTTCGAATAGATTTCTCTATAGTAGTAAATAATCAAACTTACTGGATTGAATATCACGGAGAACAACACTACAATAAATTTAAAAATTTTTATAATTGGGTAGAAGATGATTTTATCAAACAGTTTCAACGAGATACAGACGTTAGAGATTATTGTAAAAATAGTAATGGAGATATTATTCTTTTAGAAGTTCCGTATATATTAAATACATATGAAAAAGTATCTGATTTTTTAAATAAAACAATAAAATATGGAATAGATCCAAATACATTAATAGATTATAAAAGTTTATATAAAATATAAATAAAAAAAATTAATTATGCGCTGTAGAGTTAAATTATTTTCAACAAGCAGCCAAATTTTAGCAAGTGATGGGAGTCATATTCCAGCACAAGTTCTTCAAGATTATCTCAATAGTGATGCTTATAAAAGCTCTATTGAATCGAAGAATATGTTGGGAGGTTTAACTCACAGAGCAAGAAATTTGGCTAATGCAAAAAACTCAGGAACAGCATTATCTAAGACTGTGGGTAAAGATGATATGATGTTACTTTGTACAGAGGCTGCTGCTCCTGTATTTTATGTAACAAAATTAGAGCTTATGCCTGATTCTTGGTGTTATGCTGAAATAGAGTTATTTGATGAAGCCTTAGCAGATGATGAGGCTGCACAAAACATAAAAAGATTAAAGTACTTATTAAAGGCCGGAGTTCGTCCTGGAGTAAGTGCAGTTATCCTTAAACAATATCTGAGGCATGAATTCAAAGTTAATTCATGAAAATGTTTTTAATTGCTGGAAAAATAATAAATTAAATCAGCAAAAACTATTAATAAAAATAGTTTCTCAACGACTAGAGTAAACACTAAGAAATTTTCTTAGATAATATAGTCTACAATTAATTATAAATTAGTTAAATAATTGGGATATTGGGATTCATCTACTTCTGGAGTAGATACATTACGTAAATTAGTAAGTATCAAGGGATTAGATGTTACTTTGAACCCTTCTTGGAAACAAGCTCAAGTAGTACAGACTTGGGATGATGAAGGAAATCTAATATCTGATGGGGAAGAAAAAAACTTTTCGGATATAGAATATACTCCAAAGGATTTTGAATTTAAAGGACTTAAAGTAAAAGCTTTCTCTGATTTAAATTCTCTTGGATGTGGAGATATGTTAAAATCATCCAAGATTGATGGAAAATTTACAAAGTTAAAAGCAAAAGTTTTCTCCGCAGATGGAATGGTAGAAGAAGTTTTAGAATCCATTAGTAAGATGCCAAAAGAACCTGTTCAAAAAGATTTCTCAGTAATTGCATTAAGAGATAGAATTCGTGAATCAAAGTATTCAACTCGTCAAAGATTTCGTGTATTGATTCTATCTTACAAACAACTTCTAAAACAGCAAGGCGGCCCAGAGAAAATAGATCCAGAAACACTTAAAATCATGAAGTCTTTGTTTACTACAGATCTTTTGGATATTATGAAGTCGATTACACCAGAAATCATGAATGGAAAAAATCCAGGAACATTACTTGGTGCTTCTAGTTTAGGTAAGAATGTACGTAAATAATATGCGTTTTTTATATGAATTGCTGGAAATATCTAAATGAGATAAATCAGCATCAAATCATACTTAGATAAATCTAAAGAAGTGATTTGTTCAACGACTATGTATATAAACTGTCAAAATAGACAGAAGATATAGTCTAAATTATAAATAAATTTTATAAATACATTGATAAGTGTACAAAAATTGTTCTTACCATATAAGATGGCTATGTCTGAGGTATCTAAAACTAATGCAATATCTAAGGCAAGATATCAAAAAATTCAAGCTGCTTATTCTGACTTTGTTAATGCAATGTTAGAGGAAATATTCGCGCCGAAGAATGGTACGAAGAAAGAAGAGCCAGTAGAAGAAGAAAACCCTGAAGAAAACAGTTAAAAGATTATGAAAGTAGAAAGACGTAAATTATTCTCTTCTTCGATTTCTCCACGGCGCAAGTTATTTTCAGGTGGAGTAACTCAGGCAGAATATAAGAAAATTCAGTGTAGAGATTGTGGTTATATTATGGATACTTTAGCCACTACAACTAACTTCTTATGTCCTAAATGTGGAGCTGTAAATAGATTTAATGTTTTAGAAGTTACACCAAGTCCTGAAAATACTCCTGAAGCTGTACAAGTCGAAGTATCAAAAATTGAAGAAGTAGAAAAAGGATTCTCAAGACGTTCGTTATTCGGCGGAGATAATAATGCCGCTGTACAAAAAGAATTTTCAGAACCGTCGAACGAATTTGAGGTAAAATTAAAAGAATTTTCTGGCAAAACTTTAAATGAATCAGAAGTTGTTAAGGCATTTGGTATTTCCGCCGAAGATTTAGTTGAAAAAGGTTTTGCTAGTACTGATGAAGATAATAAAGTTACTATTCCTGAAACTGCATTCTTACAATCTAAATTATTCTCTAAGTTAATCGTATCAGTGACTAAGATTTTGGATTTAGACCCAATAGAAGGACCTAAGGAAGACATAATTAATATGTTAGAATCTAAAGGATCTTTAGGACCGAAAGGTATAATGCTAATTAAAAAAGCTCATTCTCTTCCACTTGAAGAAATGAAAGAAGTTGAGTTCTCTAGCACTGAAGAAGTAGAGGATTGGATTAAAGATTCTGGAATTATTGGAGACTTAAAGATAGAGTTTGGTAATTCTGCAATGGGAATTAAAGAATTTACAAAGATCCTAGAAGAGAGATATGATGATGCTCCAGATAATATAATAGATATATTAATTGATCGTGGAGTAATCAAAATTCAAGGAAATCAAGTTGATATAATGAAATAAAATATTTATAAAACTCAGTATGAAAAATACAAGATTTATGGAAGTCCTATTCTCAGCTGTAGAGGATAAGGATGAAGAATTAGCAAAGCAAGTAGCCAAAGATATTGAAGATGCTAAGGCTAATGGCTCTGTTGATACTGAAGAAGTAAAATATGAAAATATCGGTGACGGTAAAGTTTCAGTAACAGACAAGGAAAATGGCGAAGTTACTATCGTTGAAAAGGCTTCTGATGAGGATGATACTTATGATATGTATCCAGCTGAACAATCTGAACAAATCGAGGGATATCTTCATCCGGAAGGGGATGGAGTAACTCCGGGTAATCAGGTAGGTGCAGCTGACGAGGAAGTTGAAAATCATATGGATGGTAGTGCTGTTATTGCACCAAATCTTCCTGATGGTGGTTTAAATCCAGCAGCTGGTCATGAAGAAAGTGTAGAAATTACTGCACAAGAAGGTCCTGAAGCTGTAGAAGAATGCGAAGAAAAAGAATTCTCTGTAAGTACTGATAATAGCGTAGTTCTTAGAATTTTCTCAGATCAAGAATTTTGTGAAAGATTATTCTCAGAAGTTATTGAATCAGAAGAAACAGCTAAAGTAGGTGATCTTAAAGTAGAGAAAACTGGTGAAAATGAAGTAGTTGTTACATCAGAATCTACAGGTGATCAAGCAAAGGTAGAGTTTAATGGTGAAGATATGGATGTTACTGAGCTAGAATCTAAGAATTTTAGTGAAGCAGAACAGTTTGATCCGTTGTTTGTAGTAGGAGTAGATCCAGTAAATCATGTTATTGTAGATGCTCCAGAGTATGACGAAGCATCAGCTCAAGAATTAGTTCAGAGTTTAACAGAAAAAGGAGTAGCAGGAGTTAGAATTTTTGATAACCCCGAAGACGCTCGTGAATATGCTATCGATCTCTTGAATGGTCTTGGTGTAGTTGAAGATGAACAACTTGGAGAACCTGAACAAGCAGAATTTTCAGATCATACTATTTACTTAACTGAATTCCAAGCTGATAATACAGACTTTATGTGTCGTTTCTTCTCTGAATCTGTAGATAGTATTAGTGCAACTCAGGATGCTATTGAAGATGCTATTGAAAATGGTGATGAGATTGAAACAGATTCTGAAGTTATTACACCTATCGATTCTAAGACTGCAGTTATACAGGATAAAAATAAAGATGAATTTACTAAAGTTAGTTTAGAAGGTGAAGAAATGGAGCTTGAAAAGATAAGCGAAGATCAAGCAGAAGAGTTGACAGATCATATCGTTGTTTCTGAAGAAGAGGAAGACGAAGATGAGGAAGAAGAAAAAGAATTCTCTGATGTTTGGTGTGACGAAGCAGAAACTAAATTTTTCTCAGAAAATGAAGAACTTACTCAGTATATGATTCGTTTGTTCTCTGAAGAAGCTGATTCTGCTGAAATTGAAAGCGCAATCCAAACTGGCGAACAAGTAGAAACAGATAAAGAAATTATTACGCCTATCGATTCTAAGACTGCAGTTATACAGGATAAAGAAAATGGCGAATTTACTAAAGCTGAGATGGATGAAGAAGTTCTTGATGTTAATCCTATCTCAGAAGCAGAAGCCGATAATCTAACAAACAGTATTGCAGTAGAAGATAAAGTTGAAAATCATGAAGAAAAAGAATTTTCTGAAGATATCTACTGTAATGAGGCAGAAACTAAATTCTTCTCTGAAGGTGAGGAATTTACTGAATATATGGTTCGTCTATTCTCTGAAGAAGATGGTCATTGTCCAGTAGAAAAAGCTATTGAAACTGGTAAGAAAGTAGAAACAGATAAAGAAATCATTACTCCAATTTCAGCTACAGAAGCAATTATAGAAGATAAGGAAAATGGTGAATTTACTAAGGCTACTATGAGTGAAGATGATATTGAATGTCATCCATTATCAGAAGAAGAAGCTGACAAACTTGAAGAACATTCTATTGATAAAGAAGAAAAGAAATTCTCAGGAGATTATGAAGATCCTATTCTTAATAAATTCTTCTCAGATGTTGTAGGTGCAGTTCCTGTTCCTGCTGGAGAAGTAGATCCTAATACTCCTGTAATTCCTTTAGCTGATCCTAATGCTGTAGCTCCTCAGGAAGTAGCAGTTCCGGCAGGTGTTGCTCCTGCACAAGGTGGTGCTACTAGTGTTGAAGCTATTGAAGATAAAGCACTTCAGGCAGTTCAAAGTATCCAAGCAGTAGCAGAAGAAGCAGCTCAGCAAATTATGGAAGCAAAACAAGCTCCTGCACAGGCTCAAGAACAAGATCTTCAGGAAGCTCAGTTCTCAGAAAAGAAATTCAGTGATACAAATGATACTCTAGTATCATGGTTGACTGGAAATAGTTTTCGTAAGTAATTAAATATAAATAGATAGGTTTATGGTTATCCTCAAAAACCATTTTACATAAACTAAAAATAATAAAAACATTATATACATTATGAATACACAGTATTTGCAAATGATGCAGACTCCTTCAATGATGGAGGCTCTTATTAATAGCTCAGTATCAGCAGAAGATGCTAACCTTCGTTCTCGTGAATATGCTAAGATGTTCTCTCGTAACGATGAAATGAAAGATTTGTTTGGTCTAGGTAATGCAGGTAATTTGCTGCAGAAGACTTTCTCTGGTTATGCAGAAACTCCGTTGCTGTCTACTCAGTATTTCAATGCTTCTGTAGCTTCTTATGTAAGCTCATTCGCAGGTTATATGTCTATCGAACGTGACTTTGATCAGCCTAATGGTTTGTTCTATTGGTTCGACGTTTTGGGTGTAACTGATATGCGTTCTGTTATTCCTAACTTAGGTCCGGATAACTATCAGGATATTCAAGCTATGGGTAACTTTACTTTGAATATTACTCCGACTACTAATGCTGACTACTCTTCTTTGATTGGTCGTAAGATTATCCCTGGTACAGTACGTGTTAAGATTGCTACTGCAACTGAAAAATTCGAATTGATCGATAATGGTCAGGGTGCTTTCATGGCTGTTGCTGGTAAGATTTCTAACGGTACTATCAACTATTTGAATGGTCGTGTAGAATTTACTTTGGCTACTGCTTTGGCTGGTGATGCTGCTACAGAAACTATCACTATTGTAGGTAAGGAAGATGTTACTGGTACTCCTTGTAATACTATTGGTGCTTCTAATGCACATGCTAATGATAAGAGATTTATCGCTAAGATGCAACAGCTTGGTTTGGCTACTGTACCTGATATGTTGGTAGCTGAATATAACATTGCTGCTTTAGGTGCTATGAAGAAAGCAACTGGTTCTGATATGGCTACTTTCTTGTTCACTAAGCTTCGTGAATTGTATACTAAGGTAATTAACTATAAATTGGTTTCTACTTTGGAAGAAGGTTATAATGGTAACGTTATGGCTGACTTGGATTTGACTCAGGGTGCTATGACTGGTCAGTTCATGGATTATCGTTCTAGAGTTGACTTGTTCGATGCTTACTTGATTAATGTTGAAAGTGCATTGGCAACTAAAGCTGTTAAGGGTGTTGATGTTACTGCCTATGTAGCTGGTAATATGGCATCTAATCAATTCCAGAAGGGTGGAATGATTGGTAAATGGGAACGTAATACTAAGATGACTTATATCAATGATCTGTTGGGTTGGTATAATGGTATTCCTGTACTTCGTTCTACTGATATTGCTGAAGCTCCGGGTGAAGGTACTTTCTATGCAATTCACAAAACAAAAGATGGTCAGATGGCTCCGCTTGCACGTGGTATCTATATGCCTTTGACTGATACTCCGACTATTGGTAACTACAATAACCCAACTCAGATGGCTTCTGGTATCTACTATCAGGAAGGTACTAAGTATATGGCTCCTGAATTGGTACAGAAGGTTACTTTCAAATTCGGTATCTAATTAAACCATAAAAATCATTTGGATCGTTAAACTCTCAGATCCCTAAAGAATAAAATGATTTTAAACAAAGAGAGGGATTCCCTAGGTCTTATAGACTTAAGGTTCCTTCTCTTTTTAATTTTTACAATTATGGCAAGTACATTTAGATTAAAGAGAAAATTATATTCTGATGATAAAGGCGGAATGAGTACTGGGAAAAAATTAGCTTTAGGTGGCCTCGCAGCAGGTGCAGCCATTCTTGGGGCTAAAAAAGGTGCATTTGGTGCTAACATAATGGCTAAAACTAATACTGGACTAATGAAAGCTGGTAAAGCTGTTGGAGGAAAAGTTGGAGATAGAATGATGATGTCTGGAGCTAAGGATTTTGGAGTTGCACGAGCTAAACAAATTGATAATGCACTTTTAAAGAAAACAGGATCTCAGATGACAAAACAAGCTTTTAATGCAAAAGCTGATCAAAAAGGTATGCAGGCACTTGGAAAAATTATGAAATAATTATGGCAACTTATAAGCTTAAAAGAAAAAATTTTGGATTATTTTCTCCATTCGCCAAAACAGCGGCAAATTGGACTGCAGCAAAAGGAGCTTTTAAAGCAGGAGAAAATGCCAAAGGTTTTAAGAATTTAGCTTCTACTATGGGAAGAGGTTCTATTGGACTAGGTAAAGGGTTAGGTGTTGCTGCTGCTGGTACTGCTGCATTAGGTGCTGGTACATTCTTAGCAGCAGAAAATAAAGCTAATAGTTAAAGAAGAAGTTAATCCCTGAAAATTAATTTTAAAATATTAAAATAAGTTTTATGAGTGATGTAATTTACAGAGGTCTTAAACTCTCTTCTAATAAATGTAGGTATTTTCAAGTAAAAGAAGGACAAATAAGCTCTATAGTAGAGGATACTTCAAGATCTACTCTCACTCTAACTTATTCTCCAGGAAGTACTTCTGGAAGTTTATCAGATCTTTTAGGAATACCATGTACTGAGAAAAGAATTGACATGCTCCCTACAGGACTTCCTAAATTATTTAAAAATACTTATGTTACATTAAATGGACTTAAGTTAAGAAAATTAACTTATGATCCACATACTATTAATATAGTTATTGTAAATGACTCAGAATCTAGAGTTATCCAAAACTATAATTATACAACAATAGTAGTTTCGGAAGGAGATTATAAAAATCCTGAGTTTATAAATTTCTTGTTTTACTCTGGAAATCTTATATATCTTCAACCTATTGGACCTAGACCAAGCTGTTATGAGATAAGAAATTTTCCTAAAATTATAATTAGTTCAGATGATGTTACACTTGAATCTGAATCTGAAACAATATTTACATTAAGAAGGAAATATAATGATTATGTTATAAGAGCTGTAGATTATCAAGATCAATTTATTCTAGAATTACGTAAAATTTTAGATGATTATGGTTTAGAGTTAGTTAGAATTAATAAAGAAACTACATTAACTAAAACATCACATGTTGTTTATCAATTTCTTCAGACTCCAGTGAAAGATAATCATCCTAAGTATTCTGATGATAAAGTAATGCAGCATAAAATACCAGTTGAATTTTATCTAAGAAGTACTGATATGCCATTATTCTTTGACTTTAAAAATAGATATATGAATGTCACATTACTTACTAATTTCTGTGAATTCAAAACATCAGATAGATATGGACAAAGATGGACAGCTGCAATAAAATGGGGAGGAATAACTGAAGATTTTAACCAGACATATCAACAAGATGATAATTCAAATTTCTCTTATCAATGTCAATTCAGATGTGAACTATTTTTCTATGAAGTAATTGATGATAGATATAAATTCCTAGAAGAAATAGTTCAGAATATAGAGTTTGAACGAAATAATCCAGATTATCATTATGAAGTTCCGGTTGATACTGAAACAACAATTATAAACAAAGGGTTATGATAAATTTTAGAAAGAAGAAATACCTTATCCAAAATTTAATGCCGGACGCTATTGAATATTTAAAGAAACAAGGATTACGGCCTAATATTATAACTCCAGAGCAAGCAGATAGCGTTAGTAGAGTTAATTCTAAGGCTATGGTTTTAGTTTCATTTATAAAAAATGAGTCTGGATATTATCAAATTCAAGTACAGGATAAGGAATTATACAATTATACTCAAAAATTAATCAAAGATATTTTTAGAATGAGAATAACTGATATTAATAAAGAAACCAGAGTAATCACAGCAGAAACTGATCACTTAGGAATAGCTTTTGATATTATAGAAATTCTCGCTACAAAATATAATTTATCAGTTGTGGCATGATTAAATTTAGACAGAAAGAATTTACAGAATATGATGCAATGAGAAGTCTTTATGTAAAACTTATGCGATATTCTGATAGAAATAAATTCGGAGTAATAGATACTAGTGCATTAATTCCTGTTCTTAGAGGAAATAATGTAGTAATCGAAAGATTTGTAATTAGTACTTCTATGTTTGGAAAAGATAAATATAGAATGTATCTAAAAATTGGTGCCAAAGCAAAGTTACCAGATGAGGTTAGACTTCCAGGTAAAACATATGATAAACGTCTTGGAAATATGCAATTAAACGTAAGTCATTCTATATTTGCGCCAAAAGATAGTGATCCAAATTGGAATAATAACAATAATGGAGGAAATAATAATACTTCTTTAGGAGACACTTCTGGACCTAGGAATGATAATCCTGAAGAAAGAAGAGGTGGAAAAAAGAAAGAAAAGAAGTATTCAGAATTTCCAGGATCAATTTTAGAGCAAAGAGAATTTAAGAGTAAAGGCGGTGATAAACAATATCCCTATCTATCTGGTTCATTCTCTCCTTCCTTTGATCTATCTTATGAAGTTTCTGAATTGCTTGGAGAGGCTATCAAATATGATAAAAAATCAAGATCATTGGTCTTAGAATTCAAATCTATCGAAGATGCTATTAATGCATTGAATATATTACCCTTCGGATTAGGTTATAAAATATATTTACTTAATGCATGATGATTGTAAAGAGATTTTCTCAAACCAAGATATTAAATACTAATAACCCAGCTCTTGGTTTCACTAAAGGGAGAAAATATGATACAGATATGGATAGACTGGGTAGAATGAATACTTCTCAACGTGAATTAGCTGGAATCGGTAATTTAGGAAAAGAAATGAGAAAATTAAATCAAGAATTAAATCGTGGAGGAAGAGGTAAATGGCAAGATACAGATTAAAAAGAAAATGTTACAATGCACTAACTGAAGCTGCCGGAAATACACTTGGAGGAGTTACAGAAGGAGTTGGTAAAGCTCTTGATAATAAAGTAGCCGGAATCGCTGGTGGTGTTTTAGGAGCTACTAAATTAGGAGGAACTATTGGAACAATGATAGGGGGACCATTTGGAAGTATTTTAGGTATGGGAGCTGGTTATCTCTTAGGTTCTGCAGCTACTAGAGGTCTTGGAAAAGGTCTTAAAACTGCCGGTCAAGATATGCAGACTTAATTATAGGAGGATTTAGATTATGATTAAGTTTAGACAAAAAGAATTTTTTTGGGGAATGGCTTTAAATGCTGCAGGGGCTATTGGTACAGGTCTTTCTCTAAAACAAGGCTCTGATCAAATGAAACAAGCTGAGGAACAAGCAGCACAGGCAGAGGAGCAAAATAGAAAGATGACCAAAGCTTTAAATAAAATTGCAGAAAACGCAAAAAATAATCCACAAGCAGCACAACAAGCAGCAGATGTAATGGGACAAAAACAGTTTGCTCAAATAAATTTTGCAAAACTTACAGCAACTCTTAAGAATAATAAAACTTTAGGAAATGCTAAAGGTCTCGCTAAAGATGTTGGTAAAATTGTGTGGAAAGGAAAAAATAAGCTGATTGGTGGAACTATGATGGGAGCTACAATGGCAGGAGCTTCATATCTTACTGATAAAGCAATTCAAAAAGATATGAAGAAAAATGGAATGCCTCTTGAAAAAACCTATTCTGCTGGATCTATAATGAAAGCAGTAAAAGGTACTGGAAAAGTTTTAGGAGAAGCTGCAAAAAAAAATAAAGGAACGTTAATAACGATGGCTGCTCTAGGTTCTGCTCCCATGGCTCTCGGATACTCTGCTGAAAAAGCTCAATATAAAGATCAGATGGCATTAACTCAGAGAAACTATGCAGTCCCTGGAGTAATGGCAGTTAAAAGATTACTTACTGGCGCTTCTAAATCTGTAAGAAATTCACAGATATTTAAAACTCCTGGACAAACAATTTTAGGTGGACTTTCTAATTTATCTGGCGGAGGTGGTCGAAAAGGTGTATACAAATTCGGTCATCAGTTAAATAGATATGGAAAACATTCAGGTTCAGTATGGTCTCAAAAAGCAGGTAAGTTCATCATGGATAACCCCAAAACAGCCTTAGCAGGTAGTATTCCAGTCGGTGCTGCAGTTTTAGGAGCAACGTGGGGAACTGGAGAGAAGATAGTAAATAAAACAGCTCGGGCTCTAGATAAAGATGCTTTCAAATATCAAGATTCTAAAAATCAAGAAATACAATGATTATAAAAAGAAAATTATTCACTAAATACGACGATACTGATAATCTTAAGAGAATGAAAGATTCAGATATTCTTGCTGAAAAACCAAAACAAGCTCCTGGATATGGTTCTGTAGCTGGTGCTGCTCTTGGTGGTGCTGCTCTTGGTGGAACAGTTGGTGCTGTTGCTGGAGCTTTCGGAAAGAATAAGGCAGGTCGTAGTTTACTCGGAAGAATGGGTAAAGGTGGAAAAACTGGATTAGTTGTTGGTGGTCTTCTAGCAGGTGGAATGGCTCTTCGAAATAGAAATAAACAAGCTGAAAATAATGAATGGTATAATAAAAGACTTAATTATGCTCAGAGACAGGCTAGACGAAGAGAAAAACAGGATTGGAAGACAAATATGACTCAAAGAGATGGTTATTCCTATTAAAATTAATAAAAAATTATGGCAAAATTTAAACCAAAGAAAATAATCAGAGATGTAAAGGAGTTTTATAAAAATAACCCTACGGCAAAAATTACTACTGCCACTGCTGGATTTTCTGGAACTAATCTTGCTATTAATGCTACTAGAAAAAATTCTGATAAAAAATATCAAGAAGAACAACTAGAAGCAATGGATAAATTAACTAAAGCACTTGGAGGAGTTAATAAAACTTTAAAAGAGGTAGAAGTAAAAGAACCAAAAAAGACAACCTCTTATAAATTTAAAAAAATCTTTTCCGAGAGAAATGATAATAATATGATTACATTTAGAAGAAAAGACTTTAGTATATTATCTGATACTGTTAAAGGAGCTATAATTGGTGGAAACGTAGCTACCCTAAGTTTACCATTATCCGGAAAAGATGCTAAAAATATTAAATATGAAGGAAGTAACCCTACTTTCCGAAAATTAAATACTCTAAGTCCATTTGCTAAACGACTTGGAGTAGTAGCCGCCGGAACATTAGTCGGAGCAGCTCTTGGAGCCTTAGTTGGTACTATAAAAAAAGGTGATGAGGCTATTTCCAGAAAGTTAACAGTTGACAATAGATTAATGGATAGAGTAGTAGAGGATCTTAAGAAAACAGGTTTTAAAGAAGGCTCCGATTTTACAAGAGATCCTAAAACGGCGGATTCTCTTAAATCAGCAATAAGTGTAGCTATAACAAGAAATTCTGGTGAACTTAGACTTCTAGTAAATACAATAGCAGATAATAAACTAAAAGATATAACAAAAAACATAATACGAAATCTACCAAACTCAAGTGCAGTAACAGAAGAAAGTAAAAGTAGATATAATGAGATTTCTATAACTACTATATCTGATGGAACCGCTGATGTTGGTTTAATAGCTGGAATATGTGAAAAATTTATAAGAAATAAATATCCAGTATATCTCGTAGAAGTTGGTTAAAACAAAACAATTAATTATTATATTTAAATTATGGCACAATGGACTGAAACTCTCGAACCGTATGTAAAAGTTATAGAGAGAGTACATACCGCAGCTCTTAATCCTACTGCAGGTGAAAGTTTAATTATCGGAGTGACTTTAATTTCTGATGCAGGCCCAGCAGTTCCTACATTGATTTCTAGTCAATCTGAATTCTTAAAAACTTATGCTTCAGGAGACTTAACAGAAGATTATATGGCATCCTTAAATAATCTTTATCATGATGCTAATAATACAGGAGATAAAAATGTAGCTGCAACAATGTGGATGAATGCTTATAGATTGGCTGGCTCTAATGTTATGCTGGTTTGTAGAGCATCTAAAGCTAACGATATCTACTACGCTAAACCCATGACTAAAACTGATTATAGTACATATATCCTTAGAGATGGTGCTTTAATGAAGGGATTTAGAGATGCTGATAAAGGTGTCGTTAAATTTGTTCTTGATATTGATGGAGATGATGCAGAACATGATCAAGATGGATGGTCAATTAATTTGAATGGAGTAGGTATTCTTGGTAATCGTACAACTGATGATGGTCCTCAGTATGACTACTATGTAAGAACTCTCCCTGACTTAGTAAATCAGATGAATGAAACTAATAAATTCTTCTCTCCATCTTATAAATTCTTCACAGATCCTAATAATATCGTTCCTGAAAATGAAACGACTGATCCTGATAAAGCAAAGGCAGTTGTATTCTATGAACTTTACCTAGGACAGGATATGCTAGATACTTCAGATTCTAGATGTCCACTAGGAAAGCAGTATATCGTAATTTGTGAACCTGATTGGACTAGTGATAATCCTAATCAAAAACTTATAGATATTAATGCTTCTGCTTGGTCTGGTTTCGAAGAACAGAAATATTATGCAGTTAATCAATATAACTCTAATACTGATCTGAGAGTTAGAATTAGACGTTTTAATCATGATGCAGTAGTTACCAAAGAATTAACTAACCCCGCTTTGAACGAAAACTCTGATTCTCCTTATATGGTACTATCGGCCGTTCTAGATACCTATACTAAGAAAGGAACAGTAGAACCGTCAGAAAGTATCCTACAGCGAGATTTTTATGAAGTCGCTGTTCTTGATCCTAATATTTCTGACGAAGTACAGTTCTTTAATATAGGTAAAGTAACCGGCCGTGGAGATATGGAAGTATCAGAACTCAATGAACTCCTAAGTATGATTCAACTTCAACTCCCTGACGATATGAGAGAGCTTGGATTGAACTACTATGGATACGGAGCTGATGATAAAGTATGGGTAGAACTTGATCCTAATGACCCAAATGCAGGTTCTTATAAACAAACAGTTTCTTCAATGACTGATCTTTACAACTCAATAGGTATGTCAGTTGGAGATGTTTACCGAGTTGGATCTGGAAGTTCATATAAGTACTATGAATATCAAGAAAATGGTGGAGATCAAGTTTATGCAAAATTAGGCGTAGATCCAACTGAAACAGATATTCTTGACGTATCTGAATCGGATCTTAAGAAAGCACTTGACGAAATCAATATTCAGGAAATTTATGTGGTTGAAGGATTATGTGACCTTGGAAATACATCACTAAGTTTCCAGAATTACTTGGCTAATATGGCTATCAACTCTAACTATTTCTATCCAATATCAACAGTTCAGAGCACAAATTATATGACTATCGCTAATAATGCAACTAAGATAGCACAAGATTCATATAAACTCTATCTATCTGCACCTTGGGATATCGACTCTGGTACATTTGGATGGAAATATTATTGCTCACCTGCTGTTGTTTATTGGGAAGCTGTAGCTAGAAACCGTAGAAATAATGCAGAATTTGCTCCTGTGCTTGGACAAACTAATGGTATTGTTCAGTATCAAAGACCTATGACAGAGTTTAATAAGAAAACTCGTCAACTTCTGCTATCAAAACGAGTAAATACTGTACTCTGGAATTATCAAACTAACGCTTGGAATATGAATGATAAACAAAATTGTCCAATTTATTGAAATTGAATTTTTATGAACTGCTGGAATTTATATTAAAAATAAAAATCAGCAAAAAGGATTACTAATATAAATCCTTTCTCAACGACTAAGTATAAAAGATAAATAAATTTTATTATTTTTCAAGATATAGTCTAGCGAAATTACCAAATAATTTTCTAAAACGAATTATACTAAGCAAAGTGTGGATAATATTGTTTCAGATGAAGGTAACTCTCGTTTAGCTATTCGTATCTCAAAAGCTATGCCTGTATTACTTAAACAGTATATAGGCTGGAGAATTGCACCAAAACTATGGGAAAGTGCGATTGGAACTATCGATTAATTATGTAGTCGCCTAGAGTGGATCTAGGAAAATTATACCAAAATGCTGGAAAAATCTTGGTTACACCAAGTATAAATCAGCAAAAAGGATATCTTAGATTTATCTAAGTAAAATCCTTTCTCAACGACTAAATGTATAACTTAAGAAGTATTAATTCTTAAGATGATATAGTCTATTTATTAACAATTATTAATAACTTAAAAGTACTGGTTCAAATCAACTATTCTCCCAATGTCTTATAATATTGATGATTACCGTTAATATAAATTAAGCGGCCTTAAAATTTTTAAGGAAAAATAAGAAAATGCTGGAAAATAAAAATAATCAGCAAAGTATCATTATTGATACTCTCAACGACTAAGTACTTATTTGTTTAAAATAAAATTAAGCAAATGATATAGTCTGATCTTAATAAAATTAAATATTAAGTTACATAAATGATTATCATCGATGAGACAAATAACCCTGTTCAAATTCAGCGTAAATAATTGCGCCTTGGATTTTTATATTACCAAGAAAAATAAGAGAATTGCTGGAAGATAATAAAATAAATCAGCAAAAATAGATAATAAAATCTACTTCTCAACGACTATGTACTTATTAAAATGATATAGTCTGATCTTAAATATTAATCTTATATTTAAGTTTAACAATAATGCAGAATAAAATGGTGGTTAATGTTTTGGTTAGATATCAACGTGCCCTTTCGAAAATTTATATAAGAGAGGCTAATGTGAATTTTAACATTAGAAAATATCTTAAACTGCTGGAAAATGTGAAACATAAATCAGCAAAAACTATTTTTTTAATAGTTTCTCAACGACTATAGTAGATACTAAGATAATATAGTCTGCCTATTATAAATAATAATAGAATAAGCGAAATATGTCATCGTAGAGTATATGCGATTATTATACCAATTGCTGGAACTTAATAAATCCAAAGAATCAGCAAAAATAGATATAATTCTATTTCTCAACGACTAGATGTATAATTAAAATCTTTAAACTGATTTTAAAAGATATAGTCTGAACATGAGTAGATAATACTTAGCAAACATATTGATATCACGACATTTTCGACGTTGGTATGGATCTTGCAGTCTCAGAGTACGAAGATACTAGAGGAGCAGCCCTTGAATAATAAAAACTATGATAGTATGCTGGAGAAATCTGGCATACTATCCTTTATATATAATTTATTATGACAAAACTAACAGAAAAAGAAATATTAGAGAATATCAATAAAAAATTATTGATATTCAATAATATAGAATTTATAAAAATAAAAAATCCAGATTGGAAAAATACAAGAACAATAATACTAATAGTAAAATGTAAGCTTCATAATTTAATTGGAGAAGTAAACTATAGAAATTTTATTAGAAGTGGCTGGAGTTGTAGACAATGCAAATCAGAAAAAATAAGTAAAAGTAAATCCATTAGTGAAAAAGATGCACTTGATGAGATTAATAGAATAATAAATTATTTTAATAATTCTAGAAAAGGTAATATTTCATTCTTAGGTTTTGAAAATAATAAATTTATAAATGGAAATACAAAACTGATTATTAAATGTAACATACATAATTTAATAGGATATCCTAAATATTCAGAATTTAAGAGAAAAGATAAATTAGGTTGGTTATGTCCTGAATGTGTAAAAGAAAAAGTTAGTAGTAAAAGAAAAATTACTGCAGAAAAAGCACAAGAAATGGTATACAATATATATGGATATGACACCAAGTTTTCAAAAGTTAAAGAAACTTTTAAAGATTATGGTGAACCAGTTACATTAATATGCCCAATACATGGAGAATATGAAATATCATTTAGAACATTAGTGTCATCAAGAGGAAAAGGTACCTGTCCTCTTTGTGATTTAGAAAAAATATCATACACAGAGGAAAAAGCTGTATCTGTATTAAACATTAAATTAAAAGAAAAAGAAGATTTATTTAATATATCCTTTAAGTTTTTAGGATTTGAAGATAATAAATGGAATGGTTCCTTTACTAAAATAACTTTACAATGTAATAAACATAAAAACATATGGAAGACAACCTTTAATAATTTCATGAAAAAAACATATATAGGTTGTAAAGATTGTTTGTCTGAAGAGCGAAAATGGAGAAGTTCTAATATGGAGTATTCTTGTTATAATTTATTAAAAGAATATAATTCAAACATAGTATGTCAAAAATATATAAAAATAGAAAATAGAGAAATTTTTGTGGACTTTTACATTCCTGAATTAAACACTATTATAGAATATGATGGAGAACAACATACTCATTGGATAAAATATTTTCAATCTACATATCAAGACTTCGTAAATCAAGTCAACCGAGATAGATGCTTAGAACAATATTGCAAAGAAAATAATATATATCTTCTTCGAATTCCCTATAAAGATAATAATAGAATCCCTGAAATCATAAAGATATTTTTCGAAGAAGGAAAAGATATAACAACAAAAATAGAACCTAAATTATTACCAGTATTATATCATGGATAAAACATTATTAATAGATCTTAAGAAGAAGTTATTTATACGAGCAGCATTAGTCAATTTAACTTCTCTTGACGAAATTTTAGATTTAAATGACTACCTTAGTGCAGATGAAATACTACTGGAAATAATTAAGGAGTCATTAAGAGAATTTGAAAATACTCTACCATTAGTTCTGGAGATGAAAATGAACCGTTCTCAGATGTGTAGTTGTGAGAACATGGGACTTGAAGGATATTGTGAGATTAAGAGTAATTTTACATTATTTCTTGATTGTAAAATATCGGAAGATCAGATTATATTAGTTCCAAATTCTATTCCTATGTACAGAATAGGTTCTATATCTTATCCAGCTCCAGGAAACTATACTTATTTTACGGATTATAGACGTCCATATGTTTTTATGATGGATATGCCTAGCTATGATCAATTTTATGTTAGGGGAATATGTAGTCGACCAATAATTCCTGACTTTCTTCCTGATAAAACGTTTAATCCAGGATCATCTAAAGCAGCTATTTATTGGCTGAATATAGAAGAAGGATCAAGGGGTACATTTTTCATGGACCTTACATTATGTCATTTATTGAATTACATCAGAAATCTCAAAGCTTCTTTATTGCTCCCTGGTGTTTCTATTGACGTTTTATCTAATATCGACCCTGCATATCAAGAGCTTAGATCTAGGTGTGATAATTATATACTCCAATCTGGATGGTATGGAGATTTACTTGTTTAATATATAAAATTATGATAATAAAAAGAAAGTTGTATTCTCTTACAGGAACTAGAGTATTGGCTGGATTTAATAAAAAAGTTCTTAGAAAGACTCCAATGGCTGCAAAAAGATCCGCCATAAAAACACAAAATAAAGTCTTAGAAGCTACAGCAAGAGGTTTAAATAAGGTAGAAGGAGTAAAAATGGCGGCAAATCAAGCAGCCATTAATCCAGGAAGAGTTGTAAATACTAAAGTAATTCAACCATCTATAGAAGCACCTATAACTTCTGTAGCTATGAAAACAGTACCTATTCCTGGAACATCTGCTTTAGTTAGTGTAGTAGGAAAACCAGAGAAAACTATGTGGAAAAAGATTGGAGTTGGTGATAAAATGTCTAAGGCTGCATCTAAGTATGTAGATAGTAAAGGAGGTAGAGTTGTAGAAGATATAGTAAATAGCTCGACTAATTATTTTAAAAATCTTATGGTATGACAAAATTTAGACAAAAACAATATACAATTCCGGAGGGTCACTATACAGGTCCTAAGGATATGGATAAGGTTCCAGGAGCTATAGAAGTAATCGGAAAATCTGCCTTAGCTGGTGCTGGTATTGGAGGAGTTACAGGTAGTCTCCTAAAAGATGCTAGTATTACCAGTGGTGCTATAACTGGAGGTAAATATGGAACTATAGCAGGTGTAGTATTAAAATTCTTCTTAAATTACCTACACAATCCAATGTCGTCTGTTAAGTTTCAAGAGGTAGATAAATTAATTCGTCGTGAGTTTGGTATTTATAGAGCTTCTGGAGTAACTATAGGAGATTCATTAGATAAAAGAGCAAAAATAGATGAGAAGTTTAGTTTTAATGATCGAAATGTAACAGCTTATAAATTAAATTTTTCAATACAAGATAATTCCATTACCATGTATACTTTTGGAATGACCTCTAAGGAATTGGAAAAGACTTCAGATAGTTTAGACTATTACTGTAAGAAGTATACAGGGATGGAATATAGTAGTTATGCAATCAATTCTAGAAATAATTCTTATTCAGTGGCTATTGTATTTACAAATTATCAAGTTATAGCCAACTTTATAATGGAACTCAGTAATACTCTTGGAGTAAAAATAAATCTTCTTGATAACAAAGCTTTAGTTGAAAATAGAATTAAGGAAGTTGAACAGAAGGATTTTTCGGTTAAGTCTTTAAATAAATATGATTTAAAGAAATTTATTGGGAAAACGGGAAAATTTCTATTTTCCGGTAAATCTGAAGATCTTATCGGTTTAATTTATAGTGCTGCAGTAACTTTTTCTAATGATCCTGATATAATTCCTACATATCGAGGAGACTTTGGAAATAAGTACTTAGAAAATAGCCTTAAAAGACTTCGTTATGTTGAAGGTCTAGATTATACTGTTGGAGAATTTAGTGGAGATATAGGTATTAATATGTCAATGATCTCTGGAATATTCGTAATAACAGTAAATAAAGAGGATACCAACGAACTTAAGAAGATTGATTCTATTTTCTGGAATCACTTAAAAACGATAGTAAATAGGGTAGATACTGGAAAAGTAGTTGTATATAACTACACAATTAAAACAAGAAATGAATTTGATTTTATCTTAAAAAAATTCATGTCAACTGATGTAAAACCTAATATATTTGAAAAATGATAGTACCTAGAATTCGATATTTTTCAGATTTACAAGCTAGAAAGATGATAACGAAATTAACAGAGAAATTGGATAAAGATCGTATCGGGGATTATGAAGTTTCTAGTAAAATTCCCAAAGATGTAATTAGTATATATCCTGATCCATCTTCAATTAAAATATATATTCCAAAAGATCTTGAATATAGTCAGTACGAAATTGATGATTTCATTAGATCTATGGCAGCTCATATTAGAACAATTACGATCCTAGAGAGAGATATATATGTAATGAAACTATCAGGATCTCTTACTTTTGAACAGATATATAAATTAATACGTGAGATAATTGATACAGAAGAATTTTGTACTATTATTGACTGTGATTAATCTTTAAACTAAATATATACTATTATGGCGGATATGATTTCAAAAAACTTAGATAAGGCAAATAGGCTTTATTCTATTGGAATGAAAAATATAAAATTACAATTAAAACTTCTTGGGACTGAATTTGTAGTACTCAGACCAAAGAGTAATTCAAAATGGAAAAATGTTTTTGGAGGTACATATTCATCAAGTAGTACATTAGAGAACGATTATGATCAATTTACTACAATATTGATATTAAATCAGAATGAACTAAGAGATGTATGGAATCGAAACAGAGATAATCTAGAAGTATATACAGATGATGGATCTCTTGAAGTAGGGGATGAATTACAATATACTCGTGGAAAATATACATTCAGATTTAAAATATCTCTTAAAATGGGTTACTCTGAAGTAGCTGAAGTATTCTATGTTTATACATTGAATAGTATTATTGAAACTTTAGATATGTAATTATGAGAGAAAGAAATATAGAAAATGAGATTCTGAAGCAAAATAAAATTCCTGGATGTGATCAACTTACTAGACCTGAGGAAGTAAAAGCTCTTAGTAAATATCTTAAAAGTATTAGAACAACTCAAGAAAATCATACTTCCCTAGAGAAAGATAATCTAGAACTCCCTGGAAGAACAACAGGGAGGATTCCAGAAATTAATTCTCTCGAAGATTATATAGAGGGATTAGATGGGGTTCGTGGTATTAAAAGTCTATATAAAGAATCATCACGAGAACCACTTTCTGATAATAGAAACTCTGACTCGGCGGAAAATCATGGGTTGTATACAGAAAAGACACGTGAAAATCTGTATGATCCTAGGAAAACAGAACTAGAGAAACGTCGTGAGGATATAGTAAATAAAAAAAATATCCTTGAACCAACCCTAGAAGACCGCCGAGAAGAATTAACTGAGGAACCAAAAGAATTAAAATCTCTAGGTACAGAAAAGTTAAATCTAGAAGGAGTTAGAGATGTAAGAAATCTTTATATAAATACAAAAGAAAATCTTAAGGTTCCAGAAAAAGATCTAGAGTTAGGAAAAAAAAGAGAATCTCTTATTGATAATCACAACCTAGAATTAGATCTAACAAGAATAGACCTTGAAGGATTTAAAGATTTATCATACAAAGAACAGCTCGAAGTAGATTCTAAAAATGAATTAGATACTACTCGAATATCTTTAGAAAAAACAATTGAAACTTCTGAATTATCTAGTTATAGAGAAGATCTTAAAGAAACGCCAGAGGAGTTAGATGAATTAGAAGATCACAGAGAAAAATTAAATAGTGGAAAAGATAATCTAAAAGAACTTGAAGATACTAAAGTTAAACTCAGAAATCCAGTAGATGATGCTGAACTTTCTAAAACCAAAGTATCTTTAGAGAGAACCGTAGAAGATAAAGAGTTAGAAACTTATAGGGAAAATCTTAGGAAAACGCCGGAGGAGTTAGATGAATTAGAGAATCATAAAGAGTCTCTTAGAAGTGGGGAAGAATTAAAGAGTTTACCTGAAGATAAAATAACTCTTGGAGGTACTGTAAAGGTATTAGAAGAACTTGGAAACACTAAAATAGATTTGGAAGGTACTGAAGAATCTGAGATATCTACTTTAGAGGATTATAGAGAAAACTTAAGTGTAGAAGATAATAATTCTCTTGAAGATACTAGGGTAGATCTGAAAGGTACTGTAGAATACGAAGCTTCTGAGTTAGAAGATGCCAGAATCAACTTAACCGGAACAGAAGAATCCGAACCTAAAAGTCTCGAAGATAAAAGGATAGACCTAGAAGATACAAAGGAGTCTGAACCTAAAGCTCTAGAGAATGAAAGAATTGATCTAGAAAATACTGAAGAGTCTGAGATATCTACTTTAGAGGATTATAGAGAAAACTTAAGTGTAGAAGATAATAATTCTCTTGAAGATACTAGAATAGACTTAACTGGAACTAAAGAAGCTGAGATGTCTGAACTTGAGGATTATCTTGATGATCTAGAAAATACGAAGGATTATGAGGCTTCTGAGTTAGAGGACACTAGAATAGATTTAACCGGAACTAAAGAATTCGAACCTAAATCTTTAGAAGACGAGAGAATAAACTTAGAGGGTACTAAAGAATATGAATCAAGTTCTTTAGAAGATGAAAGGATAGATTTAAAAGGTACAGAGGAAGCTGAACCTGAAAGTCTTGAAGATTTTATAGATAAACTTGAAGATACTAGAGATTTTGAGTTAGAAGATGAAAAACTCGAACTCCCTGAAACTTCTGGAGATGGATATGAAGGTTATACTCCATTAGGTCCGGAAGAATTAGATAGTCTTGGTGGAAATATCAATAATTTCTATGATTCTCTCCTTGAAGTTCCAGAAATAGCTGATGCTCCTAGACAATCTGGAGATTATACTCCTCTTGGCCCAGAAGAGTTAGATAGTCTTGGTGGAGATCTTGGAAATTTTTACGATTCTATTCTAGAAGTTCCAGAAACAGATAATGAAAATTATCTTTCTCCAGAAGAAGTAGAAAAAATCATAGAAAATCCAGAACAACAATATAATTATAAAGATAAGTTACCTGAAGTAGCTAAAGGAAATTCAGCTCCTAGAGTAGAAACAGAAGGATCATATAATTATCTTTCTCCAGAAGAAGTAGAAAAAATCATAGAAAATCCTACTTATTTCTATAACCAACAAAAAGAAATTCCAGAAACAGATAATGAAAATTATCTTTCTCCAGAAGAAGTAGAAAAAATCATAGAAAATCCTACTTATTTCTATAACCAACAAAAAGAAATTCCAGATGCACAAGCTCCTGATGGACAAGAAATTTATAAATATTCAGAAAATCCTGAACTATCTTCTGAACAAGTAGAAGGTCCTCCTATGAAATTACCTAAATTTGGATTAGAATCTCTTAATTTAAGTAATTATCTTAGATGGACTGCTGAAAAAGCCGTGGGCTGGACTGGAGTACATGGAGAGGCAAGACAACTTCTTGTTAATGAAACACTAGCTGGTTTGGTAGTAGCTAGAGACGAGCTTGAAAAAGTAACTAAATCAAATCGATATAGACTCCCTGGAAATGATGGCGGTTTATTGGGTGATTTAGTATCTGGAGGAGTTTCTGGTGCACTTGACAACCTAGGAGACAAGCTCGGAGATGCTGTTAATAGTATCGTTGGAAGCAAATCAGTAGATATATCTAATCCTTTGAATAGACCAGATGAAAATAAATTTAAATATAATGGATTTGAAGAAGCGAATACACGATCAACTAGTAGTAATGCTTCTAATCCTATAAAAAGTCAATCTGTATTTTCTTATGATGAAATCGAACTCTTAAGTAAAATAACTAATGAAGGAGCAAAGAAAAATTCATCATCATCCTTTTGGAAAAAAGCAGGTAGTGCTTTAAAAGATATGGCTTTAGGATCTTCTGGAGGAGAAAGAACATACAGTTTTAAAAATAATTATATTTCAGGTAAAGGTATATTAATTACTCTAGAGGAATTATGTGGGATATCTAGCGATACTGACGATACTAATACTGTAGAAGGTTTATATAATGTATTAAAATCTAGCCCATTTATTACAACTCCAGATAAATTTACCTCAACAGGGTATTCAAATTATAATATTCAAACATTAGATACTAATGCTTTCTGGGAAATTGCTCTTGAACCTTATGCAGGGCCTGAAAATGGAGATCTTAATTATCTTCCTGGAATCCACGAAATAAATATAAGAAATATCGTAATGCATGGAGTAAATACAGCTTATAATAAATGGATTCCATTTACTAGTTTTGATCTTCAAAAATCTAAAATGACATCAAAAACACTGAGCTTGTATGATGGTGAAATTAGTTATCCTGTTTCAATGGAATTTACTAATGAACTTCGAATAACTATCGCCGACGATCAATATAAATCTTGGAGACGATACTTTGAAGAATGTGCTAAAGCTGCAATTTATAATAGCGAAGGACATACATCTGATTATTATATACTGCCCCCGGATGAATATTCACTTACAGCAATAGATACTAATAATGTGTGTATTGCTATGTATAAAAATATATGCTTCAGATGTAGAATATATGTTATGACACCACAATATAGTACAATTCAAAAATTTGATTTGCTTTTAGTAATGAAAGATTTCTCTGAAGAGTATACAGGGGATATTGGAGACGGTGCAGGAGATCTTATGGTATCATTTAGTATCGTAGGAGAGAATCCAAATGAAGGAAAAATTCCAGAAGTTAAGGTAATACAACATAAAGCTCCCGATAATTCTTCAAAAACAGATTACGGTTCTATAGTAGAAAGTGGAGTAAATTCAGTAATGAAACTAATTAAATAATATAAAGCTATGTATTTAAGATTAGGAACAACTAATATAAAGTACTCCACTGAACAAGATGATTTTACAGTATTTTCTGAAGTTGTAGATTCTAAGATGTCATATGAGAAACCAATACTTGTGAGAACTCCTGATGAACTTGATATTTGGTTTGGATCAGATTTTCCAGGGAAAGATTATTATGATGAACTTTTAGAATCTGGAGTTACTTTATTCTTATATAGACCAATTAAGGTTGAACAAAATACTAATGCTCCTGACTATGTTGACCTAAAAGAGTATTCTATAGATCAAAAATTATACTATAACTTAACAGAACTTCCAGAAATCGGAGAAGATAAAGTTTTGTATAAGGTAGTAACAGGAGAAGGCGAATATAAAGAGGGAAATTTGTGGTATACTCTTTATATATATTATCTAGGAGAATATATGAAAATCCTAGAATTACCACAAAATCTTGACACTAATAATACGAGTTCTCTAGAAAATAGGGATGTATTAAACATAAATTATCCAGGTTTTATTGGACCTGAATATTGTTATCCGAAATATATAGAGGAAGGAGATGTTGATTATACTGAAAAAATTAATGAAGAAATATTATTATCTCATCTTCCTGACTTGCTAAGAGTATCAAAAGGGTATGAAACTTTAGCTTATTCTTTAGTATATAACCCTGAGATAGATTTTCACCCGATAGACGAGGGATTAACTTCTAAATATATAATCCTGAAAAAACTTAAAAATGACTCTTATGAAAATATAATGATTTGGTTTAAAGAGGAAATTAATAGTATCCCTAATATTCCAAGTCAGTATTATGATGAAGCAGTCGAGGTCGAAATCAAAGCCAAAGAAAGTAATAAGGAAATTTTCAAGAGGTTAGTAGAAGTTATAATTCCAAGTCAATTAGGTTATACAGTCGAAGGAAATATCTCGGAGGGTTACAAAATATACACATCATATTCTGTTCAGGTTACTTATTTTACTAATATTACTGATCTATTATTCGAACCAGATTTTAACACTACACACAATATACTATCAAAAATCTCGAGCGGAAGTACTAGAGTGAGATTTATATCTAAAACAACTGGTACTGAAGGTGGAGATCCCGAATACTTAGATAGTGATATTAGTGTAAATATTGAGAAACTGAAAGGAGATGATAAGTATAGAGTAACAATCGAGAGGTATAAATATCAAGAAATTTATGAAGGTGGTTTATTTACTATTGGACAGGAAAGACTTGATACTATAATTACTTCAGAGTCTAAGTTAGTTAGATGTATTCTCTCAACATCTTACATAAATCGAGAAACAGGTGAAGAGGTAGAATATAAAAAAGGTACTAAAGAATCTGAATTACCTTCTGGAACATGGTATCTTAAACGAGCCTGGAAAGAAACGGCCGAAGATATAAATGGGGAATATTGGAAAGCGGCAGAGGCTATTTTTGGATCTGACAACGCTGGAATTATTGATTATTTCTTAGTCCCTGATATCTATAAATACTCGGCCGGAATGAAGACAGGCTCAGAGACTAGTTATTATCCAGAATACGAGAGATTTTTAGGGTATGCAAGGAGTTTAGGTTTTCAAGTATTATTCCAAAATTCTGATAATGGATGGACCTACGTAGAAACTCAAGAACTCCCATCGGCCGAAAATATAACCTCAGGAACAATTTATATAGTATCACAACCCACTGGAGGAGTAAAATTCTATAAAGTGGAAAACGGAAACTTAATAGAAACAACTGATCCTGAGGAAACTAATACGGCCGGAAATAACTACGTCTTTAATTATACCTCTGACACTGATAATCGACTCTTATATTTTTATCGAGGGCAAACAATTTTCGGACAAGATAGACCTGGATATTATTTACATATTAGAGGGCTCTTACAAGATATTTACTCAATAACTAGCGATCAGATCTTATATCAAACACCTACAACAGATCCTTACACCTTTGAATCACCAGAAGAAAAACTTGAAGAATACAAAAGTAATTATCTAGTATTTAATAACCAGATATATTATTATAAAAAATATCAAAATGGACAAGACTTCAATACTTCAGGGTGGATGAGATTCTGTATAGGAAAAGTGGCTAGAGAATTGGAAAAGAATAAATGGAAAATTCTTAGTACTAAATCAGCCGGAGATATAAGAGCTAGAATAGAACAGATCTTAAATAGAATATCAGCTGGGTACTCATATATAGATTCATTAGTTATTACTGGATTTTACCTAGACTTACCAAATAACAGACTAGGACTTGAAGTGGAATCTAGAATGAGCGACTTAGTAGATAATGATATGACGATCGATATAACTTTAAATTACGATAAAAAATAATAAAAACTATGGCAAGCGTAGCAAGTTTAGTCCGCGGAAGTGACGGATACATGAAATTTATTGACTATCAAAGTACATATAAAGATAATAATAAAGAATTCCTTCGTGGTGACATGTGGGAACTTCAATTCATTAATGTACCTAAGATAAATAATTGTCTTAGTAAAACTTTGTAAACTGCTGGAAGATCAAGTAAAGATAAATCAGCAAAAATAGATAAAAAATCTATTTCTCAACGACTATTAGCAAAGAAAAGAAATAGCCATAGATTTCTTTTATGATATAGTCTAAACATAGAACAAATGTTTGAGTTTATTTCCCTGGTACTGATATTTTCAATGCTAGATTAAATGCCGTTCAGGTAGGTATTGATTATAGTGTATCAGGTTTTGAAAAGAGAATGCGTGGTAATTATACTATCATTCAGAAGACAGGTCAAAACACAGCTGGAACCCTGTCGTTGGCTTTTGTAGATAAGGAAGATCAGGCAATTACTTACTGGTTTGATAATTTAAAAGTTGTCCATTAAGAGATTAAAAGTTCCTTAATGAATCTTTGTGAACTGCTGGAAATATCTCGTTATAGTTATCTCCATCGCTTAAGATTTAGGATTAAGAGCGATGAACCTAATATAACGAAAAAATAATCAGCAGAAATAGATATGATTCTATTTTTCAACGACTAAGTACAAAGAAAGAGGGTTAAGCCATAGTTCCTCTTTATGATATAGTCTAGTATGATTTAAAACAAAAACCATAAGGACTATCGCCAGAAAATTGCAGATCGTGATACTAAATATTCTTTCAGAAAGGATGACTTAGTATGCGACCTTAGATTAATCTTAACTAACTCAAGCCGTATCAAAGTTCGTACTCTTAATTTCTATAACTGTATTCTTCAGGATGCTCCGATCGACGAAAATGGTTAAAAAATTTTAAGGCCCACTAGAAATAGTAATATTCTAGAACGTAGTAAGTAAATTCGGTGAAGGATCTTAGAAAGAAACTTCTAAGTAATCCAATACCGAACTAAAGATAATAAAAATTTTTAGTGTAACGAATAAAGACTTACCAACTTTTTTATAAGTTGAATTTATATTCTGAACATATAATAAAATATTATAGTAACCTATTGCAAACAGAAGACGGAACCGATTAATTGCTTAGTCGCTTAAATAATAAAATTTAAGAAAATTATACTAAAATGCTGGAAAAATCTTGGTTATACCAAGTATAAATCAGCAAAAACTATTAAAAAAAATAGTTTCTCAACGACTAAATGTATAACTTAAGAGGTATTAATTCTTAAGATGATATAGTCTATAATATATTAATGTATATTAACAAATGCGAGCAGATATCCAAGTCAGCTTTTTCAAATGAAGAAGCATAAAGTTTATATTACTTTATGAAAAATTCTATTAAAATGCTGGAATATTAAATACAAATAGATAATCAGCAAAAATTAGAAAAGATCTAATTTCTCAACGACTAAATATAGAACCATATATATATATAATATGGATGATATAGTCTATTCATTGATAAAAATAATTAATGATTTTAAAGCAATTTGAACATTTTGGAAAATTTCATGGTGTTTTCTACAAGAATTGCTGGAAAATTTGTATCTTTGTATACAAATAATCAGCATCCTAGATAGTAATATAAATCTAGGTTCAACGACTATGTATGTAGACTGAGGAAATTCCTTAGGTGATATAGTCTGTCATGAGGTAAAACTCATTGATTAACGTATGAAAGAACTTTTGATAATATTTAAAAGAAAATAACTTAATAAACTAGAAGTATCTAATTTATTATTTCTTATGATTGCAAGGAAGGGTGGATCTGATCAATCTGCCCTTCTTCATAAGAAGTATATTAGATATTTCCTTAAAAAATTGCAATCAATATGAAACTTAGAGCAAAAGATACAGAAAGTTTTATTCAAAAAAGTAAAGATAAATATGGTGAAAATGCTTTAGATTATTCTGAAGTAAACTATATTGATAAATTAACTCCTGTAAAACTAATATGTAAGAAATGTGGGAATATATTTTATCAATCACCAGCAGAACATTTAAGAGATAGAAAGAAAATATCTTGTCCTAAATGTGCAGTAATAGATTCTAGAGAAAGAAGGTCTATTAAACAGAAAGAAATTTGGTTAAAGAAATGTAAAGATAAATTTGGAGATAAATTTGATTACTCTAAAGTTAATTACATAAATAATAAATTAGATGTATGGATTTATTGTAATAGTTGTAAAAAATGGTTTAAACAATCTCCAAATCATCATATTAGAAATATTCATGGATGCCCTTTCTGTGCAATAAAAGAAAAATCAGGATATGAATTTATGGTTGAGAGTTATCTTGAATATTTAGTAAAAAATGATAAAATGTTATCATATAGTTCAGGATACAGTATTTTAAATAAAATAACAGGAAGAAATTCGGAAAAGATAATAATTGATTTTAAAATAATAATAAATAGTACAGAGTATTGGATAGAAGTTAATGGTCAACAACATTACAAATATATAAATTTCTTCCATAAAACAGAAAGTAATTTTCAAAAACAACTAAAAAGGGATGAAAACGTTAGAAAGTATTGTAAGGAAAATAATATAATTCTTATAGAAATTCCATATACTTACAATACCTATGAGAAAATATCTGAAGTTTTAAAAAGAATTCTCATAGAAGGTGAATCCCCTGATATAATAACTCAGCCAAAAATAATACAACCAACATAAAAACTAAAGAAGAGTGGCTTTGATCGGCTACTTTTCTACTAAACACTAAAACAAATTATTATGAATTTATTAGATATATTATTCCCTAAAAGAAAGCAAGAAAAAGAAGAATTAAAAAATCTAGAGCCAGAGATAAAAAATCTAGAAATTACTTTAGGATTATATGGAAGAACTAATACTGAAGTTTATTACGATCCATTATATGAACGAAATAGAGGAAGAATATATGATCTCAAGGGTAGAAAAGAATACCTAGAAGATCTTAAAAAAAATAATATAAAAACTGCAGTAGGTTCTAATTTAACTACAGAATATAATTATAAAAATGATACTATTAATATAAATAATATACATAGAAAAAATCCATATACAATTCTTCATGAGGTTGGACATCGTGTAAGTGATAATAGAGAACAATTAAGAGGAGGTAAATATTATGGTAATTATAGAAGTTTGGATAAAAAAGTAAATACTTCACATAATTTACATAATTCTATTATGAACAATGTAGGAAATTTATCTACATTAATGAATGAAGCTAATGCATCATATCATGCCGCTGCATTAGCGAAAAAATATAATCTTTCCAGAGAAATGCAAAAAGCAGGAAATAAAAGTCTAGATTATTCCTTTAGAACTTATGAATCCAATGCAGCTAATAAAATGATAACTGATGATACTGTAAGATTACTCGGAAAATATAAAAATAAATAAAGAGATTTGGAAATTAATCCAAATCTCTATCAATAGCATAATAACCTTCAGGAATATTCCATACCCCTGGATCTAATGCATCTGTAGGTATTTCTGTATTTTCATTAATAGGATACAGGTCTACTCTTTTATGATCAAGCCAATCTGAACAAGGAGTTTTTGATGTATTATGATAATCCTTTAAAAAGATTAACTCATTTCTTTTTACTCTCATACTTTTATTAGATTTATTAAGATTTTCTACTATTTTTTCAAATCTTAGCATAGGATCATCCTCTGTTGAGTCAATTTTCATATTATCTAACATAGAAGATGTACTCTCTATAGTAGAGTCTATCTCTTCTAATTCTTGATGGGATAAAGGACAAGGATCTTCAAAAATAAATGAATCCTTCTCAATAATCTCTTTTATTAATTTATCTCTTTTCATAATTTTATATATTTTATTCTTATTTCATATGGAAGAATTGAAGGTATATAAAACTATCATTCAATCTCAATAGCATAATAACCCTCTGGAACATCCCACTTCTCAGGATCTAGTGCTTCCTCAAGTATTATAGTATCCTCATCAACAGGATATAAATCTACTATTTTATAATTACATTCTAAATGAGGTCTTACTATATCTTTCTCTTCATCAGTAAGTTTTCTTTCAATTACCGCTTCTTTGACTATTCTTTTCATAATTCTACGTATTTAAAGTTTATATTACATATACTAGGCTTTCAAATTGATAAAAGGGAAGTTTTATATAGGTTTGTCCCTTATTTATGAGGACAAAGGAGCTTCCCTTATCCTACACCTCTAACCGCTACCGCTAGAGGTGTCTTAGAAAAGAAACATTGAATAAGATATATAGGAAATTTTAGTATAATATTATTTTAATTAAGTTGACACCCCTTTGGCCTCTAAAGGGCCAGGGGTGGTATTTCTAGATTAAAAGCTCATAGAAATCCTAAACATAAATATTCCATGTCTCCGACATGATCTTATGTTCTTTATCTATATGAGCAAGTGTCACTTTTTTGTCAGATAAAATATATATAGTACTGTACTAAAAATACTCCATTTAAAGTGACAAAATGCGTATAATATCCTTTCAATTCCTTATGATTGAAAAGGGAATCCTCCTATGTCTTCAATTTAAAGAGACATAGTAGTTCTTTTAACTGGATTCTCTATTAGATTATAATAAATTTGATAAAATTATACGTATGCCAATACTAAAATTAAATGATTATGTAGTTCCTAGAGGAATAAGATTTATATCAGAATTAGGAACAGACTTTAGATTTTATAAATTCCCAGTAAAATGTATTATTAATAAACAACTTCCAGGTTGTGGATTTACAGAATACTGTCTTAGAGGTCCTGAAAATGTTATCCTATGTTCTCCAAGAAAGATGTTACTTAAAAATAAGAAAGACCAACATAAGGATAGTGTTTACTTAGTAGTGAATGAGCTTGAAAAAGAATTGACAGTTGATAAAGATTTAAGCAAGATAGATAAGACTAGATCTCAAGTATTTATGGATACTCTTAAAGAAGTAGTTCATGGAAAGGATACAGTTTATAATAGATTAATGAATGAAATAAAAGACTATCTAAATGAAAGAAAATACTTAGGAGATAAACCTTGTAAAATTCTTGTAACATATGATTCTTATAGAATTGTAAAAGATATATTAACATCTTTGGGTATATTTCAATCTTTTTACACCATTATAGATGAGTTTCAAACTATCTTACATGATTCTAAGTTTAAGTCTAATACAGAATTAGATTTTTTATATCATCTACACCAATCTCACTCAGCTTTATTTGTTAGCGCAACTCCTATGTTGGAGGAATATCTTAATATGTTAGGTGAGTTTGATGGTCTTCCATATATTAATATGGATTGGAGTAAGGAGGATTCGACTAGGGTATTAAAACCTGCCTTAAAAGTACTTACAATGAAATCTGTTGGCGAAAAACTCCCAGAAATTATTCAGTCCTACAAGGATGGTAATTTTGAGAGAGCTATTAGAATGGTAAATGGCTATCCTGTTGAAATAATATCGGATGAAGCTGTATTTTATGTAAATTCTGTTAATCATATTACTAGTATTATAAAAAAGTGTAATCTCCAACCTGAAGAAGTAAATATTTTGTGTAGTGATACTCCTGATAATCAAAAACGAATACAACGTAAATTAGGGAAGAAATTCGTAATAGGTGAAGTACCGCTAAAAGGAGTTAAACCTAAAATGTTTACCTTTTGTACTAGAACTGTTTACCTAGGTGCTGATTTTTACTCTACTTGTGCTAGATCATTTATTTTCTCTGATAGTAATATAGATACTTTAGCTGTTGATATCTCTGAAGACTTGCCTCAGATCTTAGGTAGACAAAGGCTGCAAGAGAATCCATGGAGTAATAGTGCAGTATTTTATTATCGAACAATATGTGATTATAGGAAAGTGTCTCAAGAGGAGTTTAATAAAGAAGTAGAAAGAAAAAAAGAAATTACTCAAAACTTATTAGATTCCTATAGCTCTGCACCTGATAAAGCAAAATATGATCTAGCAGAAACATATCAAAAAATGGCAAAATCTTTTAGTTATAAAGATAATTATGTGGCGGTAAACGAACATCAGAGTGGAACTTTGATACCTGTACTTAATAATTTAGTATTAGTAAATGAGATTAGAGCTTTTAGAATACAACAATATGATTATAAAGATAGATTTACTGTATTTAGTTCAGTACATAATACATTAGATACAAATGATCTAATTAATAGAGAAGTATCTAATTTTATGAATGAGTATGAAAATCTAACTTTGTTCAAACAAAAGCTTAAATTATTATGTGAATATGGATTATCTAATCAAGCTATACAAATAGTATTAGATCAGATTGGGGAACATGATAATATTAAATCTTATTATACTATTCTTAAACCACAAAAACTAAAAGCTTTGGGGTATGATAGGTATAAAATTGAAAAAGAGTTAGGTATTGTAACATTTAGTAAAGAACTTTTGGTAAATACTATTCTCTCTAAGTTTTCTGTTGGAGATAGAATAAGCCAAGCAAAAATAAAAGAAATTCTTGGAGGACTATATTCTTCAATTAATTATACAGCTACTCCTAAAGCAACTGACTTAGAAAACTTTTTTGAAACTAAGGAGGCTAAAGTAAATGAAATACTTTCTGATGGTTCTAAGAAGAGAGTGAAAGCTACTGACATTATAGGAGTTAAGCCAGAGTATCAAGAAATATATAATAACCTGAAAACAATAAACAATATTTTATGAGGTAAGTGTTCGATCTTGCCTGGGACATAATAATTCTCATTCGCCAGTAAAGGTGAGTGGGAATTTTGTTTTGAATAAAAATTAATAGTATAATAATCCTACGACAAAAACAATTTAATATAGCTCAAGAATTTTACCATTCAGGTGGTTCTAGAGTTATGAAGAAATATGCAGGTAGACTTCAAAGAAAAATCGGAAAGAAGTTAGAAGATTTATCAGTTAAACAAGTATCTAATAATAGTGAAGTACTTAAATTAGCAAAAGATTTAGAAAAAGAATCTATTTCTAATAAGAAACTTGGAAAAGATTTAGTAAAGGATGCTATTAAGAAGGGAAATTCTAGAGTATTTGATAATAATAAAATTCAAACTTCAATAGGTGAAAAAGAATCTATAAATTATTATGCTCCATTTAAGCCAGAAGAAGCAAAAGAAGTTAGTAAACGGTTTCTGAATAATTCAAAATACGAAGGAAATGTTGATGGAAAACGATTAAGTAAGAAAATTGCATTAACGTTATCTCCTAATGAAGTTTCTTGGATTATCTCCAAGATCAGGTCTTATAAATATTAAAGGAAAATATGATGAAAATATTCCAGCTCTAGCCCATGAAGTAGGTCATGCAATGAATAGTACTGGAGCTGCTGGTGAGAGGAATAAAGCTATTAGTAGATTAAATTTAATGAATAAGAGTAAGAAAAAATCTGAAATTGGAACTATAGAACGAGTGAAAGAAGAGTTCAAAAGAAATAGTGCTGAACTTAAAGAGGAGAAAAATGCTTGGAAGAATGGAATAAATTTAATGAAAGAGCATGGGGCATCTAAAGAAGAGATAAAACTTGCAGAAAAGGATAAAAAATTATCTCTAAAAACTTATAAAGCTGCCAGAAATGCAAGAACTTTAAATGCAGCGGCTAAATATTTAGATCCAAATAGTGCTTTAAAGAAAGAAGTTAGTCCAGGTAAGTTACATAGAATTAAAAATACTTATCCGGAAAATTTGGATAAAAATGATTTAGACCTTAAAAATAAACTAGATAAGAGAGAAATAAGGCAAAATAGAAGAAAGGATAAGAGTATTATAGGTCAGATCTTTGGAAATTCTAAGAAAAGAAAATAAAAGGATGAGTTTTTTTCTCTCATCCTTCTTGTGTAGTAAATAGCTTTAAAATTTTATCTAGATTTTCTTGTTCAATTATTTCATTAGTTTCTGTATTTATTCTCCAAGTCCCAGGAAGTTTTATAACTGTATCTGTTCTTGAATTATCTGTATCAAGTAGTATAGATTCTACTTCAAAAGATGATACAATTTCTGCTGGACTAAGTGAAAAAATAGATTGTTGATTTAATTGATTTAGTATTTCTTCTAGATTAGTAAATTTATTGTGATCTATTATTACATACACTTTACATTCTTTTATTCTTAGGTCAACTACAGGACCTATAAATCTAACAAATTCATTAATTATGTTAGTTGTACTTATTCCTATTTTCATAATTTAAAATATTTTATTACATATATAAGGCTTTTAGTTTATATTTCGTTCTTTATTTATAATAAGAAAAATCATACTCTCTAAAGGGGGGGGTATGAAGTTTAATAATCCCCTATATAAATAGTATGATAATCAAAAGAAAATTATTCTCTAAGAAATTAACAGCTGAAGAGAAAAAACAGAGAGCTGCAGATCAGATTGATAAAAATCGTAAAGGAGTAGCTACTGCACATGGAATTTTAGCTGGTGGTACTGTAGCTGGGGTAGGTTTAATTGGTTCTGACGTTGCTAAGTCAGTTGATGAAGCCAAAATAAATGATCAGTATCTCAAACATTCTGGTAAATTATATGAAAAATATCGGAATGAACTTGATAAAATTAGAAAAACTGGTAAAGAGGTATTTAAGCGAGCTAATGAAAAGACGAGAACAGGAGAACCAGTAATAGATTCATTTAACGAACTTGATAATCTTCTAAAAGTTCAGAAAGTTGAAAAACATTATCTAAACATGGCTGATAAAAAATTAAAAGGCGAAGAAGATATACTAAAAAAAGCAACAAAGAAATTAGAAGATAAAGTTTCAAAGAAAGCTTCAAAGAGAAATAAGAAGATCTTGGCAGGAACAGCTTTATTAGGAACAGCGGCGGGATTAGCTTCAAACCATTTAATGAAGAAACGTGCAGAAAAACTTAGAGAGAATAAATTTTCTAAGGCTGATGATGATTTAGATGAAGAAACATATCTTGGAATGTCAGAAGAGTTTGATGATTCTAAATTCTCTCGAAAGTCAGATAAATGGCTTAAAGAAAGAGCTAGATATGATGAAGGTTTGACTGATAAGGAAAAAGAAAATATTAAGAAAAATAATAAAAGACTTATAGCTGCTACTAGTGTCTCCGGAGCTTCAATTGGATTAGCTAAGAAATTATCTTTAAAAAGAGGTTTAATAGGAGCTGGAATCGGTGCTGCTACAGGTGCCGGAATTGCTGCAGCTGGACATCTTCATCATAAATCAGAAGCAAGAAAGGCTCGTAAAGAATTAGAGCGTAGAGAAAAAGAAGATTAATTAATAAAAAATGAGAGTTTAACGATTATGAATATTTTAACATCACAATTACCATCAGGGGGATATGGATATAAATTCCCAAGTGTTAAGGTTAGTCCTATGACATTCTTAGAAATAACAAGATATCTTGAGAATCTTCCTTCTGATGATCCACTAGAAAAATACTTATATGATATCAATCTTTTAGTTCAAGAAGATGAAACTATCCTAGATTGTTATTTAATGGATGTAGATTTCTTGATATTTTATAAGAAGCTTTGTACGGTTTCTGGAGAATTATCTTATGAAATTGAGGTAACATGTCCAGAATGTGGAAAGAAAATGAAAAAAACTATATCCTTCGAAAAAGATATACACTTTAAACAGATCGATCAAAAGATTATGAATGGTGCTTTTATTGAACTTGGAGGGCATAGATACGAGACTATAGTTCCGACAGTTAGAGAGTTTATGAAGGTATTTCAGACTTACCTTAGATATCGAACTGTAACTGACTTGAAGATGATTAAAACTATAGCCTTGATTAAAGATTTTGATTATCAGGGAACACAGATCGAGAAAGATGTCTTAGGGGCTACTCATGGTGATGTTACTCTCTTGCTTGCTCTTCGTGACTTATATTACGATAGACTTGAACCTATTCAACTATATTGTCCTGAATGTAATAAAGGAAAGAAAGCGAAAGAAAGGAGGAGTGTGGCAGTAAGTGTAGAATCTCTTACTGTCGACTTCTTTCGAGACATCTGTAACAATTCCCCAATTGATGGATCTAAAATTTTATTTAAATAAATTTCTTAAGGTCGATGGAGTAGAGTACTATACACTTTCTTCTCTTAAGTCTCTTCGTGAATGCTATGAAAACTTCCTTGATACTACCGAAGGAACTGACCCTGATTTTCCGTTACTTAATTTTGGTGGAAAGAAGGGACAGAGACTTAAAGGAATATCAGCGGCACAACGTCAAGCTTATTATGAAGAGGAAGCTGAGAGAAAAGAAATAATGGGAACTAAGAATGTCGACTTAATGGACTTATAAAACTATACCCTCCCTTAAAATTTTATATGTCAAGGGGGGGGTATAGGATTTAACAATATTCTTCCCTTGACAGTTTAAGAAATATATGATAATACTGAGACAGAAAGAGTTTGGTAATAAAGCAAATAAGATTAAAACAAGGCAGTGGCAAATGACTCAAGCTGTAAATCCGGTTATTCAACATCAGTCTATGGGTGGAATCCCTCAAGAGCAGATACTAAAGAATTCAGAAAGGTATAAAAAAGCCATAGAAATTAATAAAGTATTGCCTTCTTCTGAGTATGATAATCCTAGTATTAGTAAAGTTGACAAAAGATTAGGAAATGCTCAGCAAACTTTATTACAACAGGCAAGAGGATATGGACAAAATACTCAAGATAGAGGTGTTAAAAAAATAAGAGGAACGAAGGTACAGGAAAAAATTAAAACTAAACAGGAAAGAATTCAAGCTCTATCTCCTGAAAATCAAAAGAAGTTTCGTCAAAGTGTATTAGAAAGAAAGAATAGAGTTGTAGAAAATCCTAGTCCAATAACAAATACTACAATACCTACTAATTCTATTCCTAAAAATCCACTTAACTTTGGCCCAACTGCACCTAAGACTAATTCTCCGTTAGATAAGGGTACGTCTAGGGTTACTAAGTCTCCATTTAAACTGGGAAGAACTGGAAAAATAATGGCTGGAACTGCTTTAGCGGCAGGAGCATTATATGGGGCTAAGAAATTTTACGATAAGAAAAAAGAGAAAGAATAAAAGTATAATCCTATAGAGTCTTGGGATATAGATCTATAGGAACTAATTAATAAAAATGCGTATGGTACGATGGATAGAAGATAATAACAATATAGGTAATATTCTTAAGTTTAGCGGTTATTCTAGACTATTTTCCTCTAGAGATAAAACCACCGAAGATGATATAGTTTCGATTATAGGAGTTAAATCTGAGACTATAGACGTATTCATATTACTCAAGATCGGAAAGTTTAATAATATTCCCGGAGACACACTATTTATACAGAGTTATGATTTTAGGAGATTAGTTTCCGATAATTATTATTCTGAAGGAGTATTTTATAAGGAAAATTTCAGTATTCTAGATAATTATTGTGTTTTCGAGATCTTGGATGAATATGATTTGATCTCGGCTGAATTATTGAGATTTATAGAAGATACGAAAGAATATATAAGAAATAATTGGAGGAAAGAAAATGAAGATAAAGAAAACTGAATTGGTAGAGTGGTTAGTTGATATAGATAATTGGTTTTCCTGGTCTCTACTGTTTATTGTGCCTGGGATTATTGTTCTTGTCTTACTTCTCCCTGGATTAATATTTTTCTTGGCTGTGTTGGCGATCTTGAGTGTTATAGATCTCATTACACGTTTACTAGGAGATAAAGAAGAATCCGAGGAACCTAAGAAAGAAGAAAAGTCGGTAAGATCTCCAAGGTTAGTAAGAGGAGTTTTAATTGATACCGAAGAATATATGTCTACTCCTAATCTCAAGAAATGTACTCCGGTTGTTATGATACGGAAAGATAAATTAGATAAGTATACTATTCCAGGGGATATCGAAATAGTAACGAAAAAGTCAATTTCTGGAAGTCGCCTGATAACTTTCTTGGAGTGTCAAGATGAGTTATATAGTATTCTTAAAGTCCCAGGAAAGTTTTGGTATAGTAAACGTCTTGGAGTTATTTTAGGTCTCGGAAATAAAGAAATAGACCAGTTCATAGAGAAAATAAAAACGAAGTAATTATGATCATAGCAAGAAAACTAAAAACTAAATCTTTTACTGGTAGAGATTTAGTGGAAAGACTGTATTCTGATGGTTGGACTATAGAACAGCGTGAATTCGGAAAATTTTCAAATATTAGGGAATTAATAAAACGTCACGGAGTTAAAAGAACTTATAAAAAACTTGTAGGTGAGAAAAGAAAATCTATAGCTGATAAGGTGGCAAGATCCATGAGAAATGATGTTGCTAGGAATATTAAAGCAAATAGATCTCTAAGTAGAATGCCGATCGTAACTGATCAGGAATTTCATAATAAAGTAATTCAAGAAGCTAATAAAAGAAGGATTGGAGTTTCTCATGAAGATACTTTTGCCAAATTAACTGGTCATAAAGGTGGTAATTTCATAGAACATAATTTAAAACCTGCAAAACGGATGTTAAGAAAATTCAAGCCTGTTAAGGATCCAAAGAATACTCTACAAGAGACTATTCAGCAGGTACAAACAAACGATAAGATGATAAATCTTAATACTAGAAGAGGAGAAAATTCACATATTGCTTTACACGAAGTTGGACATGATGAAGCAAGGAAAAAGCCGATATCTGGAATTGTGGCATTTACTAGTAAATTTTTTAAGAAGAGATTTAAGAGACCTCTTTTCAAAAATAAGGTAAAAGGAGGACCAATCTCTTTTAGTAAAGATTATGTAGGAAAGAAGCTGATAGTTAAGAATGAACAGAATGCTTGGAAAGAAGGATCAAAAATAGCGGATAAATTAGGTATAATTCCTGAAAAAAGATCTGTAGCTAAAGTAGCAGAAGATTTAGCAGTTGAAACGTATAAATCTACGGGAGATGCGAAAATGAAAGAATCTATTTATAAAGCTATTCAAATTCCATCTAGAGCATATAATAAAAATAGTGTTTTTCCTGATAGTAAAACAAGAAAGAGAATGTGGAAGAAAAATAAAAGAGGAAATTAATCCTCTTTTTGAATAAAATTAATATATTTTATCGCTTCATCTGATAGATTTAGCTGACTATTTATTATATTAAATTCACATACTGTGGGTAAAGATATTAATACATAATCTTTATTATTCGGTATGTAATTTTTATCAATTAGTTCAAAGTCATCTAATTTGTAATCTTGTAATATATTAATTTGTAATAATCCATAAGTAATATCCTTTAATTCTTCATTAAGTTTTTGAATATTACCTCTATAAAATCGTTCATACTTCTCTTTCTCTAAAAAAAGATAACATTCTACAGGTGATAATGCTAAATCACAAGCGCAATTATCATGATCGCTGTAGTTAATAAATTTATAAGCTTTTATTATATTTTTCTTCATAATCTTTATATATTTTATTTCATATATAAGGCTTTGAAGCTATATAAAAAAAAATAAACGATGGCTGTAGAAGATATTGAAAATAAAGTAAGAAAAATGTCTTCCCAGAAACCAGAGGATGGGAAAGACTTACAACAACTCCAAGAAGCACAAAACCAGATTGTTCAGATAAATGCAGAACGTCAGGGAAACTTACAAACAGCTAGACTCGAAAATAATGCTGATGCGGCTAATAATGAAACTATGAGTCAAGCTGTAGAGATGGCTGCACTTGGAGGATTAGGTGGTGGAGCAGCAGTACAACAACAAGTACAGGCAATGAATCCACAAACTCAGGCTGTCTTAGGAAAATATGGACTTGGACAACCTAAAGTACAACGAACATCTTCAAGGAGTGTACAAGTAACTCCACAGAAGATAATAATAAATAATAACACTACGAACACGACGACTAATAATGTTGCTGTTCCCGCTGCTAATATTGGTGGTCCTGTCCAAGGGAGAACATTAGCAGTAAAACAAAATCCAGATGAAGGACAGGCTCGATTTAAAACTTGGATATCTAATGCCTTTGCTAAACAGAATCAACAAGCAGCGATCAGAGAAAAAGAGTATCAACGTCGTGAGTGGTCCTTAACAAGAAGTACTAATAAACTCATGAAACATTTATCCGATCTAGGGAAGAGTGTTTCAGAGAGATTAGATCCTAGGAAATTAGCATCTTCAGTAGGTGGACAATTTAAAACTATTCTCTTCCTCTTCGGTACTATGTTCTTAGCTAAACATTGGGATAAGGTTATTAGTATAGGTGCTAGTATTGAACGATTTTTCTTTGGAGATAAAGAGAAAGGTGGAGGTAGAAGTAGATCTGGACTTGCAAAAATGTTAATATCTGCTTTTGGTGGAGATCCTGATAATAGCAAATCTAGTATTTCAGATTCATTCTTTAAATTATTTTGGAATGGAGATTCCGAAAGTACTGGAAAAGGAGCTGGTATTTTTAATATTCTCCTAAAAAAAATAAAAGATTGGTTCGAAATACGAGGAGAAGCTGTAAAGACTTTAAAACCTCCTAAGTTAGATTTAAATAACATAGCAGGTTCTTTACAAACTTTGGTAGGGTATGTAGGTGATATTTTTAAAACTATTTTATTAGGTCCTGAAGGAGCAAGACAATCAATAACTAGTGAAATAAGAAGAAGTTCAGTTGAACAATCTGTATCAAATGATAAATTTAAAAGAGGAAATGATGTTATCAAAATGATTAAAGGAGAGGATAATGTTGCTCAAGGAACCAGTGATATTAATAGAAATTTTCAAGTTGCTAGTGATTTTAATACAGATGGAAGTTTAAGAAATAATACTACAGCATCAATTGCTCAAGCAAATAATATTCAAAGATTTATTGAAATAGCTAATAGAACAGGAGAAATTAATACTACTCCAGTTATTCAGGGATTACAAAATCTTAAAGATATTGCTGAAAAGAATGATGGGAAAACTTTAGTAAATCCTTCAACATTGATAAGTTTGTTTCGTAATGTTAAAGATGGAGGAAATATTTATAATGAATTAATTAAATCCGGTGAGATTGTTCCAAAAAAATATAAATATATTATACGTCCTAGAACTGAACAAGAAGTAAATGATATTACTTCTTCTGGAATTCAACAATTTATTACAGATCAAGCAATTGATAAGGTAATTGATAATAGATTTATTTCTGCAGGAAAAGAAGTTGTCGCAGGTAATTATATAAAAGCTATCAATAAAACTTTTTGGGGAACAAATATTACTAATGCAGCTAGTGCTATAGATACTGAAAATTATAGAAAAAAAGTAAAAAGTACTGAAGTTTTAGATTTAGTACCTATAGATGAAGAGTTAAAACCCGGATGGAGATATCCAGATTCAAAAAAAGATATAGTTACTCTAGCAGAAATTACACCAAAAGTTATTAATCGGATTGTTCAATCTTGGACTGGAAAAGATAATGTAGATGTTACTAATAGAGATTTTATAACTGATGTGCAAAAATATTTAGTATCTAAAGCTAAATTAGGTGGACATGACATTGTATATAATGATGGAGAGAATTTAATGGAAAAACTAAATTCTCTTGATGATTTATTAGAAAAAGAAAAAAAATTAAAACAAGAACAAGAAGAACAGTGGGAGAATTCTAATGTAAAAAAATCATATGATTACATGTCTGATGGAGTTAATGGTGCAATAGATAATGTAAGAGGGAGATTAGGTATATATAGTGATATGGAAAAAGGAGATTTTGTGAGAATGATGAGAGGAGCTTATTCTAAGAAATTTAAAGAACTTGGAATAGATGAGAAGTATATAGATTATATGGTTGCTCAGGATGCTCAAGAGTCAGGTTGGGGTACTAGTAATTTAGCTACTAAGAATAATAATTTTGGTGGAATAAAGGATGGTGATAATTGGAGAAAATTCGATTCTTTAGATGATTATATAAATTATAAAGTAAATCTTCTTAATAAGGATCAATATGGATATAATGCATTTAATGGTGATGATATAGATATAATGATGAATAGGGTTGCATCTAAATATGATCCAGGTAATGATAAATATGTAGGAAGATGGAAAGATACATATAATTCTGTTTCTAAAATTAAACCATTATCTACAGAAGAAATTAAGGCTCTTAGAAATCAAGGTAAGTACACTGAAGCTGATTTAGCATCGGCTTCTTGGGATAGAATAGAAGATATTCTTAAAGCTGGCGGAGTAACAGATTTTGTGGTTACTTCTAAGAAAAGAGAACCTGGAGAAGCTGGTAATTCTGGAAATAAATCCTATCATACTACTGATAATTTAGCAATTGATATTGTTCCTACTGATGGTAATTTTGAAAGGTTAAAACAACAATTACTTAGTTCTCCATTAGTTCAGGAATATTTTAAAAAGCGAGGTCTTGGAGTTCTGGATGAAACTACAAAGGAAGTATTAGATAAGACTGGAGGAACTGGCAAACACTATCATATTGGACCTGATAATTCTTCTGTTAATACTTGGTTAGCTTGGAATAAAGAATTTGAGTCTGAAAATAAAGGACAAGAAGGAGTTTATTATGCAGATAATTATGTAGAACAAAAAACAGATGAAAGTTCTAGTATACCTACTTATGATTGGAGTACTGTAGGTGTTAATTCTTTTAAGAGTGATTCTGGATTAATAATGGCTCAAAATAGTGTCTTGTCTCCAGAAAAGATTACACCATCTACTCCAACTTCAGGAGGGGCTATTCCTGGTAATACTTCAGAATCCGTTGGACAAGAATTAATAGCTGATTTAGGAAAAGATAAGACTGAAGATATTTATGCCAAAGTTTCTGATGTTAATGAGAATATAAAACTTCTTCAACAAGGACAGTTAGCTCAAGCAGAGGCAATTAATAATATTGCATCTGGATTAGGAAATATGACGATTAATGTAAATACTTCTAGCAATCAGAAAACTTCAGTAAACACATGGACTAATAAACCTAATAAAGTATAATATATGGAAGATACTAGTCAAGATACAGTAGTAAGTGCTGCAAAATTAAATACTCCATTTTATTATGATAAACAAATAACTAATCGATTAACTTCAGTATATCTTCATGCTAATAGAATATTAGATGGTGATAAGTGGAAAGAACCAGATGAACCTGTTGATGATGATGGATATATGATACGTCCATTGTGTAGAGCTATATTAGATGAAGATTATCAAGTAGCTGTTTCTAATTCATGGTCTCAGTTTGGTGAAGATGAAATAGGATCTTTATTTAATTCACTTAAACCTTATGCTCCTTATGCTGCTCACTTAGCTAATGCAGCTAGTAGTATGTTAGGAACAATGGAAAATATGGAAATCTCAAAAGATCCAAATGTTAACTCAAGTTTTTCAACTGTAATGAAAAAATTAGTTACTGGTGTTAAGGATGTATCTGAAAAAGGGGCAAAAATATTAAATAAATCTTTAGTTGCACAAGGAGCTAGATTTTCTTACTATTCAGGTACTGGAGTAGGCTTTGGTAATTTAACTATGAAATTTACTGTTTTTGCAGGATATTTACAAAACTATAAAACTGGTAAATTTGAGTGGAAAACTACTGAAGAACAGTTAAGCGAACTTTATCCATATATCATGGGAAAATATACTAATGGGATATTAGATAGTAAAACAGGAGAAATTCAAGGAACAGGAATAAATTCTGGAGTTAAAGGAGAAACTGCTGAATTAATAAATGAATTCTTTTCTTGGCAATTACCTCCAGGAGGATATGAACCGGATACTATTAATATAGATAAAGTTCAGGTTGGTACTCTTAAGCTTAGATTTGGTGTATTTTATTCATTACCATCTCTTGTATGTACTAATGCTCAATTTCAATCTTCAAAACAAATGGTAAAACATTGGAATGGTACGCTAAATAAATTAAGTCCATTATTTTGTGATGTAGTACTTACTTTTCAACCTGCTACTAAATATTCTGATGATGCATTAAAAAGATTTATAAGTGGAGAAAATGAGAAAGATGCTGTTACTAGTACTAAAACTGGATTAAATAATAAATTAATTGAAGAGAAAAATAAACTCAAGACGTTATTAGGAGGTTAAAATATGAGTAATGTTTCAGCAACTGAATTTTTCAAATTTGGAGAAGGAATTAATAATTCTTCTAAATATCCATTTTATTATGATAGGAATTTAGTAAATGAATTAATTTCTGTATCTCTTCATGCTAATACTTATACATCTGATGGAGGTATTACATGGCAAAAAGTACTTCCACCAGTAGAAACTAGTGGAGATGAATATCCTTACTCTCTTGAACCATTAATTAGATCTGTTTTAAGTGAAGATTATCAAGTAGCTGTTTCTAATACTTTCTCAGAATTTGGATATGATTTTTTAGGTAACCTATTTAATCAATTCAAACCTTATGCTCCTTATGCTGCTCACTTAGCAAAAATGTTAAAACAAGCTAATGAAAAAGAGGAGGAAATGAAAACAGGAACAGAACAAGAAAAAAAAGATATAAATTCTACAGTAGGACAAGTATTGGATAAGTTTACAGATAAAGTATATGAAGTAGTAGAAAAAGCGCCGAGTTTATTGAATCGACACTTAGTTGCACAAGGAGCTAGATTTTCTTACTATTCAGGTACTGGAGTAGGCTTTGGTAATTTAACTATGAAATTTACTGTTTTTGCTAATTGGATAGATGGAGAATTTAAATCAACTCATGATCAATTACAAAAATTATATCCATATTGTTTTGGAAAATTTGTACAAGCATTAGATGATAGTGGAAATATAACTGGAACAGATGTAAATTCAGGAACCTTTATTTCAAACAATAAAGATTTAATAAATAGATATTTTGGTTGGCAGTTACCTCCAGGAGGATATTTAGCATCAGTTAAGGAGATTGATGAAATTCAGTTTGGTACTCTTAAATTGAAGTTTGGAGCTTTCTATTCATTACCAAATTTAGTGGTCGAGAGTGCTCAATTTCAGTTTTCGAAGCAAATGATAAAAGTAAGAAAACCTGGACAAACTATTAATGATATTACTCCTTTATCTTGCGATGTAACGCTTACATTCAAGCCAGCTACTAAATTTACTGATAATGCTCTTCGTAATTTTGTTAGTGGAAAATCAATGGAAAAAGAGAGAGAAGTTATAGAGTCAGTTCTAAGTACCAAACTTACTGATGAAATGATAAAAAATGCATTACTATTAAAATAAGAAATAATGTATACTAAAAAAGATGTAATAATTAGTAATAAGGAAAATCTTTCAAATTATATAGATGGAATTGATGTATATAACTCTAGCATTTTGATATATTTAAATAATCCAAATATTGAAAGAGAATCTTATGAAATAACGGCATATGAATATAGACCAGATCTTATTGCAGAAGATTATTACGGTTCTGTTTCATATGCTGGCCTCCTAATGTTACAAGCTGCTAGAGGACTTGAAACTTATAAGCAAGGAGCAATTTTAAAATTAATTCCAAAAAGGATATTAGATAATATATTAAGTAATATTTAAGATATGAAATATACAAATTCTTATAAAGTTTCCATTAATTTCACTCCATGGTTTGATTCTGGGTATAGATTTGATAATATCCATATGTATGAAGAACTTGGTGGAACGATAGCTAGTGGAGAAATTAGTATGTCACATGATGGTTCTGGAGAAGCTCTTAAATTAATTACAGATCAATATACTGGACAGATAACTTTGGAGAAAGAAGGTGGAAATGTTTATAGTATTGATATTTTCATAATTAATAAAAAATATTTTAAAAATTTCTTAACTCTAAATTTTATCTGTATAAAAGATAAGAAATTTTATACAGAACTTATACAAGCTGAATGGGATGATATTACTTCAGCTATTGAATCTTTATATCCAGGAAAAAAGGATATAAGATGTAAATGTGATATTAATAATAAACTTACAATTTTTCAGAACTCAGAAACAAATCAATCACTATGTTCTAAGTTATCATATGGATTTAAGAAAAAGTCTATATTTGCTTATGGGTGGGAAGGATATTTAATAAAAGAAATTATAGGTATAGATTCTGGAGGTCATCAGGAACCATATTATCAAATTACAGGAAATGCTGAATTCCATCAGTTAGATTCTTATAATTTAAATTATAATCAGAAGATATATTATACTCCAACTAATCCATGGGAACCAGTTAAAGGAGATGAGAATAATGGAGAGCAAGCAAATAATAGTACAGATGATTATACAGATCTTCAACCTAAAAATTCTAGAACTCTTCAGTTTTATGAAGACTATACGATTGTAGGAAAAGATTTTGAACAACTTATGCATAATTATTGGAGAAACTTAGGGTATATGAATTCTGATTTCTTCACTGCATTTAGAATAAAAGACTTTAATATGCCTAAATATAAACTTGGTGATATTTTGAAGTATAAACGTGAGGAGCAAGAATCAGAATTACCATTTAAATTATTCCTAGTTCGATCTAATGAACTGTTTATGGCTATTGAAGGTTCTGATTTTGTAGGCCCTGATGGAGAGAATTTTTCTTGGACTTCATTGTTATCAGGTGTAGAAGAGAAAGAAGAAATATTACCAATTGTAGATCCAACAAATTAAATAGAAAAATATGAAAGAAGCAGATTTATACTATACTGGAACAATTGTAGAAGTTTTAGATAAAGTATTGTATGAAATAAAGGTGGATATCCCAGGAATAAAATCGGGAGTTAAGGCATTTCCATTTAGAGGAGAAGTAGATGAGCCAAGAGTAGGCGATTTTGTATTTCTTAAGTGTCTTGATCCAGTATTTCAGAGTTATTACTTATATCAAAAAATAAAAGAAAATGATTATATAGGTTTTAGAAGTAATGGAAAAATGGTAGATATTACACCTGATTATATAAGGGTTGCTATTTTTGATCCAGGAACTGAGTATAATGATCCAGATAATAATCCTAGACCTGAACCAACCGATTGGGTGACTATAGATAAAGATGGAAACATGGATATTAATATGAGATCTAATGTAACTATCAATATAGGAAAAAATTGTGATGTTACTATAAATGGAAAAACAAATGTAGAATTAGTTGGATCTGCAGTAGTTAAAGGATCTGATATTACACTTAAAGGTCCTGGAACATTAACAGTAAAGGGTAAAGTAGTAGCGGGAGGACATACAGCTCTCGGACCTTTTGTATTATCTCCTACTTTCTTAACTCCAGGATCTCCTATACCTACATCAGATACTATATTATTAGAGAGTTGATATATTATGAAAAATTTATTAAGTGCATTGTCTGCTAAAGCAGCTCAATCAATATCATTAAAGAAATATCAAGATTCTCTTCCTGAGTTTAAGGATGAATCTAATGAAATAAAAGATCCTGAAGCAAAAAAGAAATATAAAGAAACTCTAGATAATGCTAAGGAGGATATGAAGAAGAGAGGGGAGGAAATGTTGGATAAAGCTAATGAAAAACTTGGTCAGATGTATAATCAGATGATAGAAGATTTCAATGAGCTTGGACAAGATTTAGGTCATCTTTCAGTAGGAACAGCTCAATTTGCTGCGAGAATTGCAATGGTTCCTCCAGCATTGATTTCCGTAACTCCTATGGGTCCTGGCGTTTCTGCTCAATTAGCTCCTCCATTACTTCAACAACTTAAAGCTGAAGGAGATAATCTTAGTGCAGTTTATGATAGAGTTGATGCTAAGGTAAGTAAACTAGGATTAAAATCTCTTATGGGAACTATACCGGTTGTTGGATCTGTAATGAGTATTGTAGAAACTACACAGGCAGTTGCTAAACCATTAATTGCACTAGTTGGAGCTAATGTTGGTGATATCATTGATGATCTTCCTATTCCTGAAATAGAAATACCAATACCTATTCCTGACTTAAGTGCAGCAAATTGTTCTGCTTTTTCTCCAAAAGATTTAGATCTTACGAATATATCAGCATCTAACTGTAGTAAATTTGTAGCTCTCAATGATGATGATCCTACAGTTAAATGTAATAATTGTAAAAATTATAAATCAAGATTATGAATTACCTACTTTCAACAGGTCAAATAACAAATCAAGTGGAGTATTATATTATAGATCTTTTCAAACTCTACTTAAATATCTGGCCAAAGGATATTCCAGGAGCATCTAAAATTGGATTTAACTTTATTTTTACTAATACCAAGAAAAAAGATTTAGCATCTGAAATTACTGGTAGGGTAGAACAGTTAATAACAAAAATAAAAGAGAAATTTACAAAAACACTTGATATAAAAATTGTTTCACTCGACTTAATAGATGAAACAAAAGTAAAACTAGTAATAAGTGTTAATCAGGTAGAGTCTGATGATATACTAGTTGATATAAATGAAACAACAGGATAATTATTATGAAATCATTACAAGATTATATAGATATTTATAGAGGAATAGCTAATAAACTTAATATTACCGGAGATTCTGTAGAGATTTTATCTCAGATGTTAGCTAATGCATCTTTTATTAGTGAAGTAGAAAACATAGCCTATGCACAAGAAGCATCTCTTGAGAAATCTACACTTATCAATTCAAAGATTCAACATTGTGTAGATGATATGTATTCGGTGTTTCGTGGTAGTTGTCCTCGCGTAATTCTTAATATAAAACCCACTAAGTATTTAAGTTTTAATATCTATGATGAAATTATAAGTTCTAATAGTTTTAAGGCTTATTACTTAGGGTATTATGATAAAAATTATACACGGCCGGGAGGTTATGGAAATGATAAAGATATAGCTGGAGACGAAGGTTTTGTATATTCTCCAATTACAATGTCTCCGGCCGTGAATGATACTGATACTTATACTATTATATGTCTAATTGCAAAAGAAACTGTTTCTAGAAAGTGGGTCTTAAATCAAAACAATACTTATTATGTTAATTGTCTAGAAAATGATCTCTCTGATGATTTTTGGGTTAAAGTTAATGATAATTTCTTCTCAACAACTAGATTATTTTCAGGACATATATTAGATGGTAGTATCTTTGATCTTACTCTTCCTGGATTTGGTTCTAGACTTTATGTAGCAGATATTTTTAGAACAGTAATGGAAAGAGAAGAAACACAGACTCCAGCAAATACAATAATAGAAGCTCTTTATTATAAATTTTCAACACTCTCGGGGTATAATACTTCAGAATTAAAAAAGCTTAATATTCGTGGAGCTGAGATGGTAGAATTTGATCCTTTTTGGTTGAGTGGACGAAATTATGAAATCTTAGGAACTGGTCTTGCTAGTATGTCTGAAGTTGATAGAGATAACTTAATTACTATTCATTACAAAGCTAATCGTGATAGATATGTAAATTCAATCCTACGTAGTAATTCTGATATCGGTACTGTACTTGAAGAAACTTATCCAAATAAAATTATTTCAGGTGGAACAACTTATAGATTTAGTAGTTCAGCACAAAGTAATTCTATCACTATCTACTATGTTCCATACTCTAATTCTACAATTCTAACAGAAGATGAAAAAACTAATTTCATTGAGACTAAAGGAGCTTACTATATAACTGATAAAATTACTATAGAAAGAGGATCTCAATATACAGCTATCTTTAACTTAGATGTAGAGATATATCAAAATAGTAGTATAGATTCAGAAGTTGGTGATATCTTGGATAATTATAGTAATAAGTTCAATATTAAATTTCCAGAGTTAACAGAAGAAATAAAATCTCTTATAAGTAAAATATCTAACGTAAAGAGAATAATTGACATGGAAATAACTTATACTAATGAAGATGGTTCTGTAGTTTCTCCTGAGATTGTATATGGAGAAGGGAATGTTGTATATTTCTCAATTAACTACATTATTAATTCAGTTATAGAATCATGAAAATATATATACCTAAACACTTAAGAAATATAGAAATCATAGATCAGCTTTATAGAATGATTGAAGATTACGAGGAACAATATTCTTCAGTAGTTTCAACTCAACAAGGTTCATTTGATGATTATTATATTTATTCTGGAAGTGATCCGGTGAAAAATTTCTTGAGATTATGTATTCCAAAATCAAGTCTCCCAGATAATCAAGATTACGAAGAGGTTATAAACTATCTTAGTAAATTATTTTATAGTGTAAAAGGAACTATTCAAGTATTTAATTATATGATACAGTATCTTCCTTTAGATTTTGATGGAGAGACTATATATGACTCAGGAGAAATAACAGTAAACTTTGAGAACTTAAGTGTAGAAAATGAAAGCTTATTTTACGAACTTCTTAAGAAATTTTTAGATGCACTTATATATTATACCAGACTTAATACTAATATAGGTTCTGGAAGTATAGATCTAACTATTCAAAGTAAGTTCCAGAATTATATTGGAGCAAACTTAAGAAGCTATAACAAAATGACAGTAATGCCCTATGAAATTGATTATCAATAATAACAATTTTACGGATATCGGAACAGTAGTGTTTTACAGTCAAGATGACCTAGATAACCGTGAATACAGTAAAGTTCAGTACAGATCTAACAGTTCTTTACTTTACAATAGAGACTTTAGTGAGTATGACTTTTCGTATGATATCACTAAAGATAAGTTTAATGATAAATTTTTAGTAAATTATCTAGGAGAAAAAACCCTGAAAGAAATCGGAGAAACATCAAATTCCCTAGAAAAAATAGAATCAATAATATTCCCAACATCCTCTAGAGAAAATTTAACAGAAGAAAATGATAGATATTTCGGAACTACTATAATATCCAATCAGGTATTCGCTCTTTTTAAGGCCGCCGCTGGAATTAAACGTCTGGAGTTATATGAGGGAATAATCGATAAAAATAATAACAACTCTAGAGGTAGTGACTTTATAGATACTGATTCAATGGCCGCCGCTGGAATTAAACCTACTTCTACTCCTAACTTTATATTAATTTTAGGACAACCAGACGAGACTATAAGCGGCGAGGATTTAGTAAGCGAAAAGGAACTCCTTGATGAAGTTACTGGAGAGAAGATGATTTGGATGCTAATTTCTAATAACTCTGAGGTGGAGAGTGTAAATCTATCTTATAAATCATGGGTAGATAGTACAAATCCTAACAGAAATATGAATAAGTATCTTCTTAGAAATGATGAATACTGGTCTACAATAGATTCAGTTGGGATAATAGAGACTGTTGAAGATGTTCCAGAGGTTCTAATTGATGCAAATTCTAGTACTCTCTTAGGAAATGAGAAGATAGAAGACAATAGATTATTAATTCTAGGAAATAAACGAGGATTAATTGAGATGTATAAAGGAGCTGGAGATTATCCTAAGTACTTTCCTTTTACTACATATAAAATTGGAGATAAAGTAATTCTAGGTGGAAAAGTTTGGGAATCAGTATCAGATAATAACTTTAATAATAATCCGGCGCTTTCATCTAAGTGGATTCTTTCAGAGTTTCTAAATATAAATAAACCAATTAGAATAGTTGTATCAGTAACCCCAGAAATCGGAGGAACTTGCAACCCTATTGGAATAATATCTATCCCTTCTGTCAAAACTCCTATTGATTTTAAAATATATCCTAATCCTGGATATGTTTTGAATGAAGATATACCATGTCTACTTGATGTGAAAGATTTAATTCCATTTCCACCAAGTAATAACTTTAATTATAATATTCCAAATAACCTAATAACAGTAACTAATTGGGAAGAGGTTCTAAAAACGAATCATCTAATCTTCAACCTAAAATATACAGGATCTTATATAATCTTGAAAGCTATGATATCTGGAGAAAGTGATGTATATGATTATGGTGAATGGAAAAGAAAATTTGGAGAAAATAACTTTATAGTATCTGAATTAATTATAGGTGATGAAACTAAATACGATCCTTATATACAAGAAGATGGTAAAGTAGATGTCCTAATTAATCAGAGAGCAGAAATTAGAATACCAGAACTTTCAGGGTATATTATTTCAAGAGTCTTAGCAAAATATGAAAATGGAGATCCAGATGCACCAGAAATATATTATCCGGAACAAATCAATACCGTTAATAGTATTGTGATTCCTGAAGTTAATTTCTCGGCTGCTACTCTTACATTAGAACTTAGTAGTAAACGAGTAACTATTAGTATTATAGAGTTCTTTGGGTTTGAAGTATCTAATAATTCATTAAAGATAAATTCTGGAGGTAATGCTGTATTTAAGTTTATTTCTGAAGATTATCCAAATAGTAACTTGGAAAAAGTTATTATAGAAGACTCTCAAAAAAATTCATTAACTATTAATAAATTTACAGCAAATGGAAGTATTCAAAGTTTTGGTCCATCTCAGGTATCACTCAAGTCTGCAAATATAAATACTCCAGAAGAAGGAGAATATACCTTGAAGTTAATGAATATATATTATAATACAACCATAAAACTTATAAAGAGATAATATGATACTAAATAATACACACGTTCAAGGACTGTTTTTGTATTCAGAAGAAACTGAATATGAGAAAGGGGATTTTGTTGTTTATGGAAATACTATCTATATCTGTACAGCTAAAAATCCAACTAATAAAACAAATAATACTGTTTCTGGTGTTATTCCTGAAGAGAGTTCTGATAATTATTCACCATACTTAGGAGATAAATTAAATAACATAGAAGAGTATTTTAATTATATAAATCATTCAGAAGAAGAACAAGGCAAAGAAGATAAATTAATTACTGCACACCTTCTATCTCAAATTTTATCCACATACATGATAGGATTTGATGAAAAAGGTATAATTTCTGAATATGTTTATCTTAATTCTGGAGATGATTCATTATCTATTTCTTCCGAGTTATCTGATTTTCTGAACGGAACTGGAATTGACTCTAAAAATATCTTATCAATGATCTTAATCTCTCCAGAAATTAATAATGCTGTATTTAAGATATCAAGAAATCTTCCAGAAATAAGTGAGGTTATATTTAATGATGCTTCTGATATTTATCCAGAAGACGCTAATTATGTAATTCTACGACAATACACTTATACTAATGAACCTAACTCAGATTCTATTTATAGACTTCAAGAATTAATAGATCCTATGGGTTCAGTTGTTAGATATAGATACGGAAAAGGTTATAATAATGGAGATCAGAATACTTTTGATAGCGTTACTTCTTGGTTACCTAGTAGTATTGATAAAGATTGGATGGAAAATATAAAAAAACTTGAAAAACTTTACCTAGATAAAATCGAAGAATTAAATAACTTAGAAAAATCATTAGTAAATAATTTCCGTTTTAAAGAATATCCAATTCCAGAAACAGCTAATGTAATAGAATTTCAATGTACTGATAATACAAAAGATAACTACCTTCCTGTATCTGGATTTGATAAGGAGTCATTTATTCTTACAGTAATTACACAGGAAAATAATACAAATACAACAATTTCTGTAGATCTTCTTGACGCCTATATGAGTCATGATGCAATTTCTAGTTATTACTTAACAGATAGTAGCGCTCTTGTTATAGTTCCTGGAAAAACAGAAGGAAATAAAGGAGAAATTGTCAGACTTTATGTGACTAGTGGAAACATAGTGAATATATTTTATAGAGATAAGTACAAGAAATGAAAAAGATAGAATTAATAACCACTACTTCCGATAATATTTCTATATCACAAGTAACAGGACAAGAAAATGAGAAGGAATTTTACTTAACCGGAAATAATCGAGCATTAGTATGTAATGATTCAAATTATAGAATGACCAGAATATCTGAGTTAAGTAATAAATTAAAACTCAGAGATTGGAATGTAACTAATCGGAGGTTTGTTATCCCAGGTAAAGATGGCTCAGAAGGGAATCTACGAGTATGTATTGATGATTATTCTAAAGGTTCTGGAATAATAAATGAGGTTGATGAAGATACAAGAAGTATTGAAATTGATAAATATGAATTAACTGAAGAAGAAAAAACTCAATTTAATTCATATCTAGATTACCTCAAGAATAATAAAAATAATTACTTAAAAGAAATATATAACTTATATAATAGTATGAATAATAACGAAATTTATTTGTATAGTACTTCAAAAAATGTGGTTGATATTCTAAACAATTCTATTACTATCGATGTTATACCATTCAATTCTGATATTTATACCAATACAGTAGATTTAACAGAACTAATGAATTATTCCGTTAGTCCTGAAGTTTCTACCAAAATTGATCTTGGAATTCAATATTCTAAGTATGAAACTAAGTATGTTGAGGATCCTGAAGATAAAGAAAAATTAATTTTAGTAGGTAACGAAAAGTTATATTCCAAAGAAACAACATTTTCAGGACCTAGATATAATAAACAAGGAGAATTAGTTTCTAAAGACTATATAGAAGAAATTGGATCTGATATTGTAATTGAATGTATTAATAATATTATTAGAGTTGTATCTAAATCAACTGACATAGATGAATGTATTATTAGTAATTGTACAATAACTTATGGAAAATTATAACACAGGATATAGTACTTATGTTATTGGAAATTCTAGTAATATATCCAATAGCTTAGAAGTAATACTATATAATAAAAATGATGATTGGGATCCTAAGTTACCAAAAATATCTCTCTATAATATTAAACAAGTTTACTCTAGCCTGCTTACTTCCTCTGGTGGTAATTATATTAGATTAAGTCGAACTACTTCTAAAGAACCGTTTAAATACAAAAATAATCTTCCTTCTGGATTTACTGTAATAATTTATATGAGTGTAATAGATAATACTCCTATTGGTTATACAGAATTTTTAAATCCTCAAGGAAAGGGTAGTAATATAAATATTTATGTATCTTTAGATTCTAGTATATCTAGTCAAATCCAGATAAATCTTAGTAATTCTTTGGATCAACTAAAGAATAATTCAACAACTGGGAAAAACTTCTTAGATGATATAAATTTATATAACTACCCTGGAGCGAAAACTATAAAGCAGGACCTAGGAACTGATAATTACCCTAGATATACTTCTCATGTATACCATATTCAAGATAATGAACAAATGAATCTTCTCTTGGATTATGGTATTGGAAATAGTACTGGTTTTCATAAAATCAATCTGAATCATGATGTTAATATAGATCCTTACTCACATAATTATAAAAATCATCAAATTGGATTTTATGGAAAAGATATTGTATTATATTCTTGGACAGGTAATAAATATTCTATTAAATCTTTGGTAAAAAAGACAAGATTTGGTAATCCTGAAGTATATACGACTTCATCAGGAGCAGACTATTCTATTTTCGAGGATATGAAAAGTAATCAAGAAATATTCTATTTTTCTGGGAGATTTATAATTACTATTGGAACTAATTATCCTAGTATTCTTGAATTATATGATACAGAGAAAAGTCAATGGATCTCAACAGATTATCAAAATTTCTTTTTAGATACTCTTGATCCTAGAAGTAGAATTATATCTATTCCTGGAAATATTTCTAATAAAAGTATTACTAACTACATTCCTAGCATTAATAGCACTTTTTTAAATTTAACTGATTATACTAAATACACAAATATCAATATTATCAAGAAAGTTGGAGATTGGTATGTTTTTAAAAATAAACAATCCTCACAAAAAGATTTTCATATCTATAGTTGTATTGATAGATTAGTATATACAGTAAATACAAATGAAAGTCCGATACTAATTAATAATAGTCTTTTAATGATTCATACAGTAGATGAAGATCTGGGGTTAGATTATTATACTATCTACTATGAACCAGGAATTAGTTATTATACAGAAAGAGCTAGAGCAATATCAAGAAATTCAGAATTAGAGTACTCAGAGGAACTTGGAATATTAGTTAGTAAGGATGAAGAGTTTGAAAAATATAAGGGATATTATAATGAGGGAAAAATATTAGTAATTCATCGAAATAACCCAACAGGTATATTTGGAACTATTCTTACAGGATTTAGAAGAAGCTATTTTAAAGCATCTCTCAAAACAGAAGTACCAAAAATTATAGCATCTATCTCTGGACTACTATATTACATTGATGAAGATGGATACTTAAATTATATATAAAATTATGAGAGTTATTTTTGAAAAGGAATTCTTAGAGAGTATAAGAAGGATAGATAACACATTAAAGATAACCAAATATGTAATAGGAACAATTTATAATTCATATACAGTTGGAGAAGAATTCATGGAGAAATTATTTTCAGGATCCTATCTGTATAATGATGTTAGAAAAACCTCAGAATATCCTCTAAATTCAATCTGGGATAGCAATAAAAAACTCTTAAAAATTAACATTGATATCCCAGAAGAAGAAAAAGCAGCTTTAGTTGAACCTAGTTCAGAATATTGTTTTATTTATTGCTATGGTATATATCCAGATCGAACAGAAAGAATAGCATTTATAATAACAGAACTAGAGGCTGCTGAAAGAAAAATAATTAAGTTCAATAAATTAGATTTAAATATATCGTCTAATCTTTTTGAATTATCTTTTCCAGAATATACAGAAGCAAACATTGAAACAATAGCTGATAGTGATACTGTATTCTTGGAAGGTATAGGTATTGATTATGGAGTTAATATTTTTACCTCTCCTGAAGAAAAAATAGTAACAAAAAAATCTTACTATAAATATGTAAGAAATAAGAAAACGAGTGGACATAGCAGCTCATTCTTATATAATAATATATCCGGTGAGAAGATATACAATAATTCTGTGATTAGGCAAATTACATCTATTCTATCGTTTTCAGCATTAGAAGATACTAGTAGTCTTAAGAAATCTGGAGGGTATATAAATCTATTAGGAACATTAGAATGTGATATGTATAGATTGATAAATGATTATAATATTTCAAAAATAAAAGAAAAAGTTAAAATAGATATAACATCTCTGCCTGTAATTGAAATTTTGGTAAAAGAAAGTAATGGACTAGAATTTAGAGTAGATCAACTAAATAAAAGATTAATATATTCTGCTAATACTACTGGAAAAGAGTTAAGTTCAGTAATAGTCTTAAAAATTACTAATCTAGATCCAATAACAAAAAAGACAAGTATTATAGAATCAGGAGAGATTAGGTTAACTCAATTTGCAATATAATAAATCATGAAACTATCTTTAAAAGAATTTGTTGAGGCTATAACAGAGATAGATAAAACTATAGGATTTTCAAAGTTCGTGAAATATATTTTTATTTTCTGTTTGGTCTTAGCTATATTTAATTATAAAACTATAATAAAGGATACTATAGAAATATATTCTGAGATTTCTGATAAGATACATTCTGAGAAAATGGAACTTAGAGATCAGTTATTAGCAGAATTAAAACCTCTCCTTACAGAGTTCAGAAGTAATTCTAGAGCTGATAGAATACTATACTTCGAATATCATAATTCTAAAGAAAATCTAGTATCTATTCCCTTCAAATACGTAGAACTTCTCCAACAAGATAATGGTTTTGCTGTACCTTCCATAGATCCAGAACAGTATAAAAGTATAAATACTGGATTGATTACTAGTATCTATGAAGATATTAAGTTTGGAGAAATTGTATACTGTGATGGTCCAAGGGATAGCGTATTTATGGAAAAATACCCTGGGATATACGAATTAGTAAATAGTAGAGATGGTTCTAAAAGACAAATATTTATTAGTATTCCTGGAATAAATCAACCTATTGGATTAATCATCCTGGAGTGGATAAATGAATCTAATATAGAGTTGAATGTAGAAGAAATTAAGAAAACTGCTACTTATAATTATATACCACGAATAAATGCCTTAATTCTATCAAAGTTGCCCGATAGAAACAAGTGGTTATAATTATGAATAAAATAAATAACAATAAAAACAAAAATTTATGAACGAAGAAGTTAAAATTTATGAAGATGCTACTTGGGGTAAGTATGGAAAAGATATTATTCCTAGTAGATTTTATCAGGTCTATAAAATTGAAGGTCCTTGGTTAGGAGATGATGAAAGTACTTGGTATGAATTCGATAGTGAAAATAAGAGTGCTGCAGTTTTAGAACCTGTATATCCTAATTACGAAGTCAATAAATATGGTTTGACTGGTGATAAAGAAGTGGTTAAAGTTACTATTACTCCTAGTGAAGAACTTAAATCACAATATCCAGATGCTTTAGTAAGTATTGATGGTAAATTCTATGATCTAGGTATTCTTAATAATCCTATTGAATTTTATATGGATAAAGATCATAAAGTTTCTATTATTTGGTCTACTGCAGAATTAGTTGAATCTTTCCGAATTATCAAAATTAAATAACAGAAATTCTCTTCTGAAAGCTTCAAAACCTAAATTATGAGAATAGACTTAGAAAAATTATAAAACTAAGTCTATTCTTTTATTATTTTATTCAATTATAAATAAATAATTATGAGTAGTTTAAATTCTTTTCAAATACAAATTTCCAGAAGCAAATACATAGAACGAGATAGAAGTATAGCAAGATTAAGATTAAATCAACATGAATTCTTAGTCGGAGAGCCTGTTATGGTTAGATATTATTCTAATTCCGAACAAACAGAAACAGATACTATATTCGCTCTAGGTATTAAAAATGGAATAGGAGAAGACTGTTATCAGGTTGTTACACTTGGCGGATTAGATTTAGTTCGAGATGTAGTAACTGAGCTCCCAGACATATCTCTTCTTGTACATGGAGAATTATATCTTTACAAGGATGAAGATGGGGTTTGGAATTATGTATACGAAACTGGTGGGGTTAGACAAATAGAACCTATAACTGGTGGTCCTTTCATTTTTAGTAATATAGAAGATAAATACAGATGGTTTTATCGTGATGGAGTATTAAAACGGGAAGACGATTTCTATACTAAGTCAGAAATTAATGAAATGATCTCTGGTTGGGATGTTAATATTCAAGATGCTCTTAAAAGTCTAGAAGAAATTAAGAAGTTAACTTATAAAAACCATTCAGCTACATTTCCATTAAGAGTTAGTTTTTACGACTCTAACAGACAAGATGATGGTACTACTCCTCTTTATCAAACAGGAATTAGAACCGCTGTTAACTTCTTAATCAGAGTAACTATTCCTGATATAGATACAAAAACTGGAGAAACAAATACATACGAAGTTACTAATGATTGTATCTTAGAGCTAAATGGCACACAAATAACTCTCCCTGAAAGTAATAGGTATACAGTTTTAGGTCTTACAGATACAACAGAATATAGATTGTCTGTTAAGTATACAGATCCAGATACAGGAATCATAAGAACTGCAACTTCATACTACACAGTTAAGTTTGGTTATAATTTCTACTATGGACAAATTCCTGAAAGTGGATGGAATATAACAGAAGCTGCTTTAAATTCTCTTGAAAATACTGTAGTTGGAAATGAGAAATCAATTGTTACTTTCCAAGGAGATCTTAATTCACAAAAAATAGCATTTGCATATCCAAAACTATATGGAAATCTTATGAGTATTTACGATACAACTTCTGGGATGAATCATATAACTGATTATTCGATAGAATCTTGTAAAGTAAATGATATTGATTATAATGTTTATATAAAAGATGTTGCATTGAATTATAATAATTTTCAACAAGTTTTCTCATTCTCATTACCAACACTCTTCGAAGGAACATCTACAGAAGATTCTAGTGTAACCGTAACTGACCTAGAAAATTTAAGACAAGAGATTTTAGGCGGAGCTAGTATAAATTACAATACTCTTGGAAAACTTGAACAAATTATTAAAGGATTGTCAATACGTGAAGGCTTTGTTGGTGGTCCTGGAATTAATTTAGTACAGCTTGAAGATGGTAGTACAGAAATTAGAGTCAATGTTGATAATTCTAGTATTGTAACTGATTCTAATATGTCTATAGCTGCTAAGAATATAAGCGGTGGAAAATATTAATAAATAAAATAAATTATGGCAAATAAAATAGGTTCAAATTTTTTATTACCCGCTAAAGTATTCCTAGATAAAAGACAAGGTATAGTTAGTGGAATAGGAGAATTAGGAACATGGGATTATGATAAATACCCTATTCCTGATGGATTTGAAGTATTTGTAGATGGAAAATGGTATACCTATTACAAAGATGTAGAAAAAGATTCAATTACGGGCTTTTTCAGAATTCGAGGTGGTATTAATGTACTTCAAACCACAGGTTCATCTGAGGATGATGTTATGTCTCAAAATGCTGTAACAAATGCATTAAACGGATTAAATGAAAGAATTCAAGATATTATACATAGCCTTGGAACAGTTCTAGAGATACGATTACTTCCAGATTATACAATTTCAGGTAACCCAACAATAAGTGGTGGTCTTTATGAAAATGGAACTAGAATACAACCTTCTTTTGCTTGGGAAGTTTGGTATAATGGGATGAAATTAAAAAGAGAAGACGTTAGCGTAAGCATATATATAAATGGAAGTCTTTTTTCCGGAGGAATGAATAATCCTAGTGAAGATGAATACACTTGGGTATGGATTTATAATCAAAATATTTCAAGAGATACTGTAATTACTTTATCTGTCCTGTATGGTAATGATAGTTCATCAGATTCTATTGGATCTGTTAGTATCTCTAAAGATATTACTTATGAATTTATTAATTCTAGAATTTGGGGTAAATCTAAGACAAATGATATTAGTAAAATAGTAATTAATGGAAAAACTTATGGAAATAGAAGTTTATCTAAAGAACGTTCAATTGTTTTAGATGATGTAGACTGTAGTGTAGATGATGAGGGTAATGACTATACTTCAGGATTATATGTATATTATATGATTCCTACTGAAATATATGGAGAGGTTAATGAAAATGAAAATCCTATAAGACTTCTTACTGGAAATATGGAAAATAATGCTTTCTCTTGTGAATTTGGTAAAGAAGATTATTCTGTAATAGTATTTGATTATCCTCAAACAGGAGTTTTAAATATAGAATTTAAATAATATGGAAAAAAATAAAAAAGGTATAAATGTTTCAGCTCCTATAGTTCCTTATACTGATCAAGATACATACCCTACCCATGAAGCAATTTATGGAAAAGGTGGTTGGAAAAGTGTTAGAACAATAGAAGATCTCAAAGCTATTCCAAAAGGAAGACTTGAAGATGGCTGTATAGTAAGAGTTGTAGAATCAAGTAGTTCTTCAGGATCTGCAGTTGAATTTTATTATGATAGTAGTATAAAAGATGGGGCTTCGATACCTAGTTCTATTACTGATCCAATTGAAAGAGAAGTTTATCCCTATAAGTTTAGAAAATGGGCTCCTGGATATCTTCCTACAAAGTTAAGTGATCTCGAAAATGATATGGCTTTTATTGCAGAAGTTCATGATACTGAAGAAAATGGAGATTACACATACTTAGATCCGAATAATGCAGATGATAAAAATGCTATTGAAAAAATTCTAGTAGGTAGAGCTAGAGGTATCTATCAAGAATTAGCATTAGCATTTTTAAATAAGAACTCATCTACTACAGTTAAAGTAGATACTAATGAAGATGGCGTAGTAGATGGAAATGATAATAGTATTCCAATCCATGGTTTAGTTACTGTAGATGATACTGGAAAAATACCAAATGATCTTCTAGAATATCCTGGAAAATATGTAGAATCTCTTGTAGCCATGTTTCCTGATGACTTCTGTGAAGATCCTTTAGACCCAGCAGCATACTTTGTATATTTAAATGGAAAACCTAGTAAAATCGATAGTGAAGGTAAACCAGTAACTGCTGACACTCCAAATTCATTTCAATCTGAAGCTTTAAAATGGGATCATCCACAGGTAACTGAAAAGGATCAAAAGTATTATATATCTGAATATTATAAATATAAAGAAAATAATACAGTATACAATGCTTATCGAAACAAAGTAGCTGTTGTAACTTCTAGTGATCCTAATGATTTTTCTTGGACAGCATCAGATCCAATTTGGAATGATATTATTTATGTAGATGAATTTAGAAGAACTGCATTTATTGTTAAGAATGATGGTATTATTGTAGAGAAAAGTATTGGACGTGATTTGATTCGAACTATAGAAGAATTAATGAGACCAGCTACAATCTTAGAAGTACCTACTGAATGGGATAACTGGGGAATATCTGCAAAAGTAGCTTATCAAATTCTTCTTGAAATCGATAAAATAGTTGCTTGGGGTGAAGATATATCCGAAGAAAGAAATAAAAGAAAAGAAGCAGATGAAGCAATAAATAAGAGAATTGACGATCTTTGGGATAAACTTAATGCTCATATCCAAGACAAAAATAATCCTCATAATGTAACTCGTGAACAGCTTGGTGTTGGAGAAAGTGATGAAGTTACATTCTCTAAAGTTACAGCTAATGGATTCTTTATGTCTGTTGGATCTGCAGGAAAAATGGCCTTGGAAGGAATAATGATGAGTGATATTTCTGCTGATGAAGAAACTCACGAGGAAGAAGTTATTAGTGCCGTTAGCGAAAAAACATCTTCGGCACAACTATTAACTCCTCGTGTAAAAATATCCAGCAGTAATAATCCATCACTTAGAGTAGGCCCGAGTGATGGATCTTATGAATGGCAGGAAGAACTTAAAAATGAAAAAGAAGAACGTGAAGCCGCTGATGCTGAATTAAATAAGAGAATTGATGAAGTAGAAGCAGCTATGAACGCTCACATTGCTAGAAGAGATAATCCTCACGAAACTAATCGAGGACATCTTAAGATTGATACTACTGATGCTGTTGTATTTAGTAAAGTTAATGCTCCTAACGGTTTCTTCCAAGCTAATGGAACTCCAGCAGTATTTAAAGTAGCAACTCTCGATCCAAAAGAAGAAAAACTTAATGAACTTGAGTCTAAGATAAAAGAACTTGAGGCTGAAATTGCAAAACTTAGAAAGGTATGATTTCAAAATTAATAAAAAACGGAGAAGATATATTTCTGCAAACAACAACTAATGCAGTAATTGATTCTAGTAATAAAACTCTAACTACTATCATTCAAGACCTAGAGAATAATATTTCAGCACTTGAAGCAGAAAATGAAAAACTCAAGGAGACGATAGAGACATTAGAGAAAACACTTACTGATAAAATAACTGAACTAGGAACTAATCTAACTACAAAAATAGAAGAGGTAAATACTAACCTAACTACTGAAATAGGTAAGATTAATACTAGTATCACACAGATTAATGGTAAGATTACAACTCTTGAAAATAATGGAACTGACTACGAAGAAAGATTACAGATGCTTGAAAAGAAAACTCAGAGATTGGGTGAATCTGGAAACTTTAATCAACAAGTTAGCGCTCCAGGATTTTTCGAAAGATAATATAATGGGGAAGAACGATTATAAGTTCTTCCCTTTATTTTCCTTATATATGTTATGAAAGAAATTTATATAAACTCGCCATATTCGATTTGGAACGAACAAGAAATAATAATTCCCATAAAATTTCCATTCAGATCTAAAAAACATATGATGGATACTATAGGATCTCATTGGGAGGATCCAGAAAAAGTACTTAATATTCTAGATAACAGAATTAAAAAGGGAATACTCTTCGATATGGTCTTAAAAGTTAGTAATCGAGGAGGACAATATAAGAGATTTGGAATTAAACAATTTAGGTACTGGATATCTTTTCGACCATATATATTAAAACTTGAGGAACTTAGACTTCATGAGAAAAAGATTAAGAAAGGTAAGTATATCAAGTACCTAATTCCTAATCCTAAACAAATTTCACCATATAAGATGGATCGAAAGACTTTCTTGGAAGATTACAAATATATGAATAAATATTATGATTCTGTTTTATTTAAGTATTCTCTTCACTATGTCTTATATAACTTAAAAGCCTTATAAGTGTATTATAAACTTAAAAGAAAACAGATATGGAAAAAGAAGAAATTTGTTTACGTCTCATGGAATTAATGAGGGTAGAGACAATAAATCACAACTTGTTTTTAGCTAAGCAAGGAGATTATGAAGAAAAATCGGGGAAAATTAAAAGAGAATATTTCTTCGAGAAATACAAAGAGTACAAAAATGGAACTTTCAATTCATTAGAGAAAACGAGGAATGACTTCAAAAAGGAGTATTTTGATAGGATAGAGGAAGTAAGAAAAAAGTACAGTGAAGATTGCATAAATTTTCAAAGAAATCACGAGATGCTTATTTGGAAAATTAAAGATCTGTTACACACTGCAAGATTTAAATGTCCTGATGAAAATGTTATAAAGGATGTTGAAAATTTCTTAAAAACCTGTGAATTACTTAGAAAAGTAGCAGAAGAAATCAGCCTTGATCAAATTGATAGTGAAATGAAAATGGAAAAACTTAGGGAGCTTTTATAAGCTTCCTTTTTTATTCTCCTCAAAGCCTTATTAATGATAGTTTTGTTTAAATCAAAAAATTCCCTGGTCTGTGAAGATCGGGGTTTTTGTTTCATTCCTTGAAAGCCTTATATATGTAAAAAGAATTTAAAAGAATATGGAAAAAGAAAACAAAAAGAAAGAGAAAAATTATTGGAAATTAGCATTTATAGGAATAGGTCTAACATGTGCGGTTGTCAGTATAATTAATTCACATAGAACCCAAAAAAAGTTAGACATTGTCCGTGGAGAAAATCAAAATCTCCAAACAATAAATAAATCCCTTCTGAGACAAATTCAAAATTTAGCCTATCAGAATGGGAAATTGACACAAAAAAGAACTTAAAAATAAGAATATGGAAGAAAGTGTTAAAAAAGAACAACGTCAGTATTGGGCGGTTAATAGAACTTTTCACAGTTCTATGTTCGAAGAAGTATTTAAAGTAGGAGGGAAAGTAATATTTTATACTATCTCTCTTGAAGAACTAAAAGAAATTAGTGAAAATACTCCAATTAACATGAGATTTTTAGGGAATGGAGTCCCTTATAAGAACGCATTAGATAAAGTTGGAGTTAAGTACAAAACAATAACAGATGATGTAGTGTTATCTCCTAGTCGTAAGGATGTACTTTACACTATTATTGGTAACACAACTGTTAAAGAAGATCAAACGGAATTTCCTGACTATACGATCATAGAAGTATATGTTTGTGAAATATGCTGTTAATTAAAGTAAAACAATAAAAATAAAAAAAATGGAAAGACTAGAAAAAAATGCTTACCAGGAAAAATTGGTAAGAGGTCTGTTAAATTCACTTAGAGAAAATAAAACTATCTCAGACGTACATGTAAAAAACTTAATTAGCGAAGTTCATAGTGAAATTGGAAGAAGCTTGGATAAAGCTTTAATCAAGAGAAAAGCTGATGAGTTGTTATTCACATGGATGAACAGTGAATTAAATATAGTGAAGAAAGAAATGAAAGGAAAAAGAACTCCACTTGTTATTAAGCTGAAAAATGAAGAAGCTATGAATGACGAGGAGTTTGAAATCTTCACTGAAAAAATACTTGAAAAGGTATTAGTAAAAGAATCGGGAAGAGTAAGAAAAGAGCCGGAAATAAAAGAAGAACCGGAAGAAATAACTACTCCCTCGAAGAAAAGGAATAAAGAAGAAAGAATTAGAATAAACACCTTAGACAATATCATGGAAGCGCTAAGTTATTCTATTACATATAACAGAGGTGACGGAGTAACTGGAAATAATGTTGCCAAGGTATTAGGTGTGAAAAGAATAAATCAAATCCAAATAAAAACTTGGGTAAATGGTTTATCAAAACATTCAGTAACGCTAAGTGTATATTATGACGGAAGAAATGATAAGTTGGTATTCAGAGAAGCGGAAAAAGACTTATCTATCTGTTGTGAATTATACAGAAAGATTACAGGAAAAGAACCAAAAAGAGAATATTTAAAACTCTTAAGTGGTAAAGAAAAACCGAAAGTATTAGTAAGTAAGACTAGTTCTGCAATAGTAATGAAGGAATCAGTCATTGATAAGAAAATGATTAAAGAAGATTCCTATGAAGATTTATATTATTACGCTGCAGGAATAATTGTTGAACATAGCTATAAAGCGGTAGATATTGATTCATTGTGTACTAATTTGAGAAAATTAGGATATGATGTATCAAAAACTGAACTTCAAGGAATCCTAAGAAAAAGAGCTGAATTTTCTGTAGTAAGATATGGAGCAGCAGTAGGATTAAATGAAGGAGGATGGAAAACTTGGGATGAAATCAAAGAAAAATTCAATCCCAAGAATAACATAAAATGGGTAGATTGTAGACTATCACTAACTCTGGAAGAAATAAAAAATATCTTTCCAGAAACTGAAACATTGTCTATGATAACCGAAAGAGATGGATTTTATAGAGTATATTATAATGGATCGCTCACTGAATTAACGAAGTGGATCCAATTAGCGACAATATCCATCGGAGCAGAAAACTTAAGCAGTTATATATTTGATCAAGATTTAGTTAAGAGAATCAAGACAAGAATAAATCTGCTTAATGAATTTATGCTGAAAGAGGAATTAGGATGTAAATTAGAAACATTATAATCCCACTAATAATTGATGAAAACCGAAAGTCTGTGAAGATGAGTAGGTTTTTATTTTTTGTCCCTTCAAAGCCTTATTAATGTATGGAATAATCTATAGAACTTGATATATAGTAGAGTTTTATAGATTCTCTTTTTACAACCCTAGAAACAATAACTTAAAAAATTAAAATATTATGGATTTATTTGGAAGAAATAAAAAGAAAGAAGAAACTGCCGAACTAAAAAGACAGTGTGAAAAAATCGAAGATAATATCATAAGATTATCAATGGCAATATCAGATAATCGACAAGATATTTGGGAGATTTCAGAATTGGTTAAACAAGGAGACGCGTTAACCGAGAAAATAATTGAAAAAATTAATGAACAAGAAAAGAAAGGAGGAAAGTGGTATGAAAGAATTTTTAGAAAATTCTGGTAAGGTTATAAATAAACTTACAAGAGATCAGTCCTTTAATAATCAACAACTAATAAATCTAAGGAAATCTGCAGAACAAAGAGTAGCATTTCTAGAAAATGTTTTGATTTCTAAAGGTTATCATGAAGACGTTATGGAGATAAGAGAAAAATTTGCTCTCGAAGAATTAAACAATAAGATGATGGTTCGAGAGGAAAAATTACTAATTCTCCCTAAGTTTGAGCACTTAGTATTAGCAGCACAACAAGAAATAAACCCAGAACCGAATTTTAGTGGTATATATCCCTGGGCAGAATCTTATAAAACATTAGATCAGAGGTTCAAGGATACAGTAGACTTAGACCAAACTGAACATTTAATTTGTATAGGTTCAGCAATGGTAGGTTTTGCGGTAGATATGGTATTTAGAGGTGGTCCGGAAAAAGTTTCAGGAATTTCGGGAATGATTCAGAGTCTCTTCGATAATAAACTTTCAGAAGAGACAGTGAAAGAACTTGAAAAACAGGCTAAAGTAACATTTGATCAATCAGTTAACTCTCAGAAATTTGTAGAGAGGGCTGGACATAAGATTAAAGGACTATCACCTAGTCTTCATCATATTACTGGAGTAGGTCATGATCCTAGTCCCGCCGGTATAGTAACAGGAATAAAAGACACGATGAAAAATACGGCGACTTTTATGGACTCTGGAGAAATTCGAACAATAGATATGGAAGGATTTTTTAAAGACGGAAATAAAAGAGTTGCTGAAAAATTAGTAGATGCATTTAATCTAGTAATAAAACATCAACTTTCAGATGTAAATGGAACCAGAGGATTACCAGCGCCGTTTACTTTCGTGATTGGATACCTGGAAAATTTCGGCGACTATGGACAATTGATTTTTGGAATAGTTGAGAAAATGTACCTGGAAGGATATGATTTTAGATATCACCTTTCAACATATCCAGCTGCATTAATAACAGATATCCTAGTAAGAGTATGTTGGGCAATAAAACTAATAAATGAATCTGAAGGTAAATTAACAATAAAGAAAGTAATCCCTATGGTAAATTTAAATACTATAGAAGGATCAAAACTCGGAAGAATGTTATTTTATACTCACTTAGAAGCTGTAGCACTTAATACTGGATTTATAGCTGCTACTTTTAAATGTACGGCTGGAAAAAGTTTACTCAAATTTAATTATGGAGAATGGGTTATGTTAGCAAGATATGGCATAACACAATCTAGATGGTTAATCACAAAGAAATCAAAACTGAGAGATAAATTTAGAGAAGGAAAATTCGAAGAAGCAATGAAGGATTTTGAAGAAACTTATAAAGATTTATTTGGAGGTTATATTATTAAAGTAGAAGAGGAGGGTTAAAATTTCCCTCCTTTTTATTCTCCCCTCAAAGCCTTATTAATGTATAAATAATTAAATAAAAATTAAAAGATTATGAAAGAAGAACAAGACGAAAAAAAGAAGAAAGGATTAAGTAAGAAAACAGTTAAATTACTGATCTTTGGCGGAATTGCAGTATTGGTGATCGGAGGAATTGTGTATAGGTTAAAGACTTCGAAAGGAAAGACGAAGTTGATCAATGAAGGAAAACCGCTAGATTACTATTACAGACAATCAGGAAAATATAAACTGGCTCCTCTTACAATGGATACAGGAGTCGGAACATTAAATCTTTCAAACCTAGAGAATACAAACGGAGACTGTTTTTCTTTAGGTTATATAAAAGATGTAAAACCTCTTGGAGATGCAACAATTGAAGGAGGTGATGTAATTAACGTAGAATCTGGAAAAACTACAAAAGTGAATCTAACAACAAAAGTAGTATCACTTGCCAGATTATTATGTGGAGCAGAGTTCGTTAAAACAAGTTTTGAAGTAAGAGGACTCTAATAAAATATAGAAGATAGGACATTCAAAAATCCTGTCTTCTTTTTTCTCCTCCCCGAACAAACAAAAAAGAAGAAGATATTTTGATTTATCTTCTTCTTAATTTTATTCTATATTACAGTTCCTTAAGAGCAGCTTTTATTGAACCTTTAATCATCTCTTGAATTCCTTCTTCAGTTGTCATTGCTCCTGATAACGAGAATTTCCAAGAGTTTCCTTCTCCAGTTCTAACAAAAGTACCAAGAACTAATGCTTTCTTACCAATAAAGTCTGGATTATTGTCGATCTGGAAGTCGGCGAAAGTCTTAAGTTGATTAATCTTATTACTATCTGTTACTTTCATATCCGAACTATAGATCTTCATAGTCGCCGAAGGAATATGATCGAATACAAGCGCTCTAGAATCTCTTCCCATGTGCTGATAAATATTCAAAATCACAGTCATATATTTTACTTCCGGCGCAACTTTTCCAAGCTCCATTCGAATTAACTCATTATCACCTTTTGAGTTATTCTTTCCAGTTAAGTCATCGCCAAGTAAACTAGCAACTGAACCATCTTTAGAAGTTTGATGTCCGTAATAAACAATATCATACTGTTTCTTAGACTTATCAAACATTACAACGCTAGCATCAAGATCAATATCAAGTTGTTTATCAGGTCGGAGTGTTCCAGGATTATCTACTACTTCAGTTTCGATTATCTCTGATGGACCTGTACCAAATAGTTTTTGAAAGAAGTTACCTGTCTTAACTGTCTTTCTTTCAACATGAGTCTTTCTTCCAGTTACTCCACCTTTGATTACTGCCGGAGCCCATCTAAGCCCTACATAAACATAATCAAAGTTTTCACCTTCTGTTTCTTGATTTTTTCTTAGGCTAATTGTTCTTGTACCATTTTTTCTTAAGCTAATTACTCTTTCTTCCATAATTGTTTATATTAAATTAAACTGTTTTAATAATTTCATTTCTAAGTATATCCCGAAATTAGGAGTTGTTTCTGGGTTTATTAAGATTTCTAGAAGTGTTTCCGGAGTTTCTTTTAAAAAATCTACTTCATCTTTTGAAATAATACTTTTAAAGAAACTATCATCATTGATATAATCAGAACTTATCCATTCCGCATAAGAATTTCTAAGTAAACGACCTAAATTATTTCCTAAAGCTTTGTGTGAGTGAAATTCAAACATGAGCATTCTTGAATAATCATTATTACAGCGTAATGGACCTGCTGCTTTATAAACATTCACAACACTATCACTATATATTCCAGGATGTTTTAAAGATTCTATCGGAAATTGTAAAGAAATCTTATCTAGGTTGATATCTTTCAAAAAATCATTATATCTAGCTTCAAACAAATCTCGACGGTCTTTAATTCCCGAGTGATCAGTATTATAATCCATACTCCACTCAACCTTAAATTCCGGAAAGATTAGATATTGATATATACCTCTAATATTCCCTAAAAAGCATGTATAATGAATCGCCCTCATTAAATATCTGACTCTTTGAACTTAAGGCCATATTTTACCAAACTCTTAAATAAAGTTTGGTTAGATCCTTCTCCGAGTGCTTGGAATTCCCATCTGTTTCCTTCAACCCTAGAAAGTTTCCCGAAGACTAGAGTAGTATCATTCTTATAGTCATCATCTAATTTATACACAAGTTTAGCAATATCTTTTCCATCTTCGTAAGCTCTAACTTCTGCACCATCAATCATTTTAAAAGTCTGTTCTCTAGTTCCAGAATCATAGATATTAACCAAAAATAGAATATCAGTTATATTTGGATCAACTTTCTTTGGGTAAATTAGAACTTCCTCATTACAATAACCATCATCTCCAGATTCATCTTCAGATCCTGTATTATCTCCTCCATACTGTACAGCTTCGAATGGATCTGTTAACATTCCTTCCGAAGTTTGTAAGATACTAGAATAAAATACTAAATGATCTGGACTAGGACATTTACCCATTTTATTGAGCTCAACAGTAATTAAATCTACGTCGAAATCATAATTACTACTTCTAAGAGCTCTAGAATTAGGTTTCCAAACAATTTCTACTTTTAATTTACTCAGACCTTTCTTTAAACTTACTGATCTTTGTTTTGTTAATGTAATTTCTCTTTCAATTGTTTCCATTATTGTTTTATTTTTAATTACATTTATAAGAATTTCAAGGATTTACTATTTTAAGCCAAATATTTAACTAACTTACCTGCTGGATCTGAATAACCTTTAAGTTGATATAAACAATTTGAGATTATTTTAAATAAATAATCAGTGTTCATATTTATTATCCTCTTCGAAAAGTCTATTGTGGTTCTAGATATAAGATATAAACCATCCCAGAAATTAATAGATAAGTAATTTAATTGTCCTGTTAAACAAAGAGCAATATACTTAAAAAATGATCTATAAGTCTCTGAATCATAAGTAAATCCTCCATTTGATCTTATAGCATTTACATATTTTAATTCTCCGGACTTTTTCATTTTAAGTATATCATTCTTTAGACTATTTATATAATCTATTGCAGAATCTTCAACATATTTTTCTACAAAATCTGACCCTAATTTATTTTCTATTATATTCCTATCCTCAATTTTTATAAATCCATATTGAGGTGAGCCAGGTGGAACAGCTAGTTTTCCTTGAGTTTTAATCTTGTCAAAGAACCCATCTATTTGTGTCATCCAATGTTCTAGGTCACTGTTTTTATCATCATAGAATTCAATCATTTTGATTATCTCATATCCTATTTCATCATTGTACTTAGATACATAATGTAATGAATCTGCTCTAGTTTCTGCAAATTCTTTTTGAATTAATTTTCTTTTTATTAACATATATAAAATTAAAAAATAATAAATTGAAGAGAGTAAACTTAATTACTCTCTCTCTTTCTCCAAATTTCTTCTTGATCTTTCTCAGCTTTTTCTATATCTAAAAATCCTGTTTTCCGATTTATGTATTCTCCCACCTTATGCCCTGTATCTCCAAAAGGATAATCTGATAATGTCTTCAATAACCATCTCTTAGCTCTTTTATTCTTAGATATTAATAATAACTTAAGAATTACATTAATATCCTCGGAACAATCCAAAATAGCACTATCTAATACACGAACACTATAAGCATACATGTCATCCGTCTTTCTTTTAATTTTTAAGAAAATAATGTTAATATAGAATGTTGGAGATTTATCTAATTCAGAAATTTCTCTTTCTACTATTTCAATTAGTATCCTTCGATCTTTATAATAATCTTTTGTTTCATATTTCTCAAGATCGCCAAATGTCATTCGTTTCTTTTTTCTCATAATTTTTTTCTATTTTTATTCATCTATAAGGCTTTTAATGTTATTTTCTTTTTAATAATTCATAACCTCTAATCTGCTTTCTAGTTCCATCCTCTTTCTTTTCATACATAACTACTGATTTAACGTCAAAATAGTTTTCAATATCACTAGCTTTCGGTGTAGCATCATAATTAATAGAATTATAAAGATTTCCAAGTTTTACCTTGAGATCTGATAAACTATACTTCTCTCCAGGATTAAAATTTAAAGTAATAGTATTAATTAATAACTCTTTACTAAACGTTACTATTCCAAGTTCTTTTTTAATATAAGTCTTACTATAAGTTAAAGCTTTAAGTTTCTTAGGCCCTAGAGCGAGATAGTAAGATTTAACTTCATCAGAATCAGCTATTTGTCCAAGAACTATATTTAATTCAATATCAGATATAAAATTGTATTCACATAACATTTTAAGTTTATCATGCATAGTAGTTAATGTATCATAGATACAGAAAAATCTTGTTACATCTCTATTTACTATATCATCAGGAGTAAGTTTGGAATGAACTGAACTAAATACACTAAATCTATCCTTATAATCCACCTGCTGTATCTGAAAAGCTCTAATCTCATTAACAAGAACTAATTGATTAATAACCGGTTTAAGAATAACATCTCCAGTCTGAGAATTAATAACTTTATTTACAGCTATATAATTATCTCTATAATTTGCTGACTTGGCTACATATTGATAAGTTTTTGCTAAATCATATTTATCTTTATCTAAAACAGTGTTATATGCAGATAATAAACTTTCAGTAGATTTATTTTTGCTATCTATTATATTTTGGAAATCTTCTTTCTTCATTTCTCTATAATCTGCTGTAGTTCGATAATAGAAAGTAGCACTGTTTTTCCAAGGGTTATCAAATAAACGCTGACGTCCAAGAATCTGAGGTAAATCCTCCGCTATATCAACAGCTAAACAGTCTGAATTAGAATCACTGAAAATGAAAGATCTAGCGCATAAACTATAAAAATCAGCACCTAAGTATACAGTTCTGGTACAGAAAGTAAACATTTTAGGTTTAACTCCTTTTAATGGTACTTCTCCTATAGTAAAAGATTTTCCTAATTTCCTTTTTATTCTTTTGGCATTATCTTCTGTATTGCTACAAAGTATATTGCATTGTTCAGGAGTAAGATTATTCTTTTTAATCATACTGATAATATGATTAACACTATTTACATAGAATACTGCCTCATCTGATACTATTCTAGTAGGTACACCATTCTTCATAACAGTAATTTCTTCAAAATCGTTATTGAGATATTTTTGAATTACTTCTTCTGCTTTAGTTCCTACTGATTTCATCGTAAGAATTTTAAGAGAAGGTTTTATAATTCTAGATGAATCTGAACTATACCAATCTAATTCATAGTAAGGTAAATCTTTAAATTCATCTAACATCTCTAAGTACTCATCCATCATTGGAGTTGCACTAACGAAGTATGCAGTTGGAGATTGTGCTAAATATGTCAAAAAACTAAGTTCAGTATTACTCTTAAATCTAGCATCATGTAGAATACTTTGAAATTCATCCACTACTGTCACAAATCTATCAAATATTCTAATTTTCTCAAGAATATCTTTAACAATCCTGTAAGAATCATATGTTACAAGAATTTTAGCAGGTTGATTATTTAGATATCTTTGATAGGTATAAGTATCGATCTCTCTATATAGTCTTTCATAAATTTCAGAATTATCTTTCTTTTCTGGTTCATCTTCTTTTGGATTCTTTATAGGCTTGGAAATATCTTTATCGACTTCTGCTTCTATTTCCATTTCATTCACAACCAAATAAACACTATCTTTATGTTGATCCTTTTTATTCTTAAGTAACATTTTCCTTGGAGAACATAGAATAACATTTTCTGGTCCTCTTAAACAGTATTCAGTAAATCCACAGCCAGGTAACTGTTTATTAATAATACACTTTACTGGGAAATTAGAAAAACAGAAATCTTTCCATTCTCCTATATACCTAATTCCTCTAGGTACAATAATTTTTTCTCTGTTCATGTTTTATAAAGTTTTTAATTAATTTAATTTATTATAGATTCTTTTTAATACAGAATCCAGTTACATAAAATTGAAGACTAGGGATACCCTTTATAATCTTCATTCAATTGTAAGGATTTAAAGTTAGTAGAGACGCATTTTGATGATTTAAAATCGGTGTATTTGGTAATAGATAAAGTATATATTTTCTTATTAAAAAATATCATCAATTAATATATTCGATCTCCTCCCAAAGGGAGATCGAATTCTTATACTCCATTTATCCCCTATATAGTTTATTCAATCTAGAGCCCGTAGGGCCCTGGAGTGAACCCTTTAGTGGTGAACGGAAGGTATGATAAAGGGTTCCTTAGTCCTCAAAAATAAATTACAATAGAATAAAAACCTTATAAGTGCTATGAAGTTACCAATAAAATTTTACAAGTTTATCTCTAACATAGATTATTTTTCAGAGATACACAAATATCATAAACATGAGAATAATGAAGATATGATTATTGATTATATGATAAGTAATCTAGCTTTTCTTCTAACTCCTTCCAATTTTAACCAAAGAGCGTCTTATTGTTTTAATAATTGGTTTTCTATTCTCTTAGAAATAGATCCGATTAAATATGGTTGGGTAGAGAAAGTTGACCTACAATTCTTAAATAATACATCTGTAACTAAACAACAGATTATAGATTGGGAAGTACTCAATTTTACAGGGAAGAATAGGATTTTCACAGTAAAGAGAGAAAAATGAAGTTTTGCTACTTTAAACTTCTAATTTCCTTATATGTGGAAAAAAGAGCCCCAGACTTAATTGTCCAGGGCGTATTTGATTATTTACATAACCAAATTGAAATTGCTTTCAAAGTCTTTAATAATATTTTTATTAAAGTTGAAGCTATGAGAGATATCACTAAGATTCTCTCAAGAGTCATGAACACTGTAATGAGCATGACTGATGAATAAAACTCAGGTGTTTGCATTTTAATTGAGTTTTTTAAATTAAAAATATAAAAGATAGATCGTCATTATATCCAATTTCTTTCAATACTTTAGGATTTTATGACCTCATGATCTATCTTCATATATAAGGCTTTGAAGCATTTCTAGAAGGAAGGGTAGTTTTAATACTATTCTTCCTTTGATTTCCTTATAAGTGTAGTAATAATTAAAAAATATAAGACTATGGAAGAAAAGATCGATTTACCAGAGAAAGGAATGGTAGTTGGCTTTGAACTTGAGAACTTAGAGGATTACTTGAATTGTACGGAGCATTTAGTACAGGTTCATGGAAAGTTTGAGGTCCTAGCAGAGATCGAGAAAAAAGTGAAGTATGAAAAGATTAGACACCTCGCCAAATTTCTCATGACGGAATATAATCCAGAGTTAAAAAGGAATGTGGTTTTTAGGTTGTCTAAGTTTAAAGAACGTCATGAACACAACGGCGAGACGGTTTATATAGCTTATTATAGGTTTGATGGATTTGTATCACTTTAGGAGATATAGGGAGAGACTTTTAAGGTTTCTCTCTTTTTATTTTTTAATCCCAAAACTCTTATAGGTGATGTATAACAATAAAAATAAAAAATATGTACATGACAGAAAAACAACAAGTCTTTTATATTAAGAAAGTAAAAGAATCATTAGAGAAGATTGACGAAATTACATGTTTAATCTCTGGATTTATGGAAAGGTATGCAGATCACTTAAGAGATACTGTTAATACACTTGAAGGAATTGAGTATGTAGATACTGAAACAGGGAAGCGTTATAAAATAGATGATGCTTTAGTTTTTTCGGAGGTTAGTGATAGTATTAATGATTTAGTAGTAGGAGACTGTGGTATATCTATATTTATTGGATCTCATGAGGTTACTGGTAAAAGAAAAAAGAAAGAAAACACAAAATATGATCATACAATTCGAGCTTTGTGGAACTATGAGGACTTAAGTGTTCATGAACTAGATGAGGTAGATGAATTAATTGCGGATATAGTGGAAAGAGATGCATATAGTAATTTAGAATTTAAATTGTAATGAATAAGGAGGGATTTAGTTCCCTCTTTTTCTTTCAGGTACGACAAAAAAGAAACTACACCTATCCATCTCGGACCAGTGTAGTTTGATTAGAATTATAGTATTTTAAGAAGTTTATCTGAGACATTATCGATCTTTATAGTTTCGTATGTTCCATCTCCTTTAAGCCAAATTAATCTTCTCCCCAGGATCTTTAAGCCAATTGATTCTAACATTAATTGATACATGCTAAATTGTAGGGTATAATGTCCTAGGGGTTCATCTATTAAATTATCAAAAGGAGGATACATTGTGATTCCCTTCGACCTCTGATAATCTTTCGTAAGTTCTTCATTTGTTTTCCAGTCTCCTATAATAAATCCAGGGTTATCAGGGGAATCATAGTAGAATAGAAGGTCGGTAGTTCCACAAAATTTAGTATTAATTTCTGGGATATACTTTGATGACATCCTGAATTCTGCACCGACCGGAATTATCGAAGGCGGTAACTCAGAATAAAATTTGAGGATACTTTCTTCTTTAGGTGCGAAGGGAATTAACCAACCCTCCTCTGGAATATATTGCCTTCGGATATTGGTCGGAATTAATTCAGGGTAACCACATTTTATCCATGTCATTGCTTCTCCAAATTCATGATACTTCGTTCCTTGTGTTACTGATTTTACATTTTTATATTTCCATTCTCTGAGGACATCTTCTTGAGTTCTTCCATTCTTTTTTGCATATCGTTCTGAGATTGTATGTTTATCGAAGGGTCTAACAAAGTTTTCGATTATATTAGAAACTGGTGTATATTCTTCAGTTCCTATAAAATACTTATGTCCTTCTTCTATAAATGTTATATCGGAAAAATGTTCAGATATTAAGTTTCTTGTTGTTTGTATAATTTCTTCTGTAGTCATATTCTTTTATTTTATTATCATATATAAGATTCACTAGTGCAGAGAAGAGCAAAATCCTTACTTATGATATGAAAATAATGATAAGTTTTGCAGACTTCGAGGAAATATTAGAAAATCGAGCTGAGTTTAATTTAGTAAGTAAATTTAATCGTACGAAAGATCCAGAATTAAAAGCTATAATTTCTCTAATTCTTCTTGCCGAGACAGTATCTAATGGAGCAATAATAACTTTAAAGAAATTAACATTTGCTACTGCTCTAGAGGGTGTAGATTTATGGAGAGGGAAAGTTAATACTAGAAGTTATGCGAAGATTAAAACAATAGGGGATTTGAAAGAATGGTTAAGATGTAATTTAGTCGGAAAATTGATAACAGTTAAGAGATATGGAAAAAATAAAGTTAGAGTTATCGATTTATTATCAAAAGAAGAGGAGAGTTAATCTTCTCTTTTTCTTTTTAAGGAGAAGAAAAATAAACCCGACTTTCACAAGCCAGGTTTAATACATGAAAATTTAAAAAAAATAACAGTCGATTTTTCCTGTCGTTATTTTTTTTTTACATATATAAGGTTTTTAAGGTTTGGAAAATAATAGAAACACAAAACCTTATATATGTTATGATATCAATAATAGACATTTTAGAAAACGGAGAAAAAATTGTAAAGTACTTAGAAGTAAGATTTCATACAATTAAATATGCTGATGAATATTACCATAAGTTTATTTTAATTCATTCTTTGTGTAAGTATGCAGCTAGTTTAGATACAGTTTACTACGACCTTATAATATATCACACAAAGTTGATTGGATGGTCTAATGAAGTCGATCTTAATAGTGTGAGTAGTATAAAAACTAAGGAAGATTTAGCAATATGGCTTAAAAATAATTTAGTGGGAAAAATAATAACACTTAAGAGATATGGAAAGAATAATGATTTCGTATCCTGAATTCTTAGAAAATCTAGAAGAGTATAAAAATAAATACTCTGATTCTAGGGGTTCACTTCAATATAGAGATAAAACAGAAATTATGTTGATTCAAAATTTAATATATCGTTTGGCAGATATTCATCTTTATATTCTTAGTTTAAAAATTCAAGGAGCTGGAGGAAGTTTTATTAGATTAAGTATTCCTAGCATTAATAGGATTATAGATGAATTAATAAAATTATATCCAGAAAAATATAGTAAGTGGGGATATATAGACTTAGACTCATTTAATCTACTTTATGGAAGTGATGAAGTTATCTTAAAGGAAGTAGTTAAATTTTTTATTGGGAAGATTTTTACAATTAAGAAAATAAATGAAAAGAAGTCTTATACCGTTTTTAGAATTTCTTAAGATATTAGATGATCCAGAAGTAAATTCAGCAGGACGTTTAAATCGATACTTTTCTTGGGGAGAAGATACAAAACCAGTCGAACGAGGAATGTTAATTGGGATAGGGCTACAATTAATAAACTCCTATATATTTTTTGATGAGTCTCATAAATTTTCTAAGAACTCACTTCAAAAAGTTGATAATATTATAGGTCATCTTATATCAACATTTCCGAAAAAATATTCAAAGTGGAGGAAGATGAGCCCTGAGATATCAAGAGTTTCTGAAAATCTCTCTGAATATTCATCAAAAGAGGAATTTATATCCGAGATAGCTTGGATATTTGCTGGAAAACTTTTTAAATTAAAAAAGACAAGAGTTTAATTCTCTTGCCTTTATTTTTCTTTTTGAAAAAAAAACAATAGAAGAATTTCAAGACCTTTTCATTTTACTTGATTATGTACTCTTGTAAAATTACTTATCTATTATTCTTCCATCTACTTGTAGGACTTTAGCATGAAATTAACTACTTAATCCTCCTACACTGTTAACCATATACAACAAGGTAGCTTATAAGAAAATGTTAACTATCATAAGCATATAGTTAATTTAGGTTAGGCTACCCGTGACTTCCGCCCGGACCGAACACCTAATTCTTTCATATATAAGAATTTCAGGGGTTTAGAAATTTCTTCTGAAAAAAAATGGTAATGGACCAAACTTATTTCGCAATCCACTACCTGACCTGATAAATATTCCAAAAAGTCGTACTTACTTTAAGTTCAATTTATCTTAGCTAACCTTTATCGCTACAAGGGTATATCTTTTTGAAGTTCTAATAGTTAATTTCTTAACTATCATGAGTATTTCCCAAAGATAATAATTACAAATACCTTTATAGAATTTTACAGTGACCTTAGAGGTATATAAAATTTCTATCTTCTACCATATATAAGAATTTCAGGGGTTTAGAAATACCCAAATTTTTGTAGATTATTTATTAATTCTTGTATATTATCATCTATCTTTTCTTTTTCCATGTTGTTCCAATTAACTCTATCATTTTGTTCTGGATTACCAAATATTCGAGTTATCCAATAGGGGATTTTAGTTCCTCTTATATTATCCCATCTAGATGTGTTTGTTTTTTCAGAAAGTGCCCATAATACTTCTTCTATTGTATATAACATAGATTGGTGAATATGTAATGATACTTTAAAAACAGATCTCATTATTCCTATTATATTATCTAGGAACATATTTAATTGATCTTTATTAGTAAATACTCCAAAATTTCTCGAATCTATATTATAAATATCTCTCAAAGTTAGTATTATTCCTTTTCTAAACTTAAAATTATTATAACCTCCGATATATCTATAAAGTTTATCTATGAATTCTAAGGCTCCTTTATTACTAATGATAAAGTTATTAACAATTATATCAGAAAAATCAAACATATAGTTATTATATACATTTAATCCAGATAAACTACTATAACTATTTTTAATATTTTTCTTGATAGATTTATAGAATTTACCTCTTACTATAGTACTTTTTCCATATTCATAAAAACGATATGTAGGAAGACCATATTTGAAGTACATATAAGTATCTCTAACTCTATCATCAATAGCTTTTTCATCATGAAAACTAGAATCAATTTCTACAATGAATTTCGCTTTATAAAAGAAATAATCAGAAAGTATATAATGTTTCTCCCAAAGTTCTGTTCGAGTTTTTGGAACTTTCTCTTTAGTTAATATTTCTTTCCAGAGCTCTCTATCCATTATTGGAACGGGAAATTCTTTTATATACTTTGTAAAATCTTTTTCTTGCGTTAATTCATTTTTTATTTTTTCTATATCTTCTTCAAACTTTTTTGAAAAACTACTTTCATTAGCGATAAGAGCATCTCTTCTATTTTTAATAATAGAGATGTGAGTGTTATCTTCTTTTAAAAGATACGTTGGAATGATATATCCTTGTTCAATCTCTTCTGCATAATATTTGCATCCCATAGCAAATATCTTAATTAGGTCTGTATTCATAAGTTATATTAATTTTATTTCTATTTATAAGGTTTAGACCTTAAGAGCCTTATATGTGTAGTTTATTACATGAAAAACAAACTTAAAAGAAATGAAAATTGAACAAGAATTAATCGATGAATCTTATAGAGGATTCGTAAGAAGAGACCTAGTAGATCTATACCAAAGATTTATAGGTGAAAGAAGTGGAGGAAAAGTACATAATTCATCATTATCTAATGAGATAACTCCTGGTAATGATGTAAATGTTAGTGAAAGATTTTTAAATAGACAGAAAAGGAGGGGGATTAAATTACTAAGATTTCCGAAAACTATTCATATAATTAAAAGATGTTATGAAGAAAGGTTTGGTGGTTTTATTGAATCTGTCTATACTATTGAATATGGAATTTTGCATTTAATGTACTTTGATGAGAATGTATTAATTGAATTCTCTAAAACATTTCGATCTCTTGAGAATGATAATATAGATGTATTGAGAGAAAAACTCAGAACTGTATTATCTGGAAAAATTATAGGAGATAATAAATTCATTTCTGTAGATAGAATAGAAAACCTAAGAACCAGAAAATAAAAAAATTGAAGGAGACTTTTTACAGTTCTCCTTCTTTTATTTTTCTTCTTAGGACATAAAATCTAGCTTTTTCGTTTTTACTAGATCTAAGTCATTAAATGGAGTACCTTCGATAAGATTTACTCCTGTTTGTTGTAAAATCCATCCAAGTCCGGTCAAGTTTCCATATTCATCTACTACAATCTTTTTATCCCATATTGTTAGTTTAGGGAAATATAATTTGTAGTCCGGGAAAATCATACTCCATTCATCTTCATTTCCTTCTAAAAATTTATCTAGTTCAGGGTGAGTATTTATTTTTTTTGTTCTCCCATTCCATATCACATCAAAACACGGCCGAAGAATATATGGACAAACTTCGACTCCCTGACACTCTCCTGGTTCTGATGTTCTAGAAATAACTTTACATTTATTTCTTACCAGAGTCATTATTTTGTCCATTGAGTAGTCGGCCGTATTAATTATCACTATCTTTCCGGTTATATATGTTGGATTCTTTGGGTTAACGTGAATTAGACTACCTACCGAAGGATCTATCTCTTCTTGTAAGTAAATAGCCTCGATAAAAGCATCTAATCCATTCCCATAATATACGGAATTCATTTTTTTATCTCCTTCCCTAGTAATATCCCAGCAAATTCAGTAAGATCTACATCCCTAACAAATACATCAACTGGCTTAATGAATATAACAGTCCTTTCTACTATTGTCCCATCTTCTCTTACTGCTGATACATTATATAGATTTTTTGATATTTTAGAGAGAAATGATTCAGGTACATATTTCCAATCAATTGCCATAGCTTCATCATCAAACATCTCTGACACTAGGTATCTTTCTTGTTTCATATCTTATATTTTTTAAAGTTGATTAATAATTTGTTCAGTATATGCTATCGGATCGAATTTCTTGAGCTCTTTTAATCTTGTCTTGAGCTCTTTTATACGATCCGAAGTATCTTTATTTTTTCTAAGGTAACTGATAGGCTTTGACATAACAGAACTAACTATTTCCTGAGGCATTCCAAATACTTTCATAATCTCTTCGTCAGTTGCTTTTGGATTTTTGTTTAATATATAATCCGAAATTAATGGAATAGCCTCTAAAACCGCAATATCAAAAGTAGTTTTTTCTATCTTCTTCTGATTTACTTTTACAATTAGATCTATGTAATTTTTATAAGTATAATCTAACCAATCATATAAACCAATTCGAAACATTGTGGATCCAGTAGTTACATTTGTTGTATAGTTTGTAGCACTATAGCAGCATTTTCTTGCTAGATCTTCAATTTCTTCGATAGATATTCCTCTTGCTCCTGGAACTTTAGATATTACCATTTTAGGACCATTAATATCAGTAAGATCTTCCATATATACTTTTCCTTCTTCTGCAAGTTTCTTAAACTTTTTAAAATTAGGTGTAAATAAGAAAGTATCTCCTTCAAATAATATTCCTGGGTTACCAAAATCATCGGTTACTCTTGTTAATTTATAAGAATATATTACTCTACCTTTACCCGTTTTCCATAATCTATCAAGTTCTGAATTTTCTTTATCAATAATCAGATTTGCGTTAGGTTCTAAAAGTGACGGTTTATTGTTGATATAAGCTTGATATAGTGATTTAGGATTAAAATTAGGATAATCATTTTTTACCCCAATACATAGACCTGTCACAGAGGTTTTCATATATAAACAAAGAGGTATAGGAAGTGGAAGATAAGATATTTCCATAGGACCTACTGGTGATTCTACCATAGGAACTTCTTTCCATAACTCTCCAAGAATTCTATTATATACATCAGATACCATTTGTTTTGTATATCTCGGCGCTGCATACTGATTATAAGTTCCATTTATTTCTGTATATCCCCATGAACCGTGACCTTCAAAAACTCCAGTATGTACAAGATTAGCATTAAGTTCTTCAATTCCAGAAAGACTGTGAGGATGATAATTTGCTACACTTGAGATTACTGTAGTACTTGGTATCATCTTTCCTTTTGGAAATTGAAGAGCTGAATATATTAATCTTCTATAACTAGGTTTACAACCATCTTGTATAAATGCTGTATGTCTTTGATTATTAATATAGTTACCAAAATCTAAAAAAGCATCCCTTGCTATTTCTCCAATAGCTCTCTGTTGAATTAATTCTTCTTGTGTAATTTGTGGTAATTCTATTTCTTTCTTTTTTCTAGCCATATTATTCAATTATTCTAAATTCATCTAAATTATACCAAAAATCTTCAGATACTCCTGCTTTTATTGAAATCGATTTCTCTGAATTAAGATTTGTTATTTTTATTGAGAAAGACATAATTCCTCCTCCAATTCCACTTTTAGACATAACTATTGGTGGATATTCTAGAAGAATTAGGTCTCCTTGTTTAATATCTCTTATAAATTTTTCAAAAGTTTTACTCGTACTGTAGCTCATTTCAATACATTTGTCCATTGAAATTACCTGAACTGTATATTTTACTGTAGGTAATTCTTGTATATTGAAACTTCCCATTTTAAATGTTTCCATGATCTATCACTTGTATTTCTCTCATAGCATCCCAAAATTCATCAATTGCACTTCCAGGAACTATTATTGATTTATTACTTCTAAGATTTGTTATCTTAGTTCTTACAGATCTCATTCCTGATTGTGCACTACTTTCAAGAATAGGAGGAATTTCTAGAAGAATCATATCTCCTAGGTTAATTCCATCTAAAAATATTTCTCTTTTCTTATTACTTACATAGTAGGTATTCTTATCCATCTTAGAAATTACTTTAATTAAATATTTCATTGTTGGTAATACATCCCTACTATTTTCAATACCATTAATTTTATAAATCTGTAAATCCATTATCAATTATTTTGAATTCTCCGAAATAATAATATAAGATATTTAATTCCGGAATGCTAAATTTCATACTCTTTTTATTCTCTAAATTAGTAACTGTGATATATCCTTGAAGTAATAATGAATATGAAATCATTACTAAATCTCCTTCATTCAGATACAAGTTTATGAATTCTTTTTTCTCCTTATTCATTAATCTATAAATTCCAGAGTTTTTATTAGTTAATATTTTCTTAGCTCTATCACAACATATATTTTGTGGTTCACCAAGTAATATTACTATTTTAACTTCTGGAATATTCGGATATTTATAAGTCTGTGAATCCATATGGATTAGTTATAATTCCAGCATCAAATAATAGTTTTTTTCTTTCTTCAATATCTTCTGTTAATTTCATACTATAATCAAAACCTTCTGGAGTTACTTGAACTAATTTTCTTGTAGCTGGATTATAGAAGATATCATATATCTGTTCTTTCGACAAAGCTCCTAAACCTTTGTATCTAAAGAAAGGTTTAGTAGGATCTAATCCAATCGGGAATGTTGTTCCAGGTTGAAGTGGATCTCCAGGATAAAATTTCTTGTTTCCTTGTTCAAATATTGGAGATATTACTTGATAAACCATTCCAAAATCGATTAAAAATTTTCCGAATTTTCCAAATAAATATAGTATAAGTTTTGCAATTTGACTACCATCTGCCATATAATTATTATGATTTATAATAATATAGACTATATCTTAGGGAATTTCCCTCTTTGTACATAGTCGTTGATAGAAGATTTTAGATTAAATCTTCTTTGCTGATTTATGTTTTACATTTTCCAGCAATTCACAAAGTTCTATCAGAATATTATCTTCTGAACGGACACTTATGGTTATCCGCATCGACAGCCAAAATAATTTTTCCAAATCTACTATATTTTTTTATCAATTCATAAGCTTCTTCGAAAGATTTTGCATCTTTTGTTACGTTATTTACATCCATACCAAGCCCAATCACTTTGAATATAGTATGTATTTCTTTATTATCTAGTGCTTGATCTATCGTCTTATCTGCCACCGAGAGTATCTTACCTCTTAACGGAAGTACGCTGTGATACAGTGTGTTATGTCTTCCACTTTTCAATGATCCTCCCGCCGAATTTCCTTCTACTAAGAACAATTCACAGTCCCATCTATTTTTTCCTGTTGCATCGCTAAAACCATCTATTAATTCAACTCTTGACTTGAACATATTTCTTCCTTGAGCATCTTCAATCATTTTTTGTGCCTTTTCAGCAGCACTAAGAGATTTCATAGACTCAGCTAAATAATTCAATTTAGCCACATGTTCTTGCCAATATTCTGGATTATTTCTAAATATTTTTTGAAATTCTTTAGTAATATCTCCAAAATCAGATTGTTTTACTTTAGATATTGATTTTAAACGTTCTTTTGTTTGTGAATTGAATACAACATCTCCAGCAATTACTATGACACAAATTTTTAATCCATTTTGAAGATATCTATGTTTAAGTTTAAATTCATTTTTTAATGCTTCTTCATAACAGTTTTCTATATAAGAAATATGAACTCCTTGTTCAACTGATAGACCTGAGATTGATCCTGATTCTACTTTTTGTCCTAATTCTGGATCAACTTCAAATGTAGTATATACAGTTACAGAACTATTTTTACTTGTATCTGCTGGAATTATTGTTTTAAATATTTCAAACTGATAAGGTTTAAAAGTTCCATTAACTAATTGTCTATTAGCCATTACTTCTACTTTTTTCTTATATAATTTTTCTTGAATAAGTAGGAAGTATTGAATGTTTTTAATAGGGATATTTGCACTAGTTGATTCAAATATTTCTGAATCAGGCTTAAACATTGTAATAGTACTAAATCCCCTAGGTAAAGGTTCATATGGTTGTCCAGAAGCTCCAAAGATCATTTTCTCAAGATTATCTAATTTATCACATCCTTCATAAAATTTTTTTCCTTTTCTATAAGCTACAATATAAAAAATATCTTTCTTGGATCTTGGACCATAAGAATTCCAAACCTCCTCAACAATAGGTAAAGAAGTATTATAATTTTCTTGAGTTACTTTAGACATTATAATAAATTCTTCCGAGGTTGAATTTACTGCGGTTAACCCTATCCCGTTTTGCATGTATGTTAACTATATGAAAATATTTCTCATACAGATCAGTATATAATTTCAAGATATTTTTTATTATCTTGGTAAGTCTTTATACGTTACGCTAAGAATTTTTATCCTTAGTTCGGTATTAGATTTTATATCCTTCACCGAATTTACTTACTAATAATTTAAGATATCACTATCCTAAACGGCCAATTTGACCACTTCTAGCTACGTTAGTATCTAGAAATTTGCTTCCAGAGTGTGCATAACTAACTGCAGTATCACATGAAGTTTGTCCAATTTTATCTTTTGACATAGAAATTGGAATTCCTCTTCCATTATCTCCAACGACTGAATATCCATTCCAATTCTGATCGATAAATATTTTATTACAATAACTACAGCTAACACTTTCATCTGCTGAATTATCCCAAACTTCTTTCATTAATATATCTGCATTAGTAACGCCGCCAATATACATCTTTTTTGTTAACTATAATAAGATTTATTATAGAACAGAATATAAATTTAACCATATTATTATTTTAATGGTTAGTAAGTCTTTATTCGTTATACTAATAAATTACTTAGATAAATCTAAGACTATTAGCTTGGTATTAGATTACTTAGAATTTTATTTCTAAGGTCTTTCACCAAATTTACCTACTGGTAATTTAAGATATTACTATCCTAAACGGCCTGTATTTTGACCAGGGCGACGTCTTATTGCTTCAATAATGTCTAAAACTCTAATTTCATTACTATTTTCTTCCATAAATAAAATTTAGTTTATTAAATAATTTTAATATTAAATATATTTTCATCTATAAATAGTGGGAAGATAACACAATAATACCTTCCCATCTATAAGGTTTACATGTCTAATGGTTGGTTGTTTTCTGGATTTAATGCTGTAAGATGTCCTGTAGATTTTAAAATACTTATTGCATCATTACCTATTAAAATAATGTATTTAAAGATTTTATATATTTTTTCGTTAAGTTTTTTCGATGTTCTACGGTATGGAATATTTAAAAAATCACAAATATCTTTATAACTTAAAAATGCTCCTAGTATTTCAGTTTTATCTTCATTAACTAAGTAATATACTTTACTTAATTTTTTATAAAGAGTATTTGAATCATTTAATTTAAATGAAACATAATTTTTGCGAATAATAGTGGTTTTTAAAATGGTACTTGAATCGTTTGCAGAATTATATGTATTAGCTCCGTATACAAAATTATATACATCTCTAGTAATTCCTTTTAAAATAAAATCACCATATAAATCAGATAAAATAATAGTATTGCTTAAAGATCTTAAAGTATTTTCATTTCTACTATTTCCTAATGAATCAGTTAATCTTAAATTACAAAAACTATTATCAATTCTAATCGTATTAATATGATCTACTATTTCATTTTTTCTAAGGTCTCTTTTTAGTATATATTCCATAATTACTCTATGTGCTAATAAATTTTTCCTATTTATTTTAACCATAACATAACTTCCTGGAGTTGGATTTAAACCATAAAGTAATTGATTAGAATTTTTAATAAATCCTTCCTTACATACATAAATTCCAGGATACTTCCAATGCTCATACCATTCATAATCATCTAAGTTTCCAGAAAAACCGTAAATATCTCTTTTAGGTTTTTCACATGACCAATAAAGATTATAACATTTGTCAGTTGTTTTATTCTTTTTATTTTTATATATTGATTTTTGTATTTTTCTTAAATCATATATTTCAGGAACTTCTCTAGATACAAAACATTCTACAATATTTCCATTATCATCTCTTCCGATATATTGATATAAAACTTCTTTTCTTATTTTAGATCTTTTTTCATGACTAGAATTTTCTTTTACAGTAGTCCATTCTAAGTTAGATAATTTATTATCAGTTCTAATGCAATTTATATGATTAACTACATTATAGATTTCTTTATTTAAATTTTCTAAAAATATTAAAGCTACTAATCGATGAACTCTATATTTCAAAGAAATTACTTTATTATTTTCTCTTAGTTCAAATGATATTATTAAATATCCTTGGTAATCTACATAAGGTTTTCTTATTTTTCTTGTATTGAAATAAATAATTTCCCCTCTCTTATTTACTCCATATCTTCCAGAAATTTCTTTAGGAACTATAGGAGCTTCAATAGGCATAAATACATCATCGGGTAAGAAAGGATATTTTTCACGTTGTACAAAAATTGAAGGTAAATTCTCCATAATTAATAAAAATTTAAGGTTTAAGTTTTTCTAATTTTTCTAGAAGGCCAGAGAATATATTGCGTCCTTTAGCTTTTCCATATAACTCTTTACAGTACCAAGAGAGGATATCAAATAAGCTATCTTTTTTATCTCCTGGATTAATTTTCGCCGCCATATTTATCACTTCTATTTTTCTACCGTTTTGTTCTAATAGTTTTAAAATAACGCCGAAATCAAAAATACTAACTCTATCGGCGGTATCTACAACTATAATATCAACGGTAGAATCTAATATAAGTGATTCTAATTTTGGCGAAGATTCTGTAGGTCCTGATATCTCTGAAACTGAATTAGAGATTTTATAACCTTTGGCACTACAATAATTCAATAATCGTTTTTCTTGTTCTTCTAATTCATTTCTTTTATCTTCAGAACTTACTCTAGAATAAATTACTGTAGTTAATTCTTTTTCAAGTTTTTCCTCAGAATCTACAATAATCCATCTATGTTTAAATTCATCTATTTCAGATTTGACTACTCCTTTAGAGATCCAATTCTCAACAGTTCTTCTAGTCACTCTATGAATTTTTGCAAAAGTATTTATTCTATATTTCATAACACAATAACTATAAAATTAAACAACATTTTCGTATTATTTCATATATAAGGCATACATTAGAAAAAGGTAGCGAAATGTGGGTTGTTTTTGATGTTTTTAGCCATCTTAACCTATAAAATGAGCCAAAATAACCCACTATCCTAAGAGAGGTATTTTGCTCTTACAGATGGTTGAGTTCCTTAATAATGAAGTTAAAGAAAAAATCCCTAGAACCGTTTAAGTCCTAGGGTAAGAGAATTAATCTACTCTTTTATTTTTTAATTTATCACACTCTATTTTTGTTCTTGCCAAAGCAATAGCGTGATTGAATATATCTATGAGAATGTTATCATCCTCTAGAAATATCATCATTAGTGTCATAATAATTGCAATGATGATATGTTGAATAATTTCTTTATTATTCATAGAAATAATCATTTTAATTACACCTTTTTCTACGGATTAAATTTATTCTATGAATTTTTCTTTAACTTTAAAAAATTAATGCTAGCTTCTTTTTGTATATCTGCGAAATATACTTTAGGAGCTAGCTCATTTATTTTCTCTTCATATATAAGGCTTTGAAGCATTTTTAGATGGAACTAGTTTTTAACCCGATTCTGCATTACCCTGAAAGCCTTATATATGAAAGGAAAATAGAGAGTTCTTAAAGAGGTTAAAAATAATACCGTCTAAGAAACCCTATTAGCCTTATATATGTAATAAAAGATAGAAATATCTGATATTACCTAAAGACATAGTATTAGATGTAAAAATCTAATATTATGTCTTTTTTACTTTTTGAGACGATAATAACGCAATGCCTGAAGCAAATAGAAGGCAAATAAAAATAATAATTATGAAAAATTTAAAAGAACTTTGGTCAGCAGTATTAGAAGGCCAAGAAGAACAAAAGAACAATTATTATGCAACTCTAGTTCAAATTGGAGTTCATGGTAGATCAAAATTTTCGATATTAGAGAAGGATATCGAAAATCAATTCGGCGAGAATTTAAGAGAACTATTCATGCCAAAAGATTGTAATAATCGCGTAAGATCGATTGTTGTGATTGAACGATTATCAAACGAGAATGAGGAACAAAAATATACAATCTTTATATTAGAACATTCTCAAGATCAGGAAAATAACGAATTTATTGCTAGATTAAAAAATTACAAAGGCGAAATCGTTGGAACAAAACTGACTATGGATGAGTATAGAGAAGAGTTTACAAAATCATTTGATATAACAACTATAAAATGTTGGAAGGATATTCTCGACTTGTTTGAAATCTAAGATTATTATGTATGGAGAGGGATAAAAATTCCTCTCCTTTTTATTTTCCTTCAAAGCCTTATATATGAGAAAAAACATACTCCTTAAGCAATAATAAAAAGCTTAGGGAGTTTTAAATTTTTATAGTATGAAAAAGACAAATAGAGAAAAAATCAGAAGAGAATTTCAAGAATTAAAAGTTAAGTTTGAAAAGATTAACTTCAAACAGGTAAAACTTGAATTTGAAAAAGGAACAATTACTGAAGATGAATTTATTAAGAAATCAAGAGTGGTCTTTGCATTAAAAGCGAGGTTTAAAAAATTATTAGAAAAAACTAAGTACCTAAAATATCAAAGCAAGGCGATTAAGGAACTTTACGGGTCAATGAGAAAATATTGCATTAAGAGTAATATTATCGATCCTTGGTATAAAGAGATAATAAAAAATTTACAAGTTCCATTTATTTTAGGATTAGCCTTAGTAGCTAGAGATCAAGAACTAGTAAAGTTTAGTAAATCATTTATTAATGGAATTAAGAAAGTAGTTGTTTAGAAGAGGGATTAATTTCCCTCTTTATTTTTCTCAGGTCCTCAAATTCTTATATATGATATGAAAACTTATATAAACAAAATTAATAACAGTTATGATTAAAAGTATTTTAGAACAAGATCTTTATTGTTTTAGTGTATCACATTTCTTCTCTAGAAAATTTCCAGATAGTATTGGAGAGTTAGTATTTTTTGACCGAAACAACACAGAGTACACTGAGGAATTTGTAGAAGAATTTAAAAGAAATCTTTACACAATTAAAAATCTTAAACTTCTTCCAGAGGAGTTTGAATGGGTAAAGAATAGAATTAAATACATTCCAGAATTTTATTGGGAATGGTTAAGACAGTGGAGATTCGATCCAGAGAAAGTTAACATTTCTTTAGACGAAAAACATCATCTTAAAATCAGTGTTATTGACAAAATGTATAGAATGGCACTTTATGAAATACCAATTCTTGCAACATTGTCAGAGATGATGCATAAAGAAGACAAGGTTGATATGTCTGAAGTCTTAGGAAAACTTGAAAAGAAAATAGAACTTTCAAATAGAGAAAAGCTTTGGTTCTGTGAATTTGGCTTACGTCGAAGATATTCATTCAATGTTCATGAAGAGGTAATTAGAATGTTGAAAGAGAAATCAACTTATTGTACTGGAACTAGTAATGTTTATTTTGCTATGAAGTATAATATGATTCCTCAAGGAACTATGAATCATCAGCTTTGTAGTTTTATGAATAGTATGTATGGATATCGTCAAGGATCGTACGTAATGATGGAAAATTGGGAAGATGTATATGATTCTCAGCTTGGTTGCGTACTTACAGATACGATAACTTCTAAAGCATTTTTCGATCAGCTTTCTAGAAAACATGCATTCTTATTTCCAAGTTTTAGACAAGATTCTGGAGATGAATATATGTTTGTGAATCTTATGATTAATCGTTTGAAAGAGCTAGGAGTTGATCCTAAAGATAAAACAGTGGTATTCTCTAATGCACTTGATATGGAAAAATTCAAAGACATTTCTGAATATTGTGCAGGAAGAATCAAAAAAGCTGTCGCAGGAATAGGAACTAATCTTACTTGTGATATTCCAGGAATTAAACCTGCTAATATAGTAATGAAATTAGTAAGATGTAGGATGAATGAAAATAAACCTTGGATTCCTTGCATAAAACTTTCAGACGACTTAGGAAAACATACTGGTGATCCGGCCGAAATTCAGTTATGCAAAGATACGTTAGGAATAGAGTAAAAATAATGAGCCTGGGGATAATTTCCTTGGGCTCTTTTTATATCAATGACTTATGTTAATAATATTAGATCCAATAAAAATTAATCTTAAGGATGCAAAAGTCTATACAACACAAGAAGAATTAGAAGAAACATGGAAAACGCCCCTAGATTCTATTCTCCCTTCACTAGGTTATACTAAAACTTATTCTGAATTAATGAAGTCGAGTTTAGGAGGCGTTACAATAGGATCTGTTTATTATCGAACTATGGAGGATCAAAATACGGCCGGAGATATTATTGAAAGAAACACATATATAAAAGTTCAAAATATAACTTATACATATTCGAGGTATTATGCTTTTTTAACAATTATAGAAGACGCGGCCGGAATAATATCTGTTTGTCAAGGTTATGTAGAGGCAGAAAAATTATTATCTGATCCTTGTATTGTTGAGATTGATAGAATTCCTATATCTATACGTGAAAGAATTATAAAACTTATTAATGTATGACAAAAAAGCGTGAAGTATATAATGAAATAAAATATGGTCTATGTGAGCTATTTCCGACAGAACATGGAAATTTCATGATTAATAATTCAGATTGTTCATTTACATATTCTAAGTTTTCTGATTCTGGAAAAATTTTATTTTATGGAGAGATGTCGATAGGTGATAAGATAGAATTTTCAGTATTTAGAACTAGGGAGGATTATCCAGATTGTATTGTTCTCTATTTTTCTTGGATGAATGTTTCCGAGATGAAGAGAGATGTACAAAAAACAGAAGAATGGTTGGGAATATTAAATAATGGATTTGAGCATGAAAAAACTAATAGAGTCTCCTAAAGAATGGCTTGAGTTTTATAAAAAACTAAATGAACTATACAATTTTCATCTTGAATACTATGGTCCAGAAAATGATTGTATTAAGGGATATACAAATCCTTATTTCTTACCAATCAAGTATCCTGTTATTATATCTGGATATAGTACTATTAGTGGTATAGATAATTGGACTACACTTACATTTACATTTATTTATTTAACTGACTTTTTTAAAGATGAAGACTGCTAAAGATTATATAGATTTCTTAGTACAGCGAGGATATAGTTCTGCAGGAAATCAATTTATATGTGGTTACTTAGAGTATACCGATTTAGAAAAGAAAGATACTTTAGGGCATGTTACATTATTTACAAGATATACAGAAGAATATACCAAAGAACTAGAATCTCTTCCTGAAGGGACTGAATTTGAGATTGATTTTTCGAGAGTAGAAGTCACAGGAGCATGGTTTAAGACTTTGATTACTTATCCAGAAAAGACTAATTCTTTTTGTGATGAAGGAACTGGAATAATAGTAGAAGGTAAAGAGTTCGAAGATAATTTTGAGAAAGTATTATGGATATCAGAGAACCCAACCGAACATGAATTAGGAACTATTAGAGCACATTATAGAAACTTAGAATACTTTATGAAAAATTTTAAACCAATTCTTATGAAGTATGATTTTTATGAGTGTTATGATTCATTTTGGGATATCACCGAAAGACATTCCTCGGCGCCTAGATTTGATTATAGGCATGTAAATACTAGATCTGATTTTGATATAGATTTTATATTTACAACTAATCCTATAACTGGAACTCTTGAATGTAATGCGCCGAGTAAATTATTCGGTGATAAGTCCAAGGATTTATGTAGTTTATCTCCTGAAGAATTTGAAAAATATTTAATCGAGAATTATTTTAAGGATAATTTAAAATTTGAATATATTCTCAGTTCTGATCCTAGATATACAAAAGATAGTTACATTGAGATTATGAAATTAATGTTTTCTTTGAGATATATGGAAGATGGAATAGGTCAAGTATATAAAGATATAGATTTTGGGAAAATACCAGAAAAGTATAACGATTTAATTAAAGATTATAATGAAAAGAGGTGATATAGGATTATTATCTATTGGAATTAAAAGAAGATTTAATCCAATTATAGGAATAGGATCAAGTCAAAAAAATATAGTAGAAGTAGAAAGTTTATTAAAAATTCTAGCCGAAGAAAAGAAAGTACAAGAGTTTATAGATTCTCTACAACCAGGAGATATTATATATTGGAAAGATCTTGATGTGATAGAACTTGCATGGTTTGAAGTTAAATTCCTAGAGGTATTTGACATAGAAAGACGAGAACTTCGAATACAAGAGATTCATTCTTTTAAACAATCTGTTAAATTAATCAGTGCTTATGATTATCTTTCAGGAAGTTTATTAACTAAAGAAGAATATGATAATCAGACTATATAATAGATAGAAGAAAGAAAAAGAGAAGAACAATTAAAGTTTCTTCTCTATTCTTTTTTTACTTCAAGATAAATTTTGAAGTTGGATCATCTCCGATCTTATATTGTAACTTTCTGAGAGATCTGATAAATGCTTTTTTAGAACCGTATGTTGATCCTCTTTCTAGTATCATTGTATCTTCTGTTTCTCCTTTCCATTCTAAAATTTCAGGATCATCTTGAGATATAGATTTTTGTGTTCTTGCTATCACTACATTCTTCTTCCATGCATTCCTTCCATTCTTTAAGTTGATTCTTTTTAGTGAATTTACTGGAACTATACACCTAGGATTAAGTACTAATAAGCATTCTACATCCCAACCATAAAGATTAAAACTTTTTCCGTTATAGTATAATCCACTAAACTCAGGCATTCTAGTTTCATTTTGACCATTCTCTGTAAGTAATATTCCATCATAACCTTCGGATACCATCTTTTCAAAATCAATTAAATAATCTGAAAGAGCAGGTTGAAGTTTTAATATTCTTTTAAACGGTACTTGATATAAATCTTCTAATGTATCAATGATATAAATTTTAGCTGTAGAAGAAAGTTTGAATTTAAAATATGTTTGTAGATCTTTCTTCCAGGATTCCATTACAGATATTATAAAATCTCTCCATCCCCATTTAGAGTCTATCGGAGAAGCCCATAATCCAGCTTTAGGTTTACACCATCCTTTTCTGTTTTTAATTTTTCTGAATTTCTCTGGGTTAAATTTCTTTTTCCCATATACAACAAATTCTTTTTCCATACTTCTCTTTTATTTTGTACACTAATAAGGTTTTGAAGCGAAAAATAAAAACCATAGGATAATTTCCTATGGCATAACAAGTTCTTTCGTAAGTACGTTGTATAATAAATTTATTATTTTCGGAAGGCATTTTTATACAACGTACATATATATTTCTTCTTTATTGGGTGGTGTAGCAATTAATTAATCTTTAGTCCTTCCTTTCCTTAAGATTTTATAATCGACCATAATATCTTGGATCTGGTGTTGACGAAGCTTCAATGATGTATGGAGATATTCTATTCCAATAAACGCCATTTCCCATATCAATAGGCTGTCGATATCCCCAAGGGTCACCATAGTAAGGTTGACTTAGATAACTATTTCCATCATTTCTAAATATTCTGCTAAAATTATCTACTACCATTGTCAATGATTGAACGAAAGTAAATAATCTTCCACAAGTATCCTGAACATTTTTCATTTTCTCGACAATATTACTATCATTCCTATCTCTCTTTACTTGTTGGATCTGAGTATTGTTATTTGATTGAAACTCTGATCCTGAAGAGAAACTTGGATCGTCAGGAATACTTTTTTGTCTAAAACCACCATTTTGATTGCCATTATTAGTATTGATTTTATCTACACCAATAAATACAGCTACGCCTGCAACTGCTGCAACTAATACTTTGAAGCCAACGCTTAAGATTTTACCGTAATTCATAAAGCTACTAATTTTTTTTTATTAAAATGTTATACTACCTCTCAGTAGCTTTACTCGTGGCTTCTCGTTTACACTCACCCGAATTCATACTAAATTTTTAGCATCAATTTTACTTGTTTTTTTAATCACTAAATTGTTAATTTTTCTATTTGTTTTATAGACAGAAACTTTAGCGCTTATTTTTCGTCCATATATAAGAATTTCAAGGTTTATGCTCTTTTTGCTTTATTTTTTAAGTGAAAGCCTAATTATTGATAAGAAACTCTGTTTGAAGAGTTGATTAATAACTAAAAAATAAACTATCTAATGATTTATGGTTATATACGAGTATCTACAGAAAAACAAACAGTAGAAGTACAGAGGTACGAAATAAACAGGTATTGTAGGGAAAATGGAATTGAAGTAGATGCATGGATAGAAGAGAGCATCTCAGGGGCTATAAAACCTAGTGCTAGACTTCTTGGAAAATTAATATTAGATCGAATAAAGAAAGGGGATTTAATATTAGTTACTGAAATTTCTAGACTTGGAAGAAATGTATATATGGTGATGTCAATTATAAATCATTGTATGTTAACTGGAGCTGCTATCTTACCTATCTGGAAAGGGGAGATAATAAAAGAAGATTCTATGTCCGTATATGAAACCTTCTTTGATATAATTAGTGCTCAGAAAGAAAGAGAGCTAATAAGTCGAAGAACAAAATGTGCATTAGCTATGATGAAATCTAATGGAGTGAGATTAGGTAGACCTGTTGGAATTCCTAGGAAGCGTAAATTAGATGGAAAAGATAGTGAAATTACAAGATTACTTGAGAAAGGATTGAGTAAAGCAGAAGTAGCTAGAAGATTAGGAGTTAGTCAAACAACATTATCAGAGTTTATGAAAATAAAACATTTATAAATTAAAAAAGTTATGAATAATAAGTTTATTTTAAATTTGGAGAATCAATTTCATGGAATACACACGAGATTGAAAGAACTGCATTTCTCAGCACCCACTATGAGCATCCATAAATTAATTGATGATTTTGATGGTGAATTTCAAGATTTTGATGATGCTCTTATGGAAAATGCTCAAGCTCTCTGGGGATTTATTCAACCAGGAACATTAAGCCCTATTCTTCCAGAAGCATTAGAATTTGAAAATCTCTTAGTAGATATTAGAGGATTACTAACTGGAATAAAAAGAGAAGCTGGAGATGATTTAATGTGGTCAGGTATTATTAACAGAACAGATGATTTTTTCGAAACTGTTAATAAATATATTTACTTGATCAAAATATGTAAACATGACGCTGCAAAAAGCGAATAAAAAAAAGAACTAACCTTGGAAATAAAATCCTTGGTTAGTTTTTTCTCTTCTAAATTAAACCTTCTTCTTTAGATAGTTTAAGAATAGAATAATTGTAATTGCTCATATAATAAGCAGCATTATCTATGTTTATTAATCCCTTTTCGCAGTTCTCTATTATTGCTAAAGAATTATACAAGATAATTTTAATAAATTCTTCTTCAGGAATACTCGGTTTTTCAATAGTAATAATATCCGAATTATGTTTTTTAAAATACCTAAAACTTTCTTTTGTTATTAAATCCAGTCTGTATACATATTTTGTCATATTTTTTGCTGTCCAGATTTTTCGGAACGGTTTTTCAAAATTATTTAAGGTAATTGAAATATAGTATTTACTTTTTCCTAGGTGATCATTACCTTTCAAAAAACTTACAATCTTTGAAACTTCTTGAAGATTATTTCTATTTCCTAGAAATGAAAATACACTAAAACTATTTGATATTATTTTATATTCCTTAGAAGTTAGATAATTTTGAGCATTGTGTATATCTACTAATTTAAGAGGAGTTTCTATTACGTATATTCTAAAGTTTGGTGGAAAAGTTATCATAATATTTTTTATAATTATAATATATTTCATTAAATTGAGTTATGGATTTTTTAAGATTAAAAAGTCCAGTAGTAGTGTTTATTACTTTAATTAAAGCTTTTCTAATATCTTCTGAATTAATTCCAGATATAATTTCTTCCTTTATTTTTGTAGCGTCTCTATAAAAATTAAAACAAATATCTTTATACTCTATGTGGTGTAATAAATAATTAGATGAAACTCTCTTTAATTGATTTTTTAATAAGAGAATAATTCTATTATCTATTATTACATAAGTGTACTTATTAGTCTCAACACTACGATAATAGTATTCAATCTTTATCATTTTCTTTTTCTTCATAACAATTATAAGAGTTTAAATCCTTAATAATGTAATAAAATAAAAAAGAAAATGTTAAAAGATGTATTAGATTTATTAGAAAGAGCAGAATTTTTTAATAAAAAGTGTTACCAAGAAAACTTAAGAAGGGAGGTTGGTTCTAAATATGCATATTATGATATTTCTATATTTAATACAAGACTAACTACTATTCAATGTTCTCTTGAAGCTTTTAAAGATTTATATGGAATTATACCAAGGTCAGAAGGATACGAATTAGCTGTTAATAATCGTAGAAGTTATTTGATCACTATCTTGTCAAATCTAACTACAAAAGAAAAAGTAAAGTGGATATTTAGAAAAACTAGTAAATTTGTTAATATAATTACATCCTCACGAGGGATAGTTGATAGTGAAACAGAAGCTTATATTTTTGGATATTTAGTTTCTCAACAGCTTTTAGATTTTATATACATAGATGATCTTCTTTTAGAGGTAGAGAAGAAAAAAGAAATCTCTGGAAAACTATCTAAGGGTGATGTAAGTTATGTAATGTCCACTTCTGGAATCTATTATGATAAGACAGATAAGGATATCATTAGAATAGGACCTCCTCCAGTAAATGGTATGGTTTATTCAAGAGCTGGTAAGAAAAAATTTATAATGATGATTCCAAAAAGCAGAAAAGTGACCAAATCTGAACTTTTAAGTACTTGGTCTCATGAATTACATCATATGGCTAGAGATTCTTTTGGAGTAATGAATCGAGAATATTTTCTCTTTGAAGATATTTTAGTTGAATATATGGAGAAATCTTTGCCAATTTTAAAAGAACTTATATGGAAACGGAAGAATATGTAAAAGTAGCTGGATACGTATTTTTGTATGATCTAGAAGAAGATTTACAAGTTGTTACCGCAATAAGATTAAAAGATGGATTGCCTCGTTTAGTGCTTTCTCCATGGGATAGTGCTGATCCTGAAGAAGTATTTTTTGGATGGACTGATGATCTCAATGCATGTTATATTAGTATTTCAAGTTTTGGCGATGTTATAATATTAGATACATTTTTAGACAGTGTTAAAGATCGTTTAATGTCAGTTCCTGGAAAATTAGTAGTAATGAAAGATAAAACTTATAAAATAGAAATATGATGAAGGTTATAGTTTATTTAGTATTATTAATTGTATTTTTCCTGTATTTAGGACATACAGAGATATCATTTTCACCATTCAGAATTAAAATAATTGAGTGGTATAAGCCTTTAGGAATAATTATTATGACTGTTGGATTTTTTATTTATACAGTCGGAAATGAAAGAAAATCATTTAAAGATGGTTGGACTAAGGCAAAAAATGAAATAATTAATAAGATAACAGATGAGAGTAGATAGTTGGACGCAATCAAGAGTCAAAAATAAAGATACTGGAGATATAGGAGTTGTTTATAGTAATGGTTTTGATTCGAAGGGATCTTATTATAAAGTATGTTGGGGATCATCTATATTTCCAGAAAGAATGAGTACAGATGATTTTGATAAAAAATGTGAAATCATAGAGCATGATTATACATCAATTATCCCTCAAATAATGGAACATCTTAAGGAGAAAAGCTTAGCCAGAATTCCTCAAGTAGTAGCAAGAAGGTTAGATCCAGATTATTATAAAGTAGGTGATATTGTTTATTTTCAGTCTCCTGGATATTTATGGGGTAGTGGTGAATATGCAGCATTTGGACCAGAACACCCTTTAATAATTGTAGAAATAAGGCAAGATTGGAGTAATGAATTTAGATTTAATATTATCCTAGATAGATATCATCCAGAGTCACCTTTAAATCCTAAAGGAGAGTTCTCGACTTTTTTCGATCTAACTAGTTTTTATAGTACGGATGCATATAATAATTTAGCACGTTATGACAAAGAATACTAAAAGAAAGTTATACTATCAAAAATATCTTCCAGGAGATATAATTACTTGGTCTTATGATAGTATTGATGAAATTATTCTTATTAAATTAGTAACTGGTGTAGTAGGATTATTTGGAAGTTTTAGATATGAAACTGTAGATTTAGAATTAGGATGTTCCCTAGATCATAGATATTATGGAGACAGAACAAATATATTAGTATCTAATACTGATATAATAAATAGCAGATTGATTTTTCGATCTTTCCCGGGAATTTCTGATATAATATGTAAGAAGGTATGTAAATTTTCTGGAGAATGTGATTTATGTAATTTTAAACCTTCTACCAGACCTAATGAATTCTTTTTCTCTGGAGATAAAATAAATAGCACTCTACTTACTTCTTATCCAGTAAATAATCATAAAGGAATAGTTAAACGTGTGAGAATAAATGAAAGTATTCTTATAGACTTTGTAGAGGAATTATATGAAAAAAGCATTATTACTCTGGATTTCATAAAAAAGAAAGTAAAAGAACTTGTAACTCTTGAAAGTCTTGAATATGGAGTTTTTATGGAATATTCATCAAAGGAAGTAAGTCATTTTTCGAAAGACCTTAGATTATTTCAAAGAAGAGTATATACAATAGATTCAGGGAATTTAAATTATTGTGATCAATGTGTTCTCTCTAAGGATAATTGTAGTGAATGTGGAGTTATGACATATAATTTATTAGATAGTTTAAAATTATTAATGATATGAAAACAAAAGAACAATTAATTAAAGTTTTTAAAGAAGTAATAGAAGATATTATTTCTAGAGAGTATGAATGTAAGGATAATTATATAGAATTTCCAGAAACAGATAGATTAATATATGAATCAAAAATGTATAAGTTTATTCAAAAAGGAAGTAATAAATCTAAATTTCAAACTCCTCCTAAAATATATGTACAGAACATAGATACCTTTGAAAAAGCAAAGGAATTAGGTTCAGGATGTGCAGTCCTTAATATGGCTTCATCTAAAAGACCTGGTGGAGGAGTTGAAACAGGCTCTAGAGCTCAGGAAGAAGAATTATGTAGAAGAAGTAATTTGCTATTATCTCTATATTTATATTCTCCTGAAAAATGGGATGAATATTTTGGAGACTATTATTCAGGAAAAGTTCTTAATGATTTTTCTTATCCTATCCCAGTTTATGGAGGAATATATAGTCCAGGAGTATGTGTTTATAGAAAACCAGGAACTTATGAAACTGTAGATAATTATTTTAAATGCAATGTAATTTCTGTGGCAGGAGTAGTAAGACCAGACATTGACAAGAGTACTGGAGAAATGATGAAAAAATATGTTCCTGTTGTAAAAGGAAAAATAAGAACAATACTTAGAATAGCCTTAGATAATAATCACACCAAACTTGTTCTAGGAGCACTTGGATGTGGAGCTTTTAAAAATCCACCTTCTCATGTAGCAAAACTATTTAAAGAAGTTTTGGAAGAATCAGAATTTACTGGAGCATTTGAGGAGATATGTTTTGCTATTCTTGATGATGGAAATTCAGGGAGAGATCATAACCCGAATGGAAATTTAAAACCTTTTGCAGATGTGTTTGGAGAAAAGATCTAATTTATTAAAAGAAATTTGTAGAAGATTGAGATATAAACCTATCATAAAGACGAGTGATGGAAATTATACCAGAGTTACAGGAGTTTATTTTGATGATACCGGAAATCCTTGGTTCAAGTTGATAGGTTCTGATAATTGGTATACTTTTTCAGTAATAGATAAAATAGTTCTTTATTCCAAAAATCTCATAAACAAAGAAATTCGTATATCCGGAGAAACAGTAATTCCACTTGTTAGGTTTGCAGAAGAACATGCAAAAAAGAATTTTACTGATGAGGGAATAAAAGCATCATTGGATTCTAAAAATGAGAATTATGTAAAAGTAGTAAATGGTAAAGGAGAATCTATTGCATCATATGATAAAGATAAACCTTATTTTTATAATTATGGTGTAGACTTACTTTTAAGGTATATGATAAATTTAAAAGATTGTTCTGGGTCTGATTTTGAGATAATTGAAGAAGATTCAGAAGATAATCCATTTTTATATTTTGGATGAATTATGGAAATAGGAAAGATTTATGTAGACTGTAAAGATGGACCTGACAGTTGGTTTGGTTTATTCAGTGGATGTGAAAGAGGAGTATTTAATTTTCCAAATAATCTTTGGAGATGGTATGTAATAGATTCAAGGATTGTTATTAATTATCCAAGAGTTGATAATTATTATGGTCGAAGAGTAGCAACTGTTAAAGAACTTGAGAAGATTGAGTCTATTCTTGAACATCTAGGGTATACTTTGATACCAGGAACTTTAGAGATTTCAGAAATACCTGTTAATAATATTTCAAAAATTATAGAAAAATTAGAAAGAGGTGAGTGGAGTCTTCTCAAAGAAACTGAAAAAATAAAAATAATAGAAACACTTAAAGGCTATGTTAACAACTGAAGAATTATTTAGAGAATATATTAAACTATTCACATTAATAGTAGAAACCGCCGGACAAACGGAAGGTAATAAGAGTTACAAGGAAGTTACTAGAGTTCTTAAAGAAAATGAACATATAGTGAAAAAGATAATTGAAGAAGAAATGTCTTTTACTCCATTTGTAGCTTCTCTTATATTCTTTATAATCAAAGATATTCATGGGACAGAAAAACTTAGTGGAGAGAATTCTATGGAAACTATAAAACCACTAGTAGATGATTTCTATGTGAGATATATAAAGAAACCTACTAGAAAATTTACAGCAAAGTATGGATTACCAGCTGTAGAAGATTTAAATACTTATATCAAATTATATCTTGTTTAATTAAGAAGTGGATATTTTTAATTTTGATATAGTTAATCAAGAAATGATTGGTGGATTAGTAGTTGTATCATATTCTTTTCATTACAATATGCTAGATTTCTCATATACTTCTCCAAAAACCAGGAATATAAATTTATGGCCATTTTATAAGAAGAGTTACAGTATTCCAGGAAAAATAAGTGATAGTAGTACTGGTAAAATAGTAATAAATGATATTCTTAACCCTATAAAAGATGGAAGTATCTTAGAAATTAATGATACACCCCCTGGAAATGGATATAATAGTAGTTATAAAGTAGTATTTTATGATAAAAAATGTTTTTTACTACCCTTCATAGAACTAGTTTTTGGAGCTAAGAAGGAATTAGATGAGAAAGCATATACTCTTATACCTACTGTAAAAAGATATGAATTTAACTTTTCTACTATAAAAGATTGGTCATCAATTAAAGATGATAGTGTTTTATGTAAAAAGAATATTATACAAATTCTAAAGAAGGTGAAAAAGACAATCGGTAATAACCTTATAATTGATAAACAAACATTGACAACTGTTAATAATTTTTATTTATGAAAAATTTTAAAGTAACATCAAAGGAAAATGGAAAAGAGTATTGGATCTCTAGAGCAAATGCAGTAGTAGGAATTGTATATACTAGAGATAACAATGGTCGAGTAATGTTTTTAGTATCTAAACGAGGTTCAGGGTGTCCAAATCATGTTGGAAAATGGTCAGTTACTTGTGGTTATCTTGATTGGGGTGAAACAAGAAAAGAAGCAGTAAAACGAGAACTTTATGAAGAACTTGGACTTAATCTTGAAATCTATCCCAATGAAGCAATTGATCATTTTTGTACTATAGATGATCCGTCTCGAGATGCTAGAGAAAATATAGTCTCTAGGTATCTTATTCACGTAGATTATGCAGCTACTCGGAAAAAATTAGCTGATAATGAAATTAATTGTGATACTGTATCAAGAGGTGGAGAACCTAATGAAGTAGATGATATTAAGTTTGTCCCAGCTGAAGATATAGATAGTTATGATTGGGCATTTAATCATGATCAAGTACTCAAAGAAATTTTAGGATACTTAGAAACAGGTCGAAAGCCTAAATATTGTGAAGAGTAAAAAACTAGGAATAAACTCTTCTTATGTCAAACAAGGTTAATAATCAGCAAAAAATCCTAGTTAAAGAACCCAGGGAAGTGATTTCCTTGGGTTTTATTTTTCCTTGATTTCCTTATATGTGATAAATATAAATAAATATAGAATTATGAACAGATTTATTAATTGTGATTGTATTAAAAATAAGAAAGGTGAATTAATACCTTTATGGAAAATAGATTGGAAATTAGATAGTGAGTATCTTGATAAGGATGATCTAGAAAATAGTTTTATTGTTCCGGAAGATAGGAATATTGGTGATTTTATAGCAGAAACTGATATTGTAAAAGCTTTATGGGATTTGATAGATAAAAAAGTAGTTCCATGTAAAAGAGTTATTAAAATTTATTCAGACTCGACAGGAAGGGTTAGATTGAAAGAGGGTGATGAAATTTATGTTAAACATAAATTTAGCTCTAATGAAATTTACCCAACTAAAATAAAAACAATAACTCAAGGAATACAAGAAAATGTTTATTATACTACAGAAAATCATCTAAAAAAGAACTGGTTAGGATCAGATACTGAAATTATAGAAGATACTATAGTAAATGATATTCCTGGAAATAATGTTGTTCAGATAATAACATACAGGAAACATTATGTTCTAGAAGACGGAACTGAAACTGATTACGATTATGATTTTTTTAAATTAAAAGAAAAATGAGAGAATTTATTTATGCTAGTTACCTTCGAATTACACCAGAAGAGTTTTTTGATTTAGCAGCTGAAGGGATGAGTAAAGCTTATGAATCTTATAAATCTAGTTCAGAAACTTATAAAGATCCTTTTCTTCAATTTTGGGTCTATATAAATCCTAATCTAATTCCAGATAGTTATATTGATACTTTAAAGAGGGTGTTAATTGATGAATATGGATGGAGGATTGTTGATATAGAAAAACGACTTGAAGAGGGGAAAATCTATATAAAAACTGAAGTATAATGGTAGATGATGAAGTCCTGGAAAAATTAGTAAAACTTGGATATAAACAGCCAATAAAAGAAAAGAGAATTGAGGTAGAAATAGTAGAATGGATAAGATTACATAAGGATATTATCATTCTCGTATATCCATTTACTAATAAGGAAGGAGAGAAAAGATTTATATTTGCTATCTCAATGGAGAATGGTTCATTGAGTAGTAATAATCTAAACTATCCTTCTTATGAACAAGCTAGGTTAGAAGGAATAAAGAGCGTATGTAATGAATTATTAAGAAAGTAATTATGAAAAAGTTATTAATAATCGTCAGTCTTGTTATAGGATTAGTGAGTTGTGATAGTAAAGGAAAAGATTTACCACAATATAAAGTAGAATATAGTAAGGAATTAGTTATAAAATCTATTGATAGAGGATTAAATTCTTACGGCGTTAGTACTGTTTATTACATCGCTGGGGACGAAATTGGTTCTAATGGAGATATTAGATTAAGTGAAAGAATTCCTAGTAGTAATAATCCAACATATAAAATAGGAGATAAAGTATTATTTTCAATTAAAAAGATAGAGAAAAATAAATGAATTTTTTACTAGTTTTAATAGCATTATTATTAGTAATTGCAGTAATTTTTAAAATAATAGTTATTATAGGAGCTCTCACCAGAAATAAAGAATCTGTTTCTGGATGGGTTTCTAGATTATATACACCAAATTATAAACCGTATAAGAAAATGGAAAAAGATAAAAAAGATCAACTTCTTGAAGAGTTGTTTATGCAAAAACTAGAAATAGATCTCGGAAAAGCAGATGGAACAAAAGATGAGGTTTATCTTGCTGATGTAGTTGAAGATGCTTTGGTTGATATCGAACTAGCCATAGAGGAAGAAGTTTCAGAGCAGAGATTTTTCATATGGCCAAAGGAAAGGGAGCGTCTAATTAAAACATGGGCTAAATTTATTCCTAATCCAGCTAATGGAGGAGATGATGATTTTATTGTATTTGATTCTTTCCGAGGTGAGTATACATTTGGGGAGAATGGATTTACTCCTTTATGTAGCTCAAAGGAATTAAACGGTTACTATAAAGACAATAACTTAGAATATATAATTAAACAACCTAGATATTAAATGAAGAGGAAAGATTATTTATATAGTATTATCTTAGATCAAAATACACCAGAACTTAGGAAAGAGTTTGAAGATCTAGGATATTCTGAAATGGTTGGAACTGGTTTAGCCTTTAATCCAGATAAAGGAAATTGTATTATTACTTGTGCAGAGACTGGAGAATATACAGCTATAACTCGAGAAGCTATTAAATTTTCTTCATCTGGAAAAGTATCTCTTGTAAAAAGAATTCAATGTGGAGTAACTAAAGAACTAGCTCTTGGGATAGCTGCTCTTAGAGGAGATACAGATTTCGGACAATGGTTTACTAATGGAGAAGATTGGATAAAAGATAATCAAAAGAAAGGTTATCATAAAGCAACCATAAATGAACTTCAAGATAAATTTCCTAGAGAAGGTATTCAATTTCTTAATTCAGCTTATATCGGAAAAGTTAGTAAGGATATAATTGAACTTCTAGAAGATGTTGGTTATTATGATAGTAAAATAATTGATGGAGCACGTGATATTAAAGATTGGAAGGATTTTTCAGATTGTGGAATATGTACCTCTAATCATGGAAGCTACACAATTATTCATAAATCATGTTGGGAAACAGCAAATCCTCATGTAACTTGGAACTGTGCAGGAAGAATTGATTGTGGGATTGATGAAGTTAGATTTTATCAAGTTATTACACCTAGATTATAATGGTTAAGGAGTTAGGTATAATTCGAAGTGGTTCTGGTGGAATAATTGGATGTAAATCAGCGGCAGATCAAGTATACTATTATAATTTAACTATAGAAATCTTAAAATATTTCTCAGCATTTCAGATAGATAATAAAATTATAGTTACTTATGAAGATGTAGAACATATAGATAGAGTAGAATTATCAAGAATTAGCTCTGGTTTTTACTTAGATATTTATTATGATTTATTTATTCATACTAGATTAATGATCTTAGATGATGAAATTCCAAACTCTCTTAAGTATAATTGGAATGTGAGAACTGAAAGAAATTTACATGAAACGATATTTATTTTTAATTAAAGAAAGATGTTAGAATTAAAAGCTGTAGAATTTTTAAAAGAACTGTTGGGATCGTATAGTCCTAGCGGTTTTGAACAGGAAGCAACTAGGGTATTTAAAGATTATTGTTCTAAGTTTGCGATAGAAGAGTTTACTGATAAAATGGGAAATGTAGCATTTAAGGTAGGTTCAGGGAGTAAGAAAGTAATGATTTCTGCACATATTGATGAACTTGGAATGATGATACAAAATGTTACAGACCAAGGAATGCTAAATATTATTAATCTTGGGGGAATAGATAAAAAAGTTCTCCCAGGAAGTATAGTTAAAATTTCTAAAATTGGTCACCCAGGAGAATATGTAACAGGTATTATTGGGAAAAAGCCAATTCATGTAGAGTATGATGATAATAGCAAAAATGAATTAATTCCTATTGAAGATCTTCTTGTTGATATCGGCGCTGAATCTAAAGAAGAAGCTATGAAGTTAGTAGAGATAGGTAGTAGAGTTGTTTTTGAAGCAAATTTTATAGAACATCTTGGGAAGAATCGATTTGCATCTAAAGGACTAGATGATAAGATTGGAGTATTTATTGTTGCTGAAGTCTTAAGGAACGTGGTGAATTATGAAGACTTTAGGGAACTTTTTGATGAATATACTTTTTATGGCGTGGCGAATACTCAGGAGGAAGTAGGTCTAAGAGGTGCAATGGTAACAAGTAAAAGAGTAAATCCTGATATTTCGATTGATATAGATGTTACTTTCGCCACGGATGAAGGTAGAGGAATAAAACCTGAGTCCTATGGAGATATAGAACTTGGGAAAGGACCTGTTATCATGAATGGACCTGATAAATCTTGGAATCTTCGCTGTAAAATGATCGGAGTTGCTGAGATTAATGAAATTCCATATCAACTTGCAGCTTCATATGCAGGAGGAACAAATACTTCAGCAATTCAAGAAGGTGCTTTTGATTGTGAAACTATGTTAGTATCTATTCCTCAACGAAATATGCATACTCAAGTTGAAGTATGTGATTATCGAGATGTGGAAGGTGCTATAAATCTAATCTCCAAGACATTATTAGAGATTACAAAATAAAGAAAAATAATTAGAGGACTTTTTACAGTCCTCTTTTTTTTTATATTTCTATTTTCCCTAGATTAATAGGTTTTTCATAATTTCCATTTACTTTAGAATTCCATATATTATAAAATAATTCTCTATAATTTTCTCTAACTTGATATACATCTCCATAAATAATTCCTAGTACATTATAGTTATTTTCACCAAACATTCCAATCACTTTAACAAGTTTAGAACGCATTTTATTTTCAGAGAAAATGGATTCTTCATAATTCACAGGATAAAAATTAAGAATCCTTCTCTTATAAAACCCTAATTGTTTTTCTTTTATTGAGTTAAGAAAGTAAATAACATGTCTTCCTAATAATCTTTCTGAAAAATTATTATCTACTAGTATATTATCTCCAAACACTTTTTGATCTTTTATATAAAGTCCTAATACTGGATGTTGATCTACTGATGAAGAATCTATAATATATTTCTTCAATTCAATTCCATAAGTATTTCTCTTCTCCATCCATTCTTTCATGATAAAACTTCTAACTCTAGGGTTTAAATTTTTTGATAACTTAGCTTCATAACATCTAATCATAATTCTTTTATTTATTTTCACATATAAGGAACTTGGATTTCCTTATAAATGTAATAAAATAATCATATGAAAAAGAAGAAAAAGAAATTAATCTCCCTAGCCGAAAAAGTTAGAAGAGATAATGAAATTAAAGAAACAGGAAAGTTAGTATCCTTAAGACCTAGTATCACTCATAAAAGTAAAAAAGATTATTCACGTAAGTGGAAACTCGAAGATTATGAATAATAGGAAAGAATTAATAGAGTTAAATAAACTTTATAGGAAACGTTTAGTAGATTCAGTAATAACTAAATTACTTAAAGTCCTTGAATTTACTGGATTAGATACACTTGAAGATCTTGTGTTTGATTATAAGAGTTTAGAATCTAAATCTATATCAGGAAATATTCAAAAATTATATTATGTAAACAAAACATTTAATTATATTAAAGTTGATATGGATTATGGAGAGTACTCTAAACATAATTTGGATATAGAGGATTTAGATACTACAGATTTAGAGATTATTGTATTTAATAATATTATCGGATATTATAAAGAGAATAAATTAATAAAAATAGCAAAAGATTATGAAGATTAAAAAACCCTTTACAACTGCTGGATCTGGAAAAATCTATTTTATATCAGATCTTCATTATGGTCATGAAAATGTAATAAAATATGATTCTCGACCTTTTAAAGATGTAACTGAAATGAATAATTATATCTTAGAGGAACTTAAAAAAACTAAAGAAGAAGATATTATATTCGATTTAGGTGATATGTTTTGGAAAATGCCTGTTGACGATATAAAAGATGTCTTAAATCAGATTCCTTGTAAAAATATTTATAAAATTGTTGGGAATCATGATAACTATGGACTTTATTTTGATCAGGCACCGCTTAAAGGGTATTTCAAAATAATCTCTGATATTCTTGATGTTCATATAGAGCATTCAGGAAAAGATTATATGGTAACTATGTGTCATTATCCCTTTGTATCTTGGAATCATAAACCTCATGGATCTATTCACTTATTTGGTCACGTTCATGGTCACCTTACTGAATATATTAATAGTATTTATGATCTTAAAGTTGATGTAGGTTTTAATTCTGAGTTAGCAAAATCTCTTGGAACCTTCTTAATACCATTCGAGGAAATTATCAAGCATTTCGATACTAAAACAGGAGGAATGAATTATAAAGAGTGGACTCTAATTAAATGTAAAGAATTATGAGAACAGTTTGGATTTATTCATTACAAATATCAGATACTGGAAGAGTTTATAGAGATATTCCACCATCTGAAGCTGAAGTTGTTGATGAATTTGGTGGTATTCCTAGGATAGTAAAGATACTGAATAGCGGGAAAATAATAAAAAACTATCAACTTCATTATCAATTCTTTAATACTCCAAGTGAATGTATTGAACACAGGAATAAATATATCGAAGATAAATTGAAACTCTTCGAAACTCAATGGAAATCCACCGAAAGAAATCTTAAAAAACGGATAATAAAATGATAACACAATTAACAGCGAAAGAAATAATGAATCTCCCTAAGGATAAAACATTTTGGTATAGTTGTATTAGTTTTAGGGAGAAAACTTTTAGATGCTCTAGTATCATAAAACCAGCAGAAATTATTTTAAAAATTGATATAGATAATTTATTATATCTTCGAAAAGTTTCTGATAATTCTGTAATTGGATCTTTTCAGGGTTATAAAGAAAGAAAAGATTCAGAATGTAAATTTTTTGTGAAATTATTCGATACTGAAAAAGAATGTAAAGAATATTATAACGCTCAAATTCATAATACCGTAGATCGACTTCAACATTTTTATGAAAAAAAGCTTAAATATATAAAATCCAAATTAATATGATAACAAAAGAATTATTGTTAGAATATAAAGAAAATTCCAAGTCACTTTGGTATTTTATGTTAGAATTTTCTAGTAAATCTTATAAATGTACAAGGTTAGTAAAACCCATCGAAGTCTTAGTAACTAATTGGGATGAAAAAAGTGATTATTCTCTTATTTTAAAAAGTAAAAATAAAAATCTAGTTTTCAAAAATTATCACATAAGATTTTTTCTACCATATCTTTTTGAAACGAGAGAAGAGTGTGTAGAAGCTTATAATGCAGTTGTTCAGGATCAAAAAGATAAACTTCAACATGATTATGAAGAAAGATTGAGATATTTAAATTCTAAAATAGAAAAATTATGAAACAGCCAGAAACATATGAAGAACTTGATAAACTTATAGGACAAACGTTCTGGACTTTTGGATTCTATATCGGTCCGTATAGTTATAAACTTGAAAATATAAACTCTCCGCAAGAAGTAGTTTTAGGAAAAGAAGAAGGATCTGGATATAGAAGAAACACCACCTGGTATCCTTTAAGAAACAAAACCACTAATATGATAGTTGGCTACTTTCAATTAACTCCTAATAGATATAACTTAGATAATTATAAACTATATGAATCAGAAGAAGAAGCCATTGAAGGTTGGAACTCTACTATTCAAAATCAATTAGATCGATTAGAATTTGATTATGAGAAGAAAAAGAAGTATCTAAATAAGAAAATTATTAAAAAATGAATAAGATAATAATTGATGGATATTATAAAGAAAAAGAGTGTTTAGGAAAAATCTCAGGAATTATTTTTAAAAACTGGGAAGATAATGAACCTATAGACAGAATTTCAATTATTATTAACAATTTCGATTCTTATATTCCTGGAGAATTTTATAAAAGAGAACTTCCTGGGATTGTAAAATTATTAGAAAATATAGATCTTGATAAATTCGATACAATCATATTAGATTCTCATGTTTGGTTGTGGAATGATGAAGAATCTTTTGAAAAACCTAAACCAGGACTAGGAGCACATCTATATAAGAAACTTGGAAGAAAGAATCTTAATATTATTGGAATTGCGAAAAGTTATTACCGTGATAATAATCTACATACTTTTCAATGTTTTCGAGGAAATAGTAAAAATCCTTTATATGTAGATTCAATTAATCAAGATAAAGATTATTCTGAAGTTATTAAAAGTATGTATGGAAATTTTAGAATACCATACCTTATAAAATTAGCAGATACAGAATCAAAAATAAATTTCAAATGAAAATGATTTATGCAATAGAACAATTACCCAAGAAAGAAGATACTTGGGTATTTTTGGGAGGACCTATTCAAGGAGCTCCAGAGTGGCAAGAAACAGTTCCAGATATTCAGGGAGTAACTTGGATAAACCCTAGAAGAAAAGAGAAAATTTCTGGAGGTTTATCTGATGCTGAATATAAAAAACAGGTAGATTGGGAAACAATTGGACTTAGAGTATCAGATTTTATATTATTTTGGATCCCTGAAGCTGTTGAAGATATACCAGGAAGAGATTATGCACAAACTACTAAAATCGAACTTACCGAAAATTTAGTTAGAAAGAAAAATATAATCTTAGGAATTGCGCCGAAAATACACGGAAGAAGGTACTTGATCGAAAAAGCTAAAGCATATGGAATAAAAAATGTATATAGCTCTTTAGACGAATGTATATCTGAGTTAAAGAAAGAAATATCTAATAGAGAGTCCAGTTCAAGAGAGTTTTTTACTTCCGATACACATTTCGGCGCAGAAAGAACTTTGGAATTATCTAAACGTCCTTTCATGAATGTTGAAGATATGGATTGGACTATGGTAGAGAGATGGAATACTAAAGTTCCTCCTAAAGCTATCGTATGGCATCTTGGAGATTTTGGTGATAGAAGTTACTTGAAATATTTAAATGGAGATATTCGATTAGTTTGTGGAAATTATGAGATTAAAGAAAAATCTGAAAGAAATCTAGATATACCTGATTTTATAGGAGAGCTTATAGATTCTGGTTTTTCAAAAGTATTCCTAACTGAAGCAGAAACAAAACTCCTAGGAAAAGAGATAGCACTTGTACATGAACCTATGAATTCTACAAAAAAGTATAATCTTTTTGGACATATTCATGGAAGACAAATGATTAAGAGATTTGGATTAGATGTAGGTGTTGATGCTCATGGTTTTGCTCCTATGTCTGCAGAAGAGGTTGAATTTTTCTTAAATGCACTAGAAAAAGGCTATTACGACGCTGAAGTATTTTGCTAGTCTGATATTCCTTGAAAGCCTTATAAGTGAGAATAAAAAACAAACTTAAAAGAAAAGGAATATGATAGAAAAACTTAACACACTAATGACAATATTAAGTGCATTAGGATTATTAAGAGACGGAGTAAAAAATTACATAGATGTCTCAGTTGAAAATAGTTTATCCAATGGAATAGTAGATAAACTAAAAGATAGTTATGACAACTATACAGCTATCTTAAACAAGTATGCGATTGAAGGAAAGGATTTTGATGTTCCTTCGATTAATAGAGATTACGTAATAAGAAAACTGCGATTAATAAAAACAATAGTAAACAGATTAGTCGAATATTATATCAATGAGCCAGAAACATTGAGAGATTATAAACAATCCCTCTATTTGATTGGCGCTGACATAGATAGTATATATCGAAAGTCTGTTGTTGATTATAAAACGTTTTTGCTTGCAGTTAAGTAAGAAAAGGGTGGGTAATTCCACCCTTTATTTTTCTACCGTCTAGAAAAGACTAAAAACCTTATATATGAAAGGAAAATAGAGTTCCTAAGAGGTTAAAATAATACCGTCTAAGAAACCCTATTAGCCTTATATATGTAATAAAAGATAGAAATATCTGATATTACCTAAAGACATAGTATATCTAATTTAAAGGATATATTATGTCTTTTATACTTTAGCGTTATACATAGATATAACTTAGATATATTACCTATACTAAAGGTGCCAGAAGGGAAGGAATATATTGAAATTCAAGATTTGCTAACTTGACATCGGCTTGGCGATGTAAAAATAGTTCTGGGAACATACTTACTGTATTTAGAATTTAGAAACAGGAAAAGAGGAAAGTTGTTATAGCCTCAGTATGATTCATAGGCCAGCGCGTAAAAAAGGTTGGACACATAACTTGGCAAGCACTAACAAATTTTATAACGTGCATTTAGCCGAGTTTAACAAAATAAATAAAAATTAAATAAATTCCTTATAGTAGATAATATTATAAGGCCACGATATATTGAGATAAACCTGATAAAGGATTATCAAGAGGAATATATCAAAGACATGTAGCCAAATATATGTGGTGAACTATGAATATAATAAAGGACCTGTATAGTCTAGAGTTATTAGTAATAGGATGTGAACTTAGAGGGATTTAATATACAGTTAAATTATTATATATAACCTATGATAAATACCGATGAGGAAATTATAAAGATTATATATAATTCTAAGTTAGAAATCTTTAAGAGAGAAGCTTAAAGTAAAAACAACCATTTCTAAGTAATTTACTTAGAAAATAGAGACAAAAGAATATTAACAACAAAAAATTATAAAATTATGAAAGCAGTTGTAAAAAACGTTGGAATTTTTGTAGCAGGAATAGCAGCAAAAGTAGTATTTGATTATGGTTATAAGAAAACTAAAAAATGTTTAAATAACCGAAAAAAAGCTGAATAAGCTAAAACAACCAACCTGAGTTATGGATTAACTTGGGTTTAGAGACAATAATTAACAAAATTAATAACTTAAATAATAGGAGGAAAAATTATGAAACTAATTAACTCAGCAGTAACGAAATTTGGTGCAACAAAAGTTGTAGCAGTAGCAGCTGGAGCAGGAATGGCATTAGGAGTAGCAACTACCTTAGGATGTCAAAAAGCCTATAAAAAACTCAAACCGAAAGGTCTTAGAGATGAGGATTTGGAAAAATTGGTAGAAGAAACCGTCAACCTAAAACCGGATGCAGAAAAAGAAAAACCTGCTGAAGAAGTAAAAGCTGAATAAGCTAAAACAACCAGCCCGAGTTATGGATTAACTTGGGTTTAGAGACAATAATTAACAAAATTAATATATTATGAAAAAGATAACAGAAGTCATTATTTTTATGACAATGATATTAGCAGGAATTGCTTGGATATTAGGATTTGATATAATTTATTCAATATCAGCAATAATTATGGGAACTACCGGAATTTATTATTGGTTTAGATATATGATTCCGGAACTATTTAACAGCAATGAAGAAGAATTCATTGATGACTAACCGGAGGGATAACAAAATTTCCCTCCATTTTCATTTTTGTAGTTAGGTGAATTCCTAACCTGATGAGATCACGAGGTTAAACTCAAGATCGAAACAGAAATGGAAACTAAAGATTTCCTTTTGATTTTATATATCAAGAGACTATAACTAAACAAAAGGAAATTTACAAAGAAAAAAAAGAGGTCTTGACTTTAATTAGTCAAGTTGATCCTCTTTTTATTTTTTTCTTCAGAATGCTAAGGAATTTGATTTTGTAGCATATAAAATTCATTTTTTAACATATCAATTCTACATTTGATATCAGCTATTTCACTTGCTATATCACGTAGTGGAGAATTACAGAAAAATTCTTGATTACTATTCCAATAAATATTATTTCCTGTAATAACACTATTAATATTAGTTATAGCTGTTTCTATATTATGTAATCTTTGCATTAAATTAAAATCTCCAAAGATTCTTTTATCTATAGTAGATACTAATCTCTCTTCATTATTTACTATTATCTCAGGATTATCCATTATTTTCTCTAGATAACCTCGAAGATAATTAATAACTATATCTAAAATCTCATCCGATTGTGCAGAGGATAGAATTTTTTCAACTACAGCTTTTACTACAGAATCAGAAATTTTGATATCATTACTTAATTCAATATTTGTATTACTCGTTTTCATTGCCATTTTTCAGTTCTCTTAAATAAGTTTTCTTAGATTCTAATTGAGTTTCAAGTAACTCTATTTCTCTCTTTAATGAAGCAATTCTTGTACTCTTAAGGGATTTATCTAGCGTCTCTATAAAAGAATCTTCAAGTTGAGAAAATTTTAAATCCATATAACAATGACAACTACCACCATAACCCCAACTATCTGTATATTCTAAACAAATACTTTCATCATTGATAGCATCCTCATTGTAATTATCATCTAACCAAAGACTTCCTCGAGTAGGATCATATTCATCATACCATGAATTAGTTAATCCATATTTTCTATAAACTTCATAGATCTTATCAAATCTCTCCTTACATATCTCAACAATCTTAGGTTTAACTTCTTCTGATTGTTTCTTTGAATCTCCTAGAAAAATACCTAAGAGATTAATTAATTCTTCTTTTCTATCCATAATTCATATATTTTATTTTACGGTAGCAGAACACAACTATCTACTACATCATTAAGAGTTTTAAGGGAAGAAAAATAAAAACTATACCTATTATTTTAAGTATAGTTTTATATAATAACTCTATTTATTATTCTCTGTAACTATTATATCCATTTTCCCAAAGAATATCAGCTTCTTTAGGTATACCACAATCATCTGCAAATGAATAATATACTTTTCCGATAACCCCGTCTATTAATGGCCAAATAAAATCAATAATCTCTCTATCGGTTTTACCTGCATCGTTAAGTTCTTTCCATTTATCTCCTTTACCATATTCAGTATACATATCATACCACTCATAAACGAAATTAATAAGATTGAATATCTCACTATTTCCGTATCCCCCACTATCCTCTTCTTTCTGATAAAATTCAACAGCACGAATTACATCTTCTTTAGAATTTATAATAATCACTTTATCAGTTATATTATTTTCATTTAGAAGATTTATTAATTTTTCTTCAATATCTAAGAAGAAAACTTGAGTACTTGAATTAGTTATTACATCTGAATAACTAGTGATTAAACGTCTTTTGCTCATAATTTTTTATAATATATAGTAATTCTTCTGATAATGTTACTTTTGTCCCTAAGTTACGAATGAAAGTTGCTTTATTAATATATTCCTTCGTTGTAATTATCTGATTGAACGTTAGTAATCTCAGGCGCCGTGATATAGTTCCAGCATTACTCTTAAATTCTTCTGGAGTAAGTGCAACTATATCAATTATACTTTTGCATACCTTAGATAATGTTAGTTGTTTTAGGATAGGTTGTTTTATTTCGAATCTTAAACAAATAATATGATCTACAGCATAAATATTTTCTTCAGGGTTACCTCCAAATAGGTTCAAAAGTTCATTAGGGAGAGATAGTTTTACCTGACTCCCAAGTCTAAAACAACAAATAGAATATCGAGGGTTTCTTTCATCTGTATATACATAGAATTTATTTGTTGTTATTCCCGAAGTATCAGTCAAGACTCCATCCATATCTAAATCCTTTTGTTTCTAAGTTATCTAACTCATAAGAATAGTCTTTATCATCAGGATACAGTTCATAAAGTCTATTCATAATTTTTTGATTATGTTTAATATCAATATATACAATAGTTCCCTTTAATCTCTCCATAATCTTTGGTTTAAACATTTCCCAAATATCATCTTCTTTATCAGGGAATTCATTGTTCATATCAAGGTATAAGTTAAATAGATTTCCTAGTAGAGGTTTTAAATCCCATATTGAATAATTATGATTAAATCCTTTCTTTCCTTGAAATCTAAAGAAATATTCAACATCTTCCTCAGTTTTTAGAACAAGGAAATCTTTTTGATATTTTTTATATATTCCAGTACCAATCATCTGTCTTAATGCATCTGGTCCTTGAATTAAAAATACTTCAGTGCTTGAATTTGTAATAACATCTGAAAAACTAGTTATTATTCTTTTCTTTTTTCCCATAATTTACATAAATAAGAAAATGAGGGCAGCCATAATCTCACGACTTGCCACCCTCTGTCTTCAAATACTCTATATCTTTATTATCAGAACATTAATCCACCTCGATATAAACTTGGATTACCTTTCTGTCTAATTATCTTAACTAATGTTTCGCCATCCCCATATATATCCTTAACTAGAATAAATCCGTCTTCATCAGGATCTTCAAGAATGGTTCCAATACTAAGTTCTTGATTTTTCCAGAGACTTGAGAATTGAGATGTCATTCTAGTTTTCCAACTATATAGGATATTACTACAATAATCCTCATTTGTCTTAGTATCTGAATCTTTATCTTCCATCTCACAATCTTTTCCAAGCCATTCTGGGAAATTAGCTCTTCCTGGACGAAGAATTTCCTTAATCCTTGTTACATCTTCCTCTGTTTCAACAGGGAATTTCATGATATCGAAAACATATTTAGCCAAAGGAATATTAAGGCAAGTATCTTCAGAAAGTTTTCCATGAATATTTACTTCATCAACAATCGAACCAAGAATATCAATAGTAGATATCTCAAGAAGATCGATTTTTTGAAGAATATTCTCTCTCTCTTCTGGAATTTTTAAATTATCGTCCAAATATTCGTTTATTGCTTTTTCTGACAAATTTCCGAATTGTTTGATATATCTAATTCTTCCAGGACGTCCAAGTAAATTCTCATTTACGTTAAGTGTATTTGTTGTTAGAATATATAATTTTCTTGATCTATTATATACCCCATCAATTAATTTTAGTAATACTTCATCACTCTCTCCTCGCTTAAATGTTTTCTCTGCTTCATCAATCAAAACAATACATTCAAAGTCGAGTTGTTGAATAAAACTTACCATTCCCTCTATTTCATTGTCAGGAATGATTATGACAGGAATGTCTAATCTATTACATAATAGTTTAGCACCAACACTTTTTCCTGTTCCTTTATATCCTGTGAAAATAACACCAAGATTCTTATTCCCTTCAACAAATTTATCTGATTCCCAAGTTTTTTGAATTATATCAAATAAATTATCACAACCTACATCATATATTTTGTGATTAAATTCAAACTTTTCTGAGAGTTTTTTTAAACCGATTCTCTTATCTTGACCTTTTCCTTGATATAATTCAAAAATTCCTGAACCTGGAGTTGGATAAAGTACTGTATTTCCATCAATCGGAAATAAAGTTCCACATTCATCAATCCATTTTTGTGCTACTAAATTTTTCATTTTTCTATTTGTTATATTTTATACATTTATAAGAATTTCAAGCTTTCAGAAGAATTTAGAATATTTATTACAGTTTTTGAATCTCCTACAATTAAATATGTATCTTTCTTTTTAATTATATCGACTATCGTTTTTAAAGATATTTCTAATGAATTAATCTTTTTCCAATTTTTATCACAAATAATAGGATCATAAGAAGTATTCCCTCGATGTTTATCTTCGAGGTTAATAATTCCTAAACTTTCCATACGCTTCATAAGACATTTTAACCCTGTTTTCTTAAAATAATATTCAGGCTCAACTCCTAATTCTATAACCAATTTATTTTTCTTTCCAGGAATTATACTTGGATTCCTAGTATATTTCTTCGGAGTTAATTCTATTGTAGCAGAATATATAAGAACATGGTCGATATCAAAGAAATATACGCCCCATTCTCCTTTCTGTTCTAGGTTAATCATTAGAAATATATGTTAAGAAGTTGTCCAAGATCTATATAATCAATTCCTACTTTTTCTGCTGCTAATATATCTCTATTACTTTGACCATATAAACCAGATTCAAGTCCAATTTGTATGGCTGAATTCTTATCAAATCCACGAGTCTTAGAAATTACAGCATCCATCATTCTATCTTTAGATTGTCCAAAATCATTCTGTACTAAGATTTGACAATGATCATACGGAACTCTTAGATATTCTGATAAAGCACAAACAATATATTCTAACATTATTTTCCAAGAATCTGAACCATTACTACTTAAGATTAGATTTCTTGGAACCATAGCATAAACTTTATTTGGGTTAAAACATAAAATCTTATCCCAAACTTCAAAACGGAGTCTAATATCATAAATTCCACGTGGAAGAAGACCTGGTTTTCCGTTACTTTGGAAAGTTTCTACTAAACAATCTAAGACATCACAAAATATTACTTGTTTTTGTCGATCAATCTCTTTTCTTCCATTATTTGTATTACTACTTCCCCAGGATCCTCCAGTATTACCACCACTACCCCAGCCAGGAGATCCACTCCAAGATCCTCCTGAGTTTCCCCAAGAATTTCCTCCAGCTGGTTTTGTTTGCCATGGATACTGTTGATTATTACTTCCTCCCCACGAAGATCCTCCGTTATTATTCCAAGATGGAGTTGATGGTTGACCCCAATTACTTCCACCTACACTTTGTCCAAATGGTGTCTGTTGCATAATTTTTTCATTCAATTCTTTTTGACCTTTAACTACTTTTTCTATTCTCTCATCCTCCTCTGCTTCATCGATTTCATTGATATCATCATCGTCATCATCTCCTGAATCATATGGAGGTTCTTCTGAGTAATCCGGTTTCAAATATTCTTTAAATTTATTATCTTCTTCCATAACTATTATGGTTTTTGTTTTCAATTATAAGGAAATCAGATATAGTCATTAATGCCTAGAACAATAGATTCTAAGACACTATTAGACTTAGAAAATTTATAGTAGCCTAGATTATATCCGACTACAAGACTTTCTATAAAATCTTCTCTTGGGATTGTTTTATTTCCTAGACTTATAGTATCAGGATTAAAACATTTCGTCAATCTAAGCCCAAAATTACAATCCTCTATATTTTTCAAAATTACTCTTTTACTGGGTTTTTTGAAAAGAGCTTTGAAAAATATTACCATTGTGTAGTCTTTTTTAAAGTCGAACCTAATATACTTTTCTGAAAAATCATCATCTTTAAATACAAAAATGTTTCCTTCAATCATTATTAAAAGTACTTTTCTGTGTTAGATAAGATTTCTGAAAGATTAGCTTTAGAATCAGCTTCCATATATTCTTTCCAAAGATCCAATGTACTTGCAAATTTTAGAGAATTTATTAACCTCTCAGTGTCTATCTCAAATGAAAATAAACTATTGACACTGTATAGATTTATATTTCTGTACTGAATTCCAAAACAACCCTCTCTTATAAAACTATACACTTCATTTACTGAAGGTCTTTTATATCCCAATACACAGCCTACATCCAACATAAACTTTTCCTTAAGAGGTATAAATATATATCTCTCAGGTAGGCATGGACAAACGATATATCCTTTCATGGTCTATATTCTAAAAATTGTGCTTTACTTAAATCCTCTACTAACTTTCTATTTTCGATTCTATTAAAAAGTTCGATGAGACTTTTTTGGAAACTAAGACTATCTACCTCTACTATTTGTTGAAGAGAGTAATCATTAAAATAATTATCCATATTTTCTACAGGGTATATGGTAAAATTTCCCTGCTTAATATTATACAGTATTATCCCTGGAGTTATTCTTTTTCTATTGAACTTCGCTATCTTAATAACAATTGCCTGTAGTAATACTTTTTCAGGAGTCCTATACAGAACAACCCCTTGATACTTTAGTTGATCAATAAAATATCCTCCAAAATGAAATAGGATTCTTACTTTCATAGAAGATTGTTTATAGGACTGAGAGATCTTAGAATACTTAGTACTTTAGGATCATCTAAAGTCACTGTCTGAACAAGATTATTACCGTAATAGTGTTCAGAATAATAAGTTCTAGTATAAGTCGCAAATCTCATGTCTTGTAGGTCTTTATAAACGATTGTAGGTGTTATTCTCTTCTTCGCTATCCTATTCATGCTTTGAACGAGAATTGATCCCTTACCACTACCTCCATAAAATAAAATAATCCAGTATACATAATTACCACCTATAAATAATCTAGCTTCCATTTAATCATCCTCCTCTACTCCTGATTTAATAGATAGTATTGGTTTTATAATCTCAAGAATCTTAACAGTATCTTGAATTCCAGTAATTATCTCTTCAGGGCGCTTATATACTCCAGGCGCTTCATCAATACAAGCATTACATATAGAACTAGAATAAACTCCAGTCATGCTTTCTTTAAATTCAGAGAGATCAATTTTTTCTCTAGCTTCTCGCCTGGACATTAAGCGCCCAGCACCATGAGGAGCACTATAATTTCTCTCAGGATTACCAAGACCTTCACATATCAGAGTTCCAAAAGCCATATTCATCGGTATAATAACTTTCTGTCCTGAGTAAGCCTGAATAGATCCCTTTCTAATAATCTTATCTCTTGGATCTATATAATTATGAACCGACTCTATTCTTTCAAGTTCTTTTCCGAATCCTAATGCTTTTCTCACTCGTTCTGATATAGTGAAACGATTATATTCTGCATAGGCTTGAGCAAAAAACATATCTCCAAGGTAACCAGATATATCTTCATGTGTTACTAAGAATCTACTAGGCGGTATAGTATGACGGCCGGAAGTATGAAGTTTTTCTATCTCTTCTTTAATTTTTCTTCCTTGACCCTTATATTTTTCTTTAATTCCCTTCTCGGCCGCTTTCATATCCGCCTTAAGAATTCTAGTTTTTCCAATTTGTTTCTTCCAGTAAGCTAAGATTTTTATTCCAAGATTTCTAGAACCAGTATGAATTGTTACCCACACCGAATCTTTATCTCCTTCTGTTTGTCCCAGCTCTAAGAAGTGATTCCCGCCGCCGAGAGTACCAAGAGATTTATAGAAAATTCCTTCATCCATACCAATTCTTTTTAGAGTTTTTGATATGAATTTTTCTGTTTCTCCAAGCCCTTCATAACATACAAACTCAGGCCATAAACTTCTTGCTCTTTCTAATTTTGTTTTGAAAAATTTCTTGAATTCTTTTTCTTGGATAACTGGTTTCTCATTTACTTCCATACCCATCGGAATATCTCTACGTATTCTAGTATCCCAAAGAGCTAATTCTGGATCTCCCGAAGGCATTTTATATTTTACACTTAACATACCACACGATATGTCACAACCAACCACATCAGGATCGAGAGGACCACCAGAGTAGGTTTGAGTATACCCTACTACACATCCATTACCACAATGAGTATCTTCCATGATTCTAACCTTTTCTTCTTCTACCATTTTAGTATTTAGTAGATCATATATCTGAGTGATTGCAGCTTCTTCTATATTCTCAGTAAAAACTATTGCTTTACCGTATTTTCCTATTATTTCCATATCCCTATAATTTCTTTGATAAACTATAAATCCAATGACGTCCTTCTTCAGTCCACCTCTTTACATTTCTTGGTTTTCCTGCCTTGTCAAATATAGTAACTATTTTTGTATATCCAAATTTATCAAATGGTTCCTTTAAGTACCATTTCTTTTTATCATGAGATCTAAAAATTAAATTATTCTTCTCTAATAATCTTAATAATTCTATATTAGATATTCCAAGACCCAAATCTTTCACTATATCTCTTGTTGAATATAGATTTTCTGAAGTAGTTAGGACTCGATTACAATAATCTACTTGAGGCTGTTGATTTTGAATAGTAATCTGTAGGTTAGTAATTTCAGAGGTTAATCTTCCAATTTCAGCGTCTCTCAGAGCAAATCCATTATTTATAATTTCGTCTAATTTTCTTAGACACCATACTCCAAATTTAGGACTACACCACATAGCAAAATGAATAGCTATTAATCTATGCATCCAAGTACCTTGATTCTGAGGAATACCTCCTTTAATAACTACTATTAATTCCGATATCGGAATTCCGATATCGATCGAGACCTCATTGATTAATTCTTTTGTCTGTTGATTACTAAGATAATGACCTAACTGCTTCTTACAAACTTTTGCTATCTCAGTAGCATTAATCATGACATCATTACTAGTCAATGCAAATGGAATAATACATCCATTATACTCAAAATTTAATAATTCATTCATACTTATATAAAATAAAGGGAGTATTTTCTCATACTCCCCTAAAACTTATTTCTTTTCTTCAACAGCTTCCTGTCCCTGCGTTTCTTCTTTAGAAGGTTTGTCTTCTTTAACTGGACCTACAAACAATCCGCGAAGAATACACATCTTATTTTCTAAGGTACACTCTGAATGTTCCTTATTATAATATTCACAGATATCAGGGCAACATTTATCGATTACTTCGTCGAGATAAACCAATTTTTTATTTCCGGCGATTTTTTGTAATATATCAGGCTGATCTTTGAAAATTTCCTCAAGAGTGCCTTCTTTTGGAACCATTGAGGTTAAATCTGAATCTTCTCCTTCATTAGCTCCAAGATCATTACAAAAATCGATAAATGATAGTTCTTCATTTCCGGGATCTCTAGGATCAGGGATAAAAGAACAACATTTTCCATAAGGACATTCTTTATCACAAATTAAATGTGATGTTGGAGTTTCCTCAATGGGTCTAAAGACTACCACTTTTTCTCCGTTAGATGTGGGAACTTTTACTGTTTTTAACTTTTTCATAATTTAATTCATTAATGTTATTTAATTCTTTACGCATTTATTTTCGAAGCGGATTCTGTATTAATTTCCGCTTCATATATAAGAATTTCAGGGGAGAAGAAAATAAAAAAGAAGGAAGTATTTCATTCCTTCTTCTTAAATGTTCTAGTTTAGTTAGTTACTGCATAAAGAATTGTGTTCCCTTCTCTTCTAAGAGTAAATAGTCTTTCAACCTCATTATCACTTATTATTTTATAGTCCTCTCGTTTTTTAGAAACTAGATAATCTTTAATAAGTCCATAATTAAATGACTCTATCACAAGATGACAACCATTTGGAGTATTAATTTTTCCTAGAATATTAGTATATCCTGAGATAAATTTTTCTATATCATGTTGATAGGATTTATCTTCAGAATCAATATCTAAAATCCACCTAGGTTTATCTACAACTCCTTTTGATTGAACCGTTTCATTACTTAAGGCTACTTTCTTTGGAAGATTGTGTATATTTGTATAATCATTGTTTGCTACTCTCTTAGAATATTCAAACATACATTGCTTTCCAAATTTTTCCAAAGATCTTGGTGTAATAGATATGTAAGCTCTTGCTTTATAATGTTCACACATCTCCGTTAATCGATTCCAGGATTTTTCAAGAACTCCTAAATCTGTCACCCACCAAGCATATCTCTGTATTTCTTGAAGAGGTAAATCAGGATTCTCTTTTCTTCTTTGTATAACTTGCACAAAATAATATATCTCCGGTTTACCTTTAGAAGATATCTTAAATTTTAGAAGACTTTTTACTGTCTCTAAATTATTTATTACTCTCATGATTTTATAGTATTTAGTAAAAATTTCCAAGAAACTGTTGCTGTATGATCTGAAGAAAAGATATCAACCGTCTTACTAGTACTCTCAATCAATGGAAAATGTTTATCATTAAATCTCGTTGTTTTTGACATAATGATCTGAAACTTTCTTCTTCTAAGCTCTTCATTATATTTAGTGAGATTAGTTTTCCATTCTTTTCGAATCTCTTCGATTGGCCTTTTTCCAAAACCAATAGAGTCTAAGAATACTTTGATTACACTACTTTTTGGTAATGCTCCTCTTTGATATTCTTTATACATAAGTTATCTTTTTTGTTTTTCTCCAGGGATACCAGAAATAAAACTAACCAATTCCATTATCATTTCTGATTTTCTTGTAGCTTCTTTATCAGTTTCCTTCTTAGGGAAGTAATAATCTCCAACTATTCCAAGAGATTTAAGAAACTCTATTTTTGGATCTAAAGTTACCTTCTCAGGATAGTACTCTTGAATATATTCATTAGCTATTGCTGCAAGTTTATACTTAACTTCTAATCGAGAAAGGTAATAACTACTAATATCTCTAATTGCACACTTAGTTACTACTGGAAGAGATGAGATATCTATTAGATACTCTCCAGAAAACACTAATTCTGATTTTATTATCCCCAGTCGTTTAAATTTCCCGGCGAGTTTATTGGAAATCATAACTCCTATTAAAGACTGATTAAGAAGACCATCCTTTACTAAACATATAGATTGTCTTGTTTTATATGTTTTTTCGCCGGGTTCTATTCCGACTGTATTTTCTGGGATATTAACTACCACATTAGTATCAAAGCAGATTCCTAAGTTAGCTCGTCTTTTATTTCCAATCGTTCCTGTCACTTTCGCCCATTTATCTTTTTGGTAAGTAACAGCAGTATTACTATCCACTTTTTTAGGAGAAAGTCTTTTATATTCTCCGATCAACTCTGGATTAATAAGAATACTTGCATTATCCTCAATTAAATCAGTTATTAACCTACTAATTGAATATTTATTATAATCTGAATAAATTTTTGGATACTTAGTTTTTCTTTCAATAGGTTTGGGTGTATATTCGGAACGTTTAATAATATCATTAAGATCTTCAATATAATTAGTCATCCCTACACGACCGTACATCTCGTAAAAACCTTTGATAACTATTTCATCTTTTGTTGCTTGCGCTAAAAGTTCAGCAGTATCTAGGTATTCAAGTTTAATTGTACTTCCTAGAAAAGATAATATAATTCTAAGATCCTGGGTTGAATAAGTTTCCCCAGAGTATCTTTCAACTCTTTTTTCTCTTACTATTCCCCATGCAGATGCGTAATTATGAACACTAGGACTAACTCTTATTTTATTTTTTCCATAAGAATCCATTATTAACCAAGGATTACCAGAAGAACTAAGTTTATCTGCTAAAAGTACATATTGATACTTTAGATTTTTCTTATTTCTCAGGATAATCTCAGTACTTTTCCCATACTCATAATCACAGTACTTTACTAATTTTAATCTTGAACCATTAATTTTAATTTCTTTTTCCATAATTCTTATGTTTATTGTTATTTATTATTCATTAGTAAGAGTTTCAAGAGCTTCTAAAAAATCCAAGATATTCATTATAAAATTACGATAACTTTTATCGGGTTTATCTGGAAGTCTAAGAGAATACTCAATAAAACCTCGTAATTCTATATCAGAAGGACAAATATTCATTATAATATCTTTGTAAAGATTATTATGAACTGTTTCTGAGATTATAAGATTATTCTTAAGCTTTCTAAATAAACTTCGTTTTGTTAATTTTTTATAATTATCCTCAGAATGTAAATAAACAGGTAATACCATTACTAAATTTCTAACTTCAGAAGGACTAATCCAGTTCCCTATTGGAGATCTAGCTGCATTTAATTCTTCATAGTTCTTTAGAATATGATAACTCAAAAGTTTATTTCGAAGAATAGATATATTTTTATCATAAATAAATTTTATAAATTCTTCTCTATTAAATAACTGATTAAATCTGATATTACCAACTATAATATTTTTGTTATATCGTAATCTATAAAATTCAATACTTTCTATTTTTATTTTCTTCATAACACATATAAGGAAAATAAACCCCGACCTATCACAGGCAGGGGCTCACACTATAATATGCAATTCAAAGGATTTTCTCTTTTCCATTTATAAGGATTTAAAGCCTTAAGATTGATAAACGATAAGAATTATGAAAAATATTAATGAAGAAAAAATTAAAAAATTTAAAAAGATTACGGAATTAATTTTGAATGAATTGAAAGAAATAGGAATAAATCCTATTCTATCCGAAGATGATACTTCCCCTAATGAAGAGTGGGGAAATAGTATGACAATGTCTTTCAGTTTTTCTAATGGAGGACTTAAATATTGGTATCTCGGAATTTGGGGATGTGGGAGATGGTCTGAAACTTACGATTGTGATAATTCTGAAGACTATATATCAGTCTTTCTAATTCACAAATGGACGTATGATAAATTTAGACCTAGTAGTTCAGATATAGAATACAGAATTACATTAAACGATAAACCTGTAGAAATATATCATGTAATTCAAGGGTTAGAAGAAATTCATAAAAATCCTATTCAAGAATATTATAAAACTTTTTGGGAACATAAAAGTGATCATGATATTCCTTGTCTTGAATATTTTAGAGATTGGTGGTTTCATGAAGTTACTTATCCGATTCAAGAAAAATTGAGATATAAATGGAGTGTAAAAATATTATATAATTTTCTTAAAGTATTATCATGGATTGACCCTAGAGTCTCACGAAGGAAGTTATTTAAAGAAGAAGGGTGTATTCCAATCTATACTTCCGGATTTTTAGCGACGGAATGGGCATCAAGTCGTGATTGGGCTTTTAATAGCTTTGCATGGTTATATGAAAAATTTCCATGGTGGTTATGTAAAATCTGTAAACATAAATTATTTGATGCACACTGGAACGTCGCTGATTTTCCGGAAGAAGTAACAAATACTTTAGAAAAAAGAATGTGGAAAGGAGTAGTAATATGAAAAAGTTTAAATTTGAGGAATGGTTAGATGAGAAAGGTGGAGGTTGTGAACTCATTTTAATATGTCTTTTTTGGAAATTTATATTTGATCCTATTATATACCTAACTACCAAAGATATGGATTGGGTAGTAGCATCACAAACTCCATTCATAATATTTATTCTAACTCCATACATATTATTTAGAACAAGAAAAAGATGGAAAAAGAAAGATTAGATTTATTATTAGTTTATGCAAATGATCTATATAGATATATTGCTAAGAAACTTGGAGAAGATTATGAGCCAAAAAATTTAATTGGTCTTTTAGGATGGTTAGACGAACATAACGTAATAATACATATCCAACCAGAATTTTATAGTCAAGGTATAAATTGGAATTGGCAAATTTCATTTTATAATCCAGAAACTTTTGATGATCCAGATCTTATGGATGGAACTGGATTATATGGAGATAATGGAGAATATCCTACTAGAGGAAAAGCTATGTGTTGTAGTATTGTTAGAGCACTAGAATTATATATCCTTGAGATGATAGATTCTGAAGAAATTCTAGGCGATTACAAACTTCCAATGCCTTCTGGAACAACAGTACAAGATCTCTTAATTTACACGATAAGAAATCAATATTCTGTAACAGTAGATGAAAAATGGTCGGAAATGAAAAGAAAATCTATTAATGAATACTTTAATTACTTAAAAGAAAGGATAATAGAATGTTGGAAAAAAGTTGTCTAGGATGTTTTATGTTCTTGGTAATAATGTTCTTAGGATGTTTATTCCTAGGATTTATAACTAAGATTGTATTCGCGCTATCAGTAGGAGTATTTATTCTTACAGCATATATCATTGGAATAATTTTTATGGCTTTCGTGATTTATAATGCAATTAAATTTTTACTTACATCATGAAATGGAGAAATTTTATACAAGATTTAGTTCTGATAATTATTGGAGTTATTCTTTCAATAATTCCAGAAAAATCAGAATTTACAGAGATGCTAACTACATTCTTCATAACAGGAGGAGTTGTTAAATTAGTTTGGGATTTTATAGTAAATAGTGATGAGGATTGATTATGGAAACTATAGAAATAAATTATAAATATAAACCAGGAACAAGATTATATCGAGTTACTTATGGAGAGCTTAAGTATTATGATGTTGAACGCGTAGATATAAACTTATCATTAAATCGAGATGAACCGCTTATAACATATCAACTCAGAGTTAATAATTCATCAGGAAACAGAGATACAACTTGGGATTTTGAAATTGATGAATATTATTCATTAACCCCAGAAGAAGCTTTAAAGAAACATTCAGCGGAGTTATTAGAAAAATTTAATTCTAAAGATAAATGACGATTATAGTAATTATATTATTCTCAATAATAATATGTCTAATAGGAGTCTATCTTCTCTTAATTGAGACTAGGAGAATAAGAAAATGGCTAGGAATTGGACTAGTTCTTATCACAACATGTACTGTACCTATTTATACTGAATGGGTAAATAATAGAGTATTTCAGTATTATACACTTAAGATTACTCTCAAAGATAATACCAAAAAAGTTATAGAATACGTTAAAGCCTCTGAGTTATCTATACGATTTGCTGAGGATTCAACTATTACAGTTTGTGATACTATTCCTAGTGTAGTAAAAATAGAATTAATTGAAGTAAAACAAAAACGTTATGGAGAAGTACATAAGAACGCTAATTTCTAAAGGAATGTCCAGAATAGAGGCTGAAATGTTTATAGATGGATTAACAAAAGTTATTCTAGAAAAAAGAGAACCAGAACCAATTAAAGCAATATTTCCTACATACTATAAAATTAAAACAATAGATTCAAATACTAATGAAGATCTTGGTTTCATAAAATTTGATGTAGGATTTGATGCTAAATTTTTTGATTATGATACTGCTAAAAAAATTCGTACATATTTAAATGAACATGATTTATACAGACAATTAGATTCAATCGATACTATAAGTTGTCATAAAAAACCGTGGTTAACTATAACTCGTGATTGGAGATCTTATATGAAATATATTACAAATGAAGGTAATGTTTTTTATATAGAAGTGAATTGGAAGATAGGACAAGCAAGTTGGAAAATAGTACCATTTTATGATTAGAATATTACTCTGTGGGTTAGCAATCCTATTTGTAATTGGAATTTGGACTATAGAATTTATACAAAGATTATATGGAAAAATACTTGGAAAAATTAAAAGCGCTTGGAGTAAAAGATGAAGAAGCTGCCAAGAATCTACTTAAAGAAATAATCAATGATATTCAAGAAAAAGATATCATACATTTGATCATTTATTACCAAACAGGAAGTTCTTTTGAAACGCATAATGATGTAGATATTATTGATTATCCTTGGAATAATATATCTATTGCAAAAGAAAATGAAGAAGCAATTCGACAGCATTATAAATTTGCAATGGATTTAGAACATATATATACTTCTGAATCAAGAGAAAAACTTAAAAAAGAAGCTGCTAAGAATTGGTGGTATGTAGAAGGACAATACAGTAGATATTCTCTGAAGTTAAAGAAAAATGATGGAACTTTCTTTACTTATAGTACTCCATGGATTGGCTACTTTGAACGTTTAGATGACATAGAAATAAAAATTTGTAACAGTTAATAATATTAACTACACTAGTCTATTATGGATTGGTGTAGTTATTTATTTTGCTCCTTTAATAGGATGAGAATCTTATATGTGAAAGAAAATATTTTTTTTATTAACTAAAACAATAAAATCATGTTAGAATTTAAACCAGAAAAAGAATTAACAACATTAGACAAGTACAAAAAGTTATATGGTTTCTATGAAGGAAATCTAAATTACGTTCCTAGAGGAGGAGATCTAACAAAACATATTGGATCTTCTTTAGCACTAATTGATTATTCTAGAGATGAAACTGGAAGATGGGACTATTCTCTTAAAGAAGTAAAAGTTGAGGATATAACTGATTATGATCCTATGACTACAACTTCAATTATTAAGTATAAAATAATTGGGGAAGAGGAAGTCAAAGAAGCTAGAATTATTCCGGAAGGCTTTAGTTTTGAAAGTCCAGAGGAAACGGGAAAATCATTGAGATTTCTTCCGTTATCAATGCACTTTAAGGTTCAAGAAGAGAAAGCTTTTTATGATAGACTCTTAGCGAAATTTGATAATGCTAAAACACTATCTATCGAAGCTCTTGAAAATCTATCAAACTCTAAAGAACAATCTGAACTTCTTGGACGTAATTATAATATTGCAGCAGTGATTAAAACTGACGAAGAGACTCCAGAAATTCTATACTTTAGAATTGATAAACTAAAATTAAAACACAATAAACAAGATAATTATGCGATTACTTTAACTAATGAAGATAAAGATAAAACGTATACATTCTTGATTGATTCTAAAGCAGAATATTATGAATTCTCTTATGGAAAAGAAAAAATAGGAGATCTTAAAATTTTAGATCTCCAAAAATTATAAAAAATAAACCCAGGCCCTATGTAAAATAAGGCTTGGGATTTTTATTTCTTTACACAAATAACGCTGGTTTACATCTACTTCTCCAATCTAGAAGATAACCAGGCTCAATCTCTTCTAAAAGTATTGAAGTTTCTTTTAATTGAATAATACAATCTAGACATAAATTTATACCAGAATTCTTACTTCCAAAAGCAAGATATTCTTTTTTCTCTTTTTCTAGCTGATTATATTCAAACCTAGAACATAGATCAAACCATGCTCCTTCTTCATACATATTCTTTCCACAAATTGCACACTCACATTGTCCTAAACCAGCAATAGGGAAGAGTTGTTCAGGATCTGTAAAAGAGTGGAATAAATGTTTCATAAATCTTTTATACTGTTCCGTACGATAAGCCTCCACAAGTAATCCAATTTCTCCGAGATCTGGTTGAAGAGATCCTTGTGGGTTCTTATTTTTTCTGTAAGCTATAATTCTTTCTGGAAGTTGTCGGTCTAAGAGTGGTCTAGGGAAAAGATATAAATAAATTAAATTTTTCTCTTCCACACTTAATACTGGATTTACTCTCAAAGAATTAATAACTTCGTGTGCATCACAATCTTTTAGTTTGTCAATGTAAAATTTTAAAGAATTCATGGTTTTATTGTTTAATGTTAATGATAATACATTAATAAGAGTTTGTGGGGAACAAAAAAGAGAACTTAAGATCTTCTCCTAAGTTCTCCCAACAAAACCACTTTCTTTATATTAAACTACCCAAGAAAGTATTCAGATTTTTCATAATCCTCTTTTCTTTTAGGCTGTGGTGTAGTTTCTTCCAAAATCGTACTCGTAAAGATGACTTTATCTCTCTTCTTTTCACGATATTCATCTTTATGGTGTACGTGTTGTTCACTTACAATGTCTTCTCTAACAAAGTAGTTTTCATTCTTTTCCATGTCTTTTAAGTTTTTCATTTTTGTTTAATTTTATTTTACATATATAAGGAAATTGGGGATTCTGAAAATACCTTAATTTCTAGTATTCTTTTAAATCCACTCTTCGGACATGGAAGTCTTGATTCTAGAATATCAAAACTTTCCCTAAATCTAGTTCCATAAAATTCTTCAGGACTTGGATCAGGATACACCAAGAAATCTCCGGTTGGATAATATCCTTGATTTTCTCTTATGTCTAAAAGAAGAGGATTTACTTGATTTAATTCATCTAAAGATATCTCAGTAATTGATATATTCTCCTCACCTTCATCACAATCTACTTCTATGATAAACGTATAGTTATTATTTCTCTCAGGAACCATAATCTACTTCAATAATATGCTCTGGACTAACTTTTTTCACTAGAATAACCCCATTTCCAGATATAAATACTTCATCTTCTAATCCTTCTAAATCTACTTTAAGTATTGCTATCTCAGGACCTCTTCGAAGAGCTACATTTCTTGCTGTCAAAGGATCTGAACTTAAGTGTACGTATTCTCTACTCCCCGGGACTAACCCATCTCTAAATATACTTTCTAAAAACTTCCTTTGCGTTCCATGATAGACAATATTACATCCTGTATACTTCTTAAAATTAGCATTAATACCTTTAACACTATGACCTTGAAGAGCACGAATCTTTCTTAAATCGGCCGATAATTCATAGCGCTTTTTATTATCAGTATCTACTATTTCTTTTAGTTCAGATATAGTCCAGCCATGATCAATTAACTTCTTTGTTTCTAACCAACCTTCTGAATCAAGCGCTCCTTCTACTTCGGCCGGATTATGTCTTAGAATATATGCTAACTCTTTTCCTCTATTCTTCTTCATATAATCTTCCTATTTTTATAAATTCTCCTATTAAATTTACAGTTTCAGTTATAAAGTTTTCATCATTATATGTTGATGTTGATACTAAAATCTGTTCAGAATACCCAAAATATCCAATATTATTTATCACTCTATCTCGAATATACTGAAAATTTATTTCACATTTATCTAGAATTGAATTTATGTAGTTACTTTCTGGATTAATTTTAATAAGATCTTCTAAAAACCTCATAAATCTACATTGCGTTCTACTAGTAAATTTCATTATTTTATCCAAAGGTTCTAAGTAATCTCGAAAAAGTTTTTCTAAGAAATAGAATGATAACTCATCTATCTTCAAAAAATTTCCATTACCAGTATAATATTCTACTAAATAATTAGAGCTGTCACTGAGATCTAAGCAAACTTTGAAAGGTTTCATGAGATTTACAAAAGATTCATCCTCCTGAAAAATTTTTCTATGAAAATACGTATCTATATCTCTACATAAGTTCTGATATTCTTTATATGTTTCTTTACATATCTTCCTTAGTCTCTTCACATGATCTTCCATACCACCAGATTAAAAATTTTCTTAACTTCTCATCTTTCCAATTAGGTGTAAAACAGTTAACAATATTTCTTCTTATCTCTGTTCCAGAATAAGTTACATGCACATCATCTTTTTGGTCAGGATAAATTTTTATATCAAAAAATCCTCCATTTTCTTTATATCTTTCAGCCACAGAATCTCTAGAACCACATATATAAATTTCAGAATCTTGTGGTATTTCCTCAAGACTTTTTAAATAATTAATTCTATGATCTAGCGTTTCAACCCATTTAGGATAATCACCAAGATCACTAATTTTAAATATTTTCATCTTTGGAAAGGACTCAAGTATCATTTCTTTCCTTGCTTCAAAAGGGAGAGGATCATGTGCAGTTCTTTCTGAGTTTTTTGTTTCTCCTATAAAAATAACTACATTATTATTTCCAAAATCTCTTCTAACTTTATCTAATAAATAGTTATGTCCTCTTGTTAGATTATCTACTTGAAATCTACCAACAATTACTCCAATCTTAGTGCTCATTTCTTTTTTCTTTTATTATATGTTCTTTTTAATACATTTGTTTTAAGATATTCTTCACAACCTGTAAAAATTCTTCCTAATTCTGCTTTATTATCATAAGGCATAACAAATTTCCTATTCACTAAAGCAGTCGGAACCTGGTGAAGAGTATATAGAGCTGTTCCTTTAAAGAATCTAGACTTCTCAAGTTGATATCCTACGAACCCTTTAGCTTCTCCTGATGTAGTAATTGAAAGAACAAATGATATTTCTCCAACTACTTTAAAAACAATACAATAGTGAAGTATAGGTCCTATAGGGAGAAATGCTACATCACCTCTCTCAATAGTATCAGGTCTAAGTCTTTCTATATACATCGGAAGATATTTCTCCCTAAGATCGGCTGGAATTTTTTCTTCTAACTCCTTCGATCTAGTTACTATTTCTTCTTTCCTTTGTGACATAGACTTTCCTTCAGACTCTCCAGCCGTAAGTGAGGGAGTTATAAACTTCCGCTTAACATCTAAAATTCTTTCAACACAATCTCTATCTTCAGGATTTTTATACCAAATCTTAATCAAATCTACAATTTTATTACATCTAGTTCTTGTTGCTTCCGGACTTACTACTCCTGGACCAACCGTAAGAAATCTAATTATCTCATCCAAACCTTCAGTAATCACTTTCTTAATGCTGTTTTTGATATTCTTATAGTCACTTATCGATTTTCTAATATCACCTATCTCTGTAACAGCTTCTTTAATTGTTTCCATAGAATTAATTTTTCATTACTTTATCTATTACTAACTGTTTTATATCATCTTCAGTTAAACCAAAATAATTACTGAGATTCTTAAGAATAAATACTCCTTTATAATTATGCTGAGTAGAATTAAGAATACTATCTAGAGAGACATCACTGTAAATACTCTTATATTGTAAAATTCGTTTATATTCAACATTATCCTTTTCAAGTAATTTCTCTATGTAGAATTCTTTTAATTTTGGATAATTCTCTAAGAAAAATTTAAGATCAATCCCAAGAATACTAAGATAATACCCATCTGTTACATTTAAATCCACTAAAGGTTTACTAGATAATGCAGAGAAATCTATAGAATCTACATGAGAAAGAGACTCGATAACATCCACAATTACATCTTTCGGATTATAAGTATCATCTACACCTACCAAAAGTTGCTCGATCTCTGTTCCTTTCATAGCAGTTTTCTTAATATCTAAAACTCCTCTAGTTATACCATCTCTTATATTCTCTACATTTTCAAGATTTTCGGAGAAATATCCTTGAATAAAGTCCTTTATATTGTTATTTTTTCCTGATAATTTTTCTAAAATATTATTTCTTTTATTTATCGGAATACATAAATGTATTTCTCGATCTGTTTCAATATCTAACCAATATGAATCAAAGAAATTTAAAAATATACTTGATACTTTTTCACGTCTTCCACGATAACTAAAAAGTTTGAGCGAAAAAGGTTCAATATAACTTCCTAGATAAAGAACTAATTCCATCGGAGATAATGCATATACATATCCAGGTTTCCATTTTGTCGTTTTAGGTTTTGTTGCAATCAATTTTCCAATCTCCGTAGAACATGTAAATGATTTATTTGTTGAATCTTCTTTTACTAATTCTAAACTAGGAAAACACCCAATACCTAAAGAGAAAGTTCTATGTAGGTTTCCATCAGAAACATATCTAGTATCTTGAAGAATCTTAAAAAATCCTTCAATAGCTACATAAATATAAACGTTTCGCCCTGGAAGTTTTGAATCTAATTCATCATTTTGAATCCTTACAGCTACTCTAGGTCCACCTTCTCCATATTTAACATTATGTCTCCCATATGAAGAAAAGAGTGAATTCTCTGCTAAAGATATATGAAATCCAGAGTTAAGTATAATAACTTCAGAAATATCTTTCTCTTCCACTATTTTGTTATTGTTCAAATGGAAATTAGCTGATTTAACACTATTATATACTTTCTTACGTGATGGTTTTGTTAAGTCCTTTTTATTTACAACTTCTGGAAACAAATCTGCTCCATGGTCAAAATAAACTAATGCTATTTCATACGGAATATTCAAATTTTTCATAAGTTTTTATTTTATTTTACATTTATAAGGGACTTAAAGCTTTATTTATGTAATAAAATTTTAATAAAAATTAATAATGAAAAAGAAAATTTATTTTATTTCAGGACATAGAGATATTACTGAAAAAGAATTTAAAGAATGGTATGTTCCTCGTCTTGTAGAAGCAGCGGCCGAAGATTCAGAATTTGTAGTAGCTGAATGTATCGGAGTTGATAGATTAGCTCAAGATTGGTTAAGAGATAATCTTAAGAATCATTCAAGAGTTACAGTTTATCATATGCTTGAAAAACCTAGATACTTGGCTTCTATGTTATTTAAAACGGCCGGAGGTTATCAAGACGATATTCAAAGAGATTCAGCAATGACAACTATATCAACAGAAGATATTGCATTTATTAGAAAAGGTAGATGGACTTCTGGAACCGCACAAAATATATTAAGACGTTATGAAAAAACTAATTAATTGCTTCTTTAAGAGTATATTTGCAACTGTTATGATTGCAATAACTGGACAACTCTACTGGAACTTTTACATAGTAGAGAAGTTTGGAATAGGAAAAGTAGTAGAAGATAGTTCTGTATTTATAATTGGAGCAGCTGTATTATACTCTATCTTTGCTCTCTTAACAGGAAGAAAAGATGAAGAAGTATATGAAAAATTTGATTGGATAGAATTAATAAGTCTATTTATAGGAAATATATTTTTAATATATCTATTCAAATAAAATAATCAAAGAGGGAGGAGACAACTTCCTCTTTTTATTCCTTAAAAGCCTTATTAATGATGAGATAATAAAATATTAATGAAAAACAATAAACAAAAGTATTATGAATTCAAAACAATTTATAGCAATTACAACCGGAACGGCAATAGTATCTGGTATAGTAGGAAAACTTATAGGTAATAAAACCTGTAAGGAAAAAATGAATTATTACAAAGAAACATCTATTAAGCTTTTTCACTCTTTAGAAATCAAAGAAGAGGAGCTTAATAGATTAAAACAAGCTAATAAAGATCAAACTGAGATTATCAGAGATCTCACAGCAAAAAATGAAGAATTAAAACAAACTTACGAGATCCAAACTAAAACTATTAAGGATCTTGTAGAAGAAAACAAAAAACTCGAAAAGAAATTAAAGGTATCAATTTCAGTAAGAGGGAAATTATTGAATAAACTTAGTAGTCTTCACAGGTTAGTTAAAAACTTAGAACCTACAGGAGACTTAATGAAACAATATCAAGAATTTATCCTTACACCGAAAAGAGAACATGATGCCATAAAAGACGAGGAAATGATGAAGGAAGGAGTTTGATCTCCTTTCTTTTTTTTCTTCTCATCCTTTAAAAGCCTTATTAATGTAATTAAAACTTAAAAGAAAAGAAAAATGGAAAAGAATTATGAACAAATATTTCCAGAAGAAGGAAATATCTTAGGGACAGTAAAATTTAAATTCCCGGGAGAAGGAGAATACAGTCTTGCTTTTAATGGCAGGAGTAGTGTTAAAATTCAAGACATAGTAAATAAAGTATGTCTAGGAAAGAGAATAAAAATAAAATTACAAAAACTCATTAAAGATAAATTGATGAGTAGAGTAATAACTATAAAAGATACTTACGAAATGACAAATAACCTATTCGTAAGAGTATTTAATAGTGAAAAGCAATTTATCGGATTTATTCATATTAAAAAAGAATTATAATCATGAAAAAGAATGAAAAAGTTTTAATTAAAGTATCTCCTAAGAATATATTTAAAGCAGGAATAGGGTTACTAGCTATTGATGAATACCGCAAGGGTGGATTTCAGGCAAGTCTATCTGTTTTAATCGGAGGAGCAATTTTAGGATGGTTATTTTTTGATGAATAAAACCCATTAAGAAGGAGTGAGAAAGTTCATTCCTTCTTTCTTTATTTCCTTATAAGTGTATAAATAAAAATAAATAATTATGCTAGAATACTTAAAGAAAACATATAAAGAAAATCATGAACTTGGATATGAAAAAATCTATATTGCAGTAGATATTCATGGTACCATTCTTGAACCTTCATGGAATAAAACTGAGAACTTTACATACTTAGGATCCTCAAAAGAAGCACTTCAGAAATTATCAGCTAGAGAAGATACTATATTATTAATATGGTCATCCAGTTATCCTGAAAAATTAGAAATGTACCAAGAGAAATTCAGGGAAGATGGAATAAATTTTAAATACCTCAATCAAAATCCAGAAGTAAGATCAGGAAGAATTTCTTGTTTTGAAACTAAACCTTACTATGATATTCTTTTAGATGATAAAGCTGGATTTGAATGGACTGAATGGAAAGATATATTAAATTGGTTAGAAAATGAAAGAAGGTGATATTGTAAAAATTAATCCACAGAATAATGGATTTATAGATTGGGCTGAATTTCTAGAGATCATTAGAGATTTTGGAAAAAGAGACCCTGAAGAATATTACGTCATCGATATTCTAGGGCCGATTTATTCAATTGTTCATTCTGCTCAAGATTCAGGATTTTCGGAGAAGACTATTAATACTTCTAGTCTTCGGCCCATCCCTATTGATGAAGAATTATTTATAAAATACTGTGCAGAAAGATGTACCCTAAGAAAGAATTGTATAAAAGGATGTGCATTAATAAAATACTCACCTAAAAGCCTTATTAATGTAAACAATAAAAATATAAACAATAATGAAGAGTGAAACATTAATTACTGCTTTAGTTACAGCAGGAACACTATTTCTAACAAAAATAATGTTAGATGATGTGATATTAAGAACTAAAAAAGATGAACTAGAAAGAAGACTCGAAAACGCTATGAGAAATTATGAAGGTGATTCGAGAAAGCTTACAGAAAAAGAAAAAGATGAGGTTAATAAAGAGTACGATTCTTTATGTGCTAAACTAGTGAAGAGTTCATATAGTATAGTCTCTTCTTAAATAAAAAACTAGAACAAGAAATCGATACTTTCTATTATAAATCTCGTAAACTTAAAAGTAGGGTATAAAATCCCTACTTCTTTTTTATCCTTGAGAACCTTATAGATGTAAACAATAAAAAATATAAAATTATGATAGTACTTGGAATGAGCTGTGCAGATATGATAAAAGAGCACAAAAAAGACGAAGAAATAATTGATGAAAAATTAATGGAGATCTTAGATAATAATAAATATAAGATCAAGAAAATTTATGATAGAACAAAAAAGCCTGTACCTGTAATAGATAGAAAATTGAAAATTAGAGGTACAAGTTATAATATTGCAGTAAATGATATAAGTTCCCCAAAAGAAGAAATAAAGAAATCATTAATACAATATCATCCATATATAATAACTAATGATATTTGGTCTGGAAATAAAGTAGCAATGTTCTTTATAGAGTCATGTGCGAGATACAAATCAAAAACACTGGTAATGTTACTGGAGCCGCATCTTATAAAAAGATATCGTGAAAGATACTTAGAATCAGTGCAACCAGAAAAAGTGACATTTGAAGACTTAGTTTCAACCTTTCTGAAAAGAAATCGAATATATTTCAACTTAGAGTATTTTCCCATTTTTGATAAGAAAGATCCAAAGAAGTTAATAGATATCAGAACAATAAGTAGAATGAAAGATGGAGTAGTGTTTGGAAGAGTTGAACCTACTGGAATTGTTAGATTTATTACATTTATAAATAATAGTCAAGTTAGAAAATCAGATCAAGGAAAATATGTAGAGAATGGATATTATGACAAAATGGTAAAATTATTTCAAGATCCGGAACTTAGAAGAGAAGATATAATTAAATATTTTTAAAAGGGAGTGAATATAAAACTCCCTTCTTTTTTTTATTTCCGGCCAGTAGATAAAGAAGCCCTGAAAACCTTATATGTGTAATAAATAATATGTTATATTTAAATTGTACTTTGACTTATAAGCCCCTGGTTCGTGATGAATAGAGGGCTTTTTAATTTTGGCCGGATGATATAACTTGAAGGCCTTATATATGAGAAAAATAAATAAGTAATAATATACTCCTTAAGCAATAATAAAAAGCTTAGGGAGTTTTAAATTTTTATAATATGAAACTAGAAAAATTAATAGAAAAATTTGATCGGTGTTTAGGTACTGTTATAGTTATCTTAGGAATTATATTAGTAATTTCAATAGTAATATCACCTGCACCAAAGCCGAAGGAAATAATTTGGCAATCAGAAGAGGAGTATGAATATGAACAACTCCTCGACTCAATAATGAAAGAGGAAGAAGAACTGAAAGACGAAAAGACAATAAAGGTAACTGCAACTGTCTATAATCCAGTCGAAAGTCAATGTGATTCTGATCCTCTAGTAACAGCAGATAATTCAAAAATTGACCTTGAAAAACTAAATCAAGGAAAACTTAAATGGATTGCTGTATCTAGAGATCTTAGAAAACAATTTAAATATGGATCAAAAGTAAGAATTAGATGTAAATCGGATCCAAGTATCGATGGAATATATGAAGTTAGAGATACCATGAATGAAAGATATAAATTTTGTATAGATATCTTAAAACCCGTCGGAGAAAGTAAGGGGAAATGGCATGACGTCGAAGTAAGTTCAATATAAGAAAGGGAAAATTAATCCCTTTCTTTTTTATTCCTTGAAAGCCTTATATATGTAAAAAATATTAATAAACAAAAAGAAAGGAGAAAATTATGATTAGTATGGAAAACGCAATGTATTTTACTGCAGGAGCTGTATTTACAACCGTATGTATTATAGCATCAGATAGTAAAAAAGAATTAAGAGATTTGCTAAGACGTGGATTGGATAATTATGAAGAATCAGCAACTTCTGAGGAGATGAAGAAGTTTAAAGAAAAATTTGAAGAACTCTCTAAAAGATTGGAATCAAAAGGATATGTAAGAAACTTCCTTTTTAACAAGAAACTAGAAAGAGAGATAAAAATCTTCTACGAAAAATCTTACATGTACCGTTAAGCAAAATCTTTAAAGAGAACTGAAGAGTCGGTTCTCTTTTTTTTATTTCTTCAAATTTTTACATATGAACATTTTTGTTTCATCCGTCTCTAAATTCTTAAAAGCCTTATATATGAAGAAAAAATAAATGAGCTAGCTCCTAAAGTATATGTGCGAAATATACAAAAGGAACTAGCATTAATTTTTAAGATTAAGAAAAATTCATAGAAAAATACTGGCATTAGAAAAATAACCCAAAATAAACTAGACCAGTATTATGAATAAAAATGAAATTATTCAATATGCTATCATTGCTATAATTATAATCGCAGTGATAGTATTTCTAGAGGATTCTGAATTAAAAGATACCCTCATAGATATATTCAATGATTCTCTGGCACAAATGAATGTAGACAGAGAAAGACGGAGGTTTAGACGAATGTTTGATGACTGACTCTAAACCCACTAAAACCCTGAGATAGAAAATATCTTGGGGTTTATTTTTCTTAATCTTCATATATTAGAATCTAAAGGATCCTAAAGAGCAAAATGTAACTTATTTATGAAGACAAAGGAGCTTCCCTTATATTACACCCCTTATCGCTACCGCTAGGGGTGTCTAAGGAAGAAACTTTGAATAGACTATATAGGAATAAACCCAGAAATGAAGATATTATAAAGATTTATATTATTGATTTTCGCCTCCTCAAGAGGCGAATCTAATCTAAATATTGATACATTTTTTTTCGATAAGATATTCTTTGTATATTTGTATTTTTATCTTAATTAATGTATCATTTTGCTCTTCTAATAACTTCAAACTCTAATTAATGAAGAAGGGAAACTCCTATGTCTTCAATTTTATGTAACTGGATTCTGTATTAAAAGAATCTATAATAATTAGATAATAAAATTTAAAATATTAAATAGTATGATAAAAAGATTAAATGATTATGTAGTTCCTAGGGGAATAAGATTTATATCAGAATTAGGAACAGACTTTAGATTTTACAAATTACCAGTAAAGTGTATTATAAATAAACAATTACCTGGGTGTGGATTTACTGAATACTGTTTAAGAGGACCAGAGAATGTTATTCTGTGTAGTCCCAGAAGAATGTTACTTAAAAATAAAAAGGATCAACACAGTAGAGATGTTTATCTTGTAATAAATGAATTAGAAAAAGAAGTAGCTGTTGACAAGGATCTTTCTAAAATTGATAAATCTGTTAGTAGGGGAGATCAATTTATGGAAAAAATGGATGAGATAGTTAATGGAAAGAAAACTGTCTATAACCGATTAATGAATGAAATTAAAGATTATCTAAATGAAAGAAAATACCTGGGAGATAAACCTTGTAAAATTCTTGTAACATATGATTCATATAGAATTGTAAAAGATATTCTAGAAAGTCTTGGTATATTCCAATCATTCTATACTGTAATAGATGAATTTCAGACAATTCTACACGATTCTAAGTTTAAATCAGATACAGAACTCGAATTTTTGGATATTCTTAAACAATCTCACTCAGCATTATTTGTATCTGCAACTCCTATGCTAGAAGAATATTTAAATATGTTAGATGAATTTGATGGTCTTCCATATATCAATATGGATTGGGCTTCACAAGATCCATCTAGGGTTTTAAAACCTGCTTTAAAAGTACTTAGTATGATGAGTGTAGGAACTAAACTCCCTGAAATTATTCAATCCTATAAGGATGGTAACTTTGAATCCGCAGTTCGAATGGTAAATGGGTATCCTACTAAAATAGTTAGTGATGAAGCAGTATTCTATGTAAATAGTGTTAATCATATAGTCAGTATTATAAAGAAATGTGATCTTCAACCAGAGGAAATCAATATTCTTTGCTCTAATACGCCAGAGAATCTTAAGAGAATTCAAAAACGTTTAGGAAAGAGATTTACTATAGGAGAAGTTCCATTAAAAGGAGTTAAACCAAAAATGTTCACGTTTTGTACTAGAACAGTTTACTTAGGCGCTGATTTCTATTCTACATGTGCTAGAAGTTTTATATTTAGTGATAGTAATATAGACAGTTTGGCGGTAGATATTAGTGAGGATCTCCCACAAATACTAGGTCGTCAAAGATTATTTGATAATCCTTGGAAGAATGAAGCTATATTTTATTATAGATCTACTTGTGACTACAGAAAAATTAGTCAAGAGGAATTTGATAAAGAACTTGAAAGAAAAAAG